ATCCAAATAAATCTTCTTATAATCTGGAAGATAAAACTCAGCGACTGTATTTGGGTTTAACTGAGGAACGGCCTGAATCAGTACATCCATCTCAGCCAAGATTACTTCTACTACGTCATCCGCTTTCAGGTTATGCTGTTCAGCGGCTGGGATCGATTGGATAACGTTACGTGATAATGTTAATAGGTTAACAAAGAGGACATCATTCCACATGGATGGGTTAGCCGCTGGACCATCAGCGATGAGTGATGTCCCGATCGATACGGGTAGTACCTCACCAAGTACTCGACCATATAACAGGTCTTGAGAAGTCTTTGAGGTTTCACGCTTAACCCCAAACCACTTCTCCAGGAGTTCATCAAACATGGCTGATTTCCTTTATTTTAACATTGGTTAATATAATGCAACGAGAGTTTTTCAATTTCCGTTTTAATGGAATCATCTTTTACTTCATTAAGAATTAAAGATAAGATATTCTCTCTGGTTAATGCAACGTATTCTTGTTCATATCCCTGAGTGACTTCAAGGACAGGTGTATACTGACTTTCTTTTGAGACGTATTTCTCAGTGAATCTGTACTGATTATACTTGGTTCTGAAATAAGCCAATAATGCTTTCATATCGATTTCTTTATCAGTATAGATAAAACGGATATTTCCACTATCTCGGTTGATGGCTTCGACTTGTTTATCTAACTCACGATAGGACTCGATATCTTTACTATCGAATTTCTTCGTTAAAGTGATTGAAGTATAAACTTCTGCATCTTTATTCTCAATAAATTTCACAACACGGTTATCTTCACTATAATAAGTGACATCTAAGAAACCTTTCGGTTCCTCTTCACCATGCGCTAATCTATCAAAACTTCCTGCGACTTCAATCTTCTTATACGTACTTCTTTTATGGACATGACCAAAGAATGCGTTATATCTGACCATCTCATCCCAATCATCTTCTTTTAAATGAGAGATCTTATCACGGATACTCTCATTAAACTGATAACCGAATTGGTTATGACCTAAGATGATATCTACTTGGTCGAGATTATGCTCACGTAATAGTTTACGTGCAGTTAGATACATCACGTCACGTTCAGCCCATTCATCCGGTACGTACATGATACTTAAATCATATCTCTCGATATACTCAATTTCCATATCCGTAATGTATTTAAAATCAACATCAGGATATAAAGTCTTGGCTATCGTTTCAAATTGTTTTCCTTGGCTACCATCATGAGATGGGGTACCATGGAGTAAGCGGATGGAGATACCAAACTGTCTCGCTAAACTGAGAACACGATGATAATGCATGTTGGCATAACCCACACGTTCATCACTGTTTAATAAGACTTGGTCTAATAAATCACCCGCATACAAGATAAGATTAACCCCTTTAAGATAATCAGGGTTAAATATTTGGTTCTCCAATCTATCAATAATCTTTTCCGTGGAGGTCTTATCATGAAAAAGATGGATATCGTGGAGACTGACTAATCTTAAAGGGAACCGCATAATCTTCTCTATTTAGTTAAAATGGAACACTACTCCCAATCATCCGTAGACTCGTAATCATCGTGTTGAGTTTCAGTTTCTTGGGATTCTTGTTGTACATCAGATTCAACAGGATCTTCGACTTTCGTGTAGAAGTCATCCGTACGACCTAGGTAATCACGGATCGATTTATCCTGTACCCAGAATTGATAGAATCCATGGTTTTGTTCAGTTAACGTACGGAAGTTACGATATACGCGCTCATCTTCCATAGGAAGTGGTCCAAAGAAATCCATAATCTCATACCAAGCGAGGATATAAAGTCCTTTAGAATCCGTTAAATCAAGGATATTTAAAGCATTCTGCACCATGCTGTTAGTAAAGCGTTGGCGGTTGATTGGAATGCGTGCTTGTTGGGATTCCATGAATCGACGATATTGATGAGTAAAGCCAAATTCATATTTCTCTTCGACATCAGTAATATATTCATGCTTGAAGCTGACTGTAAGTGATGGCACATTAAAAAGGATTTTATCGAGATCTAAATCATCGACGATTAGAAATCCATTTTGTTCTCCACCTACCCATTCAGACATCTTCTTATAGTTATACTCGCTGTGGTCTTTATTTTCACTGATCAAACCAGGGTAGAAACGATGTCTAAACTCACTTACTGTGATACGTTTAGCTTGAATAAGTAAACTTTCATTCACCATACGAAGCGCTTCTAGGGCTTCGCGTTCACCATCACTGATCTCACTATTGGCGAGTTCGCGTAATTGATCTGGTGTCATTTCATCAGGCGATTGATTTCCACTCATCGATTAGCACTCCTTCGTTATTGTATTTTAACATTCTAGCAAGACGGGTTCCTTCGATCTTGATGATACGATTAAAGTTTGCTCGTCCACTGTCTTTATCTTTTACCTCGATACGGATATCCAGGTCATATTTACCATTACCTGATGGGTCATCGATATAATCGACCATGACTTCACTGTCTTGGAAATATCGACCGCATAAGGTAGCCAAATCAGCACGGACTGCATCTGCACAACCTACCGGATTATGGTTGTACTCAGAGACCGTATACAGGAAGCTAATGATCTTACCTGTAAATACCGTAGACTGATCATAGTTGGTCGTAAAGTAATCCAGTAGCATGCTGCTTACCTTAGATTCTAATGTGATCGTCCAAGCATCAAGATTTGGATATGGCGTAGTATAGGTTGTTTCTCTTGCCATAGAAACCTTCTAAAAAAAAAAATAATTGTGATGAAAAAGAGGACACCCATCACAAGTGTCCTCTTTATTATTTAAATGATTTCATGAAATCACTTGATATTACTCAAGCATTGCGCCCCATTTTGAAGTTGGGTCATACTTATTTGCGATTGCGTGGTCAGCGAACTCCCAACCTAAACGGATATCGAAACGTTCACCATCGGTTAACTTCTCAGTATCACGTATTTCGTCAACGAAGGAATCAATGAACTCCACAAATTGGTCATCCACAATTTCACCATTAACAATATATTTATAGTCAGGGTGTTCGTCTGGGCTAAACTGTAAGTCATCTTCGACTTCATTATCCCAGCCAGATAACGTTTTCTCACGCACACCTTTACGGATCACTGGATTCGCCATCATCCAACGACGCATCTTAGGTGTCGCTTCTACGATATCTTCTAAAGACCCAATCACACGGATGTCATCGTAGTCTTTTACTGCACGTTTTCGCATACGGTCTACGTGGTCACGTAGATCGATCAAGGTATCAAAACCAGAACGACGATATAAGTCTGCAGCACGATCTGCAAATCGTCTTCCGATATCACCGAGTCTTTCTAGTGCACGTTCGTTAGCAGAGCTGATAAATCGACTTAAGCCTTCTGACATCGGCGTGTAGATTAAACCAGATGCAACGTTGTCGTTACCATAATAGACACTAGCCACGAATTTCACCTCCAATGATTTCGTCCCATTCCATCCCTTCTTCTAGCCAACATCCCAGCATACCCCAAACTTGTTTAGGTAACGCCACATCACCTGATAACTTATCTGGGGTTGCATGGGACAACACTGTAGTAGCTGGATGCAAGTGCACCGCTGATGCAGCTTGGAATCCATCTAATACACCCAGCTTGTTGGTCTCATCCTTTTACAAGCTGGGATTTTCACTATGCACCTATTCGAACGATTGGTCTGACAATACCATCTCGCCGTTAAAAGTTTTCATGAACTCAGTATATTCTTCCGTTACGTCTGGGCTGAGTCCATTGCCGATTTTCTTGTAAATCGGATACACCTTAATACCCTTGTAGTCCTTACCGTTCTCAAACATTCTTCTCACTGATTTAATATCTAAGTTACTTAAACCAAGACGAGATGCAATATCACTGAACGATAAAGCCGGATATACTTTATTTGATACGGTATTGTGAACTAGATACCCTGGTGTGTTAATCGCAGAATTAGTTTGATATATTCTAACGTATTGCCAGAACAATGCCTCGCCCAATGACATCTTTTTCATTTCGCTTGGCGTGTTTCCAACCCGGAAGAATTTATAACCTTTGATATATTGGCACTCTGGTAATAAAGAGCTCTTTAATGAATCCTCTATCCCAGATTTACTTACACCGGTCAAATCCATCGCATCAGTAAACGATTTACAGATAAATCTACTACCGTCAGTATAATCCCATACGTAGATAGGATTGCGATAACCACTGTTTCGCTCCATATCAATCTCAACAACAGTCCAACCACTTGCATTACTGTATCGACCAGATCTCTCAATCTGAGGTACCATTAGACTCGGCTGAACACTAACAAGCTTACTCACCTCGTCAAGATTGGCACGAAGGCAATCAGTACCATTAAATCTATTAACAACTCGGTATATTAAACCTACGCTGTTTGCTTTGCTAGCGACTCTACCACGCTTATAGTTTTCCGTCTTAGTAACCCACTCAAGATTCTCTAGCTTATAGTTAGTTCTTGTTCCATCAACATGATCAACTTCGATACGTTCACTGTAATCAGTCTTAGGTACAGGAAGGAACGCTAGGGCAACTAAACGATGGAAATCCACTTTCTTGTTTTTCATCCGGTCAGTATCTGAAGCGATATAAACCGTTGGATAGTCATTCATGCGCATACTCGGTAGTATGATATTGCCAGTGAACGTATCTTTTAGTTTATAGTCTTTACTAATCAGATATCTGGAATAACCTGGTATTAAATACCAGCCCTTCTCCACCTCAATAGGCTCTTTATCGATACCTAATACACCATTTGAAACACGTAATTTGTCAGAATAAGAATTATAAAAGTTCATTTTACACCTCTGATAAGTTTATTAAAAAGAAATTAACATTGGTGTGATACATAGTCCATGTTTTTTCAGAGCACATCTTCTCCTACCTTTACAGATAGGCACCCCCATTTTCTGGGAACATGGTAACCATACTCTACTTGCCTCACTTGGTATCTCAACCAAGCTTACTTTCACCAGTTAATAGGCTCGACTAGACCTAATGCTAATTAGCCTGGGTATAGCTTTCGATGCTCGTTGAAGCTTCATCTCTCTGACTCGCGGAGATGAGTGCTTGCGGATTGACCTACAAGTATACTTATTACCTTACCTTGGACATTACTCCTTGCCACTACCTTATTGCTAAGATAGCTTGGTATATACCTGTTTTCGGTTGTCTCCGCAGTTAACGGGGTTGCATGGCATGTTATCACATACCATAGGCAATGTCATCGTGGAGCGTTTAAACGCTCCATACAATGAACGACACCATCGAAATCAGTATTTGAGGACCCTAATATCAAAACACTAATAGCTGTAGTGATATCGGTAGGATCAGTTTTTACTTTGGTAATTAAAAGGGATTTCATTGAACCCATACGTAATGAAGGGTTTCGGTTTTCAATCTCCATGAACCCTGGTTTACCCGATAGACGAGTACGGTGAGGGGATGATTCAATAATATAATTGATCATCTCATGGATTTCTGGATCATAGTTGTTTACAGCATGAAGTATCCGTCTTTTGATCTCATTTGGTTTTAACCCTTTCTTCATGAAGAGGTTAGTCAAATGGACCTCAAAGAGTGGGATCGCTGCAGGCCATGAATAATGCATTTCTTCTGCATCATGTACACCATGGATGGAAGTAACCACCATACGTGATGTCCAAGGGATACGAGAACCATAGACATGTTTACGGAATTCCCCTGTTTTCTTGTTATAATCAGAAGCAAATTTTGCACTGATGTAGTCTTTAAGTTCAATCAGTACATTAGCCATGATCGATTCTTTACGTTGTTTGGTTAAACGACGTCCGAGATTGTTCATGGTAGTGATGGTGTTGATCACGTTCATGTAAGGGTTGAAGGCTTTAAAGTCTACGTAACTTCCGAGCTGAGCACGTTCGATGATATTAAATGATTTATGAAGTAAGGGTACTGCATAAGGGGTACAAACATCATGATAGGTCTCATAGAACTCATGAAGTTGAGCACATTTAGATTCGCTGATTCTAAAAACACTTGGGTTTAGGATCACTGACATGACAAGGTCAAGGTGTTCAGTAAAGAAGGTAAGCCCACGTTCGATTTTATTTTGTTCAAGATATGCGATACCTGCATGATCCGTATAGTCATTATAATACGGGTCGAGTAAGTATCGAATAAGATGACCTGTGTTACCTGATCTGGTGGTACCTGCTTTGAAAGCATCCATCAGGATATCCAGGAAATAAATCGATAAGAGTTTACCACCTTCATCGGGTGCACGAATCCACACGATGGGTTTGAGCTCTTGGGAAGACTGAAGGTTGAGTTCCGTGTGGCAATACGGACATCTATCACCAATTTCCAGCTCAGGATTAGAAGCAAGTGATGTCATCCCACAACTACAAGATGGGATAAGACTAAAGCTTGCACCATCAAATATACTGATAGTTAAGCGTTTGATGAGTTCATGATCTTTGATCGGATCAAGGTCATTTAGGTAGACGACTTCACCACCTAAGTGTTCCAGATCTCGATTTAGATCGGGGAGTATTGCATTTACACCCATTTAAACTTACTCCTTTAGTTAGTTTCTGATGAGAGAACATCCTTTTAATTTTTAAAATAAAAGGACAAAAGAACGGGGATGTCCGAAGACATCCCCGATACAGTTGTTTACTTACGAATGTAAGTGATTAGCGGCTACGACCACCCCAACCACCCCAGCCTTGTGAGCGGGTAGAAGCTTGACGTGAGTAAGCTGCACGGCGTTGGAATAAACCACCAGCAGAACCCACACCACGTGATAAGTATGCACGGTTGCCACGAGATTCACGGTTGATGTCAAATGCAGCATCAGGACCGATAGAAACGTGTGCAGACTCAGCAGCTTCACGGAATAAATCGAAGAACTCAGGTGTAGCGAATACACGTTGAGCATAACCAGTTAACTCGAATGTAGAGTTCATGGTATTTAATACTTCGATCGCATCAGAGATACGACGTTGTTCATCGATTTGTTGGTTGTAGTAAGCATCAGTTAATTTACCGATTGTTTGAACGTCATCTACAGTGTTCATTAAGTTGATCATGTCGATGTTACGAACATCACGTTTACGGCCTTGACCATCAATATAGTAGCCAAGTGGGATACGTGTATAGTCGGTTGTTACTAATGCTGGTTTACCTGCATCTTCCCAAATGCTTGAGAAGGTGTTGCCACCAAATAAGAAGTCTAAAGAAGCAACCACTGCAGCTTCTGATTCACGTACACCTTTAGCTGCATCTAAGATGATATTTTGAACCGGTGATAATTGACCACCTTCTTCGATATCTAATGCAATTACTAAACGGTCTAAGTAGAATGCAGTACGGCAGAATTCGATATAATCGAATGATGCGTCGTTAGATAATACACCCATGGTTTCTGGTTCACCACGACGAATCGGCGTATCTAACATCGGTACTTCACGACCTAATGCACCTACGAAACGTTCTTTAAGTTCGTTAGCGTAGATTGGGTTTAGAGCTGCGATCCAACGGTTAGAATCAGATAAGTAACCTGCAGAACCAATAGCGAACATTAACTGAGTTAAGGTTACTGCGTTAACGCAAGTATCTAAATCAGTAATAACGAATACTGGTTGGAAGGTTTGAGTATTATCTTCAGTCCAAACTTGAGAACGAGTGTTTTCAATGTCTTGACCTACGTATAATGCATCGATGAAACCACGCGCTACAGTTTGCGGAGAAATACGGGTAGATTTACGACCGTTTTTATCCACGTTTTGACGCACTACAGTTTCGATAGTCACATCACCACGGAAGGTATTACCTAAGTAGTCGACTGAATCGATCGCACCGAATTTAGTACGTACTGCTAATTTACCATCAGCAGGTACAGCGTTGAAGTTAAATTCTTCAGAATCGATTACGCCTAAGTCTACTAATAAAGACTCACATGCTTCTACAGCACGGTAAACGATACGACGAACTTCATCGATATCACCGATGTCCATACCTGGTGCAGTGATAATTTGACCAGCTAATTCCACATCGATTTCTTTTTGTGGTTCTTTGAATGCTTCTTCAACCATATCTAAAATACGGTTACGCATTTCAACTGATTCAGCAAATACGTCAGTTGGTACACGCGGAATACGGATTGGAGTCGCATTACGATCTGCTTCAAGACGTTTGTCATCGATATAGATTTCACCTAAGTCAGTTGCTGTACCACGTAAGGTAACGGCTACTGCTGCTACGGTGTCTTCTTCACGACGAGCAACGATTAATGCAGAGATATCTGCATCTTCAACTTCACCATCAAATGGAAAGAACTGAAGTTTGTTTTCTTTAAGAAGACGTTTGAAGCCTTCACCAGCGATGTCTGCTACGTTTTCGATAGCAGCGATAGCTGTGCTGATTGCACCGCTCACTGGGTTACGTGAAACTGAACGACGTAATAATGCGTTCGGGTTAGCTAAAGTTGCTACACGACCATCAGTACGAACTGGTGCTTTTTGTGCGCCACGTACTACAGATGCAGTTGATGCTTCAGCTTTTGGTGCTGCTGCTGTTGTTGCTGCAGCTTCTTGGTTTGCGAATTGATTTCCCATTTTATACTCCTATTGTAGATGATGGGTTAATAAAGTTTAAAGATCTTTAAGCTTCGTATTCGATGCTTATTATTTTGAAGAGACGAAATACAACCTTCTCTTCACTATAATAATTTATCCTTATAAATATCAATAGAACGGGTATTTATACGAATACACATCCAGATACAGGCTAATAAAGATTTAGTAATGCTCATTTGAGCGATAACCTGTGTAAAAATCGATAAAATATCGATATTCGGACAGATCTAAAAGGTACATCACAGGGATACCCATGATATACCGGGTGGCTATTTTGAAAAGTAGCACCATAAAACATACTATACAGAATTATCAGTAAGGATTTAAATATGAACTTCTTATACCCAATTGACAACTATAAAGATAGTGGCAGGATATTTAAGAATAAGTTTGAAAGTGAAGTGAGATATAGACACATGCGAGTGATGACTCGTGTGATAGAAGATTGGATGCACGATAACTGGGAACTACCTGGTGGTCATCCTTTAATTAAGATATTGAATAACCTGAATGCGGTTACGGATGATGATTACCGTGCTTTCTTATTATTACGTGAACAGGTAGGTAGTCTTGCGGGTGCTTTAGGTTTCTTTGGTGGTACAGATAAAGGAAGACTACTTGATAAACCTTGGTTCTTCTTAGATCCGAATACACCGGAGTGCGTTATCAGTAGTCAGTTTGAAGATACTCAGAAACTGATCCTTGAGCAAACCATGCATGAGGATAAGAACTACTGGATGAGCTGGGAGCCTATCCGTGTTCGTTACCATGTCTATACGGATATGGATTATTGGATCATGGGTAAGGATTATGGTAATGAACCTCGTGTACCTTGTGATAAAGACGGGATTAATATTATCGAGATTGATATGGCACTTCTTTATATGCAGTATCGCTACTGGAGAAAAAGTCGTTATAGTAAAGCTACCGATAATGAAGGAAATACTTACGAGTATCCAAGAACGGTATTCTTAACTCGCTTTGCTTTAGCCAATGCCATTGATAGTCAGATGCAGGTGGCTTACTTAAATCGAGTAAGATGTTACTTCATGGGTACTCCACTTGGTAGTAGTCGTCCTATCAATAAGCGTCATGCTTATATTAATACGTATATGAACGTGGATAACAGTATCTTAAATAGTATCATGTACATGAAGAAATACGGTGGTCTTGACTTTGATAAAATCGTTTCCAATTTCCCGACAATCGCAGGTAATAGCTATGGAAACTTTTTTAAAGAACTTGATATACGACTTGACCAACGAACTGAATTGATCTGTTGTTATAGTGTACTTCCTTTGTATGAAGTCTGGTTGAATTTAGTCAATGAGAAACAAATGCAACGTTGGAATCGAAATGAAATCCAACATGTTTCTCGTGGATTATTCTTAATTAATAACAGAAAACTCTTTAGTACGGTCTCAAGTAAATTCGGAAATCGTTTACAGCTCCGTTTCAGTAAATTAGCTGAATTACTTCCGAAGATCAAGTAATACCTTATTTATATAATAGACTCGATAGGAGGGGTCTTATTATGAGTCAAGATTTAACTACTGTGGCACCGACTATACAGAAAAAGCAAGCTGCGTTTGTAACTTACCACACGGTCAACCGTAATATTAATGCGGGTCGTTATCGTTATGATCATGGTGACCTTTGTGTGGTCAAAGAGAAATGGTTAGATGGGGAAGGGAAACTTCATAAACGTCTTAACATGATTGAGAACTATCCTCGACCATTTTGGATTACGAAACCAAGATTTCGTAAGTTTAAGGATAAACGTGAATGGGCTTACTTTGATGAAGTGGACATGTTTCGTTCACCACATCACAACCTAAGCTTTGCCGTTCAAAAAGCTTTAGGTAAATTTAACCCTGACCCTAAACTACAAATTCGTATGGTCAACCGTGACCCTTACGTATTTGGTACAGACTTAAGTCCAACTTATATCTTAAAAGAAGCATACAGCCATAAATACGGTGGTTATAAAGCCGGTCGTATGGAAGTATGCAAACTGGATATCGAGACCAATGTGGTCGATGGGGAAGAAGATGAGATCTTAATGTGCTCTATTGCTTTAAATGGTAAAGCAGTTACTATCGTTAGACGTGACTTCTTATTTAAGAATAATGTTAATGGTGATGAAAAGTTCTTTGAGATCTTAGATAAAGATATCCCTCAAGTACGGGGTGAATGGGGTTATGATGTTGAGTTAGTAATTGTTGATAGCGAACTTGAAGTTATCGATGAAACCTTTAAACGTTTACACGCATGGCAGCCTGATATCGTAGCGGGTTGGAACGTCATGATGTTCGACCAAGCAGTGATTGCGAAACGACTTGAACGTTTAGGTCAAGATCCTGCTTTATTCTTCTCTGATCCAAGTATCCCAGATAAATATAAAGGATACCGTTTTAAAGAAGGTCGTCGTTTTGCCGTGAGTGATAGTGGGAAGAAAATGAACTTTAAGCCTATCGAAAGATGGCATGAGGTTATTGCACCTGCTTCATTCATGTGGGTTGATGGGATGTGTGTTTACTATCGTCTACGTAAACAGAAAGGACAATTACCAAGATATAGTTTGGATTATATCTCTAATCTGCATTTGAAGATTGGTAAGTATGAGATCCCTGAAGCTGAAAAGTACGTGGGGTTACGTAAACACTTTTTCATGCAGACTCAGTTCCCCGTTCATTATACGGTGTATAACTTAATCGATACTATCATTTATGATCAGTTAGATAAGAAGTTAGGTGACCTTGAAAGTACCTTCTTTGACTTGTTAGGTGATTGTGATTATCGTGATTATCAATCTAACCCTTCTAAAGCAGCATGTAACTTCCATACTTACATGTTACGTGAAAGAGGTGGGGTAATCGGTAGTACATCCGATACGATGTTTAATGAGTGGGATAGACAACTTCCCCCATTAGATGGTTGGATTGTGGCTTTGGATACGACCTATCTTGATAGTCATCAAGGTTTGAAATGTGTATTTGAAAATCCTGACCAGGAAACACGTGTCTTTACGCATAATGCCGATAGTGATATCACCAGTAGCTATCCTTGGGGTACCATCTTTATGAACATGTCTAGACGGACAACGAAGATTGAAGTAAGTCAACTGGTTGGTATTCATAAACGTGACCGTTATACATTAGGCTTAAACTTAATTGCAGGTCGAGTCAATGCTATGTCAAATGCACGTATAGCGTTCAACTTACCCGACTTTAACAAGACACTCGATATCTACGACGAGTTTGTCAACGAGTTTGAATCTAATAGTGGACATTAGGCACCTCTTATAATTTAAGCTAATAAGTGGGGTAGTTTTCTACCCCACGCCTTTATGTCGCCAAATTTACTTAGGCTCTGTATTTAATCAGTTTTATATAAACAGAATAGGAATAGATAAAGATGAGTCAATATGATCCAGTCACTGACTATCGACAAGCCCAAGGGGATGCGAAGAACCCCACTAATCCATATCCGGGTGATGTCAGTAAAAATATCAATCCTGTAAAAGGAATAAGAGAAGATAATCATCGTATCGAGGTACAGGCAGACCGTAACTGGGTACGTCGAAGTTTCCATTACTTCAACACTGACCGTGATTATGGTCAAGCACAACGTGATTACGATAAGAACCACCAAGCTAAAGGTTTATCAGGTGCACCTGGTGTGATTGAAGCCAAACACCGTAAAGCATGGCGTAGTTTCGTGTCCACTGAGTTAGGTGGTAACTTCCCAATTAATACGTTATATGGTTATACCCCTACAGCGGATATCGCTGTAGATAGACAGTTCCCTGGTCTTGGTGGTGAGATGGGTCGTGCTTATCAAGAACGCATTGAAGATAATGCCCATGATATCCACATCCGTTTAGGGGTGCAAAAATTTAATACAGGGATCAGCTTCTTTAGTAGCTGGTTTGATTATTACTCCCACTCTGTAGCTGTACATGGTCGTACACCTTCTATTTTATACGAGATTGGTCAGGTAGCAGGTATCGTAATGGGATTTATGGCACCACAAGTAGTAGCCGTCGGTTTCATGATCAAGTTCTTTGCTTTATTGGGTGGCGGTCGTTTCTGGTACGTAAGTCCTGCTATGCCTTTATATTGGACAGCAGTCACCAATATATTCAACGAAATTACCGGTTCTATGGGTTTAACCTTACCAACTACAGCAGATGATGCTTATGACATGAAGTTCTCAAAAGGAACACAAGGATCAGGCCCTGCTGCCCGTAACGGATTAAGTTATATCCAGAAAGTTTCTAAATTATTACCAGGTGTATTCCAAGAAGCATGGGGTAGTAATGAAGAAGGTTTTAATATCGATGTAAGACGTGTCGCTTCTCGTGCTCAAAGTACTCAAATGCAAATCAATCAATACGTCTCACGTAAGTTACAAGATGCTCGTAACTATGATACAGATAAAGCATTTAGTCTTTATGATGAAGCTATGCAAGCTATCCAGAATCTCGGTAAATGGGGTGGTAAAGTTGGTTTCGATGGAAAAGTCACTAACAAGAACTCATTACGTGCCTATACGCAAGAGTACTTTAAATCTAAACTAGGTAGTTCAGATACCAAACAGAATGCTGTAGGTTTTGAGATCTCTGAAACGAACCGTAAAGATGGTCAATCTGTATTAGATGCGGATTCCATGCAATCACTCTACACTAACACAAATACCAACAGTAATACGAGTGATATTGATACCGGTGATGACATCCAGAAACTCTTCATGAAAGAATTAAATGATGGTAGTGCTTGGGTCACTTTACGTGTTGATGGTACACGTAGTATTTCTGAATCATTTAGTAATACTTCTGAAGAATCTCAGATTGCAAGCATGATTAATGGTTGGGCAGACTCCCGTAAACAGCTCATGTTCAATATGGCTGGTGGTAGCATGTTTGGTGACATCATGCAGTCTGTGATGAATGGTGCAGCTGACTTCGTAGGGGGTTTAGCAAAATCATTTAAAGTGGAAGGGTTAACAGGTTTCTTGTTTGGGGCTAAAGTGGATATTCCGAAAACTTACGGAAGTAGTAGTGCGTCTTTACCGAAAGCAAGTTATACGATTAAACTTCGTACACCTTATAAACATCCGCTTTGCGTAGCTCAAGATTTATATCTTCCATTAGCGATGATCCTTGGTATGGGTTTACCATTAAGTCAGGGTCGTAATGCACACGGTGGTCCATTCTATTGTGAAGTATACGATAGAGGTCGTTGTGTAATCAAGAATGGTATCGTAAGTAGTATCAGTGTAGAACGTGCAACCTCTAATGTGGCATGGACTGCAGAAGGTTTCCCTCTAGGGATTGATATTACGATTGATATCGAAAACCTTGATACCACTATCCACATGCCAATCAATACAATGGGATTCTTAGATAGTCTTAATCCACTTGATGCGGCTGAACGTATCCTAATTGGTAATGAAGGTGCAATGGCTGACTACGTAAGTACACTAGCTTCGTTGTCATTGCCGGATATGATCTATCGTAGTAATAACTTTAAGCGTAATCTTTATGCTTACCAAAGACAATGGACAAGTTATTGGGATAGGGATCACTTTATCCAACGTATCGCGGCAAGTGCACCAGGTCGATTTGCTTCTGCATTTGTACCAGGTACGGATAGACGCTAAAAAAAAAAATAACAACAAAAGTAAGAGGGTATCAGTAGATACCCTCTGCTTATGTCCATTAAAACTTAAATGGTTTTGAATTTACAATAATGTATAAAAGCACAACTGCAATGATCCACGCTACCATTTTTACATCCATCCTTTATATGAATTATAGTTTAGTAACATGTATCCCAGTAATACTAAAATGATTAATAGAATAAATGCCACTAACGCAAGACTAAAACGTAGACTTGCTTTACTGTGGTCAAGGTAATGCGTTGGTACCACTGCTTCATCTTCAGTTAATTGGTGCATTTGGTAATAACCATAAGCACCTGATACTAAAGCAATGATTAACAAAACACCTAGTGTAATAAAGATTTTAAGCATGGTTTCATCCCTCCTATTAAGATGAAGTCAAGTTTAATTAACTATGATCACGCTCCACTTGTTGGATACGTTTAACACGGTAACCATTCGCAGCCAACACTTGTGATAAGGCTTCTGCGGATTCTGGCGTTACATCAAGTAGTTCTACTGTATAGTTAGAAACGGACAGTAACTTGATGGTTGGATAACGAATCCAAGATAAGCCGATTGCATCTGTATTCCCATTTGGGTATTCTACTAATACGTAGAGTTGTGAGGTAAAATCTTTTTCAGATGTTTCCTCTGGTAGTGATGCAAACATTTGAGCGTGTTTGGTTGCAACTTGGTAGTTAAGTTGTTCTGCCACGTTACCTGATACGATAGAGGTAACACGTGCATTGGTTACTTTAGTAGGCATTACTGCATTTGGGTAGAGCTCAAAGTTATAACGCTTACCAAGTGTAAATGGATTACTTAAAGCCATTTAGTCTTCCTCACCTTCATTTAATGTGAAATAGAAATAACCTTCATCTGTAAAGAAGATCCGTTCTATTTTGTTATATTCAATCTCATGGTCATCAAAATATTTTAACCATTCCATACGAACTTCACGTTGCTCATCTGTAAGTTCATTTACATCTGCAATGAAGAGAAGTTCACAAACTGAATCAGACAACTCAATAAGTTCAGTTGGAATCGTTACAGGAATATCTTGAGTATCCATGTCGTTATATTCGTGTACTGATTTGATGAGACGTTCAATTGCCCCATCCTCAGCAAAGTTAACATGAAGCTCTTTCATGTGTTAATCCTTATCTAAATAAATATTTAGTAACAAATCCTCTATAACCCACACTGTTCTGACGATATCATTTACATGGGCATCATATTCATAAAGAACAGGATGCAGGTATTGTCTGATGAGTTTGTGGAGTTCAAGTTTTTCCCAAGTATCACGAAGACCTTGGACAGCAACTCGATGGGGATTGGTGTAATACAAGATCACTTCAGAGGGAGAAAACTCCCATCTGTCATTTTGTCTTTGTACTTCCCTTATCTTATCCATCAAGCCTGTTACATCAAATTGGATGACGTGCATAGTTCTGGTCTCCGGTGTACTAAGAAGTTTTTATTAAGATGGAACCGATCAATATCAGGCGGAATTCTTCCGATATCCAGATACTGAGCAATTCCATCAAATGATTGCAGTAATTCATGCTTGTGTTCTAGGATGAACTCTCTGATGGCTGAGATATCATCAATCATGCTATCGAAGTGTTTTCCACCACTAAAGAACAACCAGTGCATGTCTTCATAGATATCATAACTCTCATCATTATTAACAAGAGAAACTAATTCCATTAAGATACAATAGATGTAGTTAATCTTTTCGGTTTCTGGGACATTGGTTACACCGAATTGTTTATCGATGAAATCCGTCAGTACCTCAGGTAACCAATAAACATGGTAACTCATTTATCCCTCCTATTAGGATATCGTAAATCTTAAAAATCCATTTCTGTAATTGAAGTCTTGGATGCAATTCATACCTACCCATTCATGTTCTCCATCATCTTGATAGACATTGATAATTCCTAATCCCTCTATACCAATAATATAGCGTCGCATCAAGGCATTAAAGAAATCATTTACGTCATCTTGTTGAAGGAAGTCATAGTAAGCTTCATCGTTAAACTCCCAGTTCTCGTAGCCATCCTTTTGCATAGCTGATGTCATCTCATAGACGATACCCTGGGTATTCTCATCCATTTCCACCTCAAGGTCATTGAGTGTATTTTCAAGGTAGCTTAATACATCTCTCCCATGACCTACCATCATTCCATCTTTTACTTCAGTACCTAATACGGTTAATCTAAAGAAGTAGTTCAGTAAAAGTAACATACATCCATATCTCACCTCTCTTACTGCAGCTGATACTTCTAGATCTTCAGTATTTGTTAACATCGGGATATCACCATGTAAGATCCCTTCAAAATGTCGTCTTATTTCGCTATCATCCAGATAGACAACATAGTGAGAGGGTGGATAGGTATTCCCTCCACCCCTCACATTGGTGAGATCAATGACGTTAACATTCTGGTACCCGATTGGTTGTTGGCATCTTGGTACGTGTTCAAACATCTTGGCTCCTAATATCTTAAGATAGATCCACCCCGATACATCTCGTAAGGGAAGTGTCTATTCTTGTAATAAAACTCAAACTGTGCAATTGTCATGACTTTCCACATGAAGAGATCCCTCTGATCAGAATCATCTGCTATCATGAACCGGAAATCCGTTCGATGGAAATCATCTAACTGATTAATAAAGAAGTTATCGATGATGTCGTAAGATCTTTCTACGAACTCCCATGCGATATCATAATTACTAATCTGACTCTTCCTAAATACATCTACCACTTCATCATCTGAGTGATAATCTAGATAATGGTAGATAATCATAAAGAAGTTTAATACACTGAGTTTTTCGGATTTGATTTCAAAATCATCAGCTTTGGATATCAGCTTCTGGTAAATCATCCCAAGGTGTTGATATAACGACCGGACGTCGATAATTGCGGGTCGCATCTCTAGTGTCCTCTCTTTCATCTCTTAGTTCACCATGATAAATCATGATGCGTTTATCACCAATGCATCTTACCTCTAATACATAGCCACGACGACGTATCTCAAAGTATTCATATCCCGTTGGCTCATAGTTAACTGGATAGATACTGAATTGATCCGATAATTCATTCATGACATTATCCAAGATATCAGATACACGATCACCTTGGATCTCTTCTACATTACAGTACTCAACTAATGCAATATATTGATATAACTGAATATAGAGTCTTTCAGTGTCGTAGCTTGATGATGCACCTAAGATAAAGTTGTTTTCTATCTCACGAGTAAGTTCAGTTAAGATCGACTGATATCTCTCTGTTCTGAGAAACATGTCACGATCATAATGGAACTCACTGATTGTTACGTTATCTAAAAGACTATCTTCTATGAGTCTACTCATTCTATCTGCATCTAAACAAACGCAAAATGGATAAGCAGGTCTTAGGTATTGTCTTGATTGCCTTACAATATACTTCGTTGGGATATAGTGTAAGTTCTCAAGTGAACGGGCTCTTCCTGCCATGTTGTACCTTCTTTATTTATCGAATTCGACAAACTCCACCAATACGTAAATGAAATTAAGATCAGCTGTTATTGTGATAACGTTAACAACTGAGTGCTCCGTATTCATCTGATGAAGTCTATCAAAAATTTCATCTCTAACTTTTGTAAAGGCTTGGTTACCTTCTACAGGTTTGATTTGTTTCTGTTGGATTAACCACTTTACATTACAACCTAAATAAATTCCACGATAAGCAAGATAACTTGCAATAGGTTTAACTAAGCTGCATACAAAGGAATGATCCCACCAGACATCACTCTCATCCTTCTTATAATTTAAATCTTCTGCTGATGGCGTCTCAAACGTCAATACAGCATACTTCTCGTTAAACATGAATACTCCTATAGTTTTCTATCTAAAATCGCTCTACGGCTTAATTAGACACATTTTAACACATGTCTATAACCTTCTTGTCATGTAGATAATATAGGGTTGTAGTTATCGATAAAAAAGCAAAAAAAAAAGAGTAAGTTACGGGGTTTTCGGCAGCCCCGGAAGTGTAACTTACTCGTGCCCATATGGGCAATGATCCTAACAAGGAACATATGAACAATAATCCAGGCGACTGTATTTCAAATCGCCTGTGTTATTATCCATATTAACGACGAGCTTTTAATAACTCGATTTCCGCTTGTACAGCTGGAGTATTAACAATGTTAGTACGGTATTCTGCTTTTTGTTGAGCAGATGGTGGTAAGTCTGCTGACGCACCACCGAAGTAACCTAATGAAGCTACTGCTAAAACAGTTACACTGATAATTACTTTGTGTACTAAGTTGAAAGTTGAAGTGTTCATACGTAAACCTCTTTTGTTATACTGGTTATGACTATATCAGCAAATCTGTATTTATGGTAACAGTACTGATACGTGTATTTCCGGAAGTCCTCATTAAGTAAGCAATAGAGACATTCTACTACGTCTGAGAACTGGTTATAGTACCAACTATTCGGATTCATGGTCTCGATATAGTTGATTAATATGTAAATACGTTTTACATTTAACATGATTTATTCCTTTTGGGAGTAACTAAAAATCTGGGAGGGTTGTTCCAGCAACCCTCCCGCTTTATGTTGCAGTAATACTCTTTTAGAGGAAGACAAAACGCATTTTAAATTTCTTTCTTTTTGCTAAAGGATAAGAAGATATTACTCTATTCCTTCATGTAAATTATATATACTTATAAAATCGATAGAAAGGGTTTTTATAAAAAAGAAAAATTCGGGTAAAGTAGAGGGTACCAACTGGTACCCTCTGATTGTGTCCGTTATTTGTTTTTAGCAGGTTTATGAGCATCCACTAAGTCATTGAGTGTCTTTTCTCTTTGACTAATAAGTGCTTCATAGACACCCCACTCTGCAAACTTCTCTGAAATGAACTCTTCTGAGATCTCTTCATCGTTGTTTCTTGATGCAAAGTAGAATTGTGCTAATACATTTTCCATTGGTACTTCTTTTAATAGCTCATCGATCGTATTTTGGAAGTGTACGGTGATTTGTTCACCTTCTACATTCTTGAAACGATGCCAATAAGCAGTATAAGAAGTATTTCCGTTTTCATCACGTGTAATGAGTCCACATGTTACATGAAGAAGATCGAGTCTTCCACCTGTTAGTAAACGTTTTTCACGATGACTGACTGTTGTTTCATGCCCACAATAAAGGACACCTGCTCTAAAACCAGGAATCGCATAGATCGTGAAGTTATCAAGTGTTCTTGGTTTGCTCCGATGGATTGGATGTTGAGTTTCCATTTTGTTATATCTCCTATTGATAACAAAACTAAGAGGGTACGTTGGTTGTACCCTCATTTTGGAATATCCTTATTCTAATTATAGAACAAGACCGTTTTCTTCTACTGAACCACCATCTGCATCAAGTTTGATACGTGAGTTCACGACACCTGATAACTCAGCTTGGAAAGATTCAGTTCTGTCCTTAAGATGACGGATCATCTCTAATACTTCATCGTATTCAGTGGTGAAGAAGACAGTACGGTTCTCAATCTTTTGACCATCGTTTAAACGGAAGATACCATCACATGAATAACCTGTTACGAATTTACCACGTGAAGCTTCTTGTGCATCAAGTGATGTATGAAGCATCGCAAGGGATAATGGATTGCGGTTATATTTCTCACCGAGTTTATCAGTGATCATCAGTGATGCCACACCTGGTGCTGCGCCGGTTACTTTCGTGAAGTTTAAGAAGTTGCGTAAGTCTGCATTATCTAAGCCATGGTTTTCATTGCTGAATAACATGGCAAGCATGCTGATGTATTCTTCTGCGACTTCATTGGCTTCTTTGATAGAAACATTTGGAATCAATAGGGTGATGAATGGTACACCGGCTTTCTTCGCCATGCTATCATAAGACACCAGAGTACGGTAAGCATTTTCAATGGATTTTAAGTTATTGTCATCTAAGAATAAGATAGAGATAACAGATTTACCACGTTTGATTAATTCAGACGCAAGTACTGGTGCAATTGTAGAACCAGAACCACCGTTAGCAGAAGCGACCACGATGTTGATATCACCTGGGTGTTTCTCACTGATGAAGTTAGGGACTTGTTGCATGATTTCTGGTGCGTTCTCTGCACGGATAGAACCTGAACCTTCTGCATCTTTTTCTAATTTGATTTTATAAAATGCATTACGCACTTTAGTGGTATTGATGTTGGATTCAGATGTATCGATTAAGAAAGCTTCGACTTTAGCGTAGCCTGGTTTCTCTTCTAATGGAGTGGTGATATAAGGTGATACTACATTGATCCCTGTACCACCGCAACCATAAATAACCATTTTATTTTTCATAGTTAATCCTCATGAGTTTAATTAAATTTAAATTGTTTAGTTAACGTTAACGAAGTAATCAGACAGACTACTTCCATATACTTTGCTAAGATAGGAAGGATTTGTGAGATTACTTCAATGAGATAATATAGACTTATAGGAAGTAATAGAATTTAATTATCCCAGAAACAAAGGTATTTTTATTATGAGTCCAGTACAATTTGCGATTGCTGAGATTCGTTCAGTCATCCCGGATGAAATCTTAGAACTCGCCTTTATTCCAAAGACTAAATATAAATTAAGTCGTTCTCGCTTTACCCCTAAGAGTATCGACAGTCAAATCTATTTCAATGTGATCAACGAACGTGTACGTCGTCATGTGGATAGTCAAGGGGCAAAACAAATTACCATTCCATTAAGTGGTTTAAAATTCGAAGAAGTGGAAATGGGTAATGGTCAAGCATGGACTTGTCATATCCCGAAACGATTAACGGGTGGTCGCACAATTACTCATGTGATTTCTGTTCATGTGGGTATGGTGGGTACAGGCGCAGGCTTCTTAGGGGGTGGTAGTGTATCTCAATTTGGTTTAGGTGTATCAACACGTAGTACCAATAATGCTTGTGGTAACGATATCCATCTTGCATCAGCTCGTGAGATTATAGATGCATCCAAGCCAATGGATATGAACTTCACCAGTAATGTTTATCTGATCGATGAGAATACGATCATGGTAGAAGACCGCATGCCGATCTCTAACCTTGAGTTAAGATGTCAGGTATCCAGTGATGAAGAATTTAGCTTCATTCAAGGCGCCCATGTGGCTGTATTCGCTGAGTTGTGTTTATTGGCTACTCAAGCTTATATCTACAAAAAACTTTCTATCGTGAGCGATAAAGCAATCTTAGATGGTGGTATGGATCTTGGTAGTGTAAAAGAATGGATTGATAAGTTTGCAGATAGTAATGAACAGTTCAATGAACTTGTTAAAGGTCGTTGGGCGAAGATCCAGAAAATGTCTGATAAACCACGTCATAATCGTTGGTTAAATATGAAAGGTGCGTTAGTTAACTTTAGCTAAAAAAAAAATAACAACACAAGTAGAGGGACTCTTAATGAGTCCCTCGCCTATGTCCGGATTACTGACCTCTTTCAAGTTCAGTAAATAACGGAAGGTGTTCTAACACGGTTAAGTCTAGATTATCCACAATATTGTCTAAGAAATTTAACCACGTTTCTTCACACTCTTTACCGAAATGTAATCGATATGGTGCGTGTTCTTCATGTGCTAAATCCAATGGGATATTGTAAAGATAGCAGACATTAGAAGTGATACCTTCTTTACCGTGCTGTACAACGATAGTGATGAAGTTTTCTCGATCTGCCTTATCCATTGGTTTGCAGACTTGAATTAAACTATTTCCAAATTGAAGTGCCATAGTGTCTTTCCTTTGTGCATACAACAAGAGATAAGGTTGATTGATTAAACCTAAACCCGATTATTGTACTTGGTTGTTTTCTGGTGCACCCATGAATGAATCAATGAACGCACGTAAGTCATCGAATGTTTCGTATTCATCTACCGCAAATACATGCTCAGATGCAGTACGGAAGTATTCAGTTACATTGTATACTTGACGGCAAAGTAATGCACCCATCACACGCACCACATGTAATGCTAATGAATGATGAGAGATCACTTCGATCTTAGCGCTGTTACCTGCTGCACCTTGATCCACTAATTCAGTACGGAACGATACTGGGGCTTGGTGACCAAGCACGCTGTTTGCACTGATTACTACACCGTTTTTCACTAATGCTGGTAATAATACTTTTTCAAGGTTTTCATCGTTAAGTAAGTTTTCAATAGTGAACTCAGGCATTAAGTTGATACCTGCACCATTTGCGTAACCAATGATAGAACGGAAGATGCTAGTTACCGCATAGTCATGAACGTATTGGTTTTTCGCTTCTTCGTTTTCGAATGCTTTAATAGAGTCGAATAATTGACGATCCATTTCAGCACAAGCTAAAACACGGTATTGATCACGTTGTTGTTTTTCAACTGCTGGGTTTACTGATTGTACATTTTCTTGAGTTTCAAGTGCTTCTTGTACATCACTAGTTGCTTGAGCTTTAACTTCTTCTACTGCCACATTTTCGTTTGTTTGTTCAGCCATTTAAAATACCTTATTAGTAATTTGATTAAAAAAAAAAGGGATAGCGGAGAACACATGCTATCCCTAAAAGAAGGGTGGAGGAAAGGAGATAACCTAACCAATCGAGGTATTATAATTGATTAGGCCAATGAAATTAAACCTCCACCCGTATCCAGGAGTATGAGTAAACCGTTACCGATTAGTCTGAAAGACCGCCCCACACTTTCTTCACTTTATCATGATCCATGATGTCATTGTTGTTCAATGAAGCATACTGGGTCAATGAAGTTGAGATATAACCTTTACGAACGATTTTCTCGTCAGGGTTTTTAAGATTGTTGAATTTCGCTTCACGTTTTTGTAAAACACGGATTTGGCTGTGTTTACCAATGCCTGCTTTAAGTGATGCTTGTTCTAACTCTTTATTTTTGTCGAAGACTTTCTTCGTTAAAGAACCGAATTCGATCGCAACGGCTGCAGCCACATCAGATTTCGCTTCATCATGAGCTGTGATAGAAGCTTCAGTGATACCTTCTGGTAATGCTTCTGCGATCGCACCTTTTTCTACAGTACCAACACCATTTTCATCAACAGTAATTTTACCTTTGATTTTTTCTAAGATAAGATTAACGCGTTCAACTTTACTTAATTTAGCCATGAGATTTCTCCTATTTAAATTTGTTTAGCTAAGTTTATATATTGCAATATATACTTATAACGGAACGAGATAAGTACATGATTTAAGATAAGATAGTAAAGGATTACTACCTTATCATCAAGTAGATAATATACCTTTATAATAACCTATAGAAACGGGTTAGTTTTAGAAAGGTAGTTCATCGTAATCGTACCCTGGCCACTGCGCTTCTGAAACGAGTTGCTTTGGATTTCCACTTTCGTAGATCTCATCATTAACACGACCAGCTAGGATGTGGTTAACAACAGGCGCACTAGGTAATAAACGAGTACTATCAATACTATTACGCCAGAATGCTGCAAGTTCATTACTCACAATCGGTGAATCATTTTCCGTGAGAATTCCACCGTAGAACTTCAGTGCTTTGGATAATAACTCAAGTTTATTGGTACGTTGGTTGAGGTAACTATTCGACCCTAAGATACCTGTATTGAACTCACCTCTTGGTCGACTATTTTCATCGGTGCCATATTCTGCTGCACCGAACAGTGATGTCTGGCGATGGAAGACAAAGAAGTAACCACTAACCATGTCATAGTACACGGCTGAGATCTCTACCGAGTAGAAATCATCATAACCAAATGGGAATAACTTGATTACAGTAAGATCCACGGTATCGGTGACATCTTTGGCTTCGAGTGTCTTTGTATCGAAATCGATTACATGTAAAACACGATCGAATAACATTACGGCGAATCGATAAGTGTTGTCAGCTACCCAGCCATATAAGTAACTTGCACTTGGTCGGCCTGCAACACCTGTACCCTTTTTATCTCTACGATTAATAAGTTCGACATTATCGACGAATAAATCGCTGCGTAAATCAGTAATGAGAACTAAAGCAAACTTGGTTGGTTTAAGTCTTTTTGTAACAGCGGGTTCAAATGAAACCACCGGTTCACTTAAACTAAGACGAGTAAACTTCTTGCCTTCAGTATAGTTCTGATATAGTTTCAAAAGTTTCTCATCACGAATAAACGGTTTATTTGGTATAAACTGCGTATCCTTTTTCTTCGGTTTATCGCTTACGAACATTGCGAACTCCTTTCTTCTCTTGTTGTTCAACGAGATAATGTTCCAACACTTGAAGTCTTTCTTCTACGCGTTGGTTAACATGATCTTGTGCATCTCTGTCGGGAATCTGGACAACTCTTTCCTCAACAAGCTTAAGTCTATCATCAAGATGATTGTAATCTTTGACTAAGACTTCGAATTTATCTCTTTGTTCTTCCATCTCATGCACTGCACCGTAAAGTGCGAAGGTTGAAAAGATCAAACAAAGCGACCATATCACAAATAGTGTTATTCCTGTTAATTTTAGGAATGTCTTAATTGGTGATTTACGTTCTTGTTTAAAACCTGAAATTAAACCCATGGTGTCCTCCTATTAGACGATTGATTAGGGGCAATTTAAGTTAAAGATAAGTACTTTATCGATACTTTACCATGGAGATAATATACACTTTTAAACGAAGATAAAACCAATCCTCCCAATACCATGTATCCAATAAAAATTAAATATAACTAAAAAACATTAAGGTCGAACCAAAAATGAATGAAATTAATATAGTGGAGTTCTGTCGTGAAGATGGACGAGTGGCTCTATCGCTTGAATATCTCGAATCAGGAATAAACTTAAAATTGCATCAGAATAAATGTCTACGTGATGAGTGGCTGTTTAGTCTTCCGTACCGTCTTGAAGAACTTTCTCGTTTAGATGAACTACTCCGTGATACTTGTTATAAGTATCTTGAAATGTGTCGTCAAAACAAACATCCTACCTATAAATGGATTCGTGCTCAAATCGATCCTTACAGTGGGTTGTTATACCAAAATGATTTATTTAGTCCTAAATGTCAAATGGCAAGACATGTGGCAACACATCTCCCGATGTACGTGATAGGTGAAAATAAATCAGATCGTTTTAGTGGCTATCAAACCCGTTGCAATGGCCGTATAGTGGGGAAAGAAACCCAAGTTCACCAGATCCCAAATCACATGATCCATCTTCATCTGAAGCGATATAAAGACAAGTATCATGCTGAGACGGGGATTAAAATACCAGGGAGATTCATGCATAAATGACTTATCCGTTCAAACATGTTAAAGACAAACAAGATTTCAATCAGCCATTAAATGGATTTATTGGAAATCCAACAATGGAAGGAAGAAAGGACTCTAATAAAGTCCACGAGGAATTAGTACCATTGAAAGTTAAACCTTTCGTAGCCTATGATGATGGGTATCATGATGAAAGCGACGAGTGATAAAATCTTTAGAGACAAATCAGTATCTAATCCGAATGTGATTAAGAAAATCCATCAAGGTAAGATTGGCCATTTAGTGGATGGTAAGTTTGTCGAATTAAAAGACAACGAGAAAGTCCATCGCAGTAAGAAGATCGTTCGTCTATTCGGTTGTATTAATCTGCACAAGGAAGATCTTGATTTATATACGAGATCGGGTGGTACAGTTAAAAGCCGAGGTGGTGTAAGTAATGGTGGACGATCCACGACTGATACTTACATGCCGATGTATTCAATCCATATTCCTGGCCATCAACTTGGTTAAACACGAGGCATCCTAGGATGCCTCTTAGTTTTGTCCAAAAAAATAACAACAGAAATCAGGGAGTCCGAAGACTCCCGTATATTACTTAATGATTAAGGTTCGAGATTGTAGCGCACGCCAGTGTTCTCAGATCTTATTTCGAAGACTGACATTAAGCCACTCATCTAGTTTAGCCTTTAAAGCTTCAGTCAGTTCATAACCTTCCTTTCTGAAACCTTTTGGCTGTTTACCGATATCAACGTTATTACTCAGTACCACGTAGACTTCGTTTTGTTTGATATAAGTAAAGAACGGCCAACTATCCGAACCTCTTGATTGGTGGGCTCCATATGGCATGATGGAGATTTCACCTTCACTCATATTGATTTCAGTTATGATGGTTGTTTCATAACCATAAACTTCAATAATGCGATGAACAAGATAATCTTTAATTAGATCAGCGAATGCACGCATCTCTTCTTTCGATTTCTTGATATCACGGAATGTGGTAATACTCTCAGCCATATAAAGCCTCCTCATCTATTCAAATTTAAGGACTATCTTCTTAGGGATATTTCCCTGACAGTGGTTCTCGTACAAACGGGTATACCGATAATAAAGCATATTGGCTATAGCATCGTTCGGTCGACCTTTAAAGTCTTTCCCATCATTCATATCCAGTCGATAATCAAAGTCATCTACGAGAGCAAGTTGTTTATGTTTAGTTTGCGCAAGGATGGTAAATCCTGTTGGTAACTGAACATATTCAAACTTTAAACAATCACGAAAATGATCGTGGTTGATCTTCTCACAATGACTTAATATCTTCTTACTTAAGAAACTCATGATCTCTGCACGAGAAGGTGCGGGAACATTCCTGGATACTAACATGAGATCCATGACTACTCCTTAGATGGACGTGCTACTTCCTCACCACCAATAAGGATTTTAAACTCACGAGACATCAGAGTTGTTGCATTCCAATTTCCCGGTAACGTGATCTTGTGGAACAACCAGTTATCAAGTACGATTCTGATATCATCAGAGAGATAATACTGACTCTTACGAACATCAAAATGAACATCGAATTTGTTTATCGCAATAATCTTACTTGTTGGTTCTTTGTATCCGTAATTTATTTCTCTGTACTCACCGAACTCATGATCATCATCCGTAAATCCACAATGAGTGATCTTGATAATACCCTCAACTAGATCTGGAACAACATGAAATACGAATTCATCATTGTACTTCATTCTTGCTGCCTCAATAAGATAAGCGTTTATCCCATGAACAATATCATGACAAACAAGTAGTTTGCTGATCGATTCTTCAAGGGATCTAAGCTTGGGGTAGTGTCCATCGGCCAGAACTTGAGTATTTGGGATATTGTTTACGAGTTGATTATAGATCAGAGCAGTCGCATTGGTCGCTAACCGTTTCTGACCTGGATCATCATAGTTATCATCATACGCCATACTACTTCTCCGGGTTCTTTGGTTTGAGGTTGATCGTGAGGTAAGGTGATGCAATTACTGAAAGAACACCACCATGTGGTAACCGGATCGGTCTTTTCAACCAATTGTCAACAATCTGGTTAAACTCACGATTGTATTGTCTTGCAATCATGGTGTTAAGGAAATGCTCGATACTACGCACTTCTAGATCAGCTTCTGTTTGTTCTTCAAGATAAACAAATCGAATACCATCTTTTGCTGCAGATTGCCAATGATGCGTAATAATGATAGCATTCGTATCGGTATCAAAATCCACGCTGAAGAGGTGATCGATATTGTAAGCTTGCTTAGCCACTTCTTTCAGATGTGATTGCACAGTATATGGAATATACTTTTCTGCGACATCTCCAATAAGATCATTAACGAGTTTGGACTTAAACTCACGATCCTTCTTCACGGTAGGGTTTTCCTTAACTACCCCTGCTGACTCAAGGGTCATCATTAGTTTACCCTTGAGACTAACATCAAGCCATGTCATACACCCTCCTGCGCATCAATGAACTGGATAGATATGCATTTACTTGCAATAGTTGATACTTCTTTACCATTCGGCAATATAAATGGATGACACAACCATTTTTCAAGTTCGCATTGTAGGGTCTCATGTAATACTACCTTTCCGTTAATCAAATTTCTTGGAGTAACAAGACAGTCTAACGGTGCTCTTACATGACGGGTGGTAGGATCAGCATAATTGACTTTAAAGTCCTCGCCACCTTCTTCTTCATCGATATAAAATCCCACATGTTCAATGCTGAGTGTGCGAATGTCTGAACGATAGGAGACATCAAACTTCAGGTTCTTGCCGTATTGACGACAACCCAATAGATAAAGACAGTTCACTGCTGAATTAGCTACATCCCGACCAAGGTTGCATTCTTTAATCTGCTCCTGTATTTTCTCTAACTTAATAACATCGGTTTGTGATTCGATGCCAGCATCAAGATGGCGTCCGTTCGCAATATTAAATACAGCACGAGCAAGCTGTACTTCAGTAAACGTTAATTTAACATCTTTTAATTTATTGCTCATTATTTATCTCCTGGATTGCATTCATATCCCAAGGTGGAAAACAGTGGTTGTCGTTTAATTGAGATCTCGATCATGATCTTTCTTGCTGATGGCTTAACTGAAACTACTCCATCCTCAGACTCTAAAGTAAAAAACAATGAGCTAAGATTGATCGATGGATTAAGTATGGGTTTACCAAAATCAGGTAGATTTGAGAAGATAAAGAGATTATCGTCTAGTGTAATCTGATGACCTACTTTATCGAGAACAAAATCACCGTCGTCATTGTGACAGCTCAACTCAATGGATACTACAAATTTCACATTCTTGTCATTGACAAAGAAAGGTAAAGCGACACTCTTGATTCTGATGTTCCCACCAAACAACGCAAGCTTATCGTTCAACCAATCCACAATAATACCACGTAACACACTCGCTTGTTTAGCGTACTGTGGAAAATGGGTTGGGTTACGACTCATTTCAATAGTCATAATGATACCTCCTACTAGAACCCTTCAGTAATTCCAGTATAGAACTCAAAGTTAATCTTTCTTGCTACCGGATAGGTTTTAAATTCTTTATCCATGTAGAATCCTAACTGATCATCAAGTAAAGCTGCATCCATTTCAATGTGGTCATACTTAACACCTTTGACGTATTTGAACTTGATGAACTCATCCGCTTTGATTGGGATATTGATTTCATCGTATTCGAAATCGTAACCAAGTTGTTTCGGTTCTAATGTAACATTCATATGAACCACAATTTGACCTTCTTCGATGTAAATATTACCACCCATCGATAAGACCTTAACTGGATCACGGGAGTTACGACATGCTGCTTCAAGTCGATTAAGTAGCGATGCACTGAGTAACGATAAGTCAGCTTTGTGTGTAATACGAACACGCTTTCTCACTAACGTTTGATTATGTTCCATATCTCCTCCTATTAGAGATAAAGTTAAAATGTTTTAATTAAGTACTTAATGAGAACATCTTTATTCTCATAAGGATAATATACACTTGTAGCAATCCATATAAAAAGGCTTACTGCTATATAGGAATTTCTGATATACATAGGCAAATATTTATCTATATAGGAGGGAATTGTACTATGAGTAATATCTATGATAGTACTAAACCAATTACGTTGTTAGCGGCACAACGGGTTCAGATTGGGAAAGGGGTATTAAATAATACCAAGTTATTAAAACGTTACAGTAGACTGGACTTAATCGATGTCCATGATCATACGAAGAATGTCTTAATCCGTAAGTTACCAACGATTGTAAGAGCGAGATTTGAAGAGAACACACCACCATTCAAACTAGCCTTTACAAATAACGATAATGCATTACGCTGTCACTATATCTGGAATAATCGTGCTTTGGGTTATTTCGGTGTGTTACTAGATGATGATGGAAATTACATGGTCTCTTATGATACCCCAAATGTTACACCGGTTGAGATGTTCAGACCGGATGGGAGTTCTTATACGGTAAATAAGATTACCCCTGTAACAAATGGGTTTGATACGAACTCAATTCCTAATCTTCCTTTTGGTGTAACCAGTTTCTATTATGATTATACCGCTAAGTGGTTGGTTGCTATTACAAAACGAGAAGATAATAACCAGCTTGAACTTCGTATCCTATCGCTTAATAGTAACGATCAAGAAAGAACCCAACAAATCGAAAGACATCTTAATCAGTTGATCCAACCGACTGCTTCAGTGACGGATGGGGACGATAAACGTTATCTGATCGATGTGGAGTTTGCTGATATCTATTCAACTGTTATGCATTATAATCCTCCAGTTAATAATGCCGGGTTAAATACTTCTTGGAATGCAGGTATCTTTGATAAGATCGCCATGTACGATACTAGAGAAGAAGCCAAGACCAAAGACTAATCAAATGAGACTACTTCGGTAGTCTCCTATTTCTGTTGCTAATTTAAAATCGTTAATATAAAGCGCATAGAGCGATTATTTGGTATAGGGATGATAAATTATACCAACCTATAAATAAAATGCATTAGAGAGCTTTTTAGAGGCATTCCAGATGATATTTAAACCAAAAAGAAAAGCGGACAAAAGAGAGAGGATATCTTTCGATATCCTCCGTATATTAATACCTATTCAGCCTGATTAGATATAGGTGTCATCAAATTTGGCATCCTGATACGCTTTGGTATTTTGGATGTTCTTCATGTAGTCACCATAACTCTTTTGAGGTTGTTGTGGTTTCTGATAGTTACCACCTGAGTTGCTATTGTAACTTGGCTTGTTATCACGTTTCATTTCACTTGGTGGGTTTAATAACTCATGCTGGATCTGGAATCCACATTTTGCACCAATCGTACCTTTATCGATTAAAGGTTGATTCTCATAACCCATCATGTTGCTATAGAAATCCGCAAAGTCGACATCACCAATGAAATAACCATCCTGATGAACGTTACCGGCATTATCGAGATATTGTTTTAATTTCTCTTTGATGCTGTTTAACTGTTCTTCTGAATGAGAAGAGAGACTATAAACATGCGGGATGATTTTCTTACTTTGTTCATTCACAAAAATACGTAAGATCAGTTTACTCATGTAATCGTAGAAGTAAGTGGTAAAACCAAACTCCGCTTCTTTCATGGTAGCCGGATCAAAACCATTTTTACTTGGCATCACCTGACGCATTTGGAAAGCTTCACCGGTCGCTTTACTGGTTAAGTCTAAAACATTCACTTCAGCTGGTTCATAGTGAAGCTCATAACCATATCCACTTTGCGTAGTCGATAAACGGAAGTGATTAAATAAACGATCGATCACTAAGTAATCTACCTGGATGCGACCTTCTTCGACTTTCACTTGGTATTGGGCTTTCTTAGGATTCGTTTCATGTAAGATACGATCCGCTGCTTTCATCTTATACAACGTACCCTTCTCACCGTGGTTCACTATATCTAATAAATCCAAACGACCAAAGCGTTTCATTAAACCACCGACTCGACTGATGGTCTCAGTATCACGGATACGATGAGGCTTGACTAACACGAGTCCTTTTTCTTTGTTCTCTGACATATCCAAAACTCCTTAACTTAATTCTAACTAAGTATTCGATTCAAAAAAAAAAATAACAAGGGACAATAACACTTCATTACTTACTCCTGTATCGAATATGCGGACATAATCGAGAGATACAAACTACGTATCTCAGATTGATATAAGGTGACTTGATGATTTCCGTAAATGACCTTGACTCAAGGCTTACTTTACTTTGATACGTGATATCAGGTTTAAGTATCGGTTTTACGATTTAGGCGATGATAAGACCGCGATACTGACTCTTGCTGTACCTGTCTTGATCATGTCTAGTTTCTTGGCGGCACCCTGACTCACATCAAGGATACGACCATGTTTATAAGGGCCTCTGTCATTGACCTTCAAAACAGCACTTTTCCCATTGCTGAGATTGGTGACTTTAATTTTACTTCCAAGGGGTAATGTCTTATGCGCTGCCGTCATGGCATTCATATTAAACACATCCCCGTTTGCAGTTTTACGTCCATGGTGGAATCCACCGTAATAAGACGAGACACCCGTTAGACGGTGCGTGTCTGGATAGGCTTTTGCTTCACTTATTCCTGGTAAGAGAAATAAACTCAACAAGGCTGCATAAATGCACCCATTCGATTTCTTCATACTGGTATACTCCGAGTCTGGATACTTTCAATCTTGGTTTTGCTTTAAGCAGAGTTAAGAAAGTTTAATATCACTACAAGCGTACTAAAGTAAAAGAAGTTTAAAGTGGATCATTACATCCATCATCAAGTCATATAGCTTATACACTACACTAAGATAATATAGCATCGTAGCATCAGATAGCCGAGCGGTCTCACCCCGGCATGTGCAATCCCAACCCGCCATGCTCGCCGACCGCCGGCTCTCAATTATCTCTCTTATGTTTTCTTTTTCTCTTTTAAGAAAAAGCAATAAAACATTTCTCAGATAATCCAAATATATAAAATCATCAAAACGTTTACTCAATACGTTTTTGTTGATTTTATATATTTGATAGAGTAACCATTGATTTGGTAAATCCTAGAGTATACTAGGCGGTATATAAACCGCCATAGTAATCTTTCTTAAAACATGATTAAAAAGGATTTACTCAAATAAAGATCATTCCCTGGTAAGATACTTCTTACCAGACAGGAATGAGATAAGCAAGATGTTACTTTGTAACATCTTTCCTTTTTCCTAAAATTAAATTTATTTAATTTTTTTATAAAATAAAAATTCTTAAGGGGAAGGGTAGATAATTTATGTAGTGTAATGAAGATGAGTGTATACGAATCTGAATGAAACGGAATAAATTATCTGGGTTGGGGTTCCAATACAGAGAGGAGTGAATGAGTAATATACGGATTGAGTATAGTACGAATGAACGACATCCTTCCACCAAAAATTAAACTATAGTATATAAGGGGCGAAGCCCCTTATATATAGTGGAAAAATCGAACAGTAACATATACTACAAAAATATAATAATATATTACATTTAACATTACACTAAAGAGATAGAGATAATGGAGAGATGAGAATACCTTATCTCTCTTATTTTTGTTGTCATATAGAGATGATAAGAGATATACTGTATACGTATAGTACTAATAAGAGATGAGAGTACTAAGTAAAGATAAAGATTAATTAGAATACTGAATAAAGAATAGATACATTATACTCAGATAAAGAGAAAAGAGAGTATAAGTATAGAGAAATTCGTATTCGGGAATTTTTTGGAGAAAAAAGAAAGATGGCGTATTGGATTACAGAAGGACCGAATGGGATGGGAACGAATGCAAGTGGTAATGGCTATACGGTATTACCAGGTGGTACTATTATGCAGTGGGGGAGATTACCAGGGAACCATGATGGCGCATGGCATAACTTTCCTACGCCATTTCCTAACGTGTGCTTTAATGTGGTGGTCACACCTCATGCAAGTGCGATGAATAATGACTATGAGAACCCGCATATCGGTGAAATCAGACGAGATATGTTTTGGGCGAAAGCGAAATATGATTGGCAGTTAAATAATGCGACCTTTATCGCATTTGGTCGATAGGATAGAAGGATATCTTTAAGATGACGTATTGGATAGAAAATGCACCGGGGAATTTAGAACCTCGTACTGCAGAAAATGGATTTAGTATACTACCTGGTGGGATGATGATCCAATGGGGTGGTATACCAAATGAATATGGGGGTGGATGGCATAATTTCCATACACCATTCCCAAATGAATGTTTTATGGTGTTGGTAAACCAAGCGGATGTTTCAGGAGACTTTGAAAACGTACGGGTAGATCATATCGAAAGAACACGTTTTAGTGCTTGGGGTAAACACGCATGGCATGCTAACGGCGGTCAGTATATCGCCATAGGGAGATAACAGATGACTTATTGGATTACAGAAGCACCGGCTAATACAGAACCCCAAGATGGTGAGAATGGTCGAAGTGTATTACCAAATGGGGTGATCATCATGTGGGGCACAGCAACCAACGGTGGTGATAAGTGTCTATTTCATACCCCATTCCCGAATAACTGTTTTGCGGTAAACTATACAGGATCATCCGGTCAACGGGTGAACCCTAAGCTCGCGACTAAAGACCGATTTGGCTTTACCTTACATCACCGTGAGAGTAGTCGTGGTTGGCGGGGTGGTAGGGTTCGTCATAACAACGAGGTCGTCTGGGAGCATATCCGTTACGTTGCGGTGGGTAACTAAGGTTTTAGGAGATACATCTTTTTGGTGTATCTCTGCCTTATGTCCCTTCCAATGCCATGTGTCTATATTTAAAGAGATAAAATATGAGTTTTAGTAATTTAAAAGAGATCTTCGATCATTACTGTGAGACGGAGATCAATCGTAAGCTCCTTGAGAGCTTAACGAAATGGCGTAATCGTTTTTACAGCCGTAATAGTGAACATGTGGGATTTTTCTCTACCGCATCATTTGGGTTATATATCCCGAAATGGATGAGTAGTGATGATGATGTTTGGTTAAATGAGATACTAGGGATCGATGAAGATGAAGTCGCCGATTTCGTTTATGCGTTACCGACGATCAATAAAGACTTTAAAGTCAGTAGTAATATCTTAAGTATCGGGATGGTGTATCTGATGCACCGTGCTCATACGTCTAAAACCTTAAGTCAAAAAGAACGTGATGGATTAAAGCTTGTGATCATGGAGATCATGGTCGCGCGTTATTTGACCTCTGTAATGAATAATTACTTCTGTCGAGGCAAAACCTCACCTGAGATCAGTACCGAGGTCTATGAGCGTTTGACACGTCGATTTGATCTTAAAGTAGCGGGTAACTGGAAGAACTGGATCGAAATGAAATCTGAGTTATTTGTTATCGGTGATGATCAGCGTGCTGATGCGAAATATGCAAAGCAAGAAGTGTTTGATACCTTTGATGATGAGTTAGTCGTCCGTAAGCTTAATAGCGTGAAATCTCAGATAAACAAATCGATCGTCGAGATCAATGCGGTATTTAGACAGGTATTAGATGATCAGGAGAAAGTGATCTCCACTTCGGCATTAAGTATGAGTGTAGATGGATTATACCTTGGTGATCTGGTAAGACAACAAAGTCAGTTCTTACACTACCAAGATAAGATCTTTACCGATGAGAACAGTTTCATTAAAGAAGATCTCTTATACGTAATCGAATCTTCCATGCCTACATTGGTGAAAAGTACATTCCGTGAAACCTTAAGCTTTATGGTGCGTAATCAATTAACACCGAAATGGAAAAATAAAATCTTAGATGCCCGTCATGATGTCATGATCTATAGTCTGGCTTTAATCCAATCAGAAGGATTAAAAACCAATGATTTAGTTCAGATTGCACATCGCTTACGTCAAAACCTCCTATCTGGTAAAGCTAATGATAAGACGTTATTATCAGTACGTAAATTAGTCGATGGGTTTATTTATGAAGTAAAACCAAAACTTAAAGGTAAACTTGTTTCTTTAGAACGCTCAGCTGTGATGTTGTATATTATTCTCCGTACACTTGCAATGAACTATTATAAATCTTAAGAAATAAAAGTTTATTTTGTTTTGTACTATTATGTGGAAACGTGATAACTCCTATGGGTCATGATTAGATTGACTTTATCAACGCCCACAAGTTTTCTAAAAAGATCAGCTGGGAGTAAGTATTTTCTTACTCCCTTGCTCGATTATATGAAATGAATTTGATTGACAGATCAGTCAGGTATTCTTGATAAGAAATTAATGATTCAGTTAAGCTATCTATAATGGGTTCTGCATTGGAATCCTCCTTATGAAAGTTGAAGTTGAAAATAGAAAGGCCTGATTACCTAGTAAGTACAACGAAAGTGGTTTGTGCTCTGTTTCTCACGTTTTCTTAAGACGTTGTAGACTTTTCTGTCAATCGCCCTCTTTGGTTATAGGGATAAGATTTTTTGGTTCGGTTGCACGCGGATCTTTTGCATCCTAGCATAGAACGGTTCTCTTTGTTATTAATAATACGTCTTTCCCTATAACCAAACCCTCTTCGTTCTGAATGGCATATGGGTTTGCTAGCATCTTCCCTTTTACAGTATCTCAGCCTAATGATGGTACCATGTTTCATGGTGTTTCCTTTATCTCCATAAGTCCTCTGGCTTGAGTAGCTGTTCAGAACGAAACCTAAGTCTACCCTGGTGATTATTATCGAGCATGTACCATCATTATTTTGTTCATCTTGTATCGCTACTTTTACCTTCTTCGGTCTACAAGGATGAACTTTGCGCTCCGTATGGTCATGCGATATTCATCAACCTCACCAGGGTGACGCCTTATCCTATAATAACAATACTACTTGATTAACATTCAAATTCCCTGGGCATCTTTATGATGCCCTTTCTTTTTGTCGCCATTTTTTTTTTGATTTAAATTCTTACTAAGGTAAAAGATAAAATGTCCTAAAGACGGTTATTAGGATAAGAGCTGGTTTCGAATGAAACTTTTATTTGTAAACTAAGTGAAAATGATGAAATGATTCCTGTCTAATAGTTACATTATACTATAGCCGTGTTTAATCCGTCTTAATCACGCAGTGTAGCGTTATTTCATTATAACCTATACGATTCATCGTCTTAACTGAGATCGTCGTCCTATGCTTGTTATATTGCGTTCTCTGATATCGAGTAACGAGGTCACGGCCGTGAAAGTATTCGAAGTTTATCTCAAGATATATAGTGATCTTCATTTAAACGATGAGACAACAAAAATAGAGGCATCCCTAGGGATGCCTCTGATTCTGTCCGTTATATTGCTATAACGTATCACTAAGCTTAGCCAGCTGCTACACCCATGGTAGTAGAGCGTTCTTGTTGCGCTTTATCAGTCGCAAAGTTAGCTTTCATCTTAGTGGTATGCTCAGTACGAGCCATTTTGTAGTTTTGTTGCATGATACCAGTGCTATCAGCTGAAGCTAAATCGTCGTAAACTTTGATTTCGCCTGCTTTCACGATATCTTCATAGGTGTCACCTAAGTATGCACGACGGTCTACTGAAGCCATGCCGCGGATTTCAAGAGATTGCAAGATGTTATTTGCAAGTACTTTTGTACCACTGTTAATTTCTTGGATACAAGTAAATTTAACAGTTACCTCAACTGTCTCACGACCTGAAGTTTTATCCATTTCACCCACACGATCACCAGCGTTATCTGGCATCATGTTAGTACACAACCATGCATTGACTGCATAGGTACAAGTTGGATCTGGCTCGATGTAGATACAAGTAGCTGCGATGTTTTCAGGCATTAAGCTGTAAGCATTGAATGCAGCTGATTTACGGTTGTTAGTTTCAGTGATGTATTTTTGAGTCGTTACAACACCAGGGATTTGAGTAATTGGATCACCCATACCCATAACAATCCAAGTTTCGAAGAATAAACTAATACCACGACCGATTACATCATCCCAAGTATGAGTTGGTTCTGATTTTTCACGGGTAGTACGAGAGAATACATCGAATACTTCATTTGCACCTACGTTAGTTTGAACGTATTCAGCTTTGATAGAAGAATCCAAACCAGAGATTTTCTTAGATTTGTTTTCCATCAATGCTTTAAACGCACGAACCATTGATTTACCGTTATCGTTACCGATGTATTTGAAGAACAATGGTACTTCTAATACAAAGCAGAGAACGTTATTACGGGTGTATGGTGTATTGGCATTCAATACACGGAAGTCGGTACTAAGACCATTCTGACCATCCACGTCAAGACGTGCAACAACATCAGAAACACCATTAGCAAGACCAACTTTATTTTTAAGAACTGAGTCTTTTGCGATGAGAACTCGTCCATTACGTAAAGTACCACTAGGCATTTGTCAAGTCCTCCATGCGTTTTGCAACCACGAATGATTTATTCAAGGTACGCATATTTGGACCGTAAAGATCTACTTTACATGTCCAGCTGTAGCCTTGAGCTTGGTCTTTCGTGTCTTTGTAAGTTTGTGGAACAACCACAACACGGTCATCATAACGACCACGTACACGGTCACGGATCATGGTGTCAGATAACTCCATGAAATCTTCATCAGTCAGTTTACTGTTACCGGTTAACTCCGCCCATACTTGGAAACAAATATAGTCGATATCGCAGATGATTTGCATTGTGATATCAGAAGTTAAGATAGAGGTATCGTTTTTGTAAACTGTTTTCAGACCAGGGCAGAATACTACACGGTCAGATTTGTTGATGAAGTATGATACACCGTTATCCCAAGAACGAATGCGAGATTCAACTGGGATATAAGCATTAGTTACTTCTTTACCTTCCAATACGTGGTTGTATGGAGGTGCATCATAACCATAACCTGCAAGCATACCACCAGGTTGACCCATGTATTGCGCACGCATACGTGCTACTTCATACGTCATAGGAACGTATTTTTTATAACGTGGGTTATTGATTAGTTTCATCGCTTGTGGGATGATTACTGCACGCATTGCACCTGTACCGAATAGTTCAGATTCTACGTAGTTACGTGCTTTAGAAACAAGGTTTGCACCGATTGATTCTTCTGCATCCACAGCTGGTGCTTGGTTAGGGTTGTTGATGAAGTCACAAGTACTCATCGTTAAGTTAGCTTCTTGACGTACACCAAGTACTTTGTAAAGACTGACTTTAGTTTCAGTAGAATAACCCACGTCGTATACTTGACGGAATGGATATTTACCTTGGTCTCTCCAAGTAGTAGGGTGTAATTCGTTACCGGTTGCCATGGTATCAAAGATTTCTTTAACTAATGCGTCAAAGTTTTTATTGTTCATAGTACCATCGCCACCACCAGTTAACCAGAAGGTTTTACCGCTGTCCATAGAGATCGCATCATTACTATCTAATTCACGTTGTACGTAAATTGCATTGTAAGGACGGTTGGTGTGGTCACGACCAGTAAAGAAGTTGATAAGATGTTTACCATCTTCAACACCTTCAGTAGTGCTTAACGCAGTATTGTTGGTTTGCGCTTCAACTTTATACATTTCACCTAGAACTTCTTCTAAGTTTTCACGATATAAATGGAAGCTACCGATATCACCGTAAGTTGCTGGTTTACCGCCACGAGTATCGAAGTCTTGATAACTATCTAAGAAAATTTCTTCGAAGTCGATAGATGCATTACCTGCATTGATATCGAATGCACCTTCTTTGAATGAACAAAGAACAGCGTTACCACCTGTTTGAGTTTTAACAACAACACCATCAGCACGTTCATTTTGACGTGTTAATACTTGGATGTTGTAAAGGTAAGCTTTTTGATCTAACAATGTGCTTACTTGCGCATTAGTCAAGCCACCGCGTTTGTTAGGTGCACTGAAACGAAGACCGATGTTGTTACCAGATTTACCTTTCCATTGTGCTTTGAATTCAAAGATTGGAGAGATTTTAGATTGGCTGGTTGCATCATCACGTACTTGTAATGTACCAGTACGAGTTTCTAATGTGCCAAGTTTACCATCTGATGGCATCGCGATAACGCGCCATCTTGCAAGGATACCTTCGATTGGTTCTTCAGTACTTAATACGATTTTGTTATTTGCATCGACTTCGTGTTCACCAGAAACAGTACGAACTGTTTTACGGAACTGAGGTGATTTAACCCATTCGATTGCTAAACAAATACGTGCTTCTGCTGGCATGTCTTTTGGATGAAGACGTTGTACCATCATTGGGTTGCCGTATTCTTTGAATAGGTTAGCAAAAGGCGTTGCTAAAGTACCATAAGGACTCTTTTCATCAAAGATCTCTTCCCCGAACAAAGCGACTGCAGAAGAAGCAGAGCTGATTACTGCATTGAATGGACCTTTACTTGCATAAGTAAATACCACAGGTAAATGCATCGGGATCTCTGGTGCAACGTAAGGAACAGCACGGATGGATTCATCCTTCGTACCCGGATACCAAATCAGCGGGGTACTATTGTGCGGCTCAAATGTAGCCATAACCATAGAGAAACTCCTCTTTATTTATTGGTTACTAATATATTAGTTTTATTATCTCACCCAGTACTAGATGGAGATAACCGTTATTGCTCTTGAGCTATCAAAGTAAAATAAAGTAGGGTGACTAGAATTCCTACAGTTCCCACTATTAATAAACTCCTTAATTAAGAAATTTATGTCGTTTTATACCCCAGACATAAGGGGTCTACCCTCGGTCTTTCGCTTATGAAATGGCTTAAGATCTAGGGTGGGTCGATTTTACGACATATGATACGAACTCTGTAGACTTTTACACCTAGACGTAGGCAGTTAAAAATATGGAGTGATGAATTATAAACCACATTTAGCTAAATGAGTATATAAAAGATGAACATGAAAAGTCCTTATGAGACCATGGTTCTGCGTCGATCTAACATCAGTAAACTCGAGCAGAAATTAAAAGAGATGGTGATCACTAAGCAAGTGAAGTCGATTGACCAAGAAGGGAAATATGATTTCGACACTTATCGTATTTTAGGTGTAGCCGGTGACGTAGAACTGCCTTATTTCTACCAACCCATCATCATCGAATTACCAGAACAAAAACCAACGATTATTGTTGACTTCCGTTCTTATGCCGGTATTAAATTAGAAAATGATATCATCCATCGTAACAAAACCAATGAAAGTACTAACTTCATTATGGTTTATGCAATAGCTATGGGTGAATGGATGAAAGATGCGGATTCATTAATCTTAACGCAAGACTTACCAATCAATACCTATGGTGCATTAGTTGCTGAAACCGTAGCACGTCGCTTAGGTTTAGATCCGGAATCAACTTTACGTCTAATGGCAGCATTCCAATTGTTCTATGCAACCCGTACTGTAAAAGATATCCAAAATATCAAACCAGAAGAACTTGCTTCTATTGCAACCATTCTTTCTCGTAAGATGAAAGTGGATATTGGTACGCATATGCAAATCGTTGAAATGTTAGATGCATCTGATCTGAAAGATATTGATTCATTCATGAAGAAAATTCGTGAGTTAGCCTGGTCACCACGCCTATCTAAATTAAGCGTAGGTGATTTAACAATCATGCTTGCAGGTGGTTGGATTTCTCAAGGTAACCCAAAAGAAACCATGGCGGTAGCAATTGAATATCCACCGGCATGGCTTGCGATTAACTTTACTTGTGCGAAGAATAAGTTCTATCAAAAATTACCATTAGGTCAAATCATGAAACGTTTAGATCGGAATGGTGCGTTAGGAACATTCGTAAGTAGTAATACCGCGAAATACTTCGGTCCAGTATACGAATAATTTTATTTAATAAGGAAAACAGAAAACATGGCTGTGATTAGTCCTTATTATCAAGAATATCTTATCCAACATGCGGCTAAACTTGTTTGGTGCAGTCCTTATGAAGATGAGCAATATATCATCGAGGCTGCCCAGCTTACTGATGCAAATGGGGATATTATTGATACCATGGTGTTTGAGCGTTTATTATCGCTCCCAAATAACACCGACCGTTTCCACATGTATATGATTGGTGGGAACTATCCGGATGAGTTTAACTTATCCCTTTATAAAGAAAGATGGATACCGATTACAGAATGGTGCTTAGAAGCTGACTTCCTTGTTCGTATTTATAATGATGCGGGTATTTTAGTTCCACTTTGTAATGTCTTCTATTTCTTAGAAGATGATGGTACGATTTTATTTGCGATCCGTGAAGATGGTGATCTAGGAATTAAGTTTGGTGTAGAACCAATTTACTTCCATTTCAGAAGTAGTCATTTCTGGAAAATGAATAACCAGACTGAACGCACCAAACGGGTTTACGTGGATAGTCGTATCTATAAGAAAGGAACAGATTTAAGTGATATGGTCAACGCTTATAACGATCGTTATGAGAAAGATTATCATAACCCACTTATTTTTACGAACGGTAGACTATCCAATAAAATCATGGGTAACAACTACGGTGACTACGTTGAAATGTCAGATGATGGTTCCGTGACCCATGTTGAATATCATTCAGTAAAATCATTACGTTCATTCCACTCTGATTTGGATAAATGTAATAAGTATTTACTGATGTTAAAACACGTACAAGATAAAAGAAAGATCCACTATCGTGATGATATCGAGATCTTCCCAGTCTACGTACCAAGACTTCAGATTGTTAATTACATGAAGATGTATCCAGAAGCCACGTTGGCGGATGCAATCGAACATGCTGAGTTTGAAATGGGTAACTACTATCATCGTAATCGTGAAGACAGTTTACGTATGGTGACTCATCAAGCTTATTCATTGCCAGTTGATTATCTTCTTTCTTCGTTAACTTCAATGCAAGAGAAGATTGATATTGATAACTGGTATTTGAAAGTTGTGGTACATGAATCAGGATTGGATCGTAATCTGATTGCTGAACGCCATCGTGTCATGGAGTTATATCAGCTTGATTACGAAAAACGTTTAGATGCGATGACAGATACTGCATCAAATATCGATGTATGGAAAGCCAGTGAACTTGAGAAATCAGATTACAACTATCTGATGCGTTGTTTTAGACACGAGCTTACGGCTGAACGTGTTTTAGATGCTTATGGTTATGACCAAGCTTCATTAGCACTCGCTAACCCTAACGTGTCAATCACCAAAGATCCAAATAAAAACTACTTCATTATTCCGGTTGGTTTAATGGATAGCTGTACGATTTATGAGTATGATAGAGACGGACTACTTTTAGGTTGGTACTATAGTACCGATACCATGAAGTATTATCCAGTTAACGAAGGAACCATTTACATTGAAGCGATTTCAGGTAAAGGTTCTCATGAGATTTCATTATATAAAGATGTTGGTATTGGTGACAAGATCAACGTCACAACTAATGCGATCTCTAACTATCGTTTATATCGTATCACTAAAGTACCCGGTTTAAATAACGTGATCACCTACCAAGGTGGTTATCGCGATGTAACCAATGTTGCAACCAACTTCGTACAACGTGACGATGGTTTCTCCTTTACTAATGGCGATCCAGCAAACGTTCGTTATGATGTTGTTGGTGATGATAAGTTCCTTTGTCGTGATTTGATCTTAGTACCTGCTTCAGATGGTGTAGTGGACTTTACTTTAGTCTATGGTGAGAACAACGAGATCTTAGATATTGCTCCTGCTAAAATTGCAGTGTGGTTAAATGGAAGAGCGTTAATTGAGAATATCGATTACCGTGTAGACTTCCCTCGTGTGATCATTTTCTCAAAACAATACCTCAAAGGCATGACAGAGCAAAATGAACTTCATATCACCTATCGTGCATTAGGCTTTAGCCGTGATGGTAAATCAACGGATAAACCACGTGAAACGGGTTATGTGATTGATGGTAAGCTCTCAGTCGATTATCATTATGACTTACATCAAAACCGTATTTCTCGTGTCACAATTGGCGGTGGGGTTTATAACCCACATCTCTTGAAGTTCGATGATCAATATGGTGAAGCGAAAGTGAAAGTACCAGACGGTACACCATACTCGATTGATGACCATTATATCGCATTACGTGGTTATGCGGGATATCGTCAGATCTATCGTTTCCAAGAATCCGATAGACAAAATAATATTGATATCATCAATTATCTCTCAACCCGACTACAACGTGAGAAATTACCAAAACATGTTGTGGTAAATGGGAAATACGAATTATACTCACCTTTCATGTCTGCAATCATTACGCATGTGTTAGCCAACGAACGCAAATACATCGAGTTCGACTATCACAACAAAGCGAAGGTTGCACGATTGATTAGTAAGTTTAAGTTCTTATTAAATAGTGATCCATGTGTTAAAGGTTACGATGAAGACTTTGCTATCGTTGACCCAAGACCATTTGACCAAGCTCAACCGACTGTAGTACATCATCGTATCTACGCTTTATTTGAGCACATCAATCAAACTTACTTAAATAACAAGGTAAGATTGAATGGTTGGTTTAAGGTAACACGTACTCGTCGAAACGTAACAGAATAAAAGGATAAGATAAGATGGAGTTAAATGAACTCAATCAAGCTACTCCAGACGTCACGTCGATTGACCGTAATGAAAAGCGCGGCTGGCGTCAATGGAATATGAATCAGATCTATATGGGTCAAGATTCAAAAGGATTATACGTACCAAACGTAGGTGATATCGTTGAAGATATCCGTGGTGGTATTATCCGTTTTAAAGAAGTGGTGAGTGTGGATGAGTCTACACTTATCCCAACTTTTGCAAACCTAACTTTCGCAAAAGAAGATGAAGGTGAGCTTAATCAATTTAGAGGGGTAGGTCCAGGTTATCAATCTGAAACTTGGCGTATCTTCTACGATAAGAGTGTGATTCCGCACACTTTAATGGTTGATGTGAACTTACACCAATACGGTACGGATACGGCTTATATGAAGTTATTCAAAGGTCGTGATACTTCCTCAACCGGTAAAGTGATTTCTCAGTATCGTAATAGTAACTTAGATAACTATTCTGAGAACGTACCACTTGTAACTATCGGTAGTCGTTTTGATGATAGTAATGCAATCAAACGTCCACTCGTTTGTCATACGACTGAACACCTTGAAATTGGTGAAGTAATTACAGCAGTAACTTACTCTGCTTCAGGTAAAGCATGCAGTGAAAATACCTTTATTGTAGCCAATGCAGCGAACGTACGTAGTTTAGATGCAGCAACTGCATACGTAACAGGTATCGAGTTAATCAGTCCGTTTATTTCATCATCTGATGACCGTTTAGTAGAATTCCCATCTAACATCCAACGTGATGGCTTATTTACGATGGCGAAAGTTTACTATAGTGATGGCAGTGACCGTGTCTTATCAATCGATGGTGGACGTTTCTCTATCTTAGGTTTAGATCACTATATCTCAACCTTACGTGGTGAAACGAACTCATTTGGTTTACGTTATCAGTTAGCAGATAATGAACTTGCATGGAATGCCTCAATTGGTGCAGATCGTCATATCACTGAAATCTATCGCTACCGTACATTAGAAGTAGATGGTAGTTACTCAGTGAACTTAGTGGCTATCCCGCGTTGGGCGGATGCGACAGCAGGATACGAATTAGAATACTGGTTGTTCAACCTTGATCGTGATATCGTGTTAAATGTCACTGATTATATTGAACCAGGTGCAAACACTGAAATGTTTAATGGTAAGAAATTTGGTACTGTGCAGCATATCTCAGTGGCACTCGAGTTATCTAAACTAAATATCGGTTTAAATAGCTATCGTCATGTTCAGAACTTCCAAATCGGTTTATCCGGTAATCCATTGAACTATGATGTTCCTTACTTGATTCAATACCATGTATCACAAACCCCTGGTTATGGTGCGAATACTAAACTTAAAATGTCACGCCGTGAACGTGCTGATGAGATTGGTATTAACTTAAATGGTTATCTTGACTTCCGTTCATTAGATCTCTTCTTAGAAGGGACTTACTATCAAACTAAACCATTGTTTGATGAGAACGTAGAAGCTAAGGCACCAGTACCAACACACTTCAGTGTGACCACACCAGATGGTACATCAATGGAATTTGAAATCGAGAAATGGAACCAAGAAGTGGGTATTCCAAACAACCCTCAATTCCCAATGGTGGAAGGTAGTACATTAACAATCGAATGGTTACGTAAATTATCACCAACTGAAACGCAACATCTTTCAGTGACACCGATGATCTTACGTTACTAATAAGGTAATAATAACATGATACTTTATCAAGAAGACTGGTTGCGTTATCCTGGTGCGATAGCGGATTTCCAGACAACGAACACCTCGTTCATTCGATTCTGTAATCTACTGAAAAAGCAAGGGGTAAAGAACTGCTTGTTCCCACTAGCACTTTTTGATAAACGTCTCGTAGGGGTCGATCCATTCGACCCCAAATTACCTGCTGAACTTTGCACAGCTGTTATCATTGAGTGTAAACGAAATCCTTGGTATTGGTTACGCGAAGTGGCAAGACTTCCTGCAACTGGTACTGACGGTATCCGAGTACAAGCCAACCGTTCTATTATCGCCATGTGGTGGTGTTTACTGAATTGTTTCTCAACCTACGCTATCCAACCACGTCAGACAGGTAAATCTGTTGGCGCGGACTTGTTCCACGTGTATAATGTGATGGTGTATGGATATAAGACGCAAGGTCTACTTATTACTAAAGATAGACCCTTGGTGGTTAAGAATACGGAACGTCTTAAAGCGATCCGTGGAATGTTACCTTCTTACATGTGGATTAAAACACGTAAGGATAAAGATATCGAGGATTATATCAACTATGCTCAGGAGATGAACACCCTCAACTTAATCCCTGCCCAGAATGACCCGCAATCAGCGATCAACGCAGCTCGTGGTTATACAATCGAACGACTCCACGTGGATGAGATTGCTTTCGTAAAATACAACTGGGTGATGTTACCTGCTGTATCCTCAGCGATGGACGCGGCAATCAACAATGCGAAAGCAGCCGGTATGCTTTACGGAAGACTTTACACGACAACTGCAGGTGACTTATCTACTAAACAAGGTAAGTATGCTTACGATTTATTTGTGAGTGGCTGTCCTTGGTCGGAAGGACTTTACGATAAACAGAACCACGAGGAAGCACTGAAATTTATCAACTTCCAAACAGGGTTACCTGTTCCATTAGTGAGTATGCAGTTCTCACATCGAATGCTCGGTATTTCAGATGAAGAGTTCTATGCTCGTATCATGTCTGCACCATCAACAGATGAAGATATCAATAAAGACTACTTCTTAATCTGGGGTAAAGGTGGTAAAGATAACATCATCCCTAAAGCGATCTTAGCGGATATGGATAAATCCATCCGTATGGCAAAATACAATGAGATGACTTCAACAGGCTACGTAATCCGTTGGTATATCGATCAAGAAGAGATTCCTCAATATATGGCAACGCATAAGTGTATCCTAGGTGTCGATACCTCAGAACAGATCGGTCGAGACAGTACTGCGTTAGTGTTGATTAATGTAACTGACTTATCGATTGTAGCGACTGTATCTATTCGTCAAGGTTCAATCTTAACCTCAGCGAAATGGTTAGCCGAGTTCATGAGTAAGTATGAGAATGTTACGCTCATCATCGAGAAGAAATCCTCGGCGCAAACATTTATCGATACAATCTTGTTGACCTTCACACATGCGGGTATCAATCCATTTAAACGTATCTTCAATCGTATCATCGATAACAAGTTACTGAAACCGGATCTTTACATGTTACTTCAACGTAACAGAATGCCATCTAAAGACGATATCGAACAATGTCGCCAGTACTTTGGTTTTAACACCTCTGAGAAAACCCGTACTCACTTATATTCAAAAGTATTAGATGAGGCAGCAAAACAATCCCGTCATGTGATGCGTGATCAGTTCTTAGTGAACCAATTAGCGCAACTCAAAGTGGATGATTCAGGACGTGTTGACCACAGTGCGGATGGACACGATGACTCATGTATCGCCTGGTTACTGGCTAACTGGTTACTTCGTTATGGTAAGAATATCGATTTCTATGGAATCGACTCAAGACGTGCCATGATTAATGTGACTCAGGATGGCAAACAACTTTGTGAAGATGATTTCGTTGAATTAGAGCGTATAGAGAAGCTTAAACAAGAAGCTGATGAATTAGTCGAGGAATTCTCCAAAACCTCTCATGCAGCGCTTAGAATGCGAATCAGCCAACGTTTAAATGTAATCAATAAACAACTGGATGGTTATGGTATCGAAACAAGAACCGTTGATTCATTTGTTCGTAAAGAAGAAGACGATAAACGTATTGATGTACGCAAACGCCGCTTTGGTATGATGACAGGTGTAGTCCGCTCTCCATATGGAAGCCGTTAACTATTTTATGTATAAATTGCATTATACAACGTTCAGTTTATTGATGAGACATTGAACACCTTTTTGTAAATTTTGTTAGTTGTTACAAAGTGAGGCATCGTCAAGATGCCTCTACTTCTGTCCGAAAAAAAAAGAAATGGACAAAATAAGAGGTTACCGAAGTAACCTCTTTAATATCACCAGATCATTTTACCCCAGGTAATCATGATACTACTACTATTGTTAATGAATTCGAAATCGTACCCTGCTTGTCTAAGGTACCACTGAATGTTCGGGTCAGTGATACGACAAGGCATCATATCGGTACCTCTATAAGTATTGGTTAATTCCGCCTCTACGATAATAACACTATCATAGGTTGGCACACTCTTGCGTATTTTATCCGCGATGAAACGTAAAGCATGTTCAACTCGACGTTTTGCCTGTGGTTTAATTACATCGCAACGTCTCGGTAGGACGGTTTCTAATTCATCCGCCCCTGTTATTTTTAATCCATAATTATCCATTGTTCACCTCTTTAATGATAAATAAATGTTTTTACTTCACCACCGGTAAGTTCATCGTGCTCCATCGCAATTCTTACTAACTCTTCTGGTGTTTGTTTACATGCTACTTCTGCAACCGAAATACGATAGATGATTTCATCTGTAAATCGTTGTGCACCTGAACCCATGATGATAGCAAGTTTATCATCGTTAGGGTAGTAGCACTCATCACGACAGTCTTCTTTAGCGCTATTGATACCCCAAGTATAACAACCTTTCTTGGTGATAAACATGAGTTCCACTAAAGCACCAAATGCTTGTTCATAGGTAATAGTACCATTTTCTGCATCGTGAATCATTCTGGCATTATAACGATACCAGAATTCATTAAGGCATTCAGTTGTACCATCAATCCAGTTCTTAAAGTCAGCGAAAGCTAGCATGTTTCCCACACCAGCGATAGCAACCACTTCATTATCGATATCATCTTCATGTAAACAAAATCGTTGTTCTTTATTTAGGACAATAAATTTTCCATCCTGATGGAGGTTCATCACCCCACCTTTAATGAGATCTAAAGAACGTAATAGAATGCCACGATCTACTTCATCTGTTTCTGGATTATTAAGTAGTCCATTGATGATATCACCAGAAGCATCAAGATTCTCCTGATTTAAAACGAGTTTAGTATCGGTAGCAAGTGTACCGTTTTTATAAACAACTGTAGTCACGTTAAACCCCCTATTAGATTCTTACAGTGACAGTTAATATAATGTAGTAGTGGCGGTCTTCCACACCAACCACTACTATTCCTATGGGTGTTTACCACCCGTATAATTGTCGAAATACATTATCGACAAGTTTGTACTCACACCAACAATATTGGCGATCGAACTCCGAAAAGTCATCTCGGCATAATGCGTCAATGCATTTCTCGGTATTCTTGAACCAGCTTGAATAGAAATCGTCTGGCCCAAGAGCTCGAATAAATGTTACGAGTACAAATGCTCGATTGAAATCGATCATAGTTAACTCCTTAACGGAATGTTAATAACAAGAGGGTTACCTAATGGTAACCCTCCCCCTATGTCATAACTCCAATCACACGCACAGTTTTCTTTTGTGAGATAGCGAGATCTACGCTTATTATCTCAAAATAATAATATATACTTATAAATTTGATAGAACAACAAAAATAAGAGGCTACCGAAGTAGCCTCATCATTTTAATTTAATAAGCTTAAGCTTTTACTGAAGTACGAACAGGACCTGTCGTCATATTCTCAGTCATCTTCTGCTTTGGATTAGCAGGAGAGTTCTGATTACGTTCAGCTTCCTCACGCTGTCTTGGTGTCATATTACTATCACCACTTACAGCACCACCATTGGCTTGGATTGCTTGTAACACCTGAACTAACGTATCGTTATTGATACCCTGAAGTTCTACTTGTTGTTTAAGTAGATCTGTCATGAGTTTATTGCCCTCTACAGAGCCCTCTACGAAGGCTTGTTTAAGACTGCTTACGATATTATCAGATGGACTCGAAATCGCAGGAGCGCTTGATGTAGGCGCCATACTGAACGTATCTGTTCCAGTTGGTTGAGTTGTACCATCACCCGTTGGCATGCTACCATCTACAGAAGGCGTTGCACTACCTGTAGCATCAGGTGTACCCATTTGTGAACGTAATACATTTAACTCAGGTGCAATACTACTTCCCATACTTGGTAGAGCAGAAGTATCATTACCTAACTGTTGTGCGACATCCGCAGCAGGATTTGCCGGTGCGAGTTGTGTACTACCTTGACCTGTTACAGCTGCTAAAGCAGACTCACTACTATTACCACCTTTCTCAACGCTTGGACCACGTGTATCGGCTCGGGCATCATTTCCGCTGTTATAAACATTCATATCCCCTTTATATTCAGGAATATCATAAACAGGTTGAACGCCCGTTGGTAAGATATAACCTACCACGTCATTGGTTGGGAATCCTGATACTTTAACCATGTTACCTTGGTTACCACCAAGTACGGCTAACTTACCTGATTTCATCCCGACAACGAAACCAACGTGACCACCACCTGTTTTCCATCTGAATACAACAAGTGCACCATAAACAGGTTTATTGAAACGTTGGCCACCTTTCCAATCTAACCAAGATTGAGATGAAGCACTATTGGTACCACGCATACCTGCTTGAGTAATAACCCAGTTAGCAAATGCACTACACCAAGGTAATTCATCCGTTACCCCTTTCATGTTACAAGTCGCAAAGTATTCAAGAATACGTGGGTTATGAGTAGAACCAGATTGTTCTTTCACACCAATCTCTTTACTTGCAATTTGAATCCATTTATATTCAGTAGGAGAAACACTCGTACTATTAATGGGGCCACCCAATGAAGTTGGGATTGCTTGGTTAATTTGTTGAGTTTGACCAGGTTGAGTTAATAATGGCGCATAACTTGGACCGTTACCACCTGTACTGTTTACATTCTCATACTGAGCAGGGTTAAAGACTTTACCACCTAAGATACTATCTTCATACTGAGCTGGATTGAAATTAGCTGAAGCAGTCTTCGTACCGACTGCAGGGATTTGCATATTCAATACTGAACTTGCGATATTAGCACCAGTTTGAGCACCTGCGATACCTGGAACATTGTTGGTTACTGTTGCACCAGTATCACCTTTATTAATGGTGATTGTTCCATCCTCAGAAGTATCACCTGTGATACCTGCACCTTGACCATACTTACTCATATTAGCAAGATGTTTCTTATATGCAGACATCCGTTTACCCATGCCTTCACCGATGTTTGTACTACCTACGATACCGGCAACCATGCCATTGAAATCTTTACGATACAATCCACGGTCTTTCGCATAAGCATGAGCTACAGCCACAGCAATCTTCGGATCATTCATCAAATCAGGATTTGCAATCACTTCAGGATGACCTGCAAGTCTTGCATATTTGACGTAGTTGTCTTTACCTGTAATCTGAACTAATCCACGACCACGGTACATGTAACCTTCAGTTGGTCCATTGCCCATTCTACCACCGTAGAATAAGTTACCTAAGATTTGCTGACGGTTAGGATCTTTCTCAATCGCAGCAATTTGAGCATCAGTCATACTAGAGAGTTTATTGCGTACTGAGACGTAACCTTGCCAACCTTCTGCACCTCGTTTGATTTTCAGTAAGTTCTCCGTAGAGTACTTCATGTTTTCAGACTGAGGTTTGAGTTGAGACTCTGCATCCATCATGCCTAAGTACATGGCGATATGGTTATCATCAATCCCATCAGCACGAGCCAATTTAACGTACTCATCGATGATCTCTTGTTGAGACGCTGAAGGTGGTTTATAACCACTGTCTTGATACGTACCTGCCATATCAGCATAAGAAGGCGTAGAAACACCACCATCTTCTAAAGGCGCACCATTATTGGTATAACCTTCAACACTGTCATTTCTTACGGCAGTATTATCAGCAGCCACAATCGAAGCATCGATATATTGACCACCACCACTTCCGGTATCTTGTTGGAAGGCAGCTTTCACTTCTTCACGGCGTTTTTCTTCATCAGCCATGTATTTTTGCCATTTCTCTTGAAGGGCTTTCTTCTTCTCTTCAGATAAAGGCATTTCATAAGGCTTAGATTCTTTCTCTGCTTTGATGTTCTCATAGAACTCTTTCATCGCATCAGGGCTATTATTGATTGCCACACCTGCAAAGATGATACGACCTGTATCGTTAACTTTATCAGATTCATTTTTGATAATGTCAACAACTGGTTTACTCATTAAGAAGTTAGCTAGTGGCATCTGTTCTGCTACTGCAATCTTATCAAGGTCTTTTGCATTCTTACCGCGGAAATCTTTAATATCTCTCCACGCAGTTGCAAGTAAACCAAAATAGATCGCACAGAAACGATGTTTAAACCATTCTACCCAAATCTTAAAGTTGTTTTCATCTTGTTCTTTGAAACCAAATTTCACGGCAAATAAAGACCAGACTTTCTTAAGTCCATCTTCACCAGAAGACCAAGTTACACTACCCTGAGCACCGTCACGAGATTCAGAACGCATGTGGTTTTCTCGAACTTCTTTTTCGAGTTCAAGAATAACTTCCATGTGGTTACGACTAAAGTAATCAGTCGTATTATAAAGTAAACCGTAAGCAATGAAACGCATCGCTTGTAAATTACTTACACGGTTATCTTTCAATCCGTATTGTTCAACTGCTTCGATATATGGTACTTCAATTTCTGCACCATCACCGACTTTAATCTTAACCTTCGTATCCGCATTACCGGCTACCACGACGTTGTCTTTATCCTGACCATTAACCGTGATGTTACCACTTTGTACATCCGCTTTATATTGTTCACGTTGAGCAATAAGTTTATCGCGATTTGCAAAGAGATCTTCATAAAGGAAACCGTTTCCAGTTCCATCTTTCTTGTTATCATCAAGATCCTCAACGATATCTTTCTCATCCTCACGGAAAGCTTCCGTTACACGAACAGCATAATAACGAACTTGATCGTAGCCCACACCACCCTCTTCATAGTCACTGAATGGCAATGAAGTATAGCTATAGATATCAGGCACACCAGGATTTTTATCCTTGTCTAAGAATGACATGCGAACGAATGATGGTTTATAGCCATCTTCTAATCCTTCTAGATTATAAAGCTCACGTCCATTGTCCCCTTTGAACCATTGCTTAATGTTACTCCACGTTCCGTGTTCAGCTTGCGTCATCATGGCAAATAATGCTTCTTTGTGACGTTTATAAACTGGATAGAAACGTTCTTTATACCACATGGTAAAACGTGGTAACTGTTCATTTTGCATTTGTTCTTGGGTCAACGCACCTTGTGCTTCTTCATTCCAGAAGAATGCCGCCCATTTATTCATGTCGATTTCTTTCTCTTTGAGATAACCTGTTTGCGGATCAACTAAGAGTTCTTTATCCATCTCTTTTTCAAAAGCAAGGATAACGTTAGAACGGCCGACATCATTGTTAGGGTGGATACCATAACTCGCTAAACGATACTCATCCATTTCTTGGAAGTTATCACGATAGTACTGCCAAAGTTTATAACCGAACCAACCTACCGCCGCAATACCAAGTAATGCCCAACCTGTTGGTGTACCAAGGATAGCCGCACCAGCACGTAATGCACTATTTGCTACAAACTTACCAGCCGCTAAACCAGCACGTCCTACAAGTTTACCACCTGCATGAACGACTTTACCTGCTGCTGCACCAAGACCTGTACCTTTACCTGTTAGTGCACCTTTAATAAAGCCACCAACACCACCAACGACTTTAAGCACACCATTTAACGCACCACCAATCCACTGGAATGGTTTAAGTAAGATACTACCAATCGCTGCAGGCGCACCTTTAATCGCTGCGAGGATCATCGGAATGAACATGCCAAGTTTAGATAAGAATCCTTGGTTTGCATCTTCCTGTGATCCCTTACGACCAAAGAGTTTACTCATTGCACCACGTCTTGAATCTTTATTACCGTATTGCATAACACGGTCCATCCAAGAACCTTTACGACGTTTACCTGTAAAGCGGTCAATAATCCCAGTACCGAAACCTTTAAGACCATCTAAGGATAATCTTGATTTACGTTTCTCCGCTCTCTCAGCACGTACTCTTTCTCGTTCTTCTTTCTTCGCTTTCGCTCTTTCAGCTTTTTCTTTTAGGTAATCCTGAATGCCATCTTTAACGTTAAATCCTTCACCCATTTTTCTGGCTTTATCCGCCATCCAACCAGCAAAGTTTTTCGCATTACCAAAACGTTTCTTAATTGACTCGGCTCGTTTCTTCGCATCCTTAACGATATCACCGGTTGTTGCTTGACTGATACTATCAGAAGCAATATCTTTCATGTGATGATCAGGCTGACCACCAAACTTCCAGACTAATAATTCATAGATCCGTTTCGTCCATTTAGTATTAAAAGTGATACCTTCACCCCAACCACCAAATACACCACCGAATAAACTTTTGAATTTATTACCAAGTGAACCTAAGAAATCAATTCCACCCTTAAGCATTTGCTTACCGAACTGGAATGGTTTCACGATAACATTGCTAATAAGATTATCGAGTACATCTTTATAAGGCTTACCGTCTTTATCAAATAAACCTTGATTGCGCATCTCAGATAGCGATAAGATTACATTTCCGTCACGGTCGACGACATCATTAACAATATCGCGAACTTGTCTTAATGGTTTTCCATTGCAGAAATAAACACCATTGATTAATTGGTTAGCGGTAATACGTGGCGAACGTTCATCTCCAACGTAAACATCTTTAACCAACGCATCCGTAATACGATTAAGGACTCTACGACCGAAATCTTTAGCGCGGTTTAATTGTGAGCTGATATTCAAGTTAGATGAGATCTGGTTGATCTTATCTTGCATCCAAGAACGGATATTGGCGCCAAGACCTCTGATCTTATTGATGTCAAACTTGTTACCTGCTTTATCGACAGCATTTTGTAGTTCTTCTACAGTCGCAACGATAGTAGGTTTACCGTCCTCACCCATCTTACAGAGGTGACCTTTAAGTTCACTAAAACTGCGAACCACTTTACCGTTGATATCGCAGTATTTACCTAAAGCTAAATCACGCGCTTTAACTAATGGCTCTTTAAGATTATCAGGTGAATATAAATCGAATTTAAGTAAGACGCTTTCTTTTACTTCACTTCCTTTATTAAATAAAGGATTAAGCACTTTACTTCTTACTGCACCGACGAAACGATTCGTGGTGTCTTTTGCTTTCTGATAAAGATCCATGGCTTTACGTTGAATAAAGTCACGACCATCTTGAGTGTAACGTCTTAATTTCTTCCAGTTGATAAGACTGTCCGTCATCTCAGAAGAATTAATATCACGACCTTTATCGTCACTGATACTTCCACTACCCACACCCATATCAATGATATTACGATTGATGCGAGCAAGACTATTTAAAATAGCCGAAGTTTGGATATTAATCGAAGCATCTAAAGTCTGCCAGCTAACGCTCTCAGTATCTTCGCTCTTATTCGTTGCTTGGTCGCCTTGAGCGCGCGTACGCAAGGCACTAACATCTTGAGCAATTTGTTCAAGGTAACGAGTATTGTCGCGAATGGCAGATAAATAATCAGCATTAGGACTAATAGGACTACTAGTACCAGTAACTCCAGATATATACGGAGCTGATGTACTACGTCTTTCATTTGTTGTTCCTTTTGTTCTTCTTCTAAATCCACCAGTTGGAATTGCACCTTGGGTAGATACATCTTCTTTAATGTATTGGTTATAATCACCACTTAGAAGAATATCGTAAAGTTTATCAGTATCAATCGAATGCGAATCTTTTCCATCGCCCGCAACGATACCCATGGCTTTCAGTGTATCGGTATTGACTAAACCTTGACGGGCTAGATCTTTAACATGATCAACAAAGTTAGGGATGTCACCACGTAAACGATCAAATCTACGATATAAGTATAAGTTGTTATCAGATGACTCTTTATCATCTAATGCAATCTTACCTTTATCGTTGAATTTAACTTGACTACTGATACCGTTTCGAAGTTGACTTAGACCACGTGAGGATAAACCTTTCACTAATTTATCATCGTCTTTCATGAAACGATGGAGATCCATGCCTTCTCCGTTACGGATACTTTCAACTAGGTTTTTACGAAGTTGGGTTTTATCTTCACTGGTAAGATCTTTACCACCTAGTTTCTCAACGAAGTTATCAAGGTTACCGTTTAAGACATCGCTATTACGTTTAAATAGCGTATCAGCTAAATCTTTGGTGTGACGACTACTACTTACGAAGGTATCGCGTTCATTACTAAAGAGTAAAAGATCAGGCATGCGACCTGTACGAATCCCTTCGCTACTTTGTAAGATACGTGCTAAATAACCCGGAATAATTTCCGTGATTGATTTATGCGCATAGTTATCAAAGGCTCTTGGATCGTGTAAGTTCTTAGAAGTATGCCAGTTAATTGCACCGACTTTCGTATCACGCTGTACGATCTGATCTAAATCGGCTGCATCTCTAAACCAGTTTAATCCCTTACCGACTAATCCAAGTTTACCATCTTCATCTGGTTTGATGCCATTACGATAGAAGTTGTTTAGTATATCACCAATCGCTTCGTTAACGTTACCTGCTTTCGCAGCGGCACCAGAGATGGTTTTATTCTTCATCGCAAGGGTGCCAAGACGCATCCCCATACTACCGAAGAACTTACTGCCTATGCCTTCACCGATACTCTGCATGAGTTGCTGACGTATCAGTTCTTTCTGGTCACCAGAAACCGCACCACCTGTAAGGGCTGTCATCTCTCGTTCCATTTCCATGGCTTGACCTTGCATATCCATGATGGTAGTTAAACCACCCATCAGTTCTTGCAATGGGTCAACAAGCATGTCATTGGCTTTATTAGAAAGATGTTTGATCGTCTTACCGATTAGCTTATTACCACGTAACTTATCGCGTAAGGTATTTTGACTCCAGCCAAAGAAACGTCTTAATGAAATATCTTTTAAAACTTCTTTATCGGTTTGTTTTGCTAAGTCAGGTAAAGCCGTATTCTTAACGATTGATTGTAGTTGGTTTAGTGCGTTTTGACTAAACTCACTAAATCCTTTTAATAAGGTTGCTTGTACGTTGTATTGGCGTAGAGAAACACGAAGCATCTCTTTTTGCCAACCAAGGTTAATCCCTTCCTGATAGTTCACTAATCGGGTTAATTGATTAACGACCTGATTAGTACTATTTAATTGATCAGTCTGGGTTTTAGCTTGAGCGACTTGCATGACTTGTTGTTCTTGTCTTGCTTGTCCCTCAGCTTGTTGTTGCTGTTGGAATACACCTAAGATTGTCTTCTCAATCCCAAGGTTTGCGATCTCTTCCTGTGAAGGACCTTTACTTCCACCGCCTTCTTCTTTTAGCTTACTTTCCAGCCACTTGTTCATTCCTTCTGGAATGGCATTGCCAAGGGTACGACGGAATGCTTCTGCACTTCGTTTAAACTCTTTTATTGAAGGTGCAAGTTTTTGCATGGTCTTATCGTATTCATTCTGAACCGAATAAACCGTATCACCAATCAGATCTGCAGTATCTCTGAATTCTCTTGGTGCTGCATTCTTCAATAAGAGTCGCATGGAATTTTCACTAAAGACGGCTTTCTTCACCCCTTCTGCTACATTCGCAGCATCTTTTACGATGGGGCTTCTATCATCTTTGATTTTCTCAGTCGGTTCGAAGCTTAGATCAAATTCACTTAGATCTAAATCATCATCCCCGAAATCCAAATCAAGATCGTCTTTTTTGGCCATAACAAAACTCCTTTATTAAGGCTTATTTATATAACGAATAAGTTAACATTTTACCGTATTTGCTTAGGCAAAATGTCGAAAACATAGCCTGCAACCTATGTCCACATATTAGGCAACTAGTATCTGACACTAAACTTTTTAACGTTAAAAAATTTAAAACACTTAGATGTAAAAGGAATAAAAGGTGAGTTATGACAACACCCATTAAACCTTTTGATGTCCAACTATTAATCCCGACAAAAGAACGACTTGCTCGTGTTCCTCGTATTACCTCGACGGAGATATATGATGGCACTAGTGAAGACTTCAATCCTGGAGGACTTTATAGCCAAATCTTATTTGGTCAAGTAGGCTCCCAGAATCGTGATTATACGTTTGGCTATATCAAACTTAACACGGAGTTGATTCATCCGACAGTTAGACGTTGGATCAGACAACTCAAGCGTTATTATGAGAGCATCTGGCGTGGTGAAGCATTTGCAACTTGGAATCCTAAGACAGGGGAATTCGATTCTGCTGACCTTGGCGATGATGGTGCAGATACAGGCTACCACTTTTTTATCTCTCATATTAACGAGCTGAAGTTTAAACGCAATACTTCAGCAAGACGTAATCAAATGATCGATGCGTATGAAAAATACCGTGGTCAATTAACTTTAGTAAACCATCTTGTATTACCAGCAGGTCTACGTGATTTACAGGTAGCACAAAATGGTCGTACCACGGAAGATGAATCCAATGACTACTATCGTCGTTTACTTCGTCTTGCTAATAGTTTAGAGAACAGTCCACTCCAAGGTGCAGAGATTAATAACGTTCGTCTTAATATGCAGATGATCGTTGATGACCTTTATGATTACTTCCTTTCGTTATTAGATGGGAAGAAAGGTTTCTTACAATCACGCTTTGGTGCACGTAATCTATTCCTAGGTACACGTAACGTCATTTCATCCATGGATATGGGCGCAGATATCTTAGGCGATCCCTCAGCCCCAACGGTAGATACAATTCTCATTGGTTTATTCCAATGCTTAAAAGGAAGTATTCCGCACATCGTCTATCTCATGAGAAACGATCGTCTCTATATGACCTCATTCCCATCAAGAGATGGTGATGCTTATCTTGTTCACCCAACTCGTTTAACTCGTACGAATGTCCAGTTAGATGATATCGCAATCGATAGATGGGTAACAATAGAAGGTAATGAAGCGACTATCGATGCATTCAGTAAAGATAGTTTCAAAACAAGGCCGATCATGATCAACGGTCATTACCTTGGGTTGATCTATCAAGATGATCAGAAATACCAAATCCTATCTGATATCACTGAATTACCAAATGGATGGGATAAAGATAAAGTAAGACCAATCACTTATATCGAATGGTTATACCTAATCAGCCATAAAGCACTTAATGAGAAGAAAGTCGAAATGACCCGTTATCCTGTAACAGGAGATGGTTCTTCTTATATTGGTGACGTTTACGTCAAAACCACAACACCATCAATCCGTCTTGAGAAATATGAAGATGGACAACCAACAGGTGAGTTTGCACTTGAATACCCCGTCTTAAATGGAAGCTTCTTCCAGACAATGTCCCCACACGGATCTCGCCTACCGGAACTCGGAGCCGACTTCGATGGGGACAAGATGAGTGCTAACTTCATCCACAGTAAAGATGCAATCGAAGAGATTAATAGAAATGCTGGTAAACGTATCTCCGTGATTCGTGCTACTGGTAAACTGGCTTATGATATCGAAAATGATATCGTAACTCGAGCATCTTTAGGTTTAACCGCACCACCACGTGGTTACCGTTCAAAACGAGGTGAGTAATGGAAAATATAGATAAAGACCAACTGATCTTGTCATTAGAGGCAAGATACCCACAGGTCTATCGTCAGCAAGGTATCCGTTACTTTGTTAAGATGGAAGATCCAAAGGTTAATCGTGTAGCAGACCTACAGGAGATCGATCTTTCCATCCTGCATTATTTCTATCCGAACATGAAAGAGAGTTTTGGTATCTCACCAGAATCCCCTTTTGTGAAGAATAGAAAGAAAGCACAGGTTTCCTTCCACCATACAGATTACGCAGGGGCAATTGCAGGGCCATATAAAAAGAAAATCTTTAATTATCGACTTGCAATTAAAGCCTACCACAAAAAGAACCCTGGTATCTTCTGGGCAAGAAATGAACGTAAGTTCTTTTCCTTCAGAGAAAGACGCCCATGGAATATGATTGTGGACTACTCATTGATGGGTAGACGATTTGAGTTTCGTTATAACCCAAGACGTCATCTGTTTGAGTTCGAAGCGAAATATAAGGGATATTTAAATGGGATTAGTTATTATACTAAACAAACTAATCGTCATCAATTGATGATGTTCCATGTCCCTGAACAATTACCAAAAGTCCCAGAGTTAAAACGTGCTGCTATCGAAATGAAACGATCTTATTTCAAGATCTTTGATAGTTATGAAAAATTAGCACTGCTTGATTTTTGGAAATGGTTAGATCCTTATACAAGATCAAAATCCTTCTTTGCTCAATATATTCAAGAAAAAGATTTAGATCGAATCGATTTACTTTGTTTATATGGCAATACAGTCGTCCTACTTAATCTAGGATTGCTGGATAGATGGGTAACCGGAAAAGAGTCGTTAGGTGAAGATGAGGAAGATAATGAATCGCCAGAGGATTTAATCGAAGGTGAAGAGTTAAATATTACTCAATCAACCGCAAGACGTTTCCAAAAGCGTTTCCTCCGTTTCTTAGCAAAAATTGTTGAGAAGGATAAACTTGCTAATAGTTTCATTCCACATCCATTAGAGATCGATGAGAAAGAAACCAAGGATATCCAAGTTATCTATGATAGCAACACGGAAGAAACATTAAAAGATGATGACTTCCAAGATCCGGAAGTCCTAGAAGATAAAGGTGATGATACAGTTCTGATCCCACCTGATATCGTAGAGGAGAAACAGTCTGAATCTACGCAAACAAGAACAGAAGCAGAAATTAAAAGCGTTATTAGCGTCAACCAACAGCCGCACGCTGGAGGAACACCAAGCGAAGCTCAGACAATTGTCAAAGCTAACCTCAGTGACCTTAATACCGCTACTTCTGCTCTTAGCCCTACTCATCCTGATCCTATTCAACAGCCTGCAGTAATTAAAGAAAACTACACGCCTGTTGAAGTCAACCAGTTAATGGGTATCCAAACTCAGATCCCCGAGAAGGAACTCATCACTAAACCGGTTTCATCATTAGTTGATGTAGGTGCTAAGAAACAAGTCACCCAGTATACAGAAGAACTTGGTTTAACCAAGAAACAAAATGATTTCTGGGAAAAGGCAGCTGAAACGTATAAAACATTGAAATCACCTGTTAAGGGTAAAACCTTAGGTGAGTTTATCAATGAGAAAAGAGATATCACTTTAAACCAAGAGGATGCAGAAATTCCTGATATCCCAATGGTGACCGATAAGTCTTTACTTAAATCAACGATCATGAACATGCAACGTGATTATATTAAGAAGGATTTAAAACGTGATATCGCCCGTAATATTATTGCGATGCAAAAGACGGGTGTATTAGTGAGCAACTATGAGGTTGAAGATACTTCAAACCTTGCTTCTGATACAGAGACCCATGTAATTCAATTCACACCAGTAGGAGGCTCACCTTCTACAGTAAGATTGAAATTACCGAAAGTCCATGAAGACGGTACAATCCGACAAGGTGGCGTAAGAACCTATCTTCGTTCTCAACGTCGTGACCGTGTTATCCGTAAGATCGACAGCGATCGTGTTGCATTAACAACTTACTACGGAAAACTTTTCTTAAATCGTTCAGATAAAAAGAAATACAACTTAGACAACTGGGTACTCTCTCAAGTTGATCGTCTAATTAGTGAAGGGACCTACACCGATATCCAATACGGTGCAGTAAGAAGTGATATTAAGGATCTTCCTCGTATCATCCAAGCACTGATGTCTCGCTATCGTGGTTTCCACCATAAGAAACTTTTCTATACGATCGACTTTACGAAGATCACCCAGGATAAGAATGGTATCTTATCATTTGGTAAACATGTTCAGTATAATCCGAAAGATGATACATGGTTGGTGAAAAACAAACCAACTGATGTGAATGAAGTCTTCTCGATGGATTTACTTGAAGCACCAGATGAATACGCCGAAGTAAAAATCTTAGGTGTCTTGATGCCAGTCGGTTTCATCCTAGCACGTGAACTCGGTTTCGCACGTCTAGTTGAAATGTTAAGATTGCCTGTAGAGAAATATGAAGCAGGTAAACAAATCGAACGTAACAGTAAGCAATTGATTATTCGATTTGCTGATGAGAAATGGGTATTTGATAAATCAATCATGTCCACCCGTGATAAACTTATTATCGCTGGGATGAACTACTATGCACGTTATTTAAAACAATACAGTGCACTCGATTTTGATACGAAAGAAGTATACGGTGCTATCTTACATGAAGATGGCGTAGCGGTGAGATATGAACGTGAGTTAGATCTTATCCAAGACCTCTTTATCGATGATAGTTCTCGTGAGATGCTTGAATACATGAAAGAACCTACTGAAATGGTGCCCCTCTATATCCGAGCAGTAGAACTTCTTTCAACTTCTCATTACGTCGATGAGATCAATATGGATGACATGGTAATTAAAGGATACGAACGTATTGCGGGTGCAGTATACTCTACCTTTGTAAACCACATGCGTCTATTTAAATCTAAGCCTATCACAACCAAACGTCGCTTTGATATGCCACCAAATGATGTCATGATCATGCTTTCTAAAGATCCATCTATGGAGATCATCGATGATATCAACCCGATCCAAAATGTGAAGGAAAAAGAAAACGTCACATTTACCGGTGAAGGTGGTCGCTCTAAACGATCCATGGTAAAACGTACTCGTACGTATAGTGATACGGATATGGGTGTGATCTCAGAAGCCACCGTGGACAGCTCTGATGTAGGGATTACAACATTCCTTGCAGCTAACCCTCGATTCGACACGAAATTGGGTACTGCTGGTAAACATAAACCAGGACAAGATCTAGATGCTTCACAGCTCTTCTCTACGCCTGTTTTACTTGCACCATTTAGTACTCACGACGATCTTCTGGTTGTCGTTAAACCTTTCTAACTCAGGGAAACTATCTAATCTTCTCTTTTACTAAGCTTATTCTAGTAATAGGTAAGTGGCTAAGCTAATCACTTAGGTATAGTAACAAGAAAGAGAAGTATATAACCAGGATACAATCCTGATCCAAGCTTCCTACTTTATCGTTCGTATAAAGGGAAGAAGGAGCAGAGACTATCGAAAGTATAGTTTAGAAACATCTAAATGAATAAACGAGTAGAGTAGGGAACGTATAATGATACAAGTACCGAAACGGAAGGATCTAGAAATATCTAGATAAGATATAGTCCACTTGAATACTTGTCCTATAGGAATAAGAAAAATACTTAATATAAAAATTGACAACATAAACCCAGGGAAGCCCTATCACTTCCCATCGTAATATTTAAATGTGTAACCAGGTTGATATACCTTCTTACCAGCATCTGGATCGATTAATCTCCAGTGTAATGTGGTCGTTAGAATATTGGCAAATTGCGCCGCCAGACTTGCCGAGACAAAATGATGTTGCTTACCTGTCACCACATCAGTGATTGTAACAGGTTGGTACTGACTTGTCTCCTTGAGATCAAGATAAGGATCTTTGATTTCACGCCAAGGTGTTCCATCATCTGGCTTGATCTGAATAAGATCTTCGGTTAGTAATTGTCGATCATCATTTAAATAACTACTCATCATAGCAGGCGAGTAAGAGTGCGCGATACATGCATCCTTAGATGTTTTAAAATGAAGTATCTCCCCAGTTAAAGCATTCCTGGTTACCACGGGCAACTCTACACCATATTTATCGGTTATCTCACTGATATCTGGAAATACGGTATTCTCATCGCCGAACATGTACTGGTAGCCATCTGGATATATGCGTTTACCTTCATGCTTGCAACGAGACGAAATGCTAGAATAATGTAGACCTAGCACGTATGCAGCGTAGCCAAGACAATAGAAAACCCTCTTTTCTTTAGTCTTAGGGTTATAAACAACAACGGATACTGCACTATTATCACGTAGACCTAATCTAAACGAGCGGAGTACATTCTCAGATGGGGTAACCCATTCAAGATTATCAAGCTTATTGTTAAAACGGTCTCCGTCGATATGATCCACCTGCATCTTACTCTTATCGGTTCCATCGTTGATGAACATGAGAGCGAGTAGTCGGTGAGTCGGAAAAGTTATATTCTTTCCGGATTCATGTGAGATGACAGTTGATCTATATCTAACGGTTGGGTCAAGCTCCCTTACAGGAAGAACTTTCTTTCTGAGAAAAGAATACAGCCGACCTTCTTTATTAAGCGCATATCTTGTTGTACCTGGTATATGATAGAAACCAGGAACAGTACTGACTTCTACCAAGTCCTTGCTGTTAAACGTATTAAGTAATTTTTTCATATCAGATTCCTTTTAAATCATCAGTTAAGTAATTAATATTACACATTATTAGCTGGTTCTGAGGGCAATATTCACAAACAGAAAAGATCGACGTTTACTGGGATTCAAAGCTCTCACCGTATTCCGATTCGGGGTGCAATGCCACCTTGCGTAAGAACGGGATATGAAAATGTCCTTGCTCATCGTGTCGATGAGAAGTTTGCTTACGTAGCAAAAGGTGACGGGGTTATCAAAGAGAAAGGACCGAAATACGTTCTGGTTTCTTATAACCGAGATGACCTCGGTGAAGAGATGGTAGAGATTGGTGTTACAATCGCTTCATCAAAAGGAAGTTACTTCCGCCATGATATCAAGTGTGATCGTGAGGTAGGATATAAATTCAAGAAGGGTGAGGTATTGGTATTTAACCAAGCCTTCTTCCAACGTGATGTCCTTTGTCCTACTCAAGTGATCTTGTGCGATAAGACGTATGCACGAGTCATGTTAGTAGAATCAAATGATACTTTTGAAGACTCTTCAGCTGTATCGATGGATTTTGCTAAACAACTTAAGTCATCCGTCGTAAAAGAACGAGTTATCGTTGTCAATGCAACTGATAACTTACGTAACATGGTTAAGCTTAATGATGAAGTGGATATCGATGATAGTTTAGTATTGATCGAAGACCAAGCCTTTAGTGATGCGGGGTATTTCAGTGGAAGTAGTTTAGATATCTTAAAACGACTTTCTCAGATTTCACCTAAAGCAAAATATAAAGGTAAAGTCGTGAAGATTGATTGTTTCTATTATTGTGATGAAGATGATCTTTCTCCATCTATTAAAGAGGTGGTGAACCAGATCATGAAATATCGTTTCAGTGGAACAAAGATGAAGCTATCTGATAAACGTCATATGACAGGACGGATCGATGAGCCATTAAAATTGAAATCACAAGAAGTCCTAGAAGGTCAAGTAGGTATCCGTATCTACATCGAAACTGACCTAGGGTTTTCGAGTGGTGACAAGCTCGTGGTTAAATTATTAGCCCCAGTTACTGTAGTAGCTGGAAACCTCCATTAATTGACGGGGAAGTCCTAAAGCTTGGATCACTAAGTCATTCTGGTAACAGAGGTGATGGCCAAGGGTAATGCCTTGGGTAAAGTAAAAGAATTCAAGATGAACAATGGATAATCCGCAGCTGAAACTCCCACCGGGAGGAGAGTTCAACGACTATTGGGGTTACGCTCATTACAGCCAAGTGGTACGTATTACTTTGAGCAAGTAAGTAAATCGTTTAAATGGAAATAGGAGGGTGCGAAGATATTCGTACTGATATAGTCTAGTATCCAATCGAAAGGTTGGGAAGTTCATAAGAGAACTGCGTAGATTAACGACCTACGTGAATGCAACGTTGTAATCAGCTTAAATCTGTTACAGGTCGTGTGTTTACCGGTAAGAATGAAACCGAGTCAGGATTACCGATTCACGCTATGTTTGGTTATGCTTCTATCTCGGATCGTATTGTGGGTTCCCCAGAGTTAATCGGAACTACTGCTACACTCTTGCAGTTGGTGACACAACGAGCGTTAGATGCGTACGATAACAAATAACACTTAGAACAAGTTGTTGAAAGACATAGGGGAGGGTTCAACCCTCCCCGCTTTTATGTCGACACTTAGCCGGTCTCTTAAGAGACCACATTCGAATGTAGTAAAAACATTAATCTTAACTGATCAATAAGGTTATAAAACAATGGTAAACAAATTAGAATCCACACGTTACACACTCGCTAACATTATTGAGTTAGTGACGGCTGTAATGTATAAGGTAGAAGGGAATGGTGTAAAGTTACCTGAACCTGCTCCAAATTCAGACGGATGCCCAGATGGTGATTACACTGAACGTTGTATCCAAGAAACAGTTGCACTTGCGATCAAGAATAATCTTGATGTGTGCCCAGTAGAGGAGAACGCGTAAGATGTTAACAAGTTACTCAAAACAGTTAGCAGACGATTTAACCGAAGAGTTCTCTCGTCAAGGTACAGCAGTCGTATTTAACCAAGCGGGTACGTTCCAAGATTTATTGGGTCGCACGATGCCAGGTCTTATCGAAGAAAACGGTGTTGCGGTTTCATTAGATGCAAATCAACTAAAAGACTATCAGCGTCAATCTGGTCACGGTCAACAATTAGAAGCGATGGCCGAAATCTACGCTAAACCGTTATTACAGCGTTTAGACGTATTACGTAACCAAGCGTTACCTTTCATCGATCGTGTAGCAGCAGGTATCCGTGCTCAATACAATGAAGGTTTCTATAAAGTATCTGATATTCAAGAAATTGAATTCGCTGATATCTACAAAACCAAAACTTTCTTAGATTACATCCAACGTCATGCACCATTGGCTAACTCACAAATTCAAAATGTGACTATCCAATCTGGTTTCATGGATCGTAATGAAGATGACATTATTGGTTTGTTAAAATCTGGTAATACTTCATTAGATGATGCATTAGTAGATATGATCGCCCGTCATCCATCTAACTGGTTAACTGACGTATATACTCGTTATCTTGTAAATGGTAATATCGTACCAACTGGTTTACGCGCACCGCATCAAAGTGAATTAGTTGATGAAATCGTTGTACTATATTTCATCCATGCTTCATTATTAGCAAACGATGTTATCGATGGCACTGTAAATATCCCATTAGTACAATATCGCAATTACTTATCTGAAACTTTTGCTCAGTTAGGTGGTTTATTAAATCGTTACGTAAACCAAATCAACTTAGTTGATCAAGGTGGTCAGGTAGTGGCTTTCAAAGATGAAAACACTAACGTGATCTACGTATACAAAACCAACTATGAAAAATACCTTGAACAAGGTGGTAATGCAGATGCGGTATTAGGTGCAGTAGCATTAGGTTCAGTAGGTAACATCAATGACTTACTTGAAAACACTGAGCGATATGCCAATGAATTCAACCGTGCCTACAACGAACAAATCAATGCAGTAAAAGCGGCTTTCCGTTCAAACTACATCCGTTTGTTCCCACAGGTGTTCATTGAAGAGTTGAAGAAAGAACCTTCTGATTTCGTGGCTTTATTTGTACAACCTGGTACAGTGATTCCTGAAACAGGGTTCTCTTATAGTGATCTCTCTGGTCGTATTTTAAACTCACTTGCTCCAACGCAAGGTTACGACAATATCTATGATTTCACCAAAGCATTGATTTTAGATATCGGTTTATCCCATTACAGCTTAGGTGCATTCTATCGCAAAGTAGAACAACAAATGAAAGCAACCGGTGAAGAAGATCCACAAGTTGCAACCTTCGCTGTAGCAGTAGATGAGTTAGTGAAAGAAATCTTAGCTAACGCAACAGTGAGAACTAAACTAGGGCTATAATTATGGCTAGTTTAAGAAAGTGTAATTGGGCTGGTCAGGTGGTAACACTTGACCATTTCATTCATAATACCACCATTGCACTTGAGTCAGCTATTGAACTTGATACTGACGTTTCAAATGAAGGTGTAAGCGATGCATTAAAAACCTTCGCTCAGAAAACCGTCGCATTACTGAAACGATTCCTTGAGAATATTAAGCAAACAATCAAAGCACTTTTTGCCAAACTGGGTGTTGGTGTGACGATCAAAGATCTCATGGATCTACTTGGTGATATCCGTAAGTCACGTGAAATCAACTTCTCTTTCCTTGAGCTTAAAAAACTCACTAAACTTGGTTGGAACGTTGAAGTCACCACGACTGATGGTAAGAAGGCTGAATATACGGCAAAAGATTTGCGAAATGGTTATGATGCTTATGCAACCGCAACTTTACGTATGATCGATTTCTTAAGACATTCAAGAAACATCGAGCTAATGACTGATAAAGGTGTTGCTCAAATGATGTCTTCTGCTATGGATGATACTTATATGCTGTTTGGTTCTAAACCAACTCGATTTGTGTATCACAATAATGAGTTTGGTATCATCCACGATGAGATCGCAGAAAGTAAAACACTGATGCCATTTGCTTACCAAGCTCACATCGCTGAAGACGATATTAATTACTTAATTGAAATCATGAAGCGTTATGAGATCACAGGTCCATCGAGTAAGTTCATTGAAAGAAATATTGATCTATCATTAAAATGTCTTTCTGATATTGAAGATTGGATTGGCGAGAGCTTCTTGAATCGTGATTATCTGCGTAATATGAAACGTTTGATCTCTGATGTATTTAAAGTTACGATCAGTGATGTGAGCGTCAGTCTTGTTCGTGGTATTCATGGTGTCTACCGTGTTTACTCACAAGCCGTAAGACGTCTCAAGTACAGTGATAAAACAGAATAAAAATAGAGGAGATATCTATCTATGAATTATAACGATATCACCGATGATATCTCCCTATCATCGGTTTTAACTCGTGATCCTAAATATATCTTAGGGTTACTAGAAGAAACAAAAGACGATCGAATCATCGTTAAAAAACCGCTTGATGTTATCTATCCGGAAAACTATCTAACGAAGAAACTCGCCAAACTCGACCAAGACTTAACCGTACTTGGTATCGTAGCGTTAGTGGACCCGCAAACGAATAAATATGCTGTATTGTCCATTCCAGGTATGATCACAATTCCGATCACTGAGATGAAACAATTCACTTATCAAGAAGATGTTTACCGTGTCCTTTCGTTAGATGCGTATGATACATTAGTCCTGAATACTAACATCGTTAAAGATGAAACATTGGACTACTACATGTATAACTATTTCGTTGAGTTAGCGCGCATTCCGTGGTATCTCAACTACTTGGATATTTTAAATATCTACAGTAAAGATAGTTATTACATTGGTCAGAACTTGATCGATATTCCTCAGGTACTTGAGATGTTACTGGCTAACATTGCACGTGACCCGAAGAATGACAAGTTCATGTATCGTGATAAATTAAAATCCATCGATGATATCAAAACCAATCCACCATCTTGGGTACCACTTCGAAATGTATCTTTAGGTAGTGTGGATACCTATAGTAAGTTAATGGGTTCTTATTTCGAGGAAGGACTCACTTCTGCACTCGCAGATAAGTCTAAGAAAATGACTCGTATTGAAAAAGTATTGAGAAGTTAAGGATAGAGAGATGACCGAATATGAATCGCTCGTAGAGAGCCTCAGAATCGCTTATGGAGACGAGTTCTCCAAAATGGCGACCATCATCAAGGGTAATGAAAATACCCCGCTCTATCATATCTCCTTTGACGATAAGATCAAATCCTTCGTCCCTCGTTTCTCGACTAAATTAGTCAATGGTGAATCAAGAGCGATCCCCCGTACCTCTACCTCATCAAGTATACTAGGCTGTATGCTTGGTTTTGGTGATATCGGACGTGGGTATCTCAATAATGCTTTTGACAGTAAAAGAGATAATACTCTCTACATCTATAAGATGGAGTATGGTCTCGCCGTTAAACCATCAAAAGACCTTGTACCTGATGTAGATTATACGGATGAGCATTGGTTGATTGCAGCCAGTGTCAATACCCGTGAATATAAAGGTCAGATTACTGGTAGAGGATTCCTATCTAATATCGGTATCGATCTTTTACGTAATGGGTGTATCTATAACTATACTTGGTATTTCAGTTTAGATGAGAAAACGAAGTTCATTAAAGGACTTGATTTAGAACCAGGTTGTTATCGTATTAACTTACTGGATATCGGTGGGTATGATTTTATCCCGAAAGTCGGTGATAATATCAAAGTGGAAAAGATAACGAAAGATGAGTTCCTCTTCCATGAAGGAAGACGAATCGAATCGATCTCTAATAAACGCCTTTATTAAAGAATAAGAAAGTAGGAAATACTCATGAGTCAAATTAAACTCAACTCAGAAGTACTACTTGGTGTGAATAAAGCAGGTACATTGAAACCTGATGCACAAGGCTGGTATGATGTGATTTTGGGTGCATTAGAATACCCAAATAGCTATGGTGCCGTCTATAAGCAAGATCCAGTTCAACAACTCTTAAATGGTGACAGTATTTTTGCTCGCCGTTTACGTAAAGGTTGTTTGATTGGTGAATTAGGCCACCCAATGCCTGAACCTGGTCAGACTCAAGAGCAGTACGTAGCACGTGTGATGCGTATCGATGAAAAATTCGAATCGCACACAATCAAAGAGGTTGTCATTGACACCACTTTAAAAGATGCTAAAGGAAATCGCTATATCGGTATCCGTGGTAAAGTAAAACCATCTGGTCCATATCGCGATGTTTTAATCCAAAAATTTGCAGACCCAGATATGAACGTTTGCTTCTCAGTTCGTAGCTTTACGAAAGACCGTTTCCAAAATGGTCGTTTAGAGAAGTATACGACTTCTATTATCACCTGGGACTGCGTAGGTGAACCTGGTTTAGAAAAAGCCAATAAATATAATTCACCATCCCTTGAGTCTTATACCGCAACTGTTGATCCAGCCATGTTACGCAACATCGCTGCAATGCCTGTTGGTCTTGGTATGGAATCATCTGGTATCATTGAACAAGCTAAAGAAATTCTTAAAGCTTCAGGTGAGCCAATCGAACGCGTTAAAGTATCAATGGAATCCGCTGAGCCTAAATGGCACGCTAAGTGGTAATACAACATAAAGCAGAGGCATCGTTACGATGCCTCTTACTTTTGTCCGAGTATCTATTAACCCAGTACGACACCTAATAAAGCTGCGATACCAACCACAGCATATTTAAGTGGTTTAGGGCAACCATCAAAAGGATCATACTCAATTTTTTCTGGGGTCTTCTGGCCAATTGCAATTTTAATGTCACTAATCGATGGATACTCGAGATCTTTAGAACTTAGTTTTGGGTTAGCTTCACTTATTGCGTTAAGATGCTTATGAATGTACTTCTGCCATTTTTCTGCATCAGGTACTTCATCAAAATAAAATACTGCATTTTTACTGCGTTTCTCTTTTGATTTAGTATGAACATCGATTACATCAGTATTATATTCACGTTGGTTAATATAAACTTCATCGTGATCAATCACAAGAAGATAACCATCTTTTCGAACAACGCCATTTACTACATCACTTCCAGCATAAACTGCATTGTTTTTGTTGCGATAAAGTAGTTCACCTTTACTAAGTTTAATAATCCACCATTTGTGTTTGCTTGATAATTTTGTACTTGCCATAGTTGTGCTCCGATTTTAATGAGTCAGAAAGAAGACAATGGCAGAGACAAGAATCCCTGCCATCATACCGAATAAGAATCCTCTCAACGTAGGAAACTCACCTTTTGCATACGTACTAAGAATGCGATCCATGATATCCGATCTATAGGTATAATGGACACTTCCTGTTATTAGACTAAGATGATGATCCATTAATGTACCCCATACTTCTGGATCGGGTTCTGACTCAATTGAATAAGTTGCTGTTTCAGAGTTCTTATCGATCTTACTGATAACGATGATATCCTTGTGATCATCTATAATGATTCTGACATGATACCCAACTGTTAAAAGATATTTGATTCCCTCAGCAACAATAAGCGTGTTGTTACCGAGTTTTACGGTGTCGCCTTTTCCCAGTTGTAAGATCTGACAGTCTCTATTTGCAAAAATACTAATAGCCATTACACTGATTCCTTATCTCATGATACCAAACACTGCCGCTGCAACACCCAAACAGGTGATGATAAGATCTTTAGGGGTATATGCAATGGTATCCCAGAACGATGGTTCTGGTTCTACGAACTCAGTAACTGCTTCGTAGATCTCACAGAATGCCGGAGTCTCACGACTATAATTCATCGCTTTATTGATATAATCAAACCAATCGGAAGAGCTTGGTTTTTCGGCAACTAATGTCTCAAACTCTGGACCGGATTCATTCACCCATATTGCTTTGACGATATCATGAATTCTGTAGTCTACTTCATGATCAATCATATTTACTATGCGACTCGCACCGCAGATTAATCTATATTGCTTAGTTACGATTTTGTGGCGACCACCATTTTCATCAATGTATAGATCACCCGGTTCAAATTTAACGATGTGGCAATTGCCACCTTGCCATGTAATAGTAGCCATAATAAGCTTCCTTCTAGTTTAGTCAAATGGCTCTGAATCGACCACAGAGCCATTATCATCATTAGTCAATGCGATTCTTCATGTTATACATGAAAATCGTCTTATACGTCGATTGAGGGCTATTTAAAGCCGTTTATTCATCTGAATCGTTTTCTACATCTTCCGAATCATCAGATTGTTCCTCTTCGATGTAGAATTTTTTATCCCACGATTCATATTCCTCACCTTGACCTTTCGCACTCCGTCTAATCGCATCAAGTGTATCGTCTTTATCGGCACGCCAGTCTGCTAAGAACTGAGGTTCAATTAAATCTGGTCTTTCATCTAAAACCATAGACGTTAACCAACGATTCACACGATACTCACCAAACACTTCAAGTAAGATATAGAAAGGCTCAAGACATGAGAAGATCATTTTACGGGTATTTAAAGCAGGTCTGAATTCTTCTGGGATACCGATGTTTGCCACTACATCAGCTGGAAGAATAACAGAAGCTACTGATTTCTTATCGTGCATCTCCATGAAGTCGATATATTTCTTACGAATGTTTTCATCCTTGATATTATTTAACCAAAGATCTAACGCCGTTCTGTTAGGAAGGTTCATTTTAATACGAACCCCAACAAATGGCGGTGCTGGACATTCACCGTATTTATCTGCAAATACGTGTTGCCATAACTCGTAATAGAAATACTCACTGCTCATTGGATTGACGTAAGCTTCTTTAGCTTTCACTGTGCAGCTTGTTAAGAAACGACTATCCCCACGCATAATCGAATGGAAGATATTGGCTTCCTCTTGAGCAATCTTATCAAAGAGCTGATTAACATGAACCTTCTCACCACGGCTGATTGATTCCATAATCCCAACCGCTTCATCATGGAATAACTTAATCAATTCAGGTGGTGCTTTAGAGTTCTTTAATGCTACCCCTTTTAATTCTTCCTCAAGATGTTTTAATGCCATCCCTTCTTGGATACTTGCAATAGAAAGATAGTGTTTAGTCCGGTTAGTTGGCATAAACACATCGAAGTAATACTCGGACTTCATTTTCAGATTATGGATGTATTTCTTAGCGACCCCCATCTGACCTGCCGCCATCGCAAGAATATGACGAGTAATCACGTTAATCAAATATACACACAAACAACCTGGTAATTTCGTTTCACTATTTACTACGATGGTGCCACTATACCACTCTACCCATTGCATTACCGTATACAATACTGAGTCAGTATCTCCACCTAATACACTCTTACGAATAACAGATGGGAATAGTGCTGTCTCGGCTGGGATAAACTTATTGACCATAAAGAATTTAAAGTAATCGCTATATTCATATAAGGCATTGCGCATGTGTCTTGCATAAGCCCCAATATAACCATAGTAATCTTTATCTTCATGGGTCTTATCTTTAATCCCTTTACCATCCAAGTAATGCGATACCGTAATAGTCACTAAAGGTTCATAGAACTCATCGATCAATTTAAGTTCAGCTTGCGTCTCTTCGAAACTTAATGGTTCTTTATCCTTGAAAGCTAAGATCTTATCAAACATCCCACGAACAAAACTATCGTTATATTTCTTAAGATGAAATAAATCACCCATATAAAGATAAATCGTTCTTTCAAGATCCGTCAGTTTCTCAATGAATTCATAAATCTTCTTATCCCAATACTGAGACTTGTAATAAGTATCCGTATTGTATTTCACCATTTCGAATAATTCATCTACGGTGATATAATGAAGACTATATTTATCAATCAGTTGTTTTGCCCCATCGTAATCCACTTCAGCTAAAACCGTTACGATGTTCTCTAACACGATAGGACCACTGTAGAAGTGACGTCTACCCATAAAGAAACGTTCAGTCGAAGCGTTCGTAAATGCGGTTGCAGTGCGACAAACTGAGGTTAATGTAGAGTGACCACTTCGGTTAGCAAGTGGTGTGCTCCCGATTGTTAATAAACCCGAGATACTGTTGATATCTTCTTTAAGTTTATTCTGTTTGTTGTTCTTAGTTACAGCCTCATCCATCCGACCGTAACTTTTTGCGATTTGAGATTCTCTCTTAGTACGAGCACGCTCGTAGTATTTTACCTCAGTATAACCACTGACTTCACTGACTTGTTCTTCTGTCGGTGCATAACAAGTTAAAGTCGGCGCCATAATAAGATTACGTTCTTCAACCTCTTTTAAGAACTCAGTTAAAGTACAGGTATCTTTAAAACGGTCACTCATGTCATCGCGTCTAAAGATCTTCATAATGGGATCATTAAAATCGATCTTACCTGTTCTGATACCCCAATCCAGAAAGGCTTCTGCTTTATCCACTGGGATATCACGCATTCGACTTAAATACCAGCCCGTATACTTTTTCCATTGACTTGGTATATCAAGATTTCGAACCGTTTTATAGTAATCCGTTGGTTCATATAAAAATTCCATAACCATTCCCTCTATAAATAATGAGTTGAAAATATAAACATGGTTTTCCCTAGGATAATGAAAAAAAAGAGGTCGGACAGAATAAGAGCCATCCCGAAGGATAGCTCATTAAATTTATTTTCTAAAGATGTAATTGATCCACGTACTTTTGTAATACTGTTTCATAGAAAGATAAATATCACTTAAGTATTGGTTTGGTTGCAAGCGAGCAAATAAACACTGTTCGCTGTGAATCACACCAAACTCATTGATATCAGAAACGTACTTATCAAAGTTCTCACGCATCTTTTCTTTGAACTCATCGTTATCGATCTCACGGTTCCATCGATTTGCCCATAAGTCATAAGTGACATTTGAGTCTGGACCCACTAACATGAATGGATATTTTCTTTCAAGTAAACCCTGTAATACCTCTGGGTGCGTGCTAATCAAGAAGTCATAATCTTGATAAGCTGGACTGCTGATCAGTAAATCAAGCTCATGTAAGTAGTTCTCGGGGAAGTCTGGTTTCTGACTCCAGCCAAAACTATCCAAATCAAATACGTTTTTGTATTTATCAACGAGGGTCGATTTACCACACCCACTAAATGCGCAAATAATCATATTAAAGCCAACCTGGTAATAGTTTATTCGTAACCTGTCTTCCTACCTGCATGATAAGACAAGTGACCGATCTTACTGCCCACACTAAAGCAAAAATACCGCCTACGACAGTGTAGACAACGAACATCATCATCACTAACATTAGAGTGAATGCGCTACCCATTATCTTTATCCTCGTATTCATCCCAGCGGAATCTCATTCCACCACGCCATCTTTTCTTGGTCTTTTCCTTCTTCGTTTGTTCATTAAGGTATTTCCCTTTTGCCCACCACGTTGTCATGACAATGCTCATTAGTGCATACTGACCAATTAAAAACAACGTTGCAATGAGAAATAAACTAAAGACTAAACCCGTCATTTCTTCTTCCTTTTCTTTTTCTTTTGTTTATGCTTCTTCTTAAGCCTGTGATAGCAGATCGGTGTATCGGGTGGCATCACCCATTTCTTTTTCGAGAAGATATCTAAAATAAAGTGAATCACGATTGCGACACACAAACAACAGAAGAGGCATAGTAATGTTACTATTTCGTTATGACTAAACATTTGCGTTAATCAAAACCCCACAATTAAAACGAACTAATGTTTGGATCTCATATCAATAATCACGAGACCCACTACAAAAACAATCGTTCCGATGAATGTATAAAATTCAGGTGATTGTAATGTTGACATAAAAATCCTCCAAGATAATAAAGGACTAGATTAAAACTAGTCACCACTACCACGGATGCTTCCTGATTGACCACCAGATGGGAAGTCAACTGGACCAGAAGCACTGAGGCTACCTTTAATAGATTGACTGCCACTAACATCCATGTTACCTTTCACACTACCGTTACCAGAACCACCGTTACCTGTAACAGCCATACCACCCATGTTAACTTGACCAATAAGATCAATCGTTGGGCATTTGATCTCAACTTTACTACCCACTTCCCATTTAACATTATCTGCTTTCAGGTTAAACGTTTTACACTCAACATTCCACGTTTCAGTTTTCATGTTAATGGTTTTATCTGATTGGATATTGATTACCTGTTTATCTAACTGAATATGAGTACGGTCTTTATTTTGAATATCAATACAAGTTAACGTACTATCGATCTGGATAAAGTTACCATCCCCATCAGAGATAACAAGCTTACCATCTTTACCGTTCATCTGAACAGTCCAAGCTGCTTTTTCACCATTAGCTTTAGAGGTACGCATCTCCATTAAACCGTTAGCGGTATCCACAGTACGAGTATAGCTGTTTTTGATATTTGTTGGTGTTTCTTCTTTCGCAGCTTCTTTTGGTTTAGCCGCATAAGCTTCTACTACGACCTCTTGCACACGTTTATTCATGTGCTGGTTAGTCGGTTTCCAGTAGAAGGTTTCATCACCATTAAAACGATAAAGGTGTACAGTTTCACCTTTCATTAATTGAGGCGGGGTAATACGGTTACTGTCTTCATTCAGCCATTTAGCCGTAACAGTAGAACCTGTTTCCACTTTTGATTGATAAGCCTTACCACGACTATCCACCCCTTTTGTTGTAAACTTCTGCGGGTTTAACTCTAATCGACCACGCATATTCGGTAATTGGTCTTGAGGTGCAACATGCAGTAATTCTTCATGTCCTAAGATAGCATTCTCTGCTACCACACCAATTCCCATATAACCTGATTTTTCTTGTTCTTCTGTCATTTCAAAATCACCACTATAGTAGAAAATGTTTTGATTCCTATTTTTACTTTATATAAGGAAACCAAACAATGTTAATCAAAAAACTTATTTTACATCATTGTCATCGCTTGCATCTCTTAGAAGATCAAAGCTTTGAATATGATTTTACCCAGAAACACACGATACTCGATGGGGTCAATGGTGCTGGTAAGTCATCCATCTTTAATGAACTTTCACCATTGCCAGCTAACATGGATGACTACCTACCAGATGGGTATAAGAAGATTGTTATCGAGCATAATAACAGTGAGTACATCTTAACCTCTCAAGGTAAAAGACCAGGTAAACATTCTTTCCTTAAAGATGGAGAAGAACTTAATCCTGGTGGTACATTAACCGTTCAATATGAACTGGTAGAGAACTTCTTTAATTATACACCTGCTTACCATCGTGTATTGCAAGGTAAGCTATTGTTTACGGAGATGTCAGCAAAAGAACGTCGTGATTGGTTTGCAGATATTTCTGGGATGGACAGTGATTTCGTCATGAAGTTCTGGGATAAGATTCGTGCTGGACAGCGTGACAATACCGGTGCGTTAAAGAACATCAAAAATAAAATTGCTGAAGCCAATCTTCAGTTACTGGATGATAAAGAAATCGTTGAAGTAGAAGAACGCCTTTCTGATATCATGAAACTCTTTAATGGACTAACTGATCTATTAAAACAATTCCCAAGAAGTGAGGTACCTATTGCACCTGTTGAATATAATGATGATCTTACTCAACGGGTGAAACATCTTTACTTTAAATACTTGAAAGAAAGTGAAGGGATTGGTGGGATTAATCTTACTGAACGGTACCAACTTCAAAGTGAATTGCTTGAACAAGACCGTGTTCAAATGAATGAACTTCAGGAACAGCTTGTTAAATTGACTGATGAGAAACATCGTTTCGATTTTAACAGTGAGGATAACATTGAAGAACTCGAACGTCGTTATGATGAATATAGAGCAAGACTCGCCTCATTTGATCAGAATATAATTGATCAATATAAAGTGATCCTTCAGTATCCTTACTTTAGTCGTGGTGGTGGCTTAACGGAAGTTTATCAGACTTATAATAATCAGTTAAGATACGTTGATGATGCATTACTGGCATTCCAACCATTTAGTCTTCCATATAGACAGGCTAAAGAACAGGTTAATTATAAAAGTTCTGAACTCATGAAGTTACAGGGTGAACAACAAGGTGTGCAGTTTAAGATTGGCGAGATTGATAAACAGCTCCAACATCTTAATCAACATCCTGAAACCCAGTGTCCGAACTGTTACCACCGTTTTAAAGAGGGAAATGTCGATGCGGAGATTCAACGTCTGAGTCTTGTAAGATCTCAACTTATTCAAAGAGATAATGAATTGACGGGTAATGTAGACACGTTAACAAAAGAAGTCGAGTTTGAACAGGCTAACCTTAAGAACTATGAGATGATCTTGCTAACTGTCACATCAGATGAGCATGGCTTAAGTGAATATCTTAAAGCCACCATGACTAACGATGGAAGCCTCGGTACATTGATGAGATTGATTCATGATAATCCAAAAGCTTATCTTGGTGCATTCCAGCAACAGATTGGTAAGATACCGACTTACATTGAAGCAGGTAAAGTCTTAACGGAACTTGAAGGATTAGCTGCACTGATTCAGAAAGGGAAAGCACAAGCCTCACCCGAGTATATCCAGTTAGTTGGTCGTATTGAACAGTTAACTCAGCTACACGATGAAGCTTCATTTAGATATCACAAACGACGCACACTTGTTGAGAAGATTTATAATGCAATTGAACTGCAACGTAAATTTACTGAACAGTTGGATAGAGTTAATCAACTTGTTGAAAATCAATCTAACTTCATTAAGGATGAAACGACTAAACTCTTCCATCAAGAAGTGAGTGAAGTCTTAATGAAGTTGAAGTCAGAGATTGATGAGTGTAATGACCGTATCCAACATCAAGCGGGTATTAAGTTTGTAATTCGTTCACACGAGGAAAATAGAAGTGGGATTGAGAAGTCGATTGATCTTCATACTCAACTGATGCAAATACTTGATCCTAAAACAGGGCTCATTGCAAAATCAGTGATTGGGTTTATTCGTCATTTCGTTAAAGAGATGAATAACCTGATGAGTCAAGTCTGGACGTATCCGATTATTATTGATATTGAATCAGAAGATGATTTCACGAAGAAATATCTTTTCCCAGTTGTAATTGGTGAGGATGCGATTAGACGAGATGATGTTTATGAAACCTCACTTGGTCAAACAGAGTTAATCAACTTTATCTTCCGTATTACCTTAGTGAAGTATTTGAAGTTAGAGAACTACCCACTTTATCTTGATGAAGTAGGTGGACATCTTTCAGTACAACACCGTAATCGTTTATATAACTTGATTAAACGAATGGTAGATCATCATTACTTTTCTCAAGTCTTCATGGTTACTCACCTTCAAGATGTGAAAGTGATCATGGAACCTGCAGAAACGATATTACTGAAATAGTTAAGATATGTCAAAATCACGATTTTGATAATTTCATAACTTTTTTCCGATAATATGATGAAATGACAGTTTTCTTTATTGTTGCGAAAATAAAAAAGAAAACGACAAATATGGAGGGTACCTTTCGGTACCCTCTTATTAAGCCGAATGATTCGGCTCTTTCGGAACGTAGCCTTCTGGACGACGTCCTTCTGCTATATCCTCATATCGACCACGACCAAGATGTTCATAACCATCTGGGTTTGCCATCTCAGCTTCAGTTACACCTGGCGTCACATCCATTTGTACTTCATCCTCCAATAATCCATCGACTTCATTTGTTGAGTTAGTATAAACTGCATCAACAGTGACAGCACGACGACCATCTTCAAATTCAAGTTTCACAGTCATCGTTACCTTCGTTGCACCCAACGCTTGAGTGAACTTCTGGAATACGGCTATCGTTGCATTATCACCTGCGATCTCTTTATTAAGATTACCGCGATGTGTTGCAATACGAGATAACAATTTCTTCTGATTGTGATCACCTGTATATTTCTTCGCACCAAACTTACGTTTTAACCAACGCTCACTGACCATGAACCAGTTTAAATAACTTAAGTTCATTTTCATCATGATCATACGGATCATGTAAGTTAGAATATTCTTACTCTCACCAATGCGGTAAGTTGGATCGCGGAATAGCGACATCAAATCGCTTTCTTTCTGATTAGACATGTTATCGCCTCCTATTTACTATACTTGATAGATTCAAAACGACCCACACGGAATTCTGCCACACGGGTAATGGTAATCAACATCGGATTGATGAGATTAACTAAACGACCCACGAGTTTATTCGTGTTATTATAAGCCAACTCTTTATCTTCACAGGTTAATAAAGAATTAGCATGACTACGCATGAAATTATTGGCAGCCACCCACAATAGACGTAACGCGTGACGAAATGCGAATCGACCTTCCGTCACGAAATAATCTTCAGCGTGAACTTTGATTTCTTTCGGTAATGCACGGAAGTCACTTGTCATGATACGTCCACCTTTCTTAATGATATCAATCAAATGAATGAATTCAGATAACTGATCATAGATCGCATTGAAACGAGTAATGAGCTCGTAGTTCGTTTCAGTGTATAAGACTGTATCCAATTCCTTATTATCGCAGTCGATATAATCATACATCAAGTTGATAATATCGCACATGAGAACCAATTCCTCATATCCATTGATATCAGGACGATTCAACTTTTTCAATAATAGATTAAGTCTAAACTTAAAAAGTTGAGTACTTAACCAAGTTGGTTTTTCCATGATTTCCTCCCATAGGAAACTTACTCTATTCTATTAATAGAACCCTTACATTTGTGCATAATACTAATACCATGTATAAGTATAGATTAATGAGCACATAATAAGGAACGACTTTGCAAAGTGAAGAAACGGGATTTATGTCATTTCTTCATGTAGATAATATAGGGTTATAAATACCTATAGAACAAGATAGTATAACTTAGAACGTGTACTTTATTCAAGATAGAATAAAAATTAAAATGGAGTGAAAGAATAAAATCATGGCACGCGAATTAACCTCAGACATGATCAGTGAAGATGTGACTGAACTACAGACGAAAGATATCCCTTCTCGTCTTGAAATGATTCAGAAACGTCGACTCAAATACATGGAGAAGATTGAACGTAAAGGTGATGATTGGTTAGCGGATGAAGGCTTATCGATTACCTATATGCAACTTCTCAATGGCTTTGAGAAACAAGAGCTATATAAACACAAATCAGCTCAAGATAAAGAAGAGGGCGATAAAGATCGTAAAGCTTACGAACAAGCCGCAGAAACCTTCCGTCTTCTTAGACAACAACGCCGTGATGATATCGCTAATGGAAACCCAATCATCGATAACCCACCTGCCCCACCAAGATACAATGAAAACTTGGCGGCTCAGTTTGGGACTGATGATATCGCTGCTCAATATGATAGTTATAAAGAGCAGGATTGGAAAGATTTCCATAAAGATATTATCCGTGCAGGTAAAGACCCACGCCACATGATTGATGATGATGGTAACATAGTTGAAATCGTTGATGATGAGTAATGGGAACACAAATCGAGGGTACTCTAGAGTACCCTCTCATTTTTGTTGCTATTTTAAATTCGCAGCTGTAGTCTTAATGCAGATGTAGAATTCATCTACTAACGCTAACACTACACTATAAAGTGTAACGTATTGAGCGGTTAAATATAACACTTCTGAAATATATTCAGATTGTTTCTTATTCAACACGTATTTGCTATCTGGTTTATTAATCCCGTCAGCAATTAAGTTAGCACGATCACGAATAAGCTGAGTAGACTTCTGAACTGTTTCAGGTAATAACAACTGAGTATTCGCTGATACTTGTTGCATTACTTTACGGAACTGTTCCACATCACCATTGTTATTGAAAGCACGACCGAAATAAACTTTCTCAGTAGTCGCACCAGAGAAGATACGTTTCATCTGCATTTTAATCGCATCGTAATCTTTTTCTTGATACTTAGGTTTAAACCCAATAGAAGAAAGATTATCTGGTTTATTGATTGCACGACCTAAGTACTCAGCAATTGGTGCTAACAGATCACGATCAATACTGCTTACAACCGCCGTAACATCATTTAACCAATTTGCATAAGTTAACCAATCCACACCCAATTGATGAGGTTGATATACTTTAGCCACTTTACTAATCGCAAAATATTGGCGACCTGATACGTAACGAGATAATTTACTTAACCCATTATCATCCACACCAACGAAATCTTCTTTGATCTTTTGACCTAACTCAGATAACTTATCTGCGGCTTCACCAAGTTTATTGGTAAATGATTTAAAGAAATCAGAAACAGAGTTCATGAAATCTGTACCTGGCATCCATTGAGTAAAAGCTTCTACTGCAACCGCTTCTACTTCACTTTCACCACTATCATGATTTACTTGAATAGGATAAAGGATAGGGCTAGTTTTACGGATACTGTCTAAATCACTTTCAACACGTGTTAAAGCAGAAGTCACTTCAGGTTGTTCTACTTCTTCAGTTACGGTTGTTTCTTCAGGTGCTTCTTTATTCTCTTCTACTGTGCTTTCTGGTTCATCAGAATTCACATCTACTACATCAGCAGGTTTTTCTGCTTCCTCAGCATTTGTACCTTGAGGTTCTTTGACCTCTTCAGGATTTCCCTGCTCTTCATTAATGATAGCAGGTTCATTAACAATTTCAACTGTCATATCTCAATAACTACCTTATTATTTTAGTACTAAAAATAAACACCACCCAATAACTCGTCAGTTTAAAATAGGATGATGCCGGTAAAGGATATCGATCATATTTATCCTTACCATACCCTTACTGGCTCACCAAAAGTTCTGTGATTACCCAAAATAGATAGTAACCTTGCTGTCTATATGTAACAAACTCAAACTTATTTTTATAAGACTCGTTTTATGGAGACTTTTTATTATGGCTTTTAAACCAATGACGATGAACGAGTTCATCGATACAGCACCCCCGCTTCGTCCACTATTAAACGTATCACCTATTTTTGATGTGATCACAGGTAACTGGGAAAATGGTCAAAATGGTGCTAAGATCTTAAATGGTGGGATTATGCCTTTCATCGCATTCATTGGTGAAGGGAATACCTTTAAATCAACGATTATGAACAGTGTCATGATTCGTGTACTGGCACGTCATCCAGCGATGACACTTTCGACCTATGAGACAGAAGGCTCGTTTTCTATTTCTCGTATGGTACAACTAGCAAGCCCATATCCAGATCTTGCTAAAGAAGATTTCTATACGAATGAATCACGTTACTCTTTAACCACATCAACCGATATGGATGGTGAGGATTGGTTTAACGGCGTGAAGAAATTCGCTCAGATGAAACTAAAAGAGAAATCACAAATTGGTACCACGCCATTTATTGATGCCTCTAAACATGATGGTAAGACATTATTAACCATGCCTTACCCAACGGGGATTTGTCTTGACTCCATGAGTGAGTTCCGTACCGGTGCTTCTCGTGAGAAAATGGATAAAAACAAAATCGATGACAAAGAGGTCAACGATTATTTCATGCGTGCAGGTCTTGAGAAATCTCGTATGATTACCGAGATCCCTCAATTCGTAGGTCGTGCAGGTATTTTCCTTGCAACGACTGCACACGTAGATGACACGATTAATATGACCAATAAACCAGAGCGTAAGAAATTAACGTACATGCGTCAAGGTCAAGATATTAAACGTGTACCGAAGAACTTCTCGTTCTTAACGAACCACTGTTGGGAGATTATTAAATCTGCACCTTATTATAACAGTGATCGTACGGGTCCATACTACCCATCAAAAGAACACGGTAGTACGGATGGTAAAACCGATTTAATGCAAGTGACTTTCCACGGTCTACGTAATAAATCTGGTTTATCAGGTATCCCAATGCAACTTATCGTTTCACAATCCCAAGGTGTACTCTGGAATCTTTCTCATTACGATATTATCGCGTCTCGTGAAGGATTAGGTGTGACACGTAAAGGTCATAGTGCAACGGTTGACTTCTATCCGGATAAAGTCTTAATGCGTACTACAGTGCGTGATATCTTAGATGAAGATGAGAAACTGGCTCGTGCTGTTGAACTTTCATGTGAGATCGCACTCATGTACATGTACAAGGATAGTATCGACAACAAATATCGCATGACCTTCGAAGAGATCAAGCAAAATGTTGTTGATAAAGGTTATGATTGGGATAAGGTACTTGATACTCGTGGATACTGGTTGTATATCGAAGAAGAAAAAGAACTGAATGCGAAACCGTATTTAAGTGGATTTGACTTACTTCGTGTGGCAACAGGTGAGTATAAACCGACATTCTTATCGAAATAAAAGAGATGAATAGAGAAGATAGTAAGGGTAGCCGCAAAACTACCCTTACTTATAAAGAATTTAAATGCAGTTTGTTTCATTGCTATATTTCGAAATAATTTTAGAATTAATAATTAAAACATTTTGGATTTATATGACTATGAAGCAAATAATCGATCATGTTGTCGATACAATCGAAGATAGACAAGAAGGATTATCTGATAATCTCTTCCCAAACTATATCGTTGATTATATCGGAACACTTGAATCAGACCAAGCCCAAATTCGTTATATCTACGAATACCTTGGTTATGGTGGTAATCCACCAGCAAACTTAAATGAACTATTAACTTTATTGAAAGAGGATTTCTTACCCTTTCTTGGTTTCTAGTTTATTCAACATTTAAAACGAAACAATTAGAAAGGATAATGAGAATCATGGAACACGAACCGATTTCTTATATCAATGCTTACTTGGCGCTCCCAAGTAAGTTTATTGAAAATGGTTACTATCATGCAGTGAAAGAAGGTGTCCTAAGTGTCATCAAAGGTAAAGCAGAAAAAGATCCACAGCGATTAACACTTTCCTATGGAAGTGAAGATAAAGAAGCACAAGCTTTAGCTGTAGAAATTAAAAAGCTTTATCCTGAGATCACGATCAAAGGACTTGAGCCTAATTTTGTTAAGCATAAACGGAAAGCGTACATTAAACGTAACCAGAATGCTTGGCTTCGTGCTACCCACGTGATCATTATCCGTGAACAACGTGAAACCCTAACTCAGCGTTTCTTTATCGAAAAAGCGGAAGAGGGTAACACGAAGTTCGTAATGACACTTTGCCTAAATGAAGAGGATAAATCAGATGAGCAACCGCCAAGCTTTCATCCAAACAGCGGTGAAGATGTTAAAGGAAATTGATCCTAAAAACAAATCAATCGATATCTGGGCTGATACAGTAACGAAAATGACCAAAGCTCAGTTTGAAGATTATATCGAACGCTTAAGAAATGGCGCTTCTGAAACCCCTGATCTTGATAAACCACGTGATTTAATTCCTTTGGTTGTCCCAACTTTAGATGATAACCGTATTACCGTAAAACGTAATCTGGCTATTGCGAAGAAATGGGGGCACAACTTCTTTGAGCGTTGTTACATCACTGACGGTAAAACTGGTCAGACAATGTTAACCAATGTCCCTTACGGTACTTTCTTAATGCCGATTGTCAGACAAGCGCAGACATTAGAGAAAGGGATCGCTTATGAGAAAGACGGAAGTAAACTCGATGATCGTACTAACCAGATCGCCGATCACCAGAAAGGTTCATCCTTCTCTGCTCCGGAAGTACAAGCGTTACTCTCCCAAGGTCAAGAAAAAACCGTCATGGAATTCATGAAGTTCCGTGGTGGGGATTCAAAAGCCTACCAAGCCATGTATAAAGGTTTATTAGAAACTGGTGAATTCGAAATGAGTTCATACCAAGACAGCTCTCGAGTTAAATCGGCAGATGTCGCCGGTATCTACTTGAAAGCATGTCATATCGATAACGATATTTAATGAAAGGAACATGCTACCATGATCAATGATGAAACAGGTCAACCTTTAACACCAAGTCACTATACTGAAATCGCTGACTTCTTAAATCAGCGTCTACGTGATAAGATCCGTGAACTGTCAATTTACTTTTTACAAGCGAATGCTAATCGCACTGAGCGAAATGGTTTTGGTGAATTAAAACAAGGTAAATCAGTTCGTGAGCAGATCTTAGATCTCACTTGGTTATCTAACCAACTTTACTTATCTAATCTTACGACACCTTCTGGTTTACGTCAGGTATTAGTTTTACTTGAACAAAAAGAAAAAGAACGTACCCGTCTTGATTTCATTATTAAGATCACCACTGAACTACGTCTTTATCTTGGTCAGCAAGGGTTTATTGATTTAGTCACTGAATTAACTAGATCTATGAACCTTGGTCCAACGGATGGTGGATTAAAATCGAAATCCGTAATGAGTCAGTTAAATCGTGAGATCAATACAGTTGATGCAGAAACCCTCGTGGCTAACCCATGGATCGTACCGATCATCATTTATGGTTTAGACAGCCGTACAGCAACGACTATCCATGCAGAAGCAAATAAGATCGAAGAACTAATCGAAGGACAATAATCGAATGGCATTATCAGAAAGACATTTACTTGTTGATATTGATATGCTGTTTGATGTGCGTTATGCTGAACTATCACACTTTGCACCAGAAGCCGGTGTGGTATTACTACATGAAGGGAAGTATTTCGATAGAGAGCGCGATAGCGTGCTTTATTCGACCGCTAAGGTGGATAATGAGACTTGGTGGGGGACTTATAAGGATAGATTCATTTCGTTGCTTAAAGACTCTCCTATTACGTTTTTAATGCACAATATCTATCCTTTAACCAATGACTATCTTGAAGATAACCACCCAGGGCAATCGGTTGTGAAAAAACTCACGATCAATATCCCATATGGTCGTCTTGATGATGAAAGTTACTATGAGTTAAAAGAGGCTCTCTCTGAGCATTTCATGGGTTATTTTGAATCGATTAATATTCTTCATATGCCCCACGAGAAACTTGATCTTCAGTACATCAGTAAGTACTATAGTGATTACTTCTGTTATCGTTGGTATGATTGGATGAAACTTCATTATGAAACGTTAGATAAAGGATTGCGCCCCTCATTCAGAATGTGGTGGCCACGCATGTTATCAGATGTGGAATTTGAAGCGACAGATAGAAGGGCAAAAGAATTCATTAAGCAAACTGATGTTTATGAGTTTTTCTTATATCTTCATTTACCTGCTTTCGAGATTCATTGGCTGGATAGATTTCAGACATGTTTCTACGTAGAATCAGAACAGCAACAAAAACAAGAGGCATCGGAATGATGCCTCTGCTTATGTCCGAATGATTTATTCTGGGATCGTTAAACCAGATGAAGTGATCTTATTCTCAAGCACCTTGATACGTCTTTGAAGACTGGCAATCAATCTTTCATTGTTCGCATCTTTCGTCTGAAGCTGACCATGTTTCTCTTTGAGTTTATCGTATTCACGTTTCTTCTCTTCAAGAGCACGCTGATTTGCTACACTGTTATCGGTCAGTGCTTTTTCACCTGAAGCTAACTGTTGTTGTAATGCAAGACAATAAGCTTGAAGGTTACCGTAATCTTCAGTCATCTTTTGAAGTTGACCATACGTAGTGGATGTATCACGTACACCACTTAAGCGACTTTTCTCTTCACGAGTACGTTCAGTCGGAGTAAGGTCATCACTCTTAAGTGGGGCGATATGAGTAAGCACAGTAGGCTTACGACCTAATGCACCTTCTACCGCATCACTGACTTTAGGAATAAGATGCGCAACATCCGTATTCCCTGGTAATGTACCAAGATCACAACTTAAGATAAAGCGTTTAAAGACATCCCCACTGACATCAGGATATTTCTCGATGTAGGTATCAGGGACGTAAATACGTTCACCATCACTACCTAATAGAGTGACGATAGAAGCATAGACTTTACTATCTGCCTCATAGACGTCTTTACTAAGCTCACGTGGCATGTAGTATGATTCATAGACATTTACGCCTTGAAGTTGAAGCATACTAAAGCTACGGATTTCTTTACAGCTATATATCTTACCTGGTTTGGCTACAAAGGGAGCACGAAGCCCCCAATGTCCAGAAACACCATAAGGAGGGGTCATCTTAGATGCCATCGTCTATCTCCTTAGATTATTCAGATGCTTCTTCAGTTACCGCTGCACGACGGTTACGAACCAATGCTTCACTGGTTCCTTTTAACTTACCGCTTGTGTAGTTATGACGAGCCACACAAAGGAACTGGATATTCTCATACATCACAGAAGCATAAAGAACACCGTTACGGGTTACTTTAGTTAAGTTAAGACCAGTATCAGTATCGGGTTCAATATTTTCAGCGGCTAATAGTAACTCATTAAGTTTAAGTACCATTAACTGATGTTGTTTATCCATGCGGTTGAAATCATCCGTACGAGAACCAATTAACGCATATTGAGGATATTTCTCATAGAAGCTGATTGGTGCTAAACGGTTCATGGCGTTACCGCAGATCAATAACCCAATTGATTTATAAAGACAAGAACTGATTTCAAGGTTAGCTTTTAAGTGTGCTTCCTCGTAACCTTTCATGGCTTCTTTCGCAAATGGAATAGCATCTTTATAACGAATGGTTGGACTGTACATGGATGCAATAGTACGGAAACCCGGTACAGAAGACATCGTCCAGATTGGAGCGATTACGTACTCGGTTGGTACGAAGAGATCCGGGAAGATCTTTTCCCATTCAGCACGAGATTTCTTACTGTTCGCTAAGATGTATTTTACTAATTCATCTTTAATGATATCTAAGTTCTCACCGATACCACCATAAATAAGAACAGTCCAAGGAATACTGATCCCCTCACCTGTCACATCACCTTTCCATTGGTAGTTATAGGTTTTAAGTAACGTAAATGGACTATCTTCACGTAAGCGGTTTACCTTATCGTGCAATGTTTCAAGATTGAGTTCATTGCGGATACGCTGAACACTGTTTACATCTAAGAAGAAATCATCTAGGTTATCCACAATTGGAATGATCTTGATTTCGTAATATGGGTACTGCGTTTTGAAAGCTGGATCAGAGAACCAGATTTTAATTAAGCTATCGCTATAAGTCGCCGTATCAACAAGTTTAAACTCGATGAACTGAGGTAAGTAAATACCTTTAACAGTAACCACACGACCTAGGTTAACATCTTTAATATATTGCTGGAATTCTGCAACGATCGCTTGCTTATTGGTCACGTTATTTTGAGAAATAGTACGATCATTAGCTTTGGTTTCGAGCCATTTCCCTAATCGTATGCAGAGATCTCGTACGGCCAATGGGACTTCGATATCTGCTGTATCATCCGTTTTAGAACGGAATGAAACAAGGCGAACACCTGGTGCATCGTCTTTTGTATAATAACCTAAGTCGGTTGCATAGGTACGTCCTAAAGCGGAGAGTTCTCCCAATGGAGAATCTTTATGACGGGTGTTGTCAATGAAATCATTGAGTGTCATAAAGGCATGTAATGAATATTTCATAAAGGGTAATTACTCCTTGACAATTATTACGTAATAATAGTATGCTGTACTAGATCCACAAAAGGACTATAACGATTATAATTAAACAGAGGAACTTAAATCAATTATGATGATTTTTAACATCTTCCGATTATTCCGTTTCTTCTGGCCTTTTGTGGCTGATGTGTTCAAAAATTCTGAGGAAGAGCGACGTGTTATGATTGCGCGCATTTGTTTGATTGCAGGTATTGCAATCGCGGGTTCATGGTTCTATATCAACGATAAACTCGATGATATCGATAGCCTTCGTGCTGATAACTCACAATTAAGAGTGGCATTACAGCAAGCTGAAACCGAGAAGTCAAAATACTTAGATCAATTTAACGATGCTAAAAGTGTTTTAAAAACCTGCCAATTCCACGCCGATAAACTCGAGACAGACCGGACCCAACTCGAAACGAAAATTCATGATCTCAAAGAAGAGATTCAGGAATTAACCCAGAGTATGCGTCAAAATGAACATAGCCTGCCAACTAATCCGCCGGTACAACCTGAGCAAAAGGTAGAAAAGAAACCTGTTACTAAGCCAAAACCGGTTGAGCAGAAGAAAACGGAAAAACGCGATCGTCTCTCGGAGTTGCAATGAAAAGATCTCTCTCAAGACTCGGAATGATCATGCTAGCGTTAGGGATTCTTACAACGACTGGATGTCAACAATTTGATGGTCCTTACATTAGTTTTCCATCGTCATCACGTGCGCATGATTTTCCGCCCCCACCCCCACCTGAAATCCGTCGCTTCGATTTTGCGAAGATGGATAAACGGTCTCGTGAGGTAGTCATCAATGACATGCTATCGTACCACGAGTTGTATGATCAATACTTAAAAGGGGTGGTTGAAACCTATTTACACACGAACTATTCGTCAATTCGGGATCGCATGTCAGCATGTAGACCGAAGTCATTCATCAAGAAGGTTAAAACCCCACCTGAACTTCGCATTAAAGATGATGGGAAGTTTACGGATGATGAGATTATCTTGATGTTGACAAGACATATTCGTGTGCTTAAGGATAGAATTAGTGAGCATAACGAAAGAGTCGATGAGTTAATCAAAGACTATACTCGTGATTGCTTGCCACTGGAGCGTGGTTTCACTGGACACTAATTTGAGGATGTCAGGTTACCACGTAAAGCATTAACGATGTAACGAAAGTAAGTGATATTTATATCAGAATGCTCATTATCTTAACCCAACATTTGTGAAGGATCTCAAATGAAGGATTTAGATGATTATGAGCACGAAAAAAGAAACGAAAGAGATTGAACCGATTACTGTCTCTGCTGTACTTTATACCGACGGCAGTGCGAACCCAAACCCCGGTTATGGTGGTTGGGGTATTCATGGCTATACTTATGATGCGAGTAAACCAATTGAATTAAAAGCTCAGAAGAAGAATCTGATTACCCAATATGGGTATAAGGATTTGAAGTTTGTCCAACGTGATGATTTATCAGTTTATAAAAAGATCGATGAATTTAATGGGTTTGGTACCGCAGTTCCACGTATTACCGATAACGTAACCATGGAATTGACCGCATTAGAAAAGTGCATGGACTTTGCGTTAAAAGAAAACTTTGATAAAGTCACCATTTTAACGGATAGTCAAGTCTCGATTAATGCATTAACCAACTGGTATAACACGTGGGTTAATAATGGCTGGGTGAATTCAAAAGGTGAGCCCGTTAAGATTAAAGCCGATATCCAACGGATCTATCCTAAATACGAGCAACTAGCAACTAAGGCTGATGACTTTAAACTGCTATTCGTAAAAGGCCATAGTGGTGATTATGGAAATGATCTGGTTGATGCTTTAGCGAATAAAGGTAGTACCATGAAACAGTACGGTAAGTCTCATGAAGAACTTATTTACAAATCAGGAATAGAAAAAGTGAAAGTCGATTATCATGACCTATTTTCACGAAATCGCTGGTACTTTATTGGCGGACAAGGTGGTGGTCAATTAAATAACATTATTGACGATTACCATTGGTATTATTTGGGTGCGCTAGGTCACGGTAAATCAGATGAAGACTTTGGGATGAACCAACCAGATGGGTTCATGTCAATCGTTATCCTGAAAGAACCTGAACCTGTCATCGAAAAAGTTCAGAAAGCGTATAATGAAATTTGCAAACATGATTATTCATTTGTAGTTGCAGGTCGTTTAGATAACCTCTTAACCCCTGAAATCTACCAGGATATCATGAGTGATAAAGTAGAGTTGATTTGCGAAGATAAGATGGAGAAGACATTATTGCTTCCGAATCGTAAAATCTTAGCAAAAGAATATAACCCTGCACATCTTTCATTTTCGCAGATGGTGAAGTATGATTATCCGATGAAGTTACTCCGTAACTACTTAGGTACAACTGAAACCGTCAAGTTAACGAAGACCGATATCACTGATGAGCTTATCGAGAAACAACCCGGTAAGAAAGAAGGTGAAGTGAAGTATGCGGTAGACAGTCACGTGCTTAAGAATAACTGCTTAAGAACTCACGCTGACTACTATAATAAAGCAGAAAGACAAATGGTCAAACTCCCAATTACGTTAACACTGAAAACAGATCTACCCGATAAACCACATCTTCAGAAATTGATTCGTAACCATGGTGATAAAATTAAATTCACGATAGTTACCCACCACTTATCTGATCTCGCGGTAGGCTATGCGTTAATTGCCGATCTCGGTGATGATGCAAAAGCCATTTGGGTATCTTCTACGATGACTTCGGTGATTCTTCGTAAGTAAGATCTATCATTATCTCGTCTCTTGATATAAATGGTATGCTTAACTTTCGATAAACCAATAGGCCAACGCTTATGTCATCAGTATTTACGAGACTACTGGGACGGATCACCAATTATCTCGTCCCTGATACAATCAAAAGAATGATCGTCTTAACGTCGCTAACTAATGGTGGAGAACAAGTTCCAGAAACTGAACTCAATCGTCAGCTAGATGACTTCCGTAATTACTTCAACTTATCGAGTAGTAAAAACAGTATGAAGTTTGCGGTAGAAGTCGGTCACTTCTTATGGAAAGATATACGTGGTAAATGGCAAGAAACTTACGATAATCAGCGTTTACTCGCAAAAGAAATTTACGAGTTATGCCCTTTATCTCTCCGTTATGGAAATGAGGAGAAGATGCAAAAGGATATTGTAGCAGTTTTAGATTACCTACGTAAATATCATCCACAGGCGGCGCAAGCTTAATGTGTAAGTCAAATAAGAATAAGAGGTCACTTATAGTGAGTGGCCTCTTGTTTTTGTTCGAAAAAAAAAAGATACAAAAATAAAAGGTTACCATCCTGGTAACCTTTATGTTAGTTAGGCAAAGAAATTGCCTTTGTAGTATCTGGCATAGGCCAAGCGATATAAGTATTCGCCTAGTTCCCATCTTTCGCCAATACGACGTTTCGCATCAGCGGCCAAGATATTTTCTTTCCAGAATGGGTTTTGTACCCAGTCAATAACGTTTTGATCCATGATGAATCTCCTCGTATTTAGAAAGTTTTATATTACCCGACTTAAACCCTATTTAAATCGGAGTCCTGAGAAGTTTTCTCCTTCTCATCACTTAAATAATATATACTTATAAATTCGATAGAGCAGTGTTGATGAAAAAAAAAAGCGCCTGACTAACAGGGGCTACTTTCGTAGCCCCGATATTAATTATGCGAAGAAGTTACCAGAGTGATATCTGGCATAAGTTAGGTGGTAGAAATACTCGCCTAATTCCCAACGCTCACCTCTTTGGCGATATGCCATGGCAGCGTGTATTAAACCAAAAAGAAAAGAGCGTTTAAATATAGGGGCTACTTACGTAGCCCCTTTCTTATGTTGTTAGTGCGGCAGCACTTCTTCTTTCATATCTAATGGAAGGAAGAAAGAATCCGCCAATGCAAGGTAGAATCGCATCAGTGCATGCGCACTACGGAACTGCGGTGAACGATCTACTGTAGCTGCAGCATCCATGCTTTTCATGATTAGACTAAGATCTTCATGACTAAAGATGGATTGAACATCGCCATAATCTTCACCCATGTTAGCGAGTGTGATCAAACTCGCATCTGGATCAATAATCACATCATGCGTGTTTTTACCATTATGATCATTGATCTCAATGGTAACAGTGGTTTTACCATCGTTATCTCCAGATGTTTTAACGCCAACAATCTTGATCTTGTTGGTGGTATTAAAAGCACGAGATGCCGATAGTACAGCAGAGCGTTCTACCATATCTGTCAAAACGGGAGCTAACTCTGGTTTCTCCAACAATGCTAGACCCATCTCTGGTTGAGTCCAGGTTTTCTCCCCTTCCTCACACTCAGCAATATCTTCGATGTGAAATGCCAATTCGTCACCATGCTCATAATCCATGAGCATGGTGTACTCTGTATTATCGGGGATATATTTCGATCCCTGTACGTTTAATAGTTCTATGATCATTTCAATTCACTCCTATAGTAAATTTTTTGGTGCGCCAGTGTAACCTAGGTCAGCTTGGCATTTAGCTGTTTTACTGGCAGGACAACTCCAGTATGAAGTATCTTGTTTGCTAGTGCGTCCACCATTTTTATCGGTGTTTGCATAAGCTTGCCAGAAGTAACCTTCGATTGTAGTAGGCTCACCTTTGGTTAGGGATTTTGCCGCGCGGTCTTTGATCATTAAATCAAGATATTTTGGTGACGCTGGAGTATACCATACCCAGTAATCAATCCCATCTTTGTTAGTTACGCCAACTTTAATAGCAGTTAGTGCTAAACCGTTACAGAACCCGCCTTGTTCGTAGTTGGTCGCGCAGACTTGTGCTTTGACTGGACCTACTTCAGGTGGTAATGTTTTACCTTGTGGAGCACGGACCGCGATGTAGCTACCGGATTCAGTTTTGAATGAACCTTCTGGATCATTCGTTGAATCTTTGAAATGGGTATTGACACTGTTAGTGTTCGCATCTGGCATAGCGACACGTAAGTCATCGCTCCAGAATCCAGTGTTGTTTTCAGGGAATAGAACTTCTTTAGTCCATTCACCTTTTGCAGTTGCGTTTAAAGCTGTTAATGCGATAGCGGCTGTTAATAATACTTTTAAAGTTTTCATGATAAATCTCCTATAGATTTTTTTTGGGGTTAAATAAGAGGCAGCTTATGCTACCTCAGTTTATGATTAAATTAAATTTCTTTTAAGATGCGACGCATTTCTAAATCGAATGGTACATCTGATTCTAAACCATCATGGTAGAAGAATGCACCAGTGATTAATGCTTCACGACCATCGACATAAGCGTGGATGTGACCCATTTTACCATCCTTTTCCATTGAGATGATAAATAGTGCGTTACGACCATCTTTTAATTTAGTATGGATCGCAAATGCATTATGGACGAGCCATCGCACTTCTTTTGGTTTCGCACATTTACTTGCATCGATATCCACTTCTTCAGTTCCACTGAACTTACCGTTTTCCAATGTACGATGAGCGAGGATCATATCGCCATCACTCGGTCTTTTATTTAGACCATGTAAATGGATACGTCCATCTACGAAGTAGATTGCTAACCATGGGATCGGACGATAGAAGTTCGCCATTTTCCCAGTTTCACCAACGGTACGAAAGAAGCGAGCACGGAATTTGTTCTCACCTCTTACACGATACTTCACGTAATCAGCCGTACTAATTACGCGATAAACTTCATTGTTTACCCCAGTGATAGGGTTAACGAAACTTAAGTCATTAGAACCAATCCCACTTCGAGCTGAGTGTAGATCAGTATAACTGGTAAAATCACCGATTCCTTTGTAGATACCGGCGATGTTTAAGAAATCTTTCTCGGTGTGTTGAGAAGGGTGATAGCTTTTAGTAATAATATTACCTTTCATTTTAATCCTCCTTTAGGATTATAATAGCAGGCCTATTGTCAAGGGTCAGTCTGCAGATTATCTAAAAAAGATTTACACAGAGCCAGCTATGAACGCTCTGTGTAAATCAAGTACACGTGTCGAGTTTAAGGTTCTATGCCTTATTCTCATGTAGATTATATATACTTATAAAAATGATAGAAACCGTTTTTATTTTACTAACTAATTAACGAGGTAAGAAAAGATGCAACATGAAACCGCATTCTATCCAGAACAGTACCAAGGTGATATCTCAAAACTCAATTATATCACCAATCTTCTCTATGATTGCATGAAGTTGAATCAGGATTTCAAAGAAAAAATCAAACCTGTGACACTTTATCAATTATCAGGGGATTATGCTGAGCTTAAGAAAGAACTTAAACAAAAAGAAACGGATGAATATGATTATAAACGTCATATCCCATACGTAAAAGTAGATGGTAAACTTCGTGATGAAGAAGAAGTGAAACGTTCTATAATGCCGCGCTTTGCTTCTATCCTTGATAAAGCAATTACACGTAAACCTAAGCTTGGTGAAACACTACCAGAAGCTTGTCAGCATAATGAATGGGAAATTAGTTCATTAGGATTGGATTTCAAAACCCTATCATATCAAAACTTCATCGAAGCCATGAAGCTTAAAAACCCAACTGATCGACAAATCCGTAATGCCTTAATTAGCTACGTGATTCAGTTCTTAATTAATGGTGGGTTAATCAAAGACAGTCATGAGTTACGCGTGTTTGAACGGATCATGCACAAGTATACTTATTTAGCATCTGCTTTATACTTCCATGGATTATTTGAAAGAGAAAACAAAGGTCTATTTGGTTTATCTAAATCAAATACCAATATCTTATTTGCGATGATTTATGGAAATGATTTCCGTGAACTCTGCGTATTAGAAGGAATCGATAACGATAACTGTGAGTTATTTGCTATCCTAAATAAACACCGTGTTCGTTTACTTGAAAACAACAGCTTATTGACACGTCCAAATATCGATGTGGTACCATCTGGTGATCAGTATGCACAACTTGCGGTAGATTGTATTGTTCAGTCATTAATCTATACTTTACTTGGTGTGGATTATACGATGCATAGTCCATCATTATTAGATAGTGTACCGGATCTCCCTGATTACAGTGAACTTGCTGTATTATCTCGTTTTGGTGTACCTCAAGATATCTATATGCCATTGGCCAATTATCGTTCAGTCTTAGGAGAGTAGTGATGGCAGTATTACACGGCACCGTCCGTGATAACTACCAAGCTATTACGAGACGAATCGTTATCCAAGTCATCAAGCGTTTAAGAAGTCATCTGTCTTTTAACAAAGATACCGTTTTCATCATCAAGGGATTAGAAGATAATCTCATGGTTTGGAATAGTGAGAAGAATGAACTTCAAACGATTCGCCATAATCCAGGTGAGGACAGTGCGCGTTTTGGTGAGTACGATCAGTTAGAGATCGAATTTAAAGAAGAACTAACGGATGATGGGATCGCAAGAAATGGTTATATGACTGACATGTTACCCCCGATCTTTCATGATGAGAGATTAGGGATTCGGATGAATGTTGGTTATATCCAAACCAGAGTAACTTTATCCTTTACCTTTAAATCTGGTACATGGGAATCCATGCAGACTTATGAGGGATCATTTGCGAGATTACTTCAATCATCTAGAACACTTGTCCTTCATGAGTTAGAGTATTACGTACTACCAGAACTTCAGCAATGTGAGTTATTACGTACGTTGTATGATCTAAAAGAAAAACGTGGTGGGATTGGTGATACCTTCGATGAATGGATGGATAAGAATACCAAGACGGGTTCTTATCGTACATTAACCAATAGAAAGGGCAATGGTGCGGTAATGGCGTTTAAAGAACGTCAGCGTCAGATTATCCTGATGTTAATGGAAACCCAGTTAACAGATGCACAGAAAAAAGAGCGTGGTGCGTCAGCTGAAACACAATTCGAAGTACAGTTCTATTATGATGCCCCTTACTATACAACGATTGAATATCCTTTGATGGTACACAATCAAGTTGTACCTGGTAAGTGGTTCGTGGGACCTCGAGTCCATCACGCGAATCGTGATCATGAAGTGACTTTCGATAAGTTACAAGATGGACTACAGCATGTGATCAGTGAGGATCAAGCGGTTAGTACTTTTACCTCTCAAGAAGGATTGCGTTATCCAAGTTGGGATAGTTGGAAGGTGCCTGCTTCTCATTATAACAACATGAAAGCAGCAACTATCTTAATCCAACTTCCAGAGAAACTTCCTGAAGCGGATAAGCTGACAAACTACACGTTACTTTTACCATGTAGTGCAATCGAAAGCAACGTCATGAAATTTGGTCATGGTACGAAGCGATATATGAAAGATAATCGCAAGCTCATGTTCTCAACCACACACTCACCTGTTGTATATCAATTATACCAAGGTAATGAACGTGTGGACATGGAAAACTGTTATTTGGATGAGAAGCTCGATCTTTATACTAACTACAAGTTAGAGTATTGGCAACAATGGCATCTTGTCATTGAGATCCCAAATAACTATAACCATATTGAACGTGATACCATGAATACGATGATGCGTTATCCTGATTTCCTGGCTGAGATTTATCAGACTTTATTATATAAAGAACGTAATTTCAAATTAGGAACAACAATCGAGGAAGTTTGTAAGGAATACCTTACTCGTATCCCAATGTTGCAATCCGGCATGTGGTATCAGATCTATCGTTGCTTGATGCTTAATAAACCACTAACTATGCAGTATGGTGAGCATATCGAGAAATACTTCTACACTTGGCTCATGGCAAAAAATCCTGAGTATAAAGATCTCGATGAAGCAAAAGATGATTGGTATCATTTTGATTTACCACATGAACGTCATGCTATCTTGTTGGATTTCCAACCAGATCTCTTTGAGTGGTTAAAAGCTCACCATGATGATCCAGATGCAGTGAATGACATTTTCTATGGTAAAGCAGATGTGACGAAAGTCATTCCATTCTTAACGCAATATACGACATCGATCAATAACTACTTCATGGATATCCCAATTCCAAGAACGCAGATGATGTCATTTGTTAACGCTAAACGATTAGGAGACTAAGATAACGATGGCAGGTTTTAACTTTGAAGAAGTCCCAGAACGTAAAGTCGTTATTGAGGACGTTTCTAAACACCTTCCTGATGAACATGTAAAGATTACAGTAGAGCAGGAGAAAGATCTTGCTCCTACTGATTTCTGTAAACAGGAAGAAGCGGTTAAACTCCCTATCCACCATAATCCTTATTTAGGGGTAGAGGTAGATAGTAAGAGTGACGACATTTTAAATATCATCTCTTTCATGGAAGGATCACCTTGGCAAGTAGAATACTACAGCCAATATCTTGGTGAAGATGATGAGACTTATGCGTGGTCTATTGATCGTGCTGCCGCATTCCAACAATATCGTTGTATTAAGCATTTCGAACTTAAGGTAACCAGTAGTTTATCCTATAGTTATGATGAATCAACAAAAACCGATGAACTCACAGGTACGGCTCATTTCTATCCAGTATTAAAACCAAATAAAGGCGATATGTTTATTGCAGACATTGGGGATGGGAGAAGTGGTTTACTTGAAATTACCTCGGTGAAGAAACTTTCCGTACGCCGTAATACAGCATGGGAAGTCGAGTATTTTGTGCGTCAGTTCTTAACCAAAGAAGCACATGATAACCTTAAACTGAAAACCATTAATACAGTCGTCTTCTCACTTGAAAGACTTCGTATGGGTAATGGTGCGTTCATCGAAGAAGAGACTTACAGCGAACTCGCCAATATCGAAGAGACGATGGACAGACTCATTCGTCAGTATTTCCGTCATTTTTATGATGAGGAGACCTGTAGTTTCACGGTGCCACTTGGTACCAGTATCCGTACTTGTGATATCAAACAAAATGATTTTTTATTATCATTAGTTGAGACATCACGCTATCCGGAATATTATCGTGTTAGACGTATTCGTACTGATTTAACCGATAAGCATAAAGGATGGAGTATTTGGGATGCACTAATGAATCAATCGTGGCTCGATCTTGATGATGCCATGACGAAGTTCAATATCCTCTCTAAGATGGAAATGCGCAATAACACCATGCAATGGAATGGTAGCCATAGTCAATATACGCACTTTATTTATCCGTATAAAGATATCGTAGCTGCAACTGGTGTACAATATAACCCACGCTTTACGGCGCCTGCTGAGATCCCTATCTTTATCGATGAGGATATCAAACAAAATAGACGTTATATTTATCATGTAGGGATGAATAATGACTACGTCTTCAGTCAGTACTTCTATACGGCTGATGAGGATAACATGTCAAGATTGGAATTACAGGTTTATAAATACTTAAACCAACAACCGATCTGCCCTCAAGAAATCATGCGTTTATTAGGTGCTTGCACAAGATGGGATGATTTAGATAGATATTATTATATTCCTATTTTATATCTATTGGGTCATGCAATCGTGATGGGATATATTGAAACCTATGGTGAAGTGGTATCACCTTAATTTTGATTATTACATGGGACATTGTGGTTAAGTTTATTATAATGTCCTAATTTAATAACTGAGGTGATTTAAAATGGTAGAAGAATATAATCAGCCGCGCTTTACGATAAAGCATAAAGATGGTGATTTCGTTTGTGATGTAGAGGGCTCTGATCTCGGTTCACCCGAGAAGCAGGAAGTTGATAAAAGAACCGAGTTTGCTAGTAAGGTATTGAGAACCATTCGTGGTTATTACCCAAGTGCAACGGATATCCGAATTGAAATTACATCGGATGATTCTAACAATGCAGTTGGGTTTGTTAATGATGCTATTCCAATCAATATAGTCTGGCGCAAATGGGACGATGGATATTATCTTGTCTACCTATCTGAAATAGATGATATTACAAGAAGATTCATTGAGCGGTATCCAGCCATCGATGCACCGGTAATTTCTGGGTATCCCTACGTTACAGCCATTCCGACCATGATATTAGATATATTGGATAATATTCTCAAGACGACTGATATCGTGTGGCATCGACTTACTGATGTGGATTAAAAAAAAAATAAAATTCTACATGGATACCAGATAGTGTGAGAAGATTCCCAACACTATCTGGTTTGTTATGTATCTATACCGGCGAGCCGAGGAATGGGTAACCCATTTCCGCTTGAATACGGACCGCATCTTCGCGTCCCACATTATACCAACTCATGATCCGGCGAAGCTGGGCTTCTTTCCGAATCTGGTAATGTCGCATCTTCTCAGACGCAGCATCAACTTCGGTAGATGCAATAATGTCATTTAAGAATGTTGTGTCCATAGGACCTCCAAACTAAAATGGCAAAACCGTTAGGTACGGTAGTTCGAGTACCGTACCTAACACCCTACTCGAGATATACGTCCTGAGTATCATGTAGATTATATATGAATATAATTTTGATAGACTGGGTTTTTACTCGGTCTCTATTTTTGTTGCAAAAAAGAAAATAGGGTATATAATGGTGTGGAGAGAGATCCCCACACCGCATTTTATATGCGGAGGAATGGGAATCCCATCTCCGCTTGTATTTCTTTAGCCCGGTCACGGTTTACACCGTACCAAGCCATAAGACGACGAAGTTGTGCTTCCCGTCTTATCTTAAAGTTTTTAATCCGTTCAGCACTCAGTTGTCCTGGCACCGAATCGATGATTGCTTTAAGAAATTGATCATCCATATAGATTGGTCTCCGTATGGTGATTGTTAATACGAGTACTCCACGTGTTCCTGCACGTGGAGTACTATTACTGTAAAGTCGATACATCCTGCTTTACATCAAAAAGATAATATATACTTGTAAATTTTATAGACTAGGTTGGAGGTATCCGACCTTGATTATGTCCGAAAAATGTATATTTACCCAATAGATCAGTTGTAGTTAATTATCTTTTAAGGAAATTTATCATGTTAAAAGTTTTTGAGCATATGAATGCGGCCGATCTTCCTATCGCCGAGATAGATGAGGATGCAATACTAGCCATGCATGTTGATGACGGTGGTCTAATTGAATCAACTATTCAGATTAAAGTTAATGATGAAACCGTTCGCATCGATCCAGCAACAATTTCGGTATCACTGGAAAGAAGTACGGCAAGCGATTTATGGAAAGCTTGCTATCTTCCGATGTATTATCAGGTGAGTTTACTGCGTAGTATCATGGGTTTAATAACTCGTACTACTTATATCCGAAGTATCTCAACAAGTGGCTCAATGGTCATCACGTATCGTGCTCAGAGTAATAACTTTATTATTGAATATCAGGGTAAAGAATATATCCTGTCAGTGGATAGTAATAAAGTGACACTAAAAAGTAAGTACCCGATTAAATTACTCGAGTCTCCTGTATTTAAAGTAGATAGCCCGATGGATACTTATAGCTGCTATGCGATTACCAAAGAGGTGTCTGAATTTATCGGTCAACTATCTACGGGTAATTCCATGTTTGAATGGTTGCAATCTATCATGGGTCACGCTGAGGAAAGAGAAAAATTCCTAGAGTGGTATAAACGAAAAAAGAAATAGCGGACAAAATAAGAGGGTACCTTAGGGTACCCTCGATTTATGTTGCTATATTAGAAGATGTCATCAAGATTGATTTTCTTCTCGAACTCTTTCATGTCAGTTTTATACTTATCATGATTTTTGTAGATAGTATCTACAATGTCTTTACAAGATTGGAGTTCTTTAGCTTGTTGATCTGCTCTTGCTGCTTCTTCGATAAGAGTTCTTCGGTCTTTTGCAGAAAATTCCCAACCGTTGGCGTTAACATCCACTGCGGTCTCTTTGGAAGATCGTACACCGGGATATGAATTTCCGGTTTGGGTTGGGGCTTCGTAGCGCATCCCGTAGCTAGGAGCAACGTAAGTGTCAATAAGCTCATTACTTTTAGTAGTGATTTCATAGATACCTTTCTCTCTTTCATCTGAGATTGCAACTAAGGCTTGTGAGAGCTCTTTAGTTGTTTCATTTGTTTTAACGAGTGCTTCGTTATTTGCATTCTGTTGGGTGATTACTTGTTCAGCTTGTTTAGCCTCTGCGTATTTAGTGGCATTATGATAACCCCATTGATAGCAGAGGAATCCAGTAATCAAACAGGCAAGTGGCCAATGTAGTTTATACTTCACGACCATTTCAGATACAAATGACAAGAAGCAACCAATTAATGCTTTAATTTGTCCTAATAACATTAGCATATCTAACTCTATTCGCTTTTTACTTTAATGTTAATAAAATGAGCTTGTTTAATGTTACCCCGTCTTGTAGAGACATTAAGCTCATTTAGATAAGGTTGTTCACTTCGGATAATCGTATCACCTTGTTGCGGATAATAACGATTCTCTTCAGTACAGATCACAACACCATTTCGATCTTCCATCGGGATATAAGGAAGATATCTTCCATCACTGCATCTTAATGGTTGATAGTGGTGTGTTGCCACGAAATAACGTTTTGGTAACTGATGCGATGGTACCAATGTTTTCGTGATTTCAAGTGGTTTTGGTGATTCGACAATAACAAGGAAAGATTGTGGTAATGTAAATAAACGACGAATCGTTTCTGGCTTACGAACTTCCTCTGTCTTAATGCGTCCATCAAGATAAGGTGTAAGACCAAATTTATCATTACTGAAAAGCTCTTTATACTTCCAGACCTTCTCATACAGATGCCATCTTTGTAAATCAAACTTCAGCGTATTGTGATTGATGTACTTCAAAATCTTACCATCAATATTTAACCAATACAACTCACCACACAATACCACACCGACTAATTTATTATCGAAGTTAATGTTGTCAACATGTAAGAAGACACTATTAAATAAATCCCCTCTCACATCAGAAGGTAAGATATTCTGATCTTCCAATCGATACAGTTTTACTGTACCGTTGACTTCTTCGAAATTAATGATGTTAATATGACTAGTTTTAAGTCTTGTTTGACTGACTGCACCTTGCTCGATAAATATCCCTGTCGCATCACCATCATGCCAATGAAAATAACCACCTATATTAAATAAGGAAGTATCACGGAGATGTTCATGATCAACCCCTTCTTTACTTAGGTGGATATCACTTAAATCGGCAGGATGAACTAGGCTATCTTTATGATAACCGAGCTTTGCGTTCTTCTGGGTGAAATCCCATTGATGGGCATCCACACTATAGACCCACCCAGGTTGTCTATAGGTGAGGTTTTTTAATACCGGCTTCATTAAATTTTACCTTCGCGAAGTTATGTTAAAATCTTAAGGTTTATCGGGAAATATGTACGTGCACAGTACACTTCACCCAACAACATAGCCTGAAAATTTTAACAGTATTTTATCGATAAAGTATAGTTAAACATTTTAACAAATTAAAGGAGGGTCATGAAATATGGCTCAAACAGAAACAACCGTTATCACAGGTAATGCGAACTATGATGATGTTCTTGTGGCGATCCTTTTGGGTCCAGTCTGGGATGAGAGACCGTCGTTTCACTTTGGTAAGTATAACATCAGTGATATTGCAGTCAGAAATATTATTGCGCATCCTAAATATAATGAGTTGAGAAATCGTTATAATGAAATAGAGAAGGCTTGGTGTAAACTCATCAATGGTGATGCCTCTATCACTAAACAGAAATGGGACGAACTCGTTAATTCGTTTAAAGAGTTAGCAGGTAAGATGGAACGTAGAGGCGTACCAGGTGAAGCGAACGATTTATGGGGTATATTTAACTACAATCATCTCCAAGATAAATCTCCCGCACCAGAAGGTGAAAGCTGGGTAGATCCGATTGTTAAATATAGGGGTAGTTCTAACCGTAGAGCAATCCATCTTACAGATGGGATGGAACTATATCCTAGTGATAAGATCGCTTATAATTCTATCCAATTCGATGCGCTCAGGGTACCAGAAATAATCGCTTGGCGCAATAATATTATCGCCAAACGTGATGATACATTCAAGATTTCAGATGAATATGCGGCTGATCCAGTTAATGCATTCGTTAAATCATTCAGATTATTGAATGACGCTGTAGCTGCCACCAAACTACTTTGCAATGGCAGTATAGTAACGGATAGGGCTTGGAATCGAATCGCTGAGTATGTTAATGGTAAACTTACTGAGACTATGCTACTTCATCCATATCCTGTTAAGAAAGATAACCCGAAAGAAACGCTTAAGAAGTATGCATTATTTTCTTCGGATATGAGAGAAAGTTATCATAATCTTATTATTGCAAGAGATAACGGTACACAACTCACTACTTTAAGAAAATTGCGTCAAGCGATCACTGATCACGATAAGAGTACTTATGATAATGAAAAGGCTCAGTTGATTGATTATATCAACTTAAATAATGGTGGTCGATCAGATCCACTTTTCAGAGAAGACCCAGCTGACATTACACCGTATACCGATTCTCGTCCGTATCCAATAACCATGCCACGTGACCACCGTGGGTTACCTGATTACGATAAATATTTCGGCACCAACCACTGGGATAATGATTTAAAAGTTGTCTTCTACTACCTAAATGGTGGTCAAAACTTAACTTCAGAGATTGTCGGTGCAACTGAGTATGCAAGACTTAATGCAATCGGTCTTCAAAATAGTAACGCGTTAGCCTCAGCTAAACCAATTTTTGCGGATGCGATTGAGTTATGGCGTGATTATCACCAGGCCATTGCGAATAACCAAGCGGATATAGCAAAAGCAAAATACAAGTTACTTGTTGCAAAAGTTGATGAACTCATCATCGCAACAGGTAACCCGACCATGCCTGCTGAGAATGGTAAGGTACTTTCTTTCAGTGTATTCTTAAAACCTTATTATACACCAGAAGAAAGTTTAAATAAAGCTAATGCTGAACCTTGGTCATCTGCTCGCTGGTCTAAGTATTTCACATCTCAGTTTGATGATAAGGCTGGTATCAATCGTCGTACTATGTTTGCTGGTAGTGCGGATGGATTAAACTACAGACTTGATCCAAAAGACATTGCCGGTAAAGCAAGAGCACTCGAGTATAATCTCGATTACGCTAACCTCGGTATTTGGTTCTTATCTCTTATCGCAGCTGATAACCGAGATAGACCACTCAAACTTACCAGCAACTATGATTTTACTGGTATTAAAGGTTGGGTGCCAGTAACGAAAGATAAATTCGATGAGATCAAAGCTGCATTTATTGATTATATCGAAGCAGTCTTCCGTGACCACTTTGGTTTACGTGGTCTCGTAACCTTCCCAAGACCGACGACCGAACAAACGAATAAACTTGCTCGGTTAGCCGATGTTCGCGGTGGTTCACCTGAGACAGTACAGGACTTCAGAAATGGTAACTTCCATCTAACAAGTGAATTGGTGCCAGCTAACTTTACACCTTACAGTAGACGTAGTGAGTTAAATACTGCAGCTGGTGACTTACGTAAAGCAATCAGCGATTATATTAGTACGACTACCCCAACGACTGCACAATATAATGCCATCGTCACTGAGTACAACCGTCTTAAAACAGAACTTGCTACCTATAACGATTACTACAATGCTAATCGTCAGTTCGAAGGTAAGTATGCGATCACGATGGATCGTGCGAATATTCGTTTACCAGAAAAACGTGGTGCGTCAGACAACGAGTATAATGATTTACTTCGTCGTGTTCGTGATTATGAAAATCAGGCACGTGCTGGTTATACCACAACAAATCCACAGAACGAATATCGTGCGTTAATTAATAAACGTACTGCGTTGGTTGATGAGATCAATACGTACAATAGAAAGTATAACTATAGTGCAACTGATGGTGATAAATATATCAACCCTGATATCTATACACCAGAACAACCACGTAACTATACTGCTGATGAACAACTTAAGATCAATGGTCTTAATGATCGTTTCTTAGAAGTCAGACGTAAACTTGATGCCTATAAACGTGCATTGATTCCAAGTTACTTCTTATGGAACGATTTAAACACCAATGATACTTGGCATGCGAATACGTATCGTAACGAGTTCCTTCCTCATCAGAACTATCAGGGATTCCAATATATCCTCGATCACTATAATGAGTGGAACACCCGTTTAGATAATATCAGTAGTAATACGGATATTCCAAATATCCCTAAATTGATTGCTGTTGATAAAGCAGAATTAGACACGCAAATTAGCGAGTATCGTCGTGATCTAGCCAAACATAAGGCTGCAACAAATAACAACCTCTATCAAGCGCTAGTGGACAAATACGGTACACTTGGTGCGGCGATCACGAACTTCAACCGTAAGTATCAGTTGGATGATCCGAGATTTGCGGTATATAGTGATTTAAAACTTAAACCACTCGAAGAACCTCGTGAGAATGAAGGGTTTAGCCCATTACCACAACCGATCAATGTGGGTAAATTAGTACAATACCCATTTGACCCAACAGGTGTGAGTAAGCAAAACCATGTTGAAGAGATCTATGATCTTACCGATACGAACCGTAATGAGTTTAACTACATTATTCCAAGATATGCACCATTCTACTCGAACAGTGTTAAAATCGAAAGATTAGATACTGAAGATAATCAGCCATTGGTACTTGAGAAAGATCATGACTATTATTTAGGTGGGCATTTTGGTGAGATGGAACCGTACGTCGGTGGTAAACAACGTATCGAATCATTGATCTTATTTGATGATAGACGTATTACAGGTCGATATAAAGTGACCTACCAAACACTAGGTGGTAGCTTTATTTTAGATGCGACGGGTTATGCAACACAGATCGCTAACTATCTGGTTAATCCGTTACAAACGCCATGGGCTGAAATCGTAGGACGTCCTGTTAACTATCCAGTTAAACCACATGGTCATGATGTCGGTGAGTTAGTAGGTGTTCAGGATTTAATCGATGCAATCCTACAACTCTCTGCAGCAAACCGTGAAATCGCTAAAGCAGAAGCCGCACAAGCCAGTGCAGTAGCTGACCTTCTTGATGAGACAGCAGCGATGCGTCAGTTATCTCGTGATACAAAAGCCAATGTTCAGAACTTAATGAACCAAGTCCAAGAGAAATATCTTGAGATCAAAGCTTTAATCCGAAATGGTAATGTTGTAGGTGGTGGTGGCGGTGGTAGCTCATCCGCTGATATCGATGCAGCCGTATACCGCATGAAGAACGAGTTAACTCTTCTCTTCACAACAATGCTTAATGATAAAGCAGATGATTTATCTGGTAAAGTAAAAGCAAGACTTGATGCACTATCAAATCGTCTTGACAATATCAATACCGTGATGAACACAGCGATCGAAGCGAAGTTAAGAGAAAAAGACTACGTGCCTTATTCTGCTACAGTGCGCAATCGTATCGATCCAAATGGTGTACTTCGTTTAACAGCAGATAAACAAGTAGGGTTGCCTGCAACTGGTGTAAACTACCTTGATCCAAATAACAGTAGTGTCGTTACAACACGCAATACTGAAGTGACACCAAATAGTGTTATTGTCAGTGAGACTGCAGCCGGTAATAAACCGGTTATTAATCGTGTCAATGATGTTCGTCTTGGTTCAACCGGTAGAGTGATCTCTGTTTCAGGGACAATCGATAATCTTGCTCGTTTGTCTGAAACACCAAGTATCACAACCGCAACAAGTGTACCAGCAATGGTAACTTCTGCGATGGATATCGTTAAGAAAGTTAAAGTCCACACTAAAGGTGAAGAAAGTGCGCCAACGAATACGTTAGGTGGTAACAAGAAAGTCGTTTACTCACTTTCATCTACTGATACTAACTTAATCAGTAAGCACTTCTTTAACTCAGAAAGCTTCGTGACGGTTAATGAAGATGGTAGTACAACATCTGGTTACGGTTTAAACCAAACTTCAAGTTTTGCATTTACTGTAAAAGCATTACAAGAACTTGATACGAAGATCCAAGCTGCAGCGAGAGGGGATTTTATTCCTACAGCTAAATTACCATCCAGTGATGCAACTGAAGCAGGTAAGATAGTTGTTGCTGATGCAAATAAGAAAATCAAATCAGTCGGTGCGATTAACTTCTCTAACGCAAGTTACAACAGTGACACGTTTGGTGTCGCGCAGGGTCTTTATACACCGAAGTATGCATCAACTGAATACAACGTAATGAATGGCCAGTCAACATTCAAGTATAATCTTGTTACTGAGTTTGAGAAATTACGTGATAACAATAGCTATAACACTCGTATCAATAAATCAGGTATGAGTGCGACAGTGCCAACTGATGCATTAAAACGCATGGCACAACTTCCTGTTTATACGGGTTCAACAAGTGAAGGTTATTTAGTTGATCTAGCAAAAGCAAAAGAGTTAACTAACTTTAATGATGACCAACTCTCTACTGAGTCCTTACTTGGTGCAACAGCACTTGCGTTTAAAGACACCAATAATAAATTGGGTGATCTTGAACGTCGTGTGAATGCGGCTACGGGTGGTCGAGCAGATTACATCCCACTTGAGAAAATTCAAGCGGTAGTATCCGATCAGTATGAAGTCTTAGTCGCCGATGGTAGAAAAGGAACACTCCCTAACTACCTTCAATTCAGAGACTCTAAAGTGGCCTTTGAGTTACGTAGTGACGGTATTGCAGTCCACTATGCTAACCTTGTTGTCGATGACGTGAAAGTTAAAACATCTGATGCAAATGCATATAAGACTAAAACTTTCACCGAAACACTAAGACAAGCTGATACGGTGAGACTTGAAAACACTGAGCGATTTGCAGGTGGTCAGTTATCTAATGCGAATATCGATAAACTAAAAGGTTATTTCGATACTGCAACTGTAGTGAATGTGGATGATAAACGCATGTTTGTTGTGACAACAACTAACTATGGTTTCACAGATAACGATAGTAGCACAAGCTTCTATAACCCAGGTGCGATCGATGCGATCTTATTGGGTACACTGAAACACGTTGATAAACGCTTAGTAACATTATCAACCCAGTATGATGCATTCTCCAAATCGACTTCATCTGCATTAAGTGCGGTAACAACGAAAGCTTCTTCACTTGAGCGAACAACTACTCAGTTGTCATCTCGTGTAACGGAACTTGAGAAAGGACCAACCACAGCAGCACTTAATGAAGTTCGTACTGTGGGTAATAATGCACAAGCAACTGCTAACCAAGCGAAGTCTATTGCTGATAATAACAACTCTAGACTTAACGCCATGGATCAGCTCGTGAGCGCTGCAACAAGTGATGTAAGTCGACTCAAGTCTGATGTCAATGCATTAAACGGTCGTATCCCGAATATCTCTATTCAGGGTAATGCAACTGATTACGCAACTGGTAAGATTCCTAAGTTTATTGAAACAGGTAAGCTTAGTGTAAGTAGTGTTCAGTTTGCTGCGGGTAGTACCACAAAAGTCATGAACCTTTCTGGTACTGACTTGATGTATAATGGACGCTTCAGACCACAAGAGATCAACCTCACTTCAGATATCCGTAAGAAAGAAAACCTATCCATCATTACGGATGCACTTAAACGTGTACTCACTTTAAATGGTTATTTCTATAACTTCAAAGGTAGTGATGAGGAAAGCGTAGGTCTTATCGCACAGCAAGTTCAGAAAGTCCTTCCATCGGCGGTATCAGAAGATGCAGATGGTACGTTATCATTAAACTATAATGGTATCGTCGCATTACTTGTGGAAGCGACCCGTGAGCAAGAAGTACGTTACTATGAGTTATTGCGTCGTGTAGAAGCACTCGAAGCAAAACGTAAATAATTTTTATCTTTAGGAATAGGTGGGTGGTCTAGGATGATCACCCACTCTTCTTTTTTATTTATTTTTTAAGAAGGAGTTGAGATGAAGAAAGATCATTTCAGTAAATTAGAAGTGGAACCTTTAGATGAGTTCGTTGAAGGAAGACGAGTTTATCGTTTAGTCAAAGACTTTACTTTTACCTCTGAGAAATACGGCGTGATTACCGTGCCAGCAGGTTTTAAAACAGACTTTGCTTCTGTGCCTGCTATTGTAAGAAGTATCTTCCCAACTGATGGGAAATACATGGAAGCATCAATCGTCCATGATTACTATTATGCTTATGCGATTGGTACGAAGAAATTAGCTGACCGTATTTTCAAACACGCCATGAAGTTATCTAACGTATCGACCATTCGTCGTTGGTTAATGTATTGGGGTGTGCGTCTTATGGGTAAAGGTCAATATGGGAAAACGGTTTCCCATACACCACGTGGTCACATCTATCAAGATATCCCACGTGAACAAGTGAATCCACGTAAGAAATAATTTGTATTGAGGCTACAAAATGAGTAGCCTCTCTCTTATGTCGTCATTTCAAAAAGTCTATGTTCGTACCCATATATACGGGCTATGACACTAAACGTTTAATGTTATTTTAATAATAAAAGATTTAATAAGTAAGGATTTATATATGGCAGATCCAATCGTAAAAGTTCCGACGTATCCTGTCGATATGACAGGGGAACTTGCCAGTAACTTAGTGACTGAGAGAGTCACCCTTACCACCAAGAACCGAGATGAGTTTAATATCATCTTACCTCGTTGTGCACCGTTCTTCCATGATAGTGTACAGATCAAGAAACTCGATACTGAAGAAGTCATGACCTTCGGTAAAGATTTCTATATTGGTGGTATATTCGAAGGTATCACGCCTTATACGAAATATAATCAGCAGGTCGGTAGTATCATCGTATTACTTGACCAATGGGTAGCGGGCAACTATGAAATCAAATACCAAACGGTTGGTGGAGATTTCATTTTAAATGAAACGCAATTTACCCAAGCATTGAAAAATGCAATTTTAAATCCGTTGATGGTACGCTGGGAAGATATCCATGAGAAACCAATCGATTTCACCCCGATCAAGCACTACCATCCAACTGATGAAACAAATGAATACGATGACTTCATTAATGAGTTAGGTCGTGTGCGTCAAGCCTTAGAGAAATTCTTAGGCGAAGAAAGAAAAGGAACTCCATCTTATAATCAGATGCTCCTTCTTCTTTTAGAACACGGACGTATCTTGGCTGGTTTAACAGGTCGTATCAATGATCTTCAAACTGAGATCACGCAATCTACTGCCGGTGCGATTGCACGTGCTTTAGAGAAAGCCAATGAAGTGGCTAAGATGGCAGAGCAACTTACTGCAAATCTCTCTGCTGCGGTAGATGATCGTGTTGAAAAACTTCGTGTTCAAGTCAACGATAAAATTGATGTCAACCTTAAAAAGTTATATGCTGCAGATGAAGCATTAAAACAACAAATCACCACGACAACTAATGCACTTAAAGATGAGTTGACAAATGTTGTTAATGTGAAACTCGCCGATCATCTAGCTAAAATCACGAAGAACACGGAAGATATCGAAAAGAACAAACGCGATCTCAATACTGAGCTTGCTAACAACATCGCAAACCTAACTCGTACGATCAATCAGAATAAAACAGACCTCACTAATCTAGTTAATGCATTAGCAAATCGTGCTGTAGTGAAAAATGGTCAAGCTGCACAAGTGATCCAAGGGACACTTGAAGCGACGAAATTTATCTCTGAAGCATTCGGTAAACTTAATACCCGTACGCTTTATACCGATAATGGCACAAGTAGCAATATCGATAATAAGGTCAATGATAAAACTATCTTAAAGATCACACCAGATGGTACAGATAACTACGGTCGTTTCCGTTTCGGCGGTATCGGCAATAAATTTGCTGCCTTATATCATGATGGTCATGATAATGTCTTATTAACAGCTGATAACCGTCCAATAAATATGAAAGCATTGGACTTCATCATTGATAATACTAAGAAGTTATCTGATGCGGTATTCTTAAGTGGTAACCAAACTATGCGTGGTCCACTTTATCTACAGACCGCTAACTTGATTAACGTGCCAGTGACTGACCCACGTTTTGAGGCATCAGGTTTTAGACGTCCAAATGGTACACCAGAGAACGGTGTAAATCATAGCGAGCTTGAGATTGCTGTGATGCATCCTGATGCACCAGGTCGCCCTGCTGCACCGGGTCGTGCTTATGGTCGTACGATTGGTTTCAGTTATGGTCCAAGTCTTGGATTAGTAACAGGCAGTTATGATGCACAAGGTCGTAATTTCAAAACCACTGATATCTTAACTCGTGAGTGGATGACTGGCGATAAAGCAAATAATAGTGCAGATAAAATCCCAACCACTCAAATGGCACAAGAACTCGTTTCAGCTAAGATCGCCGAAGCTAAAGTTAACCCAACACTAACTGGTATAACTTACATTCGTTCACCGGGTAATAACAGTTGGAATGTTCCACTGATCATAATGGCTGATGACCCAAATCCTAAATCCGTTGAGATGTGGATGGGCTTACGTGGTGTGGGTGGTGATAATAGAGCCAGTGCGAAAATTATCGTTATGCCAGATAGAACGAATAATACGGTTATTCGCATGCATGGTGTCGTGGACGGTCAGGATAATGCTTCTTTTATGGAGTTATACAAAGACCGCGTTTGGATGCGTCCTTATGGTAACTTACATGATTACTTCGTTCGTCGCAGTGAGTTGGGTGATCTTAATGGTTACGTGAAAACTTCTCAGTTAAATGACTGGACATCAGCTGCAGGTATGGCTAACCGTATTCCGCATACTCACGGTAATGGTCACATCTATCTTGGTTATCGTGTTCACATCAGACCAGCTGCGGATTACCGTGGTGCAGGTTGGGATCATGTCGCTTACTATGACTGGATGTGGGATGGCGGACATGGCGGTGCAGGTCACTACTTCAGTGGTTTCGTGTTAGCCCACCACGTTGGGGTTCGTTCAGATATCAGAAGTAAAGAAGATCTTAAATTGATCGATAGTCCTTTTGAGAAACTTTCCGCTATCAATGGCTACACCTATAAGATGAAGAAAGATCTTAAAGGTCGTCGTGCAGGTGTGATCGCTCAAGAAGTTGAGAAAGTTTTACCTGAAGTGGTCAGTGAAGATACGAACGATAATGAAACCTTGAAATCGGTTGATTATAACGGTCTTGTGGCTTTATTAATCGAAGCTGTAAAAGAATTGAAAACTGAAGTGGTTTCTCTAAGAGAGGAATTAGATCAGTATAAAGAGGGAAAACAGTAACATGTCAACCGCAAAACAATATAAACGTTACCCGTTGGATTTAACGGGTAACCATCCTGATAATAGAGTGATGGCCGAAGTCCACTCTATTACTCCTCAGGAACGCATCTTTAATGTGATGGCGGGTGCATTCTATACAGAGTCAGTGCAGATCACTTATTTAGGTGAACAATTAAAAGCACATGAAGATTTCCGTTTCCACCGAGTAGTGGAGGATGCAATCCGTCAGTCGGGTAAAGATGTAGCGATGCTAATTGAGATCACTGATAAAGCAATCTCGGGCGATATCGAAGTACGTTATCAGGCTGTGGGTGGTGAGTTCCAAAACATCCATGAGTCTCTTGTTGAGATGCTTGAGAACTATAAACATGATGCACGTGGTACGTTTTATAAAGATATCATTGAGAAACCACGTTTCTTCGAACCTGTTCGTCACTTAACATCGATCTATGATATCTATGGATTAAATCCAATCACGGGTCCGTTAAATGAACTCGTGAGTATTGCTCGCCATCGTGCAACAAAAGAGAACTCCTCTTTATTAATCCGTTTGCACCGCATCGAGCAAATGATTCATGACGCAGATTTAGGTAACCTTGATTTATCAGGTATTGCTAATCTTCGTAATGAATTAAACCAAGTTAAAAAACAAGTTGCCGCTGCAGATATTACTGCGTTAACGCAATCATTCAATGCACTTAAATCTGCATTAGAATCTCAAATCTCTGGTTTAACAGAGAAAGTAGATGCGGCACTGCCACGTGCGATTACGGAAGTAACGACTAATGTAACTAAAGCTGACGAGAAAGCACAACAAGCATTAACTAAAGCAACCAGTACCGAACAAGCACTCAACCAATTCAAACAAGATGGTGGTAGTGTCACCCGTGAAGTAAACTTTGGTACGAATATGGAAGGGGCTTTTGATAAAGTCGGTCCATTTGGTTTCCGTTTAGTGATTAGTGGCGATAAACGTGTTGGTGGATTAACCACTGAGATGGCTGAAGTTAAACGTAAGCTTGAAGAAGCAGCCACTAAACTTGCTGGTGTGGATACTAAGATCGCACAAGCGGCTGATAGTGCAAGACTTCAATCCGTTGAATCTAAAGCAAGTCAATTAGAATCGAGTTTGAGTGTTGTAACAGGAACAACCATTCCTGCGATCAATAATGACATCCAAAGTCAAGGTGGTCGTATTGCTGTTCTGATGAACACGATTGCAACAAATAAACATGATACGGAAGAAGCCATTAGTGCAGTTAAACTCACAGCAGAAAAGGCGAGAGATGATCTTGCTAATCTTAACTTAAATGAGTTTAAAACCACAACTGTTCCTAACCTCATTACAACAAAAGTAAATGAGTTAGTGACACCAGTTAGTGATAAAGTAACGCAATTAGAATCGGTTACGATCCCTGCACTTGATACTAAGATCACCACCGAAACTGAAAAAGTGAAAACCGCTTTAGAAGGTGAAATCGCAAAAATCAAAAGTGCGAGTCAATCTGATGCTTCAGCTGTGGCAACAAGATTAGATGCACTTGAACCACAAGTCAATGATCGTTTAAGTAAGCTTGAGACAAAAGCCAATAAACTTACAACTGATTTAGAAGAGTTCAATGATGCCGTTACTCAAACAGTAACAATGGCAAATGGATACACTGATCGTACTAAGAGACAACTTGAGAAACAAATTCAAGCAGTTGATACCAAAGTCGCTGCTGTAGATGGTACGATTACAGGTGCGGTTAAACCTGTTAAAGATAAAGTCGATCAAGTTGAAAAAATCGCAAGTGCCGCTAAATCTGAAATCAATGAGATGAAACAAGCTCAGGTGGTTAAAGATACAGCACAGGATGGACGTCTTGCTGAACTCGAACGTAAGATCGGCTCAGCGCAAGCCGCCGCAGAAAACGGAAGTAGTCTCTCACAAGAGGAGCTTAAACGTGTTGAACGCGAATATAAGGAAGCGGTTAAAACGGCAGTGCAAACAGCGGGAAGTGATGCTGATGCGAAAATTACAGCAGAACGTGAGCAACTTGACGGGAGATACGTTAAAGGATCACAAGTTGATGGAAAATACTACACTACCGAAAAACCTTTAGTGACTGATGCGTTAGCATTAACAGGTTCTGATGAATTCCCAAGTGGTAAATCCGGTTTCTACAATAAGGAAACAGATCACGGGAATAAACACGTGAACATCGGCGGAAACTCTTTATCATTTAAAGATAAAGCGAATGGTGTTGCAGCTTATTTGACGTCGTCTCAAGGTACAACAGCTGAAATCTTAACAACTGCAAACATCCAGGATGACTCAAATGCATTTGTTAATCCATCCACTAGTTATCCTGTTTCAACTCGTGCAACGAAAGAATACATCGATGCGGTATCAAATGGACTCAACCAACAGATCACTGCTGCGAACCAAGGTCTTGCTGCACTTAAAGCTAATCTAGGCGACGGGAGTCAATATCTTAAAGGTACTTATGATGATACTAAGTTCATGACGACAAGTACTGTTTTAAGTAAACCAACAGGTATCGTCTTCCCAAGTAGTATTAATGAAGCTTACGATGGGCACTATACGAATACTCGCATGGGTGATTATGATGGCGTTGCTACCAAAATGCCACGATCATTCCTCTATCTAAGCGATACGGATGGTGGGTTTGTGCTTGGGTTCAATAAATTACCAGGTGGTAATTACGCAAGAGCTCGAGTTGGTTGGTATCATGACGATGGTTTCTTTATGGCTGAATTACTAGATCATCGAGATTTAGTTCATGCTATCGAAACTAACTCACCTCAATATAAACCTGTTTCAGTAAAAGGCTTGCGTGATTATCTTGGTAGTCAACTTAGTACATTAACCACTAAGATCGGCGATATCGAATCTGCTGTCACGCCAGTTAAACAACAAGTGGAAGCTGCTGGTAACATCAAAGAAAAACTTGACGCAATCGAGGCGAAAGCGATTGCGGATAAAGCTGAATTAAATCGTGCGATCGATGATAAAGTGACAGCCATGAAACAAGCTGCTGCTTCAGGTCAACCAACTTGGATCAAACGTGGCGATACTTATGAAGCACAAGACTTCATCACACTTGGTACGATGAAGGCACCAAAAACTAGTAAACCAGAAGAATATTTTGCTGGTAGACTTGGTACGTATTATTCTGATAATAGTTATGCTGCTCTTGCTATCCCAACCAGTCCAACGACATCTTTCGCAATCGTGAAAGCACAAGACCACACGCTATTCGTTCGCCCTGGCGGTGGTGCTAATGATCGTCAGATCCTTACTAGTGTGGATGTGGAAGGTGATATTACGAAATATGGTCGGGATTACAGAGTACCAACAGTTGCTACAGTTAACCAGATTATCACCGATAAACTTGCTGATAATCAGTCTAGCACTTCTCAAGCGATTGAAAGTGCTAAAAATGATATAAAAGCGACACTACCAACCTTTACTAAAGACGGTGATGTGTTTAATGCGCAAAGTGTTGTAACGTTAAAACCAAAATCGATCGAAGCAGGTGATAACCCAGAAACATTATTTGCGGGTAAGTTCGGTGCCTGGATAGGGAGTACACAAAGCGGTATCACTATACCAACAGGTACAACAGAATCCGTATCATTGTACGTTTTCCCGAATAAAGACCTGATGTACAGACCAGGTGGACAATCTTATAAAGTATTGACTGATAAATATAAGTCAACTGAGATTGAAGACTCCACGCCAAACCACAACGTTCCAACGGTAAAAGCAGTTAAAAACTACGTAAGTGGTAAGGTGGATGCTACCGTTCAGAAAGTAGGCCAGTTAGATACTAAACTTACCCAAGTGGATAGTAAACTTGCTAACTACGATACGTTAACTTCTACTGTAGAATCACTTAAGACTTCTGCAGGTCAAGGTGTTAATGTTGAAGTACAAGCGAAGTTTAATGATCTTGAACCACGTGTGGTAAAAGGTGAGACTGCGTTAACGAAAGTCACCGAGATAGAAACTAAGTTAAGTAAACAGTTTAGAAAATTTACTTATAAACCTAGTGATCTCATGCCACGTGGCACCTATCCAATTCGTGACCTCTATAAGATTCCTGGTCCTGATGATCAAGAAACAACGATCACGAAAGTGGAGAACATGACCGTAACGAAATTCTGGGAAGATGGTAAGAATAGAGCAAATGGTTGTTTCTTAACTGTTTATGGCGATAGTGATGCGATTCTCAATGGAAATTCTGACTTCGTCAACTGGTGGATCACTGGTATTGATACCAATGTTAATCGGACCAAGCTGCAGAATTTACTTAGCAGTATGATAATGGAAAACGAGTCAATGTGTGCCATTGGTATTTTGACTTGTAACGGTGCCATTGTTGATATCTATTTCTACCGATTAAATGAGAATGGTAGTACATCGACTCACGAAATCACGAGAACTGATATTGGTAACAATACAAGTCTTACCGCAACTCCAGGGATCTTTTCTTATATCAGAGGTGCTTGTGCTTCTGAGAGCTTCGGTTACCGAATCGCCTCTAGTGAAAATATGATCTCCGGTGGTAAACTCCAAGCTCGTGGTGGTAAAGTCCCTGGCTGGGATGTTTATGCGACAACAGGTGATATTACTGCTTCGCGTAAGAAAGAAGTGACATTTGAAGATGGTTACCAGACTTCAGTTAAACTGAAAGATGCAGGTGTATTCTTAAATACCAAGAAAATTAGTTTTGCTGGTGGTGGTCGTAGACGTCACCTCATGGTCACGATACAATCCGATACAATCGGTACAATGGTTATCTCAGATCAAGTACGTTTCTCATTAAGACGTGTTACTGATGGCCAAACTTTAGTATTTGGCTACAGAAATGGCAGTAACATGATTGTCAAGAACAAGGCAGGAAATGAACTTCATGTTCGTGCTAAGTATGAGATTTCTTCAACGGCATTCGATGGTGAGTATCAATTAGTTGTAGACTTTACTGGTTTATCATCTCCAGCCACAACCGATACAATCTCTCACATCTGTTTGAGTTATCAGAACAACAGTTTTGATTATATTCCATCGGATGATGATTTCGGTGCAAGCGAAGACCCTAGTGCTTTCAATAACAAAGTGCAAGCTGAGGTTCGTCGTTATATTCGTGAGAATATGAAACAAGATGCACCTGATCTGATCACGGAGAAATTCACAATCCAGCCTGGTGCGGAAGATTGGTCATCTGTTGAACAAGATCAGTACGGTAACATCCGTGCTCGAGGTGTGGTACTCCAAAACTACGATGGTGGTACATCAGCCGTCTTTGCGCCTAACCAAGTGTTCTACGTCAGTGAAACACAAACCTGGACAGTACCTCGTGTACTAGTAGGTCGTAAAGCAGAAATTACGATTCGTGCTAAGTCTAAACTTGACTCAGAAAACAATCGTATCATCCACTCCTGTACGCGTCGTGCTTTCGTAACTTTACCAAGCGGAACGATTAACATCCTTGCAGGTGAGTTGACCTCATTTGGTAATCACTTAACAGTTAACGTTAACCAAAACTATCCAGATGCACTTGTTCCTCGTATCAGTGTCACGAAGGATGATATTAACGTTATCCAAGAAGCCTTGATTACGATTGTCGTTTAATAAATGTAATATAGTGGGTGCATACTAGCACCCACTTATTTTTAAAGGATAAATAGATTATGACGAAATATGCCATGCTTGATGATGGGAATATCGTCACGCATATCGGGACTAAACAAGATAAAGATAACACCGAGAAGACAGTAAAATGGATTCAGTTATCAGCAGCCGAGGAACACGTGGTTCAAGTCGGTTACCAGTGGCGTCCAGATAAAGGTATTTTTGAACGAGTGCGTTTACCACTCGATGAAGAACGGGAACGTATTCTTGAAAAGAATATCAAGATCTACTCAGATAAAATGGGATTGATTTTATCGGGCTATGACTACTATGAGATCATGACCTTCCCATATCAAACCCAAGACTTGATTAACTATCGTGCAGTAGAACGTGGTGAGGCGACGTCTGACTTATGGTTCTTACCCGCACTTTGTCAAGCACGTGGGTTACCTGTTTCTATTGTAGTAGACCGTCTTGAAGAACATGTTCGCCAATTTGCGAAAGTCTCTGGTTATATTACGGGGATGAAGCAGAAGTTTGAAGAGCGTATCAACTATGCGCCGACTTATGAGATGCTAGATGAACTTGAACGCCATCTTGAGATTTGGCGTCAACAATCGCTCCTCTAATAGAAAGGAATAGTGAAATATGGCAACAGTCCAACTTAAAAAATATCCTGTTGATACAACAGGTAAAAGTCCAGATAACTTAGTGGCGAATGAACGCCATGAAGTGGACCCATTAAACCGTGCCATTGTACCACGTGAAGGTTTCTTCTATGGGGAGTCAATGGTCGTTCGTAATAATGATACTCAATTGATACTTGGTGTTGACTATCGTTTAGATGACATCAATGACCAGTTAACCAAAGAAACGGGTAAAGCAATCTTCAGTGCGATCATTTTACTGAAAGAAAGTATCATGGGTTATGTGACTTTAACGTACCAATGTTACGGTCGCGGTGATGAATATACTCCAGACTATCTTGCTCAGTTAGTAAAAGAAGCAACCGTTGAGAAAGCCGTTAAATTCAACAATATCATCAATCGTCCTTCGGCTTATAACCCCGCACCGCATAGACACCCAATCGGTCAAGTGATCTACTGGAACAGTGCAGTGAATGAACTGCGTAATCTTACTCAGGTCATTGAGAACTTACGTATCGCACATGATCGTGGGATGTATGCTTTCGTTGGGGACTTCCAAACCAAACTATTAGCTCGCCTAGAAGCGATGGAAAACTTGGTGCGTGAATCTCGTGACGTTATCGGTACGGTAGATAAGTTTAAACAATCTACTGCAAATAGTCTTGCTGAAATCGAAGCCAAAGTGCGTGCGTTATCTAACCTTAACGAACTCCAAACTTACATGGATAACATGAAGCGTGAATTAGACGCTGAATTAAAACGTGTAAAAGCGGATATGGCTAAGGTGAACCAATCGGATATCGTGAAACTTCAGAAAGAGCTTTCTGATCTTAAGATTACTGTTGGTACGAAAACTGCACAGCAAGAAGTCACCAATCAAATTAACCAGGCGATTGCAAACCTGCCATCATCTGAAAGTATTTCTCAGTTACTGGCTCAGTATGCGAAGAAAAATGAGATCGTAAACTATCGCCCACTGATTGATGAGAAGATGTCTCGTACGGATGCTGAAACGAAGATTGCAGAAGCAGCGAAGAAAGCAGAATGGGAGAAAGTAACCGGTAAACCTAAAGTCTTAACCCATGATGAATTAGATCGCTATACCGATAAAACCAATGACATTAATAAGTTCATTATGCCTGGTACGTACAGTATTACAGCAGGCTACGGTAATATGCCATCATTGAAGTTCTACGGGACGAATCTAGATGGTAATACCAACCTTAAGGGTGTCCTTGAAGTCATCGGTGATAAGTCATCTGGCGTGGTTTATCAACGTTTAAATATCGGTGGGTTAACACTTACTCGTAACGGTACAGTAAACGGTGAATTTGTGACCTTCCCAAATCGTTGGGATGTCGCAGCAGTATCACAACCTGCTTGGAATGAGAACATCAGCCTTAGTGATCGTAATGTAACGTCAGTCTTTGCATTTACTCAAGGTATGCCTGGTCTTCCAGCGATGCCTGGATTCTCACGTGGTCGATTAGATGAAACCATGTGGACATCTGCACAGAACTACGATGGTGTCGGTTTTATGATGCACACCCCACATCAGCGTACTGCATTTATGAGTCTTGGTGGTAATAACCATTTCATCATGAGTAACGATGCGAGTGTAGGTAGTAGTGATTATACTAATGCAAGTGCGTGGACAGTCGATCGTTTGATTACTCATCGTGATCTTAAAGATAACTTCCCAGACTTATTCGGATTAAGTGATAAACTGGCTGATCTTCAAAGAAAGGTAGTTGCGGCCTCAAGCACTCAAGTTAATATCAATACGCAAAACGATCTTGATGATATCACGCCAAATAAAGTCGTGAAATTATTCGACGGTGGTCGTATTGGTGTAGGAAGCTTAAGATTGAAGAACGGTGGTGGTAATGCACTACTAACTGTTACAACAGGCGGCGTTCTTGATCTTGGTAACCAAGCTACAGTGACTTCTTTAGTAATGCGTTCAGATAAGAGACTTAAAACATCGATTAAACGCATTGAGAAGCCCGTAGAGAAACTTTCTCAGTTAAATGGATATACTTATCAGTTTAAAGATAAAAACGTGTCTACGGCTGGTTTATTAGCTCAGGAAGTAAAAGAAGTTTTACCGACTGCAGTGGTTGAACAAGATGACGGCATGTTATCCTTAGACTATAATGCGGTGATTGCTTTATTAGTTGAAACCGTTAATGAACAGTCTAAACGAATTGAGAAATTAGAGGAACAAGTTTCTGAACTCACTAAAAGTAAGGAACAAGCACTATGGCCTATCCAGTAATACCTGAGAATATCGCGTTTGGGGACAGTTATCCAACGACACTGTATGGCACATCAACTGAGAATGTTAAATATTCTACATACGGAAAGCCATTTGTATCAATGGAGTATCCTAATGCGAAATGGATACCTGTTTTGGCTGATGGTAGTGAGGGATATAGCAAAAAAATAACTAATAGTGGTAGTGCTTACGTATTACCGCCGAACGTCGATGTGCTTAGCCTTAGTAATACATGGCGCGCGACTTTGGTGGGTAACAGTAAGGGTTTCCTATCCAGTAGTCGTGCTGTATCCATCATCAGATATACATGTAAGTTCTACTCCGATCATCAGATTATCAGTACACCGAACATCTTCGGGTATGATGGTCGCACTAACCCACCGCCAGGATGCTGGGGTGGGCTGGTTATGATTGGTGATTATCCGATGAAAGATCATGATATTGGTGTCACGGGCGGCCCTTATTACATTGCGATGAGTAGTAGACCAAGTCTAGATGGTCATGTTAAGACCGCACTCGTCTATCCAATGAATACGGCCAATAAAAACTGGAGTAATGAATACCCAAGCGCAACGTGCTATTCTATATTTGGTAAACCAGGTTTACAGCACGATACTGTTGTAAACAATCCACCACAACCATATTGGCTAGACATCAACACAGCAAAACGCAGTGGCCTTGGGAGATCAAAATACGGTAATTTCACTTACGCCTCAAGTACTGATCCGGATAATCCGTGGCCAGGAGATAAATCGACCAAAATTGTTAAGCCAGGTGGTGTCGGGGCTGGTACAGCCGATCATCGTTTCACTGTCACAGCCACACCAGATGGTGTCTGTATCGATTATATCAATGTTGCGAATGGCGGTTGCGTTGAAGTGGAGTATGCGAATGTCGCGAAGTTCGCACAGCCAGCCAGAATATGGCAATTGAATAATGCGATACTTAACCAGAATAAAAGGGTGGTAACGACTGCACTGACAACCAATACTATCTATATTGCAAATAATAATGTTGCAGAATCCGCCACTCAAAAAACTGAGAGTGAGAACAGAGTCATTTTTTTAATCAAAGCTAATAATAGCGTGATTAAGATTAATATTCGGGATTGTCATTTTGTATCAGGTGTAAGAGCGAGATATCAGCACATTTACCTCGCTAAAATCATAGGACGAAATAACAAGATTATTTTCGATTGTGGTTTAGCAGGGGCGTTGTTCTATGGCGGTGAAGTAGCAACGGATGAAATCTATTGGTACGCTGGTCTTTGTGATAACGATACCAATGAGATTATTTTCATGGCAGATACCGATGATAGGGATAATCTATTTAGATTTGAGGGTGGCCCACCTAACAAATGTCGTACGATGTATCCGATTGCTAAAGCAGTTGGCTACGGCGCGGGTGCCCAAAACCTTTGGTCACCTGTTCATAACACTCAGCTTAACGATGGAAAGAACAACTGGTATTTACCGTACAATGGTTCGGTTGTTAAGGCATTCTAATTGGGAGGTTAAATGAAATTCACAAATCCAAATGATGTATTTGCTAACGTCCCAATGGATAATGTTGGACTATCTCAATACGCTGGTACAGTTACCTTCGTCAACGAAGTTAATCTTGGTGAACGGACTGTTACTCTAAATGGTACGAGACTGAAGGTAAAACGTGTCGCGAAGGATCTTAAAATCAATCGCCGTTACACAGAAGCCAGCAAGTCTAATCCGATGATCGGTAAGGATCTATTAGATAAAACCAATGTAACGCAGTTGAGAAGCCAAGCATTGTTTGGTGGTATGCTAGAGCATCTAACTGATGGTGGGTATAACTCATACGTAACAGGTGTGAAAGTAGGCGGGGATAACTTTCACCGCCATTTCACCGATGATGGAGTAAGAAATGCGGGATATGGATCGGGTTATAATGTTGTCGGTAGACCAGCTAATATACCAAGTTATCTCAGTGATAAGTTACTTGAAGTAGCAGATCCTATCCTGATGACTAACCTACCTTATTTACAATCAGGTGAGGTGTGGCCATCTACTCAGTTGGATTCGGCACCTTATCCGACTTCGATTAGTTCTCGCATTGGTACGGATCTTAATATCAAGATGACTTCTGCTAATATCCCAGGTAAAGAAATTAGTAATCTCATCCATCGCGTTGAGATGAACGATGTTCGTCTTAATATCGAAGACTTTCCAAGGTTAGATGTTAATCCAGGTAAGAAGTTCGGTCCATTCCAACATAAGGCTTATCTTATCGACTGGGATGAGGCTAATCTTAAAATCGTTGGTTTTGAAGTAAACAAGGATAAGACAACCACCGAGAAGATTGATTATAGTGTCCTTCAGCGCGGTATACTCGCTAACTATAACGCGATACTTTATAGTAATGCCCACCGCATGCAAAGCTTACTCGCTACAGCCCATCCGGCTAATGGCGCAATGCAAGTATGTTATCCCGTCTGTGAATCATTTACCTTAAGTAATGCCCACTTCAGGATATCATATAGCCAATATTCCTCAGAATCGCCTCATATGGCTTTTGGGATGGCTGGCAATGCATATAACCCATTCCGTGGTGATCGATATAACCCAGGTATCGGCGACCTTGCTGTAGGTGACAATCCAGAACAAGATCGTTTCTTACCGAAGTTCATGGCACTGTGGGGAATCGAGGGCGATAATAACTACATTGAGATCGACATTGATGATGGGGCGAACATTTACGTTAAGAATCGTGATAACAATGTTAGATACTTTGCGTTGACTCACATTCGTGGAACTGGGAACGTTATTGTGATCAGACTGAGACGCCCACTGACGTTCTATGGTAACTCACAAGCAGGCAATGCGGCTATCGCGTGGTTTACGATGATATCAAATAATCCAGATAAGAATGTCGTTTATATTCTTGGTCCGAAAAACCAGCATATATCCGAGAGTCTGCGATTTAATGCAGAGACGAATAAATCTAGCCGCCGTAACATGCTACTTGGTTGTTTGAACATGAATCTCTATAACGTACTGTGGGCCGCCACACCACTTTGGGAAAATATCAAGTTATACGATAAGTACTACAGTGATATCAATGATTGATTTCAATCTAACAACATAAAAAGAGGCATCCCTAGGGATGCCTCTTATTTTGTCCACTATATCAAAGATTAGTGTTGTTTTTGAGCCATATAGTGACTTACTAAAGATTCACGTAACTCTGCGGTTAATGGTTTAACAACAACTTTATCACCTGCTTTAGGCGTAATCACTGTCATCTCATCATTTAAATCAGAGAGTTGTTTTGCGAATAAGACGAAGTCTACATCTGTCCCTTCAGAAATACCGGTTACGGTAGTCCCTGCTTTAGCAATGGTCGCATAGTTATAGTTGGTAGTACCCACTTTATACGGTTTTGCTAAGGTCATATCGACTACGCTAGATTCTAATACGGAAGACTTAAGTTCTTCGAAACTTGCTTTAAGTAAATCAAGCCCGTTCTGGACAGGGTCAAATCCTTCTGTCAATCCAGACACTAAATCTTCCGAACTAAGCTTTGGGTCGTGTTGATCCAAAGGCATCTTAACGGTATTGGTTAAGATCGCATCTAACATCCCAACAACACGCTCATCCACAGTACCAGTTAAGCCATCAGCCGTACTATATACTTGACGACCATCTTTCATTGCAGATTTAGAGCAAATCGCACGTCCGTTTGCGAAGTAAATGGCTGTTTTGTTGCCATCCGCATCTTCATGGAAGAAGAATTCATGCTTACCTGTTTTCACTCAAACTCCTTAAACTAATCTTGCTGCAATTTCTAATTTACTTGCAGCACGTGATAACCATCCATTTGTGAAAGCTTCGTTTTGTGGACGGTTCTCAGTGATACTGATATAGAAATTAGATTGCATCGCAATTAAGTTAATAATAAAATAACGTAAACCAGCTTGACCGTTACGTTTAACGAAATCCTGGATTGCACGTACAGTACCAGGACCAATTGCCCCATCTACTGATACATCTGCGTAATCTTTACCACCACGGTTTACTACATTGAGTAAACGTTGTACGTGTTTGATTACGGCACCTGAACCACTATTTACTGCCATATCAAAAACATGGAAGGCTAATAATGGATGGATTTCCATTAACTCATCGCAACGGTTTTTCTTCCAGTATACGCTGTAATAAATGTCGTAAGCTTTTGCTTTCGTTAACTCACGCATTGCACCAGCATAACCATTTGCAACGGCTACGGCTTTAGTAATTCCGTAGTTGGTTTCACCACCACGGTCATTTGGGTTATTCACATAACCACCTTCTACCTCAATGACTTCTGAGATGATGTTGGTTGGTGTGAAATCCCCAAGAGTTTTAAACTTAGCAAGATTGAAACTCATCTTGGTTGTTACTCCTTTTATTTATAATGATAGATGTGAGTGGCCATCTGACCACTCACATAAAGATATTAACTATAGACCACCACCGTTGATGTCTTTATCCTGTCTACTGTATACTAACACCTCTTCACTGTTAATGACAAGGTTACCAGATTCAGGACCATTGATACGCCCAGTTTCCGCATTGGCAGTATTACCTGTTGGGAAAGTACCGATTACCCATGCTTTATCCTCATATTTCGTATTAAAACATGAGAAGTGGAACATTGGGCTGATATCATAAATCCAAATGCGTTTACCATTGATCTCACGATACCAAGGTGATAGGAATAATGGTAACTTATTGGTGAAACCGAAGATACCCCAGTAATCACCATTGTTATCATTTGGTAGTAATCGACGGTTAGTCTTCATCTTAGGTAACTTAGACTTATCTACAACTGTAGTAAGTCCTGATGGATCATAAGCTTGCGGTGTATCCATGAATGCATACGTCCAGTTATAGTTACTGCGATTATCCCAATCAAGTGAACCGAGTAACCAACGTGGTAACCAGATACCAGCAAACTCACCACCTTCCACCTCAAGTATTTCGGTTTCGGTTCGACCAGCAGATTCCATCCAACCCATTACTGTAGTAATGCTATCATTTGATGAACCCCATGGCTTGATGATTTTCTCTAATGCTTTCACTTCACTGAAGCTTAGCATTCTTATACTCCGATCACTACCTGAACCAATCGGTAAATCATCGATTCCATATAACTTACCGAAGTCTGGACCAAACGATTGCATGGTATACAACGGAGACAAACCACTAAAGCGGTCGTATAACTCAAGAACACGGTTGATGAATGTAACATCCATCTCTGCGGTTCCATCACTGTTAAATTTCCATGGAACACCATTATTACCATTATTACCGAACCACGCACTATCCTTTCTATTGAGCCATGATGAAACACCCCAATAGATTGCCATATCTAATGGTAATCGCTCTATCTGTACAGCAGAGTGCTGTGCTGGATGGAACGGTGGGATACGATTAGTCTTCGCAAGTAAGTAACCAAAATACCAGAACAACTTAACTGGGATGTTGACTCGACCCATACCAGGTATTAAGTGTGGAACACTATAGGTTTGATGTGGTAATTCCTCATCCCCGTACGTATTTGGACCATCCTTACGGATACGTTTTACCATATTAAGGATTTCGTCTGGATTATCCCTTGCTGCATCTGCCGTGATCTTATAGACATCTAATGCACGCATCGTATTTAACATCGGATGAAGTGCAGCTGCAACGTACTGAGTCCAACCCCCCAATAATGATCTCGAGGTGTGAGAGTTATAAGGAATGATTGGAATATCATTCGCTCTAGTACGATAACCACCGTACATCATTTTGATTGGTTGGTTACTAAGCCCTAGGAATGCCCAGAACGAACCATAGTCATATCCATTTGCTCCTGCGTTAAGTCGATTATAGTCATCGAATCGAATCGTACACGCATTATCCTCACCCTTCGGTTTAAAGTAACTGAAGTTCAAGAATGAATCCGTATAGACAGTGCTATCCGATGTTAACTTCGTTCCACGATATAAGTCAATCGAGTTAGCTGCAAAACCGACATCGCGTTTTGAATAACGGTAGTTAAACGGACGGTTGATCATACTTGTCTGAGTATAGCCTGTACGGTTACCTGCCCACGTATAATCACGGTAGAAACGATAAACATCATTTTTACTGTAAATGGTAGCAGGTTGATTCACTGTGATTACAGTTGGTCTAGATGAGAAGAAAGATGTTGGTACTAGCAAGTTCCCTTTTGTCGCATCTGACCTTTGTACATCCATTGAGATTGTATACGTAAATGGCGTATAGTCACTATTGCGTAACTGCGCACTTGTACTCACTTTCGCCAGCATGTCGTTATACTTCGCACTGTCTTGCGCCGTCAGCAGTGCACTACTATAGTCAGGTGAACGGTTTAACTGAAGGTTAGAGTCAAGTCGTCTGTTTTGATTTAAAACAGGCATCACTTGTTGCATTGCATGTTTCGTTGCTCTAAACTCAGCACGTTCCGTATTGATCTCAGCATAATCTCCATCAGCGAAGGCATCATATAAATCCACAACACAATTGATGATATCTGATCGACTAATTGTACTAGCGATATCTGTTGCGTTGTTAATGAGATAACCATTCATTCTAGACATGATAATCGTCCACAGGAATGTATGCTCCGTACCTGGCATGTTTGGTGGAACAATGTACTCAGACGTCCATGGCACACCTTGCTCACCTTGGGTCTGGCTGTTCGAGGTGATAAATCTCGATAATAACATGACCAGGTTAAACGTCGCTGGGCCACAAGCTGCATCACGACCTACCGATGCAAATCCATAAACTTCCGTTAAGCATTGCAGTAATCGTACTGCTTTAGATCGCGTATAACCTGCGAGTTTAGAGATATATGAGTGAGCAAGTACGGTAGTGCTCAAACCTGCACGATAACGACCCGGGATAAACATCCATCCGATCTGGGTTGGTGCACCATCTACACCTGAAACGCACACGTTACGGTCAGATCTAAGTGCAATCACCCAAGGTTTCATTCTATAACGACTATCTGCCTCATAATCCGGAATCGCCGTATGATTGATCTCGATCTTACCAAGGTAGTTATCAAATGAAGGAAGGATATTATAAATCTTCGCTTTCTCGATAACAGATTCTTGATAAAAGAGATTGTGATCGTAAGTTGTATATTTCACACTTGGTGTACGACCTAATTGACGGAATTCTGGTTCGACAGTGGTCATCTTTTGCGGTCGATATGGACGCCAGTTATGCGCACCTTCCCATGTCGTAAAGGTAAGAAGATCCAGTGCAAGTTTTACGTATAGTCTTGCAAGATCATCATCTGATTTACCGTGACCTGATGCACTCTCACTAAACTGTTTACCAGTTTCAAATCTCTGATCCAGCATAAACTCATAATCCGTATCAAGTACTTGTCGATACGCACTATCTTTGTTTTTACTGTTCCATTTATCCTTATGGTAATATAAATTGATTACCGCAAGATGATAAGCGACGAGTGGTTGTAAGCCCATGAAGTCAATTTTACCATCACGTGCTGCCATGAAGATCTTAGCCATGTGGCCATTTAAGTTTTGAGTGACTTTATCACGTTTTTCAGCTAAGGAGATGATCGTATCTCTAAATCCAATCAACTGACCATCTTCAAGACGGCTTCGTAACTCGATTTTAAAGTATCTTGGTGTCGGTGCACCATCTGGTGAACAACAACCTGCAAACTTCGTATCATTTTGATCACGCCACCATGTACGCCCTAATAGATCAAGATGGTCAATGGCACAGGCGATTGCCCTGTTTTCTGAATCAGGACCGGATGCGAGAATATCACGATAATGGTTGATATTATATCGCATCTTATTGAAACATCGCGGACCTACGATCATCGAGTAGAGAATATCATAATCCTGAGGAACCCATGGCTTACCAGGTCTTGATTGGTAAACAAATAAGCGATAAGCCACGTATTGGTATAACCATGACCATTCTACACGGCAGTATCTTGGGTAACGTGGATTATGGTGCTCATTCGATGCATATGTGTTATTCTTCGCTGCTAATAAGTCGTTACGGATAATACCAACGAAATCTTCCTCAGTAACGTTATTTAAACCAAAGAGTTTCTTGATCTCAACTAAGAGATACTTATTGATCACCGTATTAGCGGCTTGTTTAAACTTGCCATTTGGTCCAGTATCTTCCCAGAGTTTCTTAAACCCTTTCTCAGTTGGTGGGTAATCCGCATAGAACTGAAGATACTTATTTTCACCTTCACCCGTATAAACATGGTTCTCAAAGAAATCAGATATTGCTTCATCTGAGATACCGATTGGGAAAAGGTGAGCGAAATAAGGATACATCAGATACTTACTTCTGCCGGTGTGATACATGGCAACAGAACAGCGATTGAAGTAGTGCATATGCACGATACGCCAACCATTTGGACCTTTTAATATCTCAAGCATCTTCTCATCATTTGGAAGTGTAGTGTTGATGATACGAGTATTCGGATCACTCATCACCTCATCTTGACTGAAGACACTAAATGGACCATAGAAGTATGGCCATTCTGATTGTTTATCCGCAAAGACATCATCATTTGAGTTACTGTAGTCAAAACGTGCATCCCAGTAACCATGCCAACTATCACGAGTAATACTTTCAATTGAGTGGTCATAAGTGATACCATCCGTCACGTATGATTGATAGTTCATTGATTGAGGATAGAACTCATCGAAGTACTTACTGTTATCAGCCACGAATTTCTGAGTCGCAGTAAAACTACCACTCTCATTCCAATAAGTCCCATCGATACGATGCACGAAACGATGTCTGGTTCGCCATGCCTTAAAGAAGTTTGTATCCGTCCAACTGACATTCGACTCGGTAATAAAGGCCGCATCTGCGACCTTAAAATTAGTCTTATCGATTTTGAATTTCTCCGCTTCTGAATAATTGTCTTTCGTATGGATAAGCCAATCATCAAAAGGTTTAAGTACCATATCGATGTCGTACGGTCTATCTTGCAACCCTTTCGAGTAACCATGTACACCATCGATAATACTTAAGAGTTTCGCTATGGTGGTTGGTTCACCATAGTACTCTATTTTTTTCTTTTCATCTGCCATAATAAGCTCTTATTTTATATTCTTTCAATCAATTCGCGATACAGCTCGACCGGATTGCCAGTTTCATTAATACCAAGTGAAACACTTGTTCCACGTACTCGCGATACATGGTCGTCATCGGTAGCAACAATATTGTGCTGGATCAGTTTGGATGATGCAAAGAAATAGTCCAACCAAATCTCATTTCGCAGGAAGAACACTTCAGGTCCCTGCTCCCACTGAGGTAACCACTTACTATCAGGAATGCCGTGCTTCGCGAAGATCTTAGCAAAAGCAAGTTTTAGATCCTTAGGTGTCCCCTTCATCCTTTTAGCATGCTCAATTAGAATATCCAGCCCAACCGTAATGAGCCATGATTGTGGCGAGTTTTCGATCTTCGGGCTATCATGTACGCCTCTTATGTCTTCAATCGTAGACGGATACCCTTCCGCACCATACGTTGCACCAATACCTAGCATGGATGCACGTTGTCTAGTATAGAGTATAGAACGATAACGTGGATTATTGCGACGATCTCTGTTATAGATATTATCCTGTTTATTTTGGTTAGGTAAACTAAATTGTTCAATCAAGCCCTTTGGACCACGCTGGAATGTGATCGTATCAAGATGATGATCATAAGTCGTAATAGGATGGCCTTTTTTGTTGAAGTTATATTCACTCCGACTATCATATCGACGGTAAGGATCATAGTTATCGAATAACTTATTAAACCACGCATCACTATCCATGTAATCGTAGAGTGGATTTTCGATCATCGTGCTTGATGTACCATCAATTAATTCTACGACATTTCCTTCGTACGGCTTCCATTCGTGTGGTAATAATGGAGATGCTGATGCAACACGCACTAATGGTGCGATATCACAAGTAGAGTTGACATCGAACCGTGACTTCAGTGGTTGCGAGCGATCTTCACGGAACTGACCTCTAAAATAGTCATTCGATAAACAAGGGAAATACCCACCTAGAATAACCTCATTGGATGAACCATGTATCGGTGAGTCTTTGTGAAGGTACTTCAGTCCTCGTTGCTCAGTATAATCAAAGGTAACAATCGTTCCATGTAGATAACCGTAGATGTATTGATAATCTACTTGACCGTTCTCCCATGGGATCATGGTATAGATTGGTTTATCTCTAAATAATCTTGCTGTGGTAGATGGTTCAAAGTTGACCAGTTGATGTAAATTACCACGATACCAATTATCTTTATCTGCATTCCCAGTAAAGCCCCAGCCATTACCTTGCGCAATGTAGGTTAAATTAGGATTGCGTAAATTGAAGTTATACTGACCAACAATGGAATACGCATCTAAATTAGCGGGAAGTCTGAAGTATCCGCTTGGATTGTTGAGGTTCCCGCGATTCCCCGTCTGATAATTAGGGCGATCGATATGCAGGTACTCAGTTCTTTGCGTTGGTTCACTTGGATTACCAAATATAGCATAGATAGTATCTGCTTTTCTGTTATCCGGATTATTCTCTGGTATTCGGTTGATGAATGATAAACCAGTGTGAGCAAACCCATGTAATGGAATATCCTGATAACCATAGGTTGGTCTTAGATTAACTCCATCCGTCATGACAGCAACTCGCATATAAAGCTCATCATACTGCAGTCTTGGGATGATATATTTCATCCAGTATTCTTTATTTGCCGATACGGCTGGCTGATCAGATGGTCGATGTGGATTCGGGGTATAATCAAATGCTCGAAATATCCACTTCATCACATCTTCAACGTTGTTCAGATTTACACTATTAATAAAACTATCACGTTGTTTAAATCCATTGTCGCGATAAACAGTTAGGTCTTTGTAGTAAATCACATCAATAGTATTTAAATTGATGAAATCGTTGATCACTTTTGTGCTAGTGCCACTTTTAGTTTGGAATTGAATTGTCGCACTATATACCACGCCATCCGTTGTCTGCAATGTACAGTTCACATCACTTACACCACCATTGAAGATCTGGTTAGGTCGCTTCATGTAAGTGGTTAGCCAAAGATTGACTTGCCATTCAAGCCACTTTCTTGCACCAATGGCGTTATTCATTAATCCGCGATAGATTACACCCATAAAACCCAGTGCGTCGTTTTGGAATGTCACTTTACCTTTGAGCTGTTTCGCTTCACTACCCACACGACTAATATCACCTGCACTTGTTCTAAGTGGTCCATGCCATAAATGTGGTCCGTTTGAAATCTCAAGGTACTGGTCATTAATTGGTACAAAACCAAAGTAGTTGTTCAGGTCTTTCGAAATGGGACCACTTACCGGTTTACACGGGATACGCAATAGGAATTTTGATTCACTGTTACGTCGTGTATAGTAAGGATAGTTCGCCCGACCACTGAAATCATCATTCAGTTCTAACCCGGCCAGTTCGTCACCCATCGGAATAACCAACTCCGCTAACCAAATCGGCGTATCATCGTAAAGACGGTTAGCTTCATCTAGTTCTTGCCATTCCTGTGCTGTTTTAAGACCAAGTTTAGATGGGGCATAATCACACGCGCTAATATTGGCCAAAATATCATTTGATAACGCAGTACCGATTCTATTTACCCACCATATCCAGCCACCATTAATCGTAGCCGTCGGGTTGTTACCACCTATTGGGGTATATTCATTAATGTTTGCTCTGGTGGCCAAGTGATGTTGGGTGATAATATCGTTGTACATTAGCTCGAGCAACGTGTCGTTAGGAGCCGGAATGTAATCGCCAACTGGTGTAGGACTGGTATTTAACTTGACTAGTTCGCCATCACTTGATTTGATCATCGCCATCTCTGGCTGATATATCGCCACGCAATTGCCGTTATTCACGCGAAACCCATCACTTGGATTGATATCTAGCCAGTAGTAAGTAGGATCGATTGTTCCAGTATTACCATCCAATTGGACAAACCCGATCTTAGTTTGATTATTGTTGATACGATAAAATACAACATCCGGATAAGCCTCGCCATTTTCATCACGTGCAACGAAATACATCGATGGCTTATCTTTATTTGTGGTACATTCCCATGTTGGATATAATTGCTTTTTAACGTTCTTGTATCGAGCACGATTAAACCCGTGGTAGGTAACTTTATTTTTACCTTCACCCGTCGTCTCTTCAACAAAACTCGCTCTTATTTTTGTTTCTGGATCATCAACGAAAGTAAAACCACTCCCAACTTTAAAGTTCTCAGTATCTTTGACTTCTTTACCCGTAGCCGCATCGATAGAATAGAGAAACTTTGGTTTGACTTGAGAAGTTTTATCAAGTGCATCTTCATGTGATTTAATGATTATTCTGGCCAAGTTACCTTGTGGGGTGATTACGGTTCTACCAAAATAGTCGTTTAAGATATCAAGTTTAACATCTTTTATATCTGTTTTAGCGAGTTCACTTAACTTCACTTCTTCTGGCAATACATTGATCGTGTCTTTATAGTTACCACTTCTGTTAAGACGCATCCAACCATTACCGTATTTACCTGCAATGTTTCCAGATGCCTCCATAATAAAAGCTTTTATTTTTCTTGCCATATTTATCTATAGCTCCTATTTAAATTTGTTCTTATTTATAGACAGACGACATAAGTGCGGGGTATCACAAGGATACCCCTACTTGTTATTTTCCATAACACAATGCGTTTTATTTAAATCATGATTGTTGATAAAAACTGTACATTGCATTTGCGTCGTCTATGTTGAGGTACAAACCGTCAACTACTTCGACATATGTTGTCGTAGCATGTTCATATAAAAGACAGCTAACTCCTCAGCGTTGAACGCTTTCTCAAGTAATAAGACTTCATTGACTGTATCATATCTGAAATTTACATTAGAAACAATATTGAGAATATGACGAATACCTGATTGGGTCTCGATGCTAATACCTTTCGTCCAGGTTGCCATATTTGATAGTGCTTCAATATAGTGATACAAACCACGACTTAATGAATCACACTCTAACGAACCAGGATTTGCACCAAAGTAATAGCGATTATCCATCACACCAAATGCAAAATCGAATTCTGGTTTGGTGCCGTCATTCATTGTGATATAGATATACTCATCCTTTCTGCCACTTGTAGGATTAGGAATACCGATATTAACGTACTGGATTTTATCCTCACCCCAACGACCGATTTCTTGTTTGACAATATTTCTATAAAGGAATGGATTATGAAGACCAAGATAACCTTCTAGGATGGGATAGTATACTTCTTCAAGATAGCTGATTATTCCTTGTTTTAAATGATGGGTGTACTGAATCATGAACTCAAATTTATCATTGATCTCGCTAAATTTATCTAACGCACTATCAATCGATGTTTTCGGATGTCGACCAATACGAATACCGCTGATCATGGCTTCTTCTACTTTACCAACGACACCATTGACCATACTGAAATAATCACGTAGCCCTAATACCACTAAATAGACGACCATATCAGCACGCTCAACTAAGTCATCTGGCAAGGTAGAGTCATATCTGCCGTCATATATCTTCTGGATAGCCTTAGACTTATTGCGAGTTACACCAATCTCATAACCTGATGCCTTCTTACTGGTTACCACAAGTGAGGTATTTGAACCAAGCGGAAGCTTACAAATAAAACTTTCAGTAAATGCTCGACTTTTATCGAGTGCATCATATAACGAAAATGCCATATTGATTTTCCTTTTTAAATGTAACATAAACAAGGGAGTACGATAGAGTACTCCCATACATGTTTATTAATTAAGATTGTAATGATTCTTAGATCTGAGGAAGATCACCTAAACCTGTATCATCTGCGATACTATCATCTGAAGTGGATTCATCAGTTGAATTTTCATCTGGATTTTCTTCATCTGTTTTGTCAGTATCTTCTTCAGGTTTATCTTCATCTTTATCTTCAGAAGATTCATCACCGGTATTATCATCCGCAAATGGATCGGTTTCATCTGATGTATCATCATCTCCACCAATATTAAACTCATCATCACTGCCTGATGCTGAGCTATCATCGTCTGAACTGAAACTATCTCCATCGCCTTCTCCCTCACCCTCTGGTGGAGTGAAAGCATCACGGATACGTTTGGCGATATCACCAAAGATATCGGCGGATTCAGCTTGTTGACTAAAGATGCGATCAATAAGGTTGTTATCACCCATCTCTTCATCGTTAAGACGAATAAGATCATTAAACTCAGGGAAGAAACTATTTTTATCCATCCATTGAACCATGAAGAAAGATTTCATGCGTTCACGGAAGGCTTTAATCGCTTCACCTTTACGTTCCTCATCCAGATCTTCAAAGACCATATCCAACCAATCTTGATCAACGTAGAAGTTCAGTGCTGCCTCAACACGTTCTTCATAGGTCTTCATCGCTTGGTTAGAAAGTTCATTACTGTTACTATCTGGTAATGGAATCGAAACACTAAGATCATTTAAGAATGCTTTAATTGCAGGAACCGTTGATTTCTCTGCTTTACATTCTTCAAGGACTTCATCAGATAACTCAGAATAACTCTCACGAATAGCATCAGAAAGCGCCTGAATCAACTCACCATCGTGTAAAGTATATTTCCCGACAAATGAGGTTAACATGCGATTAAACGTGCGAGCGATGATGATATTACGTTTAGCAAACAACGCATTCTTCGTAATGAACTCTACTGCAAACTCAGTATCACGTGCACTGTCTAACAATGTTGGTGGGATGAAACCACTGATGTAATCATTTTTCATCTGCTCCATGTAATCGGTATCGATCAATGGGACATCACCAGAGCGGTATTCCATACTCACGTTGGTTTTATCAACTGCTTCACCACCTGTTACATTTACCTCATAGCCAAACATGGACATGGAGGATTCAATATTGCGTGGATCAAAGCTGCTGAATAAACGAGAGAAGCTGTTCGCTTCCATCGTACGGTTAACGATCTTAGCAACGACTTCTTCATGATCAAGGTCATCTTCATCGAGTTCGATGTTAAGCACCTTAGTACCAACAGCATTACGAATCAATGCACGAGTATTGGCATAGTTCATCGCAATACGATGCGCTGCAGTAGTTTTCGATTTACTGATTAATGACTGACCGATACCCAATCCATTATAATAGAATGCAATATATTCCAATAATGACTCAGGGATATACACTAACTGGGTTTTACTACCACTTAATGCACGAGCTAACATGATCTGATAAATCTCAAGTGGTCTTGGGATTGAAACATTCTTACCATATACCCCATCATTTAAACGTGCGATCAAATCACGTTCAATTAATGAAGCATAGAAAGCTGTCATTTGTTTCGCGGTCACCTTACCCCATTTACATTCACCTTGACCTGCAAGGGAATTTAACTCAGATAATGTTTGAGTGACGACGCCATAATGACCACCAAGGTTATTGCCATCTGTACCGGCTTGTGTACTGACTGCAGAAGCAAATTGGTTGATCTGTTCTAAACGATCCATCTCATCGGTATAAGTAACAGGGTTACCACTCTCATCTAATAAGACAATATAACCAATGTGATCTTCTGGGTTACCTGGTGTAAATACAGGGATCACGGATTCATGTGGAAGATCTAATACTAATGGATGGCCAATTGATTTACGAGAACTCCCGTCACGGTCATTTACAATGGTAACGCCATCATAAGTCCCCTTAGGTCTCACATCACGGTATAACTTCTCAACAGGAAGAACTTTCTCTTCTTCCTGAGATTTACCATCTACCCACATCACACTTTCCGCACTGTAAGTCTGGAATTGAGATTGAAGCTGTAAATCAGAAAGCTTACGCATCAATCGAGTTGATTTTAAGATATCCAAGTTATCGACGACGGATAATAAACCTGGGATGATCTCATGGTTCGTCGCTTTCATATCACGACGATAATTATCTTTAAAGAAATGCTCAAGTGCAATGTGTTGGTTTAATTTACCCCCATCTACACCAGCTTGTTCTTTTAAACCACGACCAAAGATCCCACGACCAATAAACTTCCCATCTTTATCAATCGTATCGGAGATCTTCTCACGAACACTTTCTAAAGAGGTGACGCTGTTTTGGTGTAGGATATCATCGATACTACTTTCAGGTAATATCGCAAGAATATGGCTACCGCGATCAAATAACGCATTTGTCAGCATGGTATAAAGCTTATCTTGTAAGCAATAATGGTCTGTGAAATGTGTTTCTATGATAGCTAATAAATCTGTCCCTAATTTATGCGGGAATTCCCCGTCTAAAGTAAAGGTCAAATTTTCGTTGATCATGTCCTGAGGCGATAAAATAGAAGAGACTAAAATATCTCTGATCGTTTCTAACTCAGGGAGGTTTTTCTTAATATTAACAATGTCAATTAAATCATGACTGATTTTATTTGAGATACCTTCAACGGCATCACGTGGTAAGGTCGCATTACGCTCAGCACTGGATTCTGCTGTCTCAACTAGCTTGGTTGTGACTGCTCTGATCTCAGCTGGCTGATTGATAAGGTACTTGTAGATACGATCCTCTTCAGTAGTGAGCTGTCGCTTTGACTGAGAGAGGTTTCTACCTTTTACATTATCGTAATAGTAACTGGTATTGGCCATAATGATTTTACCTATATTAAAGTAATATGAAACATATAGAATTGTTACGCGGGTAGTTAATCTGACTACCCGCTTATTTTTAATGATAAAAAGGATGACTCATGACTTTGAATGAAGACCTTGGCTTTGATGCCAGTCAGTTTTATCATGCGTCTTGTATGAAACTTGCTAAGTCCATGGTGCTTAAGTCAACTGCAACAGCTATCGCAATGAACAATGAAGTCAATGCGAAATTTGCGGCTTATAATACGAGCTACCTTGTGGATACGTTGCATCCTGAAACATGGCGATATTACTGCCATCTACAGGGAAAGTATCATTATACTGACGAATTGATGCAAGTAAGAAGTTTGGATACGTTACAGACGATTGACTTCACCCCTGAAAACTTGAAATTACACCGTGCCACATGGATACATTACAAGGATAAAGGTGAGTATTATTATGAGTTAATTGCGAAGTATCCAGACCAACATCTTTTAGTAGATGGCATCTGTAATCCGATCGATTTTGAAACCGCTTATAATGCAGAGGAATATTCTATCCTTGATTATGACCGTAGTCTTGTGGAAGAACAAGAAGTCGATCTTATCCCGAAACTTAACCGCCAGATTATTGAAACTTGTAATCGTTTTCATAGTCGTGGCTATGGGGCATTTGACCCAACGTTTAATGCACTAAAACTGGGTATCCTAGCAGTCCACTTACCAGGTATGATTATTGCTTTACGTGAGCAATACATTAAAACTGAACAAGTTCACTCTTTCCACATCTGGAACTATTTAGGTAGTTACTTCGGTTTAGATAAATATCGTCGTTTCTTAACCCATGAACAAGCGATGTGGTTATATAAACATCTTCCTTATATTGATAGACATGCCGGTAAAGAAGATACCTTCTTAGATATCATCAAGTGGATGTTAACCAGTCGCAGCATTCCGATCTATGGTTATCATATCGGTCGTGATACCAACCATATCCTAGATCATGTCGATACACCAGATGTTTATCGTGAACAGCTTAACTTAAAACACATCGACTATAAATCCGATGAAGACCACTTAAGTTTAGCGAAGTTAATTGATAAAGAAGTAAAAGAAGCGAATCGTAACGATACCTTCCGCAATCCAGATTTAAAACTTTCTGAAAACCGATACGACAGAACCAAACACTCTAACCAGAAATCAAAAGTGTTAGAATCTGAAGTGTTCGACTATGCGAACCAACAAGTCAAACCGATGAGTGTGATGTTAACCAATTACTGGGCACATCTTGCTTTCACTAATCGATATAGTCTCGTTGGTAGTATCACGAACCCACAAACTGGTGAACCGATCAGTATGGATGCCAGAGATAGTTTCATTACTTGGTTGTATTGTGCAATGAAGATTGCGGATGATCGTGATCTTGATGATGAGAACAGAGGTAAGTGGCCTAATCAGCATAAAGTCGAAAATATGCTGATCCCAACCTTTACACCAAAAGACATCACTTGGGATAAAGTCGATTGGCAAGATCTTAAATCCAACTTCTTAGATCGTAAAGCCGATATCAATCTTGCGTTCAATGACCTCCAAGAAAACTATCCTCGTAAAGGACAGTACTACAGTGCAGAAGGTTTCCACACTTACGTCAAAGAAGTCAATGATTACTTCAAACGTATTCGTCATTGGTTAGGGGTTTACCACGATCTTTTCCATGCGGGTGAAATTCAACAGTTAGGTGATCGTTTATTCTATCAAGAGAAAACGAGACTGGTCAGTACTGAGATGACATTTGGTCAGTACTTCAAGATGCGTCACTGGGAAATCGATGAACTAAGTCGTGAGAATATCGTGACGATGGCTAATCAAATCTACTCTACCTTTACAGGTCAAGCAATCGACGATGAAGCCTCGTTATCTGAGATCCAGCAAGCCATGATTGGTATCATGCGACAACTCAGTAGTTACTCAGTTCAGTTTACCCATAAAGCGAATGCAACGAATGGTCGTATTCTAGATATGCCTTGGTTACGCTTTGGTAAGATCATGACCATGAGTAAATCGATCCACCACCACTATCGTAATTGGTTGATTAAATTTAATCAGTTTAGTGGTAAAGGTAAAGATAGTGTTTACACGGGTGTACTATATGGACCAGAGAGTTTCAAAGTCCATGATAAAGGATTTGATGTATTAACGATTCCGCCGCCAATCCGATTTGGTGTTGATGGCTATAACCGTGTTTACCATCGTGGTACACTTGGTATCTTAACCATTCGTAAGATCCGTAAACCAGCTGTGCACACTGAACCTTATTTCTATTATACCCATAATGGTACGCTATTTAGATGGTATAGAGAAGAGGACATGGCGGGGGTAGAAGCAGAACTTGCTCAAGGTAAAACAGGTGAAAGACCTGACCCTCGTGTCGCTTATCGACTCGTGGATCGAAATACCTATCCTGCTTTTAATGGATTGGATGATGGTGAGTATAGTGATTACTATCGCTTAGATACACCAAATAATTGCACCCGTGTTATCGGTCCTGGTGAAACAGTTACTGACTAACTATAACAAGAATAAAAATAAAGAAGGATAACTATGATTATCAATAATGTCAAGTACCATCGTGATCTGGAACTTTCTCAGAAACTTCCGGTGAGTACTTATGCCAATAACGATATCCGTTCTCTCTTTAAGACTTATTATGAACATCTTAAGAAAGAAGAAGGATTCGTACTTTCTCATATCGAGGCAGTTGATCCTGAATTTGGGAAGCGTCTTGGTGCGAGTCAAGTATTAGGTCTTGTTCAGACCGATAACCACGAAGCCAACACCATCGTGAAATATAAACTGCCTGAGGATCTTGGTCATGTCCGTGGTGAATCAGAAATCCATCACCATCGTGTCAGTCTTAAAGAGTACTTTAATATCGATGAAGTGATCTTATCTCATCGTCGTAATAAAGAACTCGTGATCAACTATGATCGTTGGGTAAAAGCCGTAAAAGCGGGTCATGGTAGTTTAACTACGTTAATTCACCGTGTACTTGGGTATAAATTTGGTCGTACCTTTACCCATGACGGGATGATGGTCTTTAGTGGTGAATCAAATGGTAAAGTGTTAAACGGTACCAAACCACTTGCACTCATCGTCCCAACCCTTGATCAAATTGAACTTGGTTGGAAATACTACGAGAACGTAGACAGTTTAGAAAAAGATGGTACACTAGACTATCAAATCCTAAACATCCATTTACGTTTAGTGGCATCTAACCACATGTTCATTGAAGATGGTGAAGTACTGATTCGTATTCAATTGCGTTATCCACTTCAAGCGTATAAACGCTTACGTGATGGTAAAATTTATACAGAGGAGCAAGCTTAATCATGGGTATTGATATTGAATTAATTAACCAGAAGTTTGGATTGATTCCTCTTACTGAGTTAGAAAAGAATCCTGAGTTCTACACTGCGGTTTGTTTAACGGGTGAGAACATGTCAAGATTCTTATCTCGTCGTTATAGTCTGGCTAAACCAACAATAAAAATTGATGGCAGTAAACCTGAATTGGTTGAAGTGAAAATGGTCAATGGGTTTAGTCAAGAGAAAACCCTATTAACGATTGAGCGTAATGTTTGGACACAAGAGAAAGCAACCACTTCATCTTTTACGATCTGCATTAAAGATGAGAAAGAACCTATCTCAACCATTGAAGATGATATCATGCAACTCCTTGATATCCGCGAATGGAAGTTCCCTGATGAGATCCGCAATCGTCAATTTAGTGATTTCGTTACAGAGAAAAGTCCTTACTGTTTTGATATCCAAATTAAAGTGGATACCTTAACGACTTATGCAGACTTCCCAGTGCATGTATTATTGGATTGGGTCAGTATCTCAGATGCATTTAAAGAGCTTGCTCGTCTTCATAAGAAAGCCAATGGTGAAAATAAGACGATTGACGAACTTTATACTATGATTCCGAAGGAAGAAAATGCTTTACCTTATGCATTACGTTATAAGGCTGAAATGGAAAATCTTCCTTACGTGTCGCAAGTTAATCATATTTGATTTGAGAGAGAAGTGAGATGGCAACATTAAACAACATCCTAGGTGATGAAGGTACACTTGACCGTGTGAAGCATACGGCTATCGGTCAGTATATCCAATCCCGTTTATTCCTTGGCTTGCCTGTCGAAGTCACGAAGTATACCACGTTAAATGAGAAATTCAACATTAACGTGAAAACCCGTACTGAAACAGGCGATGTATTCAAAGCCATTTATTTCTGTATCGGTAATGGTGGTGTCACTATTAACCGTACAGCAGGTCAGCCTGTGATCCCTGATTTTATTGATCACGATCCAACTGACTGTGCATTATATCACCATATGCCATTTGTATTACGTCCTGTGAATAACGACTTAACCGATGAGCAACGTCAACGTTATCGTCTACGTCGTAAGGAAACCTACAATGGTCAAGATTATTATGCGTACTATGCCCGCCTAATGGAATACGAAAATACGACTCGTATCCTAACTGAACGTGTTCAAAAGGGTGCAACTGAAGTAATGCCATATGCATACACTGAAAGTAACTTAAGTCCTCGTGAGCCTGAATTAACCGTTGGTCGTAAAGTCACCGCATCCAATGTGAAGATTAAAGTTTCAACTGGTGCGAAAATTGTCTTTACGGAAGATGATGTACGTGAATATGCAAATGCCGTAAAAATCATTACAGGTAACAGTCGTTACTCTGTGATTACTGAAATTGCTATTGTGGCAGGTGTGGATGATGCGACTTACGTATCACCTGATGATGGTAAACGTATCAGTGAGCTTAAGCTTGCAACAGTGATCTGTTTTGCAGATACTTACCAATTATTGACCCGTAACAATAACGGTTTCGAGGAAGTCATCGAGTTAGGTGAGAAAACACCTTTACCAACGACTTCTGCGATCTTACCTACAGTCGGTGTTGATCCTGATGCAGGTCGTGGTGTTGGGGGTTAATCATGTTACCCTTCAATACACCAGGTAGACGAGACTCGATCTATTTGAGTGTAGACGGCGGTACTTATACAGTAGGACTTTGCTTATTTAAGATTAATGATTTAACTAATGAGATGGAAATACTAGACACCCATCTGATTAACATTCGTAAACCTGATCATAATTATGATTATCTTGAAGAACGTCATGGTTTTGAAACGGTTCGGATGTTACGATTGGAAGATGAGTTAGATCGATACCTGACTGAGAAAATCAGTGAGTACCAGTGTATCGATTTGCTGATCTATGAAAGTCATTTCTTTAACGTAAGACGTCCTACTGCTGCCATCCCGCTAGTTCGCTTTATGCAAGTCACTGAACGGGCTTGCGTGAATCACGGAATCATGATGGTTACTGTTTCACCTCAACAGATGAAACGCACTATCGGGATTTCAAGAGAACTGGCTAAAGCAGATAAGTTTGCTGTGAAAACGAAAATCCAAGCATTAATTGACAGACGCATGATCCATTTTACTGGAAGTCTGGATGAGATCTCTGAACACGAGATCGATGCGATGGGTATCGGCTATACGCAAATGATCATCGATAAGTTACTGGTGGATAATCCATCTTAATAAATGAGTGGGGGTGAGGTGATATTATCACCCCTTACTTATGTTTGATTTTATTTTATTTCCTTTCATATGAGGTTTATTATGTTTATTGTGGTAGAAGGCATGGACTATTCAGGTAAGAGTAGTTTAGTCAAAGAGTTGAAGAAGAAATACGAAGCACAAGGGAAAGAAGTCGTCACTTATGGCAACCCAGGTGGTACCCCATTTGGTCAAGAGTTACGTCAGATTTTTAAATCCGATGTCCCACGTAGCCGTATGGAAGATTTCTTGTTACTGTGCGCTAACCGTGTTAGTCTTTCTCATCAAATCAAACAGGATTTAGCTGAAGGGAAAATCGTGATCTGTGATCGCTGGGATATCAGTGCCCATGTTTATCAGGCAGCCCCTGATGTCGGTCAACTTAAAGATGTCTTCTATTATCGTAATATGCCTTTATATGAAGCGATCCATGATTTACCAAAACCCGATGTGACTGTTCTACTTGATGTAGATTGGGAAATCATTAAAGCACGTAGTGAAAATGTACGTGAAGAAACCATTGGTGAGACAGATCGCTATGAAACTAACCTTAAAGCATTACATGAAGACTATCGTAATGTGATGGCAGTATTTGTGGCTTGTTCTAATCAGTATAAGAAGATTCTTGAACACTGGAATAAACGCAGCGATGAAGCCATCCTTTATTGGGGCTTACCGCATCCAGCAATGGCCGTAAAACCTTCTGAACGTTATCTTCGTTTACCGGTAACAGGTTGTACACCAAACAGCGATGTTTCTCCGATGCTCGCTGATAAAGTGATCAGTATGCTTGAAGGTCATGAGGAAGTCTATCCATTAGGTAAGATCGAAAATGAACTCAACGCGATGGATAAGAATGGATTAGACCATATGGCTAATGCTTGCCGTAATGAATTAGGTAAGTGGTTGGAAGCCCGTGGTCGGACTGGAGTATAGTGGGGTATACTCCATTTAAATTTAATTTTTAATTTTAAGAGTGAATGAAGGATAAATATGCGTTTAAGAAAACCAACCGTATTTAGTCACCTTAAAGATGCACTCGACATGCCGATTAAAAGAGTCCCTTTTGGTCGGCTCATTATCATGTATGCACCAGAAGACAGTGAAGTGGATAATGGCATGCGTGCAGATGAAGTCTTGAAGTGTTTTCAAGAAGAAGGCTATACGAAATATTTAAAACTTCCATTGGAAGAGTTAGTACTTTTTGATGAGCAAAAGAAAACCCGTAAGCTTGCAAGATTTGCTTTCTATACCGGTTTGCTTGGTAGCTTTGTTGCATTGATTGCGATCAGTGCAATTGGTTACATTACTCAAGAATACCCACATTGGGCATTACTTGCTCCACCATTGATTATCCCAGGATTTATCATGTGGAAACAAGTCGGTTTATTTAATGCTGAGAATGCACGTGGTATCGCTCAGATCTTAGGTAACGTCCTTCCATGGAACCGTGGCGGAAATCAAGGTGGTGGTTATAACCAATACGATAGTGGTTATGATGACAGCTATGATGACAGACCACGCCGTCGCCGTAATCGTCGAGATGAAGAAGATGATGAGATGGATACTGATACTCAAGTAGAAGAAGAGCGTCCAGCAAAAGCCACTGACGAAGAAACCTCTACACCAAGTAACGGAAATCCATATGCAGACGGGAGATAGTAACTGACATGTTTAGATTATTTTTTCTAATACTTGGCATGTGGGTTATGAGTTGCGCGGTTGTTAGTACTGAGGTGGCACTCATCGCCCACCTCTTCTAATTTACCACCAGTGAAGTAAATGTCTACTGACGTATTAATATATGTTAATAAATGATAGATACCCAATAAATAGAAAATAGTTGAAATGAAATTTATACGAGCAATTTCATTTCTGTTCTATGTTAGGACAAGTATATTGAAATGACTGGATGTGTCCAGCCTGACAATGACGACTACGTCAGCCGTGACCTCCGTTACGAAATGGAAAACACCTAACGTCTATTTACTCTCTCATTTGTTAACCATTTCTTATGCGTTCACGAAAAAGAAAAACTAATATAAGAAATGATTACGTCAGTTCGCTCATTGGAACGGGGAGTGATACTGATGAGCCATTTAAGGTGGGCTGAATAGCCACAGTAGGCCCACCTCTTTTTAATGGTAAAAGTGTAAAAAAAAAAAGAAGATGAGAAGAATGAGGGTAGCATCTGCTACCCTCTATTTTTGTCCGACTATTTCATTTACTTCAGATTTCCTTCCAGGATGATAAAATCACCTTGCTTGTTTTCGGGACGGAACAAGAGTAACTTTATCGGGTTTGCAGATGGGCAGAAATCCTCAATATCTGATCTAATCTGACAATTGATTGATATCAAGTCTCATATATCAATTATAACGCATCTAAATGCTTCATATTCGATATATTTAAGTTAATGAATACAATTTATCATCTATGATAATAAAATGCGTGTATGAGCTTAATATAAGCGTATTTAGGAAAACACCTGATAAACTTCTACATTCATCCAGACCGTCCCAGGAGATACGTACAGTAAAACTGTAGCACTACCCACGTCTTAAACTTTTCAATGCAAATCTCACGAACTACCTCTCCACAATACGAGTGAGGAATGCGTAGCCGGCATGCGGTCGTAATGCCGCAATCTTTTCCTATCTTACATCTATAACTCAAGTTTCATTTCCTTTAACCTGATATCTCCCATGAAGATGATATATCCTCATGAGATAGGATACACGATGATTTTTGCTATGGTAGGATCATCACGTATACTATCCGATGCAGACACAATCAAGGGAGTACCCGAAAGTACTCCCTTTGGCTTATCTGCGTGATGCTTATTCTTCTTGGAACATGTACTCCGTTGTGTTGATCTTATAGACCGCAAAACGAGAACCATCTTTCAGTTGAAGATAGGCCATGTTATTTCCATCAGCCACTTTCGTAATCGTATTAAAGAATGGTGTATTGTGTTTACTGATGTCTACACAGTTAACATCTAATACGAAACCTAATTCCTCTCGAGTAAACGGCAGGAAGTAGATATTACCTAATACATTCTCTAAGATCGTAGTCTGCACCACTTCTTCGAGTTTGATGTCTTCGAATTCAGGATAGAAAGATCTTAAACGTTCAGCACTGATAGAGACCATACGACCAAGTTGTGCTACGACGTATTGTTCAAAGCAATCGACTTGGGCATGGGTAAACTTCTCATCTTTCAGATTCATATCAATGTATTCAATGAAGTCATCAATTTGAGTCACGAAGTTATCCATCACCACACCAGGACGTTTTAAGATATACGTGATACCTGTATTGATTGCACGGACTGCACGAGCATTAAGTTTATCTAGTAAATCTTTATCAAGACCTGCTGATTTAAGACTCAATGCAATCTTATCTAACGTACTACTACGTTTACTTAATCCCACCAATAAGTTAGATTGAAGTTGGTAGTTAGCTGGCGAACCACAGTGGTATAATGGATTGATCAAACTAAATGGTAAGAGGTAACCTTTAGATGGATCATCCATGGTAGACAACTGATAGTTATAGAGTACTTTCGCACTACTGATCGCTTCATCAAGACTACGTACATCACGTTTACTACTAATCGTGGTGATACTTAATGTTTTATCATTAGTGACACCTTTCTCGATTTGTGCAGCACGTTCTTTCGCATATTGCTCACGACGTTCAAATTCATAAACATCGGTAGACTCTTGGATGATACGACGTTTGACATCTTCAGAAAGTTTCATGAAAGGTGTACCTTCTGGCACTTCCTTATTATCTACCATACGTTGTAAGATTGCATCTACACGAGAGTTTTCCACAAGTGATGGTGGTAACTCGATGCCATCTACGATATAAACGACTTCACGGTTTTGTGGGTTATTAAACTCACGGTCTTTGTGTTTATCGATCATATTTTCGATAACACGTTCATGTGCATCTGGATGCATGTCTTCTACTCCAACAGCTTTAATGACGTAACCATCACCATCTTCTTCAATGACTTGACGTTGGGTGAATGGTTCTGCATATTCCACATCTTTAACTGGCCAAGTCCAGCGTCTTGGTGTACGGTTGCTGATACCATGAGCATAAGCTTCACGTACTTGTTTAAGTTCACTAGGACTTTTAAGCGCCGCTAATGTTCTTGGTTCTTCTACTTCAATCGGTTTAATACGTGAACGACCACGTAAGAAACGTTGTTCAGATTCTACTTGACGTTGTTCTTGTTCAACGATACGTGCTTCATTACGAGCCGCTAAACGTTGAGCACGAGAAGTCGTTGCAGCTTCTGAAGATGCACGAGTATTATATACCGGCGCATTATCATCACGGAACATACTACCACTACGACGTTGGGCATCACGGTTATTGACTGCACGACTACCCACACCACGGTTAAGTGATTCACGACGATCGTACGAAGGACCTGAACGGAAGAACGCATCCATATCACGTAATAATACACGATAGTCTTGGATGAGTTTATCCATGTCATCTAATTGACGATCACTGTAGCTTGATTGAAGGTTACGATCTTTTAAGATTAAACTTGCACGAGTCACATCTAACACGTAGTTGATCGCTTCATCGAAACACCAACCGGTATCTTGACGACGGTACATTTCTTCAACGTAATACGTATAAGTATCACCTACACTGGTAAGCAACTTATCGATGAAACGACGGTCTTCTTGTAAAAGATAACCGATCTCATCGAACCCTGCGTCTCTGTCACGATTTTTATCCACGATACTGTAAATCGCGTTTTCTGCATCACGCATAAATGCTTGATCTAAATTACTAGCCATAATTTGTTTACTCCTATAGTAAATTTCTTTTTCCGATTTTTGATATTAAGATGAGACGACTTAATCACGAGTGATCATCTTACTGATATAAGCGATACGAGATTTCAGTTCTTTATTCTGTAACGTAATCCCTGTTCTGTTTAAGATCTGATAAGGATTTAATAAAGAACGACCAGAGATCTCTGAACGCTTGATTGCCAGATAACTACCAATCTCTAAAATAGACGCATGTAAACGACTATCTGGATCTTGTGGATTCACCTTATCTGGACTGCTGTTCTCTGTGATATTATTCTGCATCAAGAACTTATTCGTATAACCGAACATCTTGTTATCTGATGGAGAAGTTTCCGTACGGACGTATGGTTTCTTACCCATCTTCAAGATTTTCTCTTCTTGCAGATTCTCACGGATATCTTTACGCACAGTTTTATCTTTGAGTTCTTGTCCTGAGAGTGAACGACTTTGAATCGTGTTGATCCCATTAATTAACTCATCGAGTACGTTACGTAAAATCAATAGACGTTTATTGTATAAACTTCCATTGTCGTTTTCTGTAATGATATTAGCAAAGTTTGCCATTACATATGCGAGCATATCAAACATGTCTTCGATGTTATTCAACTCAGCACCTTTTAAATCTTGTACTTGATGATAATCGAGCATGTTTCTTACATGTGCCATGTGACGAGTCACTTGAGTCACGTAAGTGGAGATATGTTCATTTGTCCAGAAGATCGCATGACCCATCATTTCAGCCCAGAAGTTAAAGTCTTCAAATTCTGAAACATCACGGTCACTATCAGGTTGTGGCATTTGTACGATATAACTATCAGCTAGGTAGAAGAACCCCACTAATAATGCATTAAGCATATTGGTCTCTTCTTGACTACGATTATCCTTACGTTTAAAGACAATCGAAATCTCGTGTGGAATATACACCCCACGTTTGAAAGAGATTGGTTTCTTACCTGTAGTCTGACAGATCACCCATTTACTTTCATCATAGTACTCTTTTGGAATATTTCCACAAAAGACTTTAATGTCCGTATTCGCATATTTCTTGAATGCGCCAGTTAAGCCGAATTCAGTAAAGAGATATAATGCTAGGATGTGCTTGATTTGCACACTGTCATTTTTCTTCTCTTCATAATGCGTCATCTTACGTCTATCACCACGCCATATCTGACTCCACACAATCCCATGACTAGACGGCTGTCCATTCATTAAGAACGTATAGAGATTGATACGCTTGAAGGTGAGCTTTGCAGCTAATAGCTTCAAGAAGATTAATGGGCTACCACCTTGTACTGTCACACTGAAAACAGGGGCAGTCAAGACGGGTATAATCGTGTGCAATACGCCACGAATCCACAGTTGATTATTACCCACGAGGTAAGGAAGATAAACACGATGTTCAATCTTCTCGCCATTAAACTCAAAGTCAAAGCTGACTAAATAAACACTACTCTCAGCAATCTCCACTGTACGGTTATTGCTCTTTTCACATTTCTCTAAGACATGCTTCGCTTCAGTTTGTGGGTCTACTCGTCTCATCCCAAGAAATTTCAACTCAGGAGGAAATAAGGATGCGGCATCTCGAAACACTTTCCGGATATAGTTTTCAAGATCCTTAAACTGATCGGAGGCTACCCCATCTGCAATCGTAGGATTGAATTTAGGGATAGATTCTTTTACAAGATCTCTGGCCAGTTTCTTTGGTTTAAAATTACGCGCCATGGTTCGCATAATGAATACCTCTTTTTAAATGTTGTTACAGCTGTTGTATCCTAAGTTCAATAAGGCTAGTATAAGTTCATCAATTAAAAATTGAGTCCCGAATTGAACTCAATACTATCTCTTATCTCTTTAAGATAATATAGGAATATAATTCCTATTTAAAAGAAGATCCCAATTATGGTAATGATGGATGCAACAATGGTTGGCACCCATTTGAGAAATTCATTGACACTCGCATAGCTGAGCTTTTTCATTTCTCGATCAAACTTACGTTCGTCATGCTCCTCTTCTAATTTCTTTTTCTGGTCACCAAGCATCTCAGCCTGATCTGCAGTGTGATATAGCTTAGGTGCGCCTGGTTTATTGTGCGTTAGTGCATCATTATGGTTAATGCAGATACATTCAGGTTTATCCGTATTCCAACCACGATTACTAGAATCCATCAACCCATCAGTATAGACGTAGATACCCGATTTCAATGATGCATGTTTACGCGGAGGGATCTCAATGATTAATCCACTTAAATTACAGTAATACGTTGGACCCATCGTATCATTCTCATTATCAACATTGAGAATCTTGATCCCTGAGATGCACGTTGCACCTTCCTCTATCGCACTATTCTGCTCGTAATGCTCAACGATCAATCTACCTTCACGACTGAACGGATGATAAATATCTTCCTCTCTAGTTGCAGTAGAAGTGAAAGCCAGATCAAGATCATCCACGTATAACAATGGTTTATCTGTATTGCCACCAATGATATCCTCAATTGGAATAAAATACTCAACACGGAATGCTTCAACGTAGCGACTTGTTGAATATTTACGTTTATCTGGATCGAAATTCAAATATTCACCACTGAATACCGTAGGCCCCAATTTAATCTCACGGTCATTATTAAGAATCAAATTCATTGTTTCTGTGATATCGACGTTTGATTTATTTAGCTTTGGTCTGAGTTTATTCTCATTTGGGTGATAAGTCATGCCATCATGATAAGTTATCGTTTTTATACTGCAACCATCCGCAACAAAATTGGGTTGTTTCTGATGACCATACACCGCAGCTAATAAAGCAGCAGATACATTCTTCCAGCTCCCATCTTTGTTCTTTCCAAGTAATGATGTTCTCCCTGTATGATTAAAACGATAGATATCGTCTTCCCCTTCTTTGTAATTTAGTCCAGTTAAACTTACGTACTTATAAGTGCGAATATAAATCCCTTCTTTAATAGCAGGTACAGTATCACCGCGTCTTGGCGTACGATTGGGTTTGCGACGTCCATGCATGTCAAACTTCCAGTCTAGACGATAACACCGTTGCCCACTTATATATTCAGGTGGGGTATTATCTAGCTTCACGACATCCCCTTTACGAGTGGTCATGATAACTGGTTGGTTACTTAAGTTCATGATTTCCATTTCATCGTGATATAAATCAATACGGCGATACGGCAATGAACCTGGACTATTCGTTTCTGGATTACCTCTGTTATAGTCATCTGAAACGGTTGGATAGAGTGCTAATTCTACCGTCCCGGTATTTTTGGTATTTGGTTGAAAGCCATATTCCATTTCACGCGATGCTATCTTCTCAAACCCCTCGACTAATCTTTCGACATCAAGATATCTTGGATTAAATTCCGTTTTGGCTTGAGTAGGATTGAGTAACTTCGCCTCATGTAATATGCGATAAGGTTTGCTCATTTCTAAACTCCTGTATATTGAAAATTGTTTTGGTTAATTAATAGGTCATTAGACCTCATTGTGTACCTTCTCATTTAGATAATATACACTTATAAGTTTAGATAGATTTCCGAAAATAGCGGACATAAGCAAGGGACACCCCATCCAGGTGTCCCAGCTTAATTATTAACTTAACATTTAAAAAGGAAACTCATTAATGAAAAAATCTATTCGCAAAATTTCATCATTGGTGTACAAAAAGGCTATTAAACTGTCTTTATATACATAATATAATTTATTATCCATTTTATCTGGACATAAGCAGAGGGTAGCAAATGCTACCCTCGCTATATGCGGTTACTAAACAGTAACTCTCACTTAAGGTGATACACCAGGGGATGGAACTCCACCCGCGCCAGGCGCACCGCCTACACCAGTGCCAGGTGCTGCAGCCGCAGCTCCAGGACCCGTAGCCGCAGCTACAGGAGTACCTGTTACCGCTGGTGCGGCTCCAGGTGTACCCGTTCCAGAAGTTACTGGAGCAGGTGATGCAGGAGTCGCAGCGGCAGCTGCTGCACCGCTAGTACCGCTTGTTACTTTACATCTTGAGATAATACGCGGTATTTGTTGTAAGTGGTCATGAATTCTTGAACACCTTTAACATCTACTTCGATTAATAGAGGTAAATTTGGTACGTGTTGGTAACGTGGAGAAACCATTACAGTTTCTTTATATGCACCATTTTGGTTATGTGGTGATAATGTAGTTACTAACTCTGGGTACATGAAGCAGTGACCGAAACGTAATTCATTGAATTCGTCTGATTCTGGTACAGCAACAGTCATGAAGATCTTGTTGTCAAGTTCTTCGTTAGTTGTAGTTACAACAGTGTGGCCGAAGTTTTCGCCTAATAAGCGTAAATCACCACGAGCTGATAACAATAATGGTAGATAGTTATCAGTTACGATAACGAAGTGAGGTTTCACTTGTTTACCATCATTTAACATTGTAGATGCAACGTTGTATTGAGATTTAACGATTGCACGTGCAGCTGCTTCTTGAAGGATTGCTAATAAACCTTCACGAGCATTTTCAATGTTGTAACGAGTTTCAGTAGATTTAACTAATTCAGCTAAATTCACTTCTAATTTTTCGTAGTGTGGTTTGATCAAGTATTTACCGAAACCGATCATACCTGAAGTACGAATACCATCGTTGATTTCTGAAGCAACGTATGCTGCTAAAGTATCACGATATTGGAAGAATTCGTACCAACCATCAGCAGATTGACGAGTACGAGTTACTTGTACTAATTTGTCAACTGTTGGGTAAGTTGCTTCTGAACCAACTGGACGTTGTAAACGAACTGGTGAACGAACACCGATAGCGATTTTCGCTGTAAATACATCAGTATCAACAGTGAAACCTTGGCTACGTAAGTTGCGGTTTGTACGGTTGCCATATGGGTAGAAGAATTCACACGCTAAGTGTAATTTTTTCACTTCAGCTGCTACAGTTGGATCGTTGATGTCTACTTTGTCAACGATATCTGGTTGACCTTTAGTACCTTTAGTTACTTTATAAACGTCAACAACTTTAACTTGTGCGTGTTGAATTTGCATGTAAGAAGTTTCTACGTTAGCAGAACCTACTACAGTTAATTCTAAACGAGCACGGTAGCCTGCGTCTACGAATGCTTTAACTTCAGCTGGTACTTTACCGTTTACAGACATGGTACGACCATCGATTAATAAATCAGTAGTACGGAAGTTTAAGTCCATATCAAAGCCGTGGCCTTGTACTGATTTGAAGAAGTTAGCGCGTTCTAAGTGACGAACTGGGAACTCAACAACAGTGTCTGCAGATGCAGTTGCACCCATAGTGACGTATACTTTATCTAAAGCTAAGTAGCTATCGATAGTATCAGTTTCATCAAATACACCACCGTTTAATAAACCTGGATGTGCAGAGATGTCTAATAAATCGTATTCAACACCCACTTTTAATGGTTGAGTTGGAACTTCAACGCCAGCAACAGTACGAGTTACTGGAGCAGAGATAGTTTTATCCATGAATAATGCTTGGTAGTGAGCTGCGTCAGCACCAGTTTCACGGTAGAATGGAACGATGTTTAATACATCTTGACGTAAAATAGATGGTTTACGTACTGCGTCCATTAAGTTATATTTGTCGAAGTTACGACCTAATTTCTTAGCAGTTTCAGTTGTGTGTTTGAAACCATTCCAGAAACGGTCAACTTGGATTTCGTAGTAGAAACAAACTTGGTCTGGTGCTAATACGATAGTTTTGAACAACGCTTCAAGTGCAGGTTCTTGTACTGCAGCAACTAAGTTATAAACTACTGAGTAGTTCATTGAAGTTGCAAGGTTGTTATTTTCAAATGCTTCCATTGACACTTCTTCAGGTGCTAAAATACCTAATGCAGAAGCACGAGCACCGTTGGTGTAGTCTGCTACATAGTCGAAGTGTTGGTTAGCGTTGCGTTTGTTGAAAGCTTCTGCTGATTTAGCGAAACCTGCACGGTAAGCTTCAGGGTTACCAGCTGCTTCTAAAGAGATAGCTGCTGCAGCGCGTGATGCGTTTTCTTGTGAAGCTTTGATCCAGTCGCGGTTAGATGCAGATGTAGAAACGATACCTGCTTCTTCGAAACTTTCTAAAGATGCAACTAAACCTTTACCATCAGTCGCGATGTTGATGATTTGATCGATGGTTGCTGCATTGTTTTTAAGGTTGGTTACTAATTGGCTAGCAGTTGCTGGGTTGCTCCAAGATTCTAATGAAGCTACGTCAGCAGACATTGCGCCAGACAAACCACCTTGGTTTAAAGTTGTTTGAACTTGAGTAAGTAAGTCACCGTACTTAGTTTCACCGTGACTTTTTGCATTAAAATAAGAACGCATGGTTTCTTTTTCCTTATTTATAAAAATAATGAGGGAAATAAATTGAATATTCATTTTGAGTAGAATAACTACTCTATCATCTCACCTCAAAGTGCTATTAAATGATCACCTTAAGATAAGATGACACCATTCGCAGTCTTTTAAGTGCAGCATATAAAGCATCCCATCATTAACTTAAATCCCATCATTACTTCGTACACGTTAAACTTCCCCAAGCTACGGAAAAGTAACAACAAAATAATAAATTAATAATCAAATGCAATATTCTTTTTCGTGTGTGACTATATCACATAGATAATTAGCCACGTCCTGCTAATAAGTCAGCCTTAGATTGTAGCCATGGTTTCTCATGGAGCCATTCTTTAAAGACATTATAGCTGGTTAATTCATTGAAGGTCATATATTGACCAAGTGCATCAAGCACTTCTTTTAAACCTTTATTGTAATCGTCTTGATTAACAATGTTGGTGAACTGACCTTGGAATTGAACATAAACGTAAAGAATACGATTAGCGCTATCAAATACTGCACGTTCGATATGTTGGTATGCAGGGAACTGATATTTACTATAGTGCTCTTTATCGTTATTGGCTTTAACAAGATCTTCATCGATCCAAGCTTGACGTTGGTCTTCACCTACCATAGCTAAAGCTTCACCTGGTGTGGCATATGGAATCATATCACCAAACGGTTTTGCATAAGCACCTTCTAATGTTGCTAAAGCAAAGTTAAAGTGAACGAAATCCAAGAAGTCGTTTGGGTTTAATAAGGTGGCTAATGTTTCTGGATCTTTTACTAAGATACGTTTAAGACGTCCAGCGGCATCAACTAATGATTCATCTTCTGGACTGATTAACGCCTCACGCATCAGACTTGGTATAAAAATTACCTTGATTGGGGCGTATGTTTTGTTCATCATAGAGGGAGCTCCTTTCTCTAGATTTTGATTTATTTTATTTTTACAAGTATCATTATATAGCTGATCAATACTATACAAGGATACGATTATCTTAAGTCTTAAATTCGACATAAGTTGTCGAGATATACAGGATGACTGGATAAAAACGAAAACGAATTTCTATTTTCAATGTGGTATTTTAATTATGAGTGATAGTTTCTTAAATGAGAAGAAGGTCGTAGTTTATGCGATTGCACTCCGTTATTGGGAGCTCAATAGTGAGAACCCACCTGTTCGAGCTCGGGCACTTTGTGAACGGGTATTAAAAGAAGTCAGACCAAAAGAAAGTGTGGCTGATGATGGTCTTAGTAAAGACAATTTAATTAACCTGGCTTCTACACTAGGTTATCTATTAGATACTGAACAACCGCAAAGTTTCAGTATGATGAAACAATCTATTCGTATGGCAATCAAGAAAGATGATGAGCTATATGATGCGGCAATCATGGCTTTAGAAGGGCCATATAAATATGATGAGTTATTAGAAGCATGCCTATCATGGCAACGTGAGATCAGTGCTTACTTCCAACGTTTAGATTTTACTAAATCCGTTCGTAAATATACCAGCAATGTACTATACGGTGATAGTCGTAATGACATCATGGAACAAGCACGTGAAATGATCGCAATGCTTCAACCTTATAGTACTTATGGTGATAGTACAGGTGGTACAGGGATTCATAACCCGATCTTAGTCGCAGGTTTTAGTACTGAAGAAGAAGATACGGTAAAAGCAGTCTGGGAGAAAACACAAACTGCGATCTCACCTGAGTCTATCATGAAGACGGGTTATAAAGGGATCAACCGTGCATTAGGTGCACCAGGTGGGTTGTTTCGTGGGGATACGATTTTACTCGGTGCATTACAGCACAACTATAAATCGGGTATGCTTGATGATATCTTATTTGATATCCCACGTTTTAATAAACCTCACTTCTTTACGGATAAGAAGAAAGCAGCCATTCTTCATCTTTCATTAGAGAATAATGCAGGTGATGACTTGATGCGTATTTATAAACGTGCTTACGTAGTAAAATACGGTAAGATGCCATCACTTCAAGATTGTATCAATGAAGACCCTAAAAAGGTATCAGATTTAATCAATGAGTTTACGGCGCAAAACGGGTGGACGTATTTCTACATGAAAGCCAACCCAAGCAATGTTGGTTATATTGATGTGCAAAACTTAGTGATGGAATTTGAGATGAACGGCTATGAAGTACACGTCTTGGGTGTGGACTATTTAAGTATGCTTTCTTTAAAAGGGATCAGTCGTATCGGTGATGGGACAGAATACCAAGAGTTATTCAGACTGATGCGTAACTTCTGTTCTGAACGTGATATTACGTTGATTACACCTCACCAGTTAAGTACAGAAGCAACGTATCTTAACCGTGATGATTATCAAGCTGATTTTGTTAAGAGTGTCGCAGGTAAATCTTATTGGGCGAAGAGTAAACAGATCGACCGTGAGGTGGATGTGGAAATCGTTCAGCACATTGTGACCTTACCTAAAGTTGGTGGTCGTAAAGGTGAAACGGAATCTTTCTTGACATTTTGTCTTGGTAAAAACCGTCGAGTACATGATACCAAACCTGAACATAAATCAGGGGCACTTCGCTTTACGGATTGTGGTATCATTGCTGACCTTAATGAACCTGATGATAAAGAGACTTACGTAAAAGATCTTCGTAAACTCAGAGGGACAGGTAGTGTCTCTGGTGAAGAGGATGTTTGGTAGGGATAAAGTAGATGGAGGTAACTTCGGTTACCTCTTACTTTTGTCCCTAAATTTCTGTTAAAGGTTTTTATTTTATATAGGGAGTCTTAATATGACACGAGAAGAATTAGATGCACTGACGCCCTATGAGGCGAAGTTATTGTGGAGAGAGATTTTCGATACGTATTATGATGTTGAAGCAAAGCAGATGTACTGCTATAGTGACTGGACATTAGAAGTAGCCGGTATCCCAATGACCGGTAGTGATGAATGGGATATGGCGATGGCTGAACAGTATAATGTCACTAAAAGAACGATTGGTAATTTAGCTGATTGGGTAGCTGATGAAATCCCGTTTTATATCCATCGTCAAAGTGATAGTGTTTATATCTTCAATATGATCAAGAAGTATAATAGTTTTATGGTTGCTTTATTAGATCGTGCTAATGTCGGTGCAAACCGCATGAGACGTAATGAAGATTTCCAGCGCATCATCGAGGATTGTGAGAGATTGGCTAATCTCGCTAACCACTTATTTACAACCGTACAAATGACTGTTGGTGAAGAAGCGTATCGTATCTTTGGTATATTACCAGATGAACTTGTCACCGAAGGTAAATCAGGTCGTACCGCACTTCGCTTTGGTTATCAAGGTAATACGGGTATTAAGGAAGATAATAAAGAGATTCCGAAACGAGTTAGCATTACTGATGGCATGAGTGATCGTTTACGTCAAGCTACTCGTTTATGGCGTAACACAACGGAGGAATAATAGATGGCATCTAAATCAGAAATTTACTATAAAGGTGTCGTTGACCTTTGTAACTTAGATATCAAAGCAATCCATTGGTATTATGAAGCCTTACTTAAAACGGATAATGCATCATTCGCTTTCGATAAGGTGATGGGATTTGATATCGTTAAGGATTATGAACTAGGCTTTACGGATAACTTCGTGATTGAAGTCCAATGTACGAAGAAGTTTTATATTGAAACGCTATATCCACTTCGTAATAACTTTAAGATCATCCTAAAACAAACTCAACAAACTGAGAAAGAAGAAGGGATGAAACTAATCAAGCCTCAAACCTATCAGCGTGTTTATAAGGGTGTTTTGGTTAATCCAATTGATATGGGTCAATCTACGAGTCAGTCTTCTACACCGGATAGCAATACTGATCCGAATGCAGAGAAAACCCCTGTTACTGTGAAGATCCAGCTACTCCATCCTGCAATTGAGTATATCATGCGTTCTAACTTTGGGGGTAACTTCCACGGTGTTCCAGGTGATATCGTAAAAGGGATGCTATCAAAATCCATCGAGATGTTAGATTGTAAACCAGATGAGAAACCGAAAGGGGTTGAGATGGTACCACCCGATAACCAGAAAATCACCACTGATGTTTTGATTCCACATGGTACACCTATCCTAGATCTTCCTCGTTTTGTACAGAAAGATCGATATGGTATTTATAATTACGGACTAGGGAGTTATCTTTGTAAAGATACGTGGTATCTCTATCCTTTATATCAATATGATCGATATAAAAAGTCTGATACCCGTTTAACGATTAATGTCATCCCTAAGGCAAAGATCATGGATAGTCCTCGTACTTATCATGTTTATAATCGTGATGTCACTATCTTGTGCGGTGGTGGAGTAGAAGTATCCGATGATGCAAATGCTCGTACTACTAATGAAGGTGATGGTGCAACCATGTTTGATCCGGCTAAACTTCGTAATGAATCCGTGATCCAAAATGAAAAGGGTACTTATCTTAATCCAATCGATGCGAAGAAACAATTCGTTCAAAATAAACGGACGGATGATTTAAACTATGCACCGATGGTAAAAGATCGATTAACCACTTCGTTACAACATGCGATGAGTAACATCGCGCAACGTAATGGGATCGTACTGACTTTTATTTGGGAATATGCTAATCCGCATTTATTAGTACCAGGTATGCCAGTGCGTGTGGTGTATTTCAAAAATGAAGTGAAATATGAGATCACCGGTGTCTTATTAAAAGAAGCAGGTGCTTATCAGCTAGTTGGTGGTACCAACAGTAAGAAACATTTGGGTAGTGTAGGTCTAGCAGTAATGGTGGATCAAGATCAGTTTAATAACACCGAGAAGAAACAATATCAATCCACTTCTTCTGGTGTAGGTAAATCGCTGATTAAGAACTTACTCTCAATATTTTAACTTCTTATTATTTGAGAAATAATCTGTAGTAATTTACTATATGCGTAATTTTTTTGAGCAACAGATTCCTTGAAATTCACGTTTTGGTAGAACAAGCTGCACATTTAAATTTCTCTTTTTGCATAATCTCAAGTAGGGTATATGGTCATCCATATACCCGCTTTTATGTTGTCATTTTTCGTAAGGCTCTGTTTACATGAGTAATTAAAGGATATTTTATTATGGCACTAAATACTGGCTCAAGCAACAGTAGCAATAGCTCTAAATCAACCGGTATTCTTGATAAAGCAATCGAGAGTGTTTGGTTTGAAGGACCCGAGAAGAGTAAGAGTATCGGGGATACATTTGGTAAAGATATCGATCAGATCTTAGGTGAGTTCAAACAAAAAAGTATCACCAATCTTGATACCTTATTTAAACAGGGTGTAAATGGATTAGGTGGATTACTAGGTGGGTTTGTTAGTAAGTTTAATCTGAAATCATTAGGTATTGATCCAAATAAAGTTAAGGATTATATTGACCAGGGGAAACGTATTGCTTCAGCAGCTTCTCAAGGTCTTGAAGTTTATAAACAATTTAAAGAAGGGAACTATAGTTTAGTTCTCGATAGTCTTAGTGGGGTGCTAGGGAATAATCTGGTTAACATGGGTAAATATGGTCTTGAGATGCGAGACCTTGTTAAGAATGCGGATTTCCATTCCTTTGCAGGTTTAATGGATTTCGTTTCTAACGTCACTGGTGTTAACATGGCTGATGCATTAGGTATCAGTGAGATGCAAGCGAAGATTGGTGCGTTGGTACAGCTTGCCCAAGAATACGGTGGTGCAGATCTTATCGCTAAACTACAAGGTAAGTTATTTGGTGAAGGGATGTATCCTGGACTTGAACAAGCGCTTGCCACTAACCTTGCATTAAATGCGTCATTTAGTCAAGTCGATACAATCGATGAAATCCTAAAAATCATCGATGGTCGTATGGCTGGTGAAATTAACCCTGATCTCATTAACCGTATTTTATTAAACTATCGCTTACCAAGTAACTGGAAGGACAATAGTCTTGCTCAAGAGAAAGAACGTTTATTCCGTATCTTTGAAAAGGTTGATCCTAACTGGGATAAAGAAGTCATCAATGGTAAAACGTACTATAAAACCAAACCATGGATGGCCATGAGTGAAGATGCGAAAACCTTATTTGGTAATGATGCGTTATATGGCGTGACCATTGCGATTGCAGGGAGTTATCCTGAGCTTACTGTAAAAGAAGGATTGAACTTAACTTACCCATATCTCAATCTTTCCGTTTAATCAAGAACCATGTTTTGTAGCCCTTGCTTTAACTAGAGAAGTACGGGCTATATTTTATTATTTGCAAATATTAAAAGGTTTAAAACAACAATTATGAGTACGTTAAAACAACGCATTCTTCAGGCAACTCAGGCTCGCTTATCCATGGAAGCAGTGGAGTGGGATGATGACGGTACACTCTTTAATGATATCGCTCGTGTCATCTCTGAGTTTCGCTCTGAAGTTAAAGCAAGTGATGAACTCGCGGCAGAGAAATTACTGCACAGTGAGTTTGGTCGAGTGATACTCAAGCATATGGGCATGAAAGCTACACTGTCTATCGATAACAGTAGTGGTATTAATGCTTATATCGTAGTCCCTGCTATCGACCGTAATAACCCAATTTTACATCGCTTTGCTAATCTAACCACCGGTAACCGCACCGTGTTAGATAAACTGGTAAAAGAAGAAGAGCTTTATGCTTTAGTAGATCGTAAAGAAGGTCGCTTAGGGGGTATTTTATCTGAGATCGATCATCCAATCTACATCACCCGTGGTATGCTCTTTAATAATGACAAATTTAGCCCAAGAGAAATTGCGGCAGTGATTCTACATGAACTTGGTCATGCATTCAGTTATTATGAAGGGCTATCTCAATATATCCGTCAGAACGTGATTCTTGCTTCTAACGTAGCTGAGTTCCGTGATACCTCTGATGCACAAACCAGACTTCGTATTATCTCTCGTTTAAAAGCAGAGAAATTATTACCGAAAGAATTTGATGACAGTCGTGTTGCTAATGCTGGTGATAAATATACTACGGTGGTGATCTCTATGGGTCAACGCATGATCGCAGAAGATCCAAATAGTATATTCCACAATAGCACCACATTTGAATCCGCTGCAGATCAGTTTGCGATCCGTAAAGGTGCTGGCTTATATCTCGCTAAATCATTGACGAAGATCTATAAGCAATATAACTCAAGTGCATTTGAATATTACTTCGGGTTATTTGTTTCTGTTGCCATGTCAATCATGAGTATGCTTTTCGTTGCGATTGGTGCATTACATCCTGTCTTCTTCTTATTCGGTCTGGTCTCTTACATGACAGCTTTAATTCAGGGTGCATTTAGTGATGCATTAAGTAGCTATGATACACCACGTGATCGTTTAAAACGTATCCGTACTGAAATGATCGGGCGTCTTAAAAAACAAGATCTTTCTGATGTGGTACGTAAAGAGTTGGTGAAAACGTTTGATTCATTAGATGAATTATTAAAACAAAACGATAAGCACTATAATGCGAATGAAACCTTAGGTAAACTGATCTATGATCGTTTAGATAACCTATTCATCCGCCAGAAAGATGCGAAGAAACGTCAGCAAGCTTTAGAAGATTTATTAAATAACGAACTCTACGTCTCAGCAGCTCGTTTTGCATAAATCATTTCTCTTTTACATTAAAAATATAAAATAAAGGTTTAAAACAATTATGGAAAACATCCAATCTGTGGTATTGGCTTATCGCCAATGTTTAAATAGCGGTATCGACCGTACTGTATTATCTCGCGGTGTCGCAACTCACGTAGGTTGTCGTATCAACATCTTAGCAGGTGGTTTAGATGCACAAACTCGTATGCACTTTAAATTTGGTATCACTAAGCTTGCTTCTTATATCAATGAAAACATCGTAGGTTTCATTGGTGAAGAATTCATTGAGCAAGTCGTGAAAGTAGTAGACTATCGTATTGCGATTGCAAGTGGCACCTTAAACTACGAAGGGGATAAAACCTTAGTTGAACTTCTTGATGCAGATAAAGCGACATTAGGCGATGAACCAACTGAAGCACAAGAAACTGCGTTAGGTCAATTATTCAGTGCAGTGACTGCATTAATGGGTACGAATACCAGCATCGTTGCAGTAGCAACTAATCTTGGTAACTATAAACCTGAAGCTTAATCCTTAAGTTCAGATAAAAGAAGGGAGTATAAAGCGATGAGTGAAGTCGTGAATATTTCAGACCTTCGCCGTAAGATCATCAAAGGTTACCAAACAGATGGTGACCTTTTAGATGCGGTAGAAGAATCTGAACAGGCAATCGCTGAACATCAAGAAGCACTACGTCCAATCCAAAGACGTTTAGGGCGTATCGAACGTGTTCAGGCGATGATCCAAGAAGGTGGGGTAAATCGTGCTTTGGTTCAACAAGTGATCGAAGAAACTGAGAACCCGGCTTTATTAGATGAAGGTGGTTTAACAATGGAATCTTTTACCACGGTTCCATCTAACGTTAATCGTCTTTCACTAGAAGCAATCACTGAACAGCAAAAGAATATTGCATTAGGTGCAGCTGCTGCTGTCGGTGTAGGTTTAGTCGTTAAATTGATCGCGATCATTTGGGGCTTTGTTCGTAAGCTATTTAGTAAACAAGAACAAAAACCAGGTGAGAAAGCCATCGATTACACTAAACAAGTTGCACTTCGTGAGGAAGAAGCTGAAAAAGCGATCCTTCGTTTAGAAAAATCAAATGTGATCCGTGAACAATTAAAACGTTTCCAAGATGCATTTGAAGATGAAGCCAATCGCAATGAAGCAGATCAAAACTTACATGAAGCGTGGAATGAGTTATTACAAGAAGCTTTCATTAAAGGTAGCCGTATGGATGCGATCCATGGTATCTTCAATGACATGCCTAACTACAGTTCAACTGCAGTAGAATGTAATGCGACGACTCGTGAGTTAATTGCAGACCTTCCTGAGAAAGGTGCAACCCCTGAAGGTAAAGCCTGGTTTGATAGTAAAGTAAAAGATTGCTATCGTAAGTTTGCCCCTCAAGCGATTCGTAAAAACCTTGAGAAGATCAAAGATGTGCTTGATAAAGCAGAAGGCATGCGCGATCACATCCTACCTTGGAATAGCGAAACCGAAGAGATGGTTTACAATGCGATTAAAACTCGTAAGAATATCATCTTCTTAAACAAGATCATGGAATACGGTCCATTTGCTAAAGATAGTCTTCTCATTAAAAATAAAACCTTTGATGAAGAAGCAGCAAGTCACCTTGATAAGCTTAAAGAAGTGGCTGAGAAATCTACCATTACTAAAGAAGTGGGTGCATCACTTAAAGAATACATCACTTACTTTGGTGATAACATGAAGTGTTACTTTGCAGTACTTAAATTGTACATGTTGATTGCAGGTAGCTATGATCGTTTCATGTATCTTTATAACAAACAAGGTGGTAAATACTTTACTCTATTAAAAGCCATTGCTAAAGCAGCAAATAAACAAATCAATAGTTTCCTCAATAAAGATGGAACAGTTAATTTAGATAACCTCGATGAGTTTGCTGTGAATATGGAATACAAGATGGGTGAAGGTTGGACACTAACACCAGTTAAGGGAGATGAGTAATGAGTTTTGATAATCAAGTTGAGATTCATGAAGAGATGGGTGATGTGACACCTGAAGAGACGGTATCTCAAGAAGGGATCGTTTACGAAACCAATGAGAAGTCTCAGTTAAATGAGATGGTACAATCTCATCTTGCTGGTATCGCGCAACAAGAAGAAGCCTTTACTGAATTAGAACACGTTAATGCAACGACACCTTTAACGGAACGTATCCGTGGTATCGTTAATAATGAAAAAGTTCGTTTAGTAGAAATGGCGAATACCATTGAAGCACCAGCTGAATCAGCTTCATCAGAAAACCAATCTGAAGAGTAAAAAAAAATAAATAAAGATATGAGGGTACCAGCTGGTACCCTCTCTTTATGTTAATGTATACTAGCCTTACTAATATACTGTGGAGATCTTGCACATCTCTGCGGTTACCGCCAGTGTCTATACACGTACTTGTGAATGCGATTCAACAGGTTATATTTATAAGTACAGCATGCTTCATTGTATACACTGAAGTCATTTAGTAGGATTGCTTCAATGTATGGTTTTGCACCAGTAACGACGCGGTAGTAAGGATTAGCCGGGTTTATCGTATGGATAAATTTCCGGAGTTCTAGTGTTCTTTTTATATCAAACATGATAACACCTTATTTAATTAAAATTATAATTAAAGGGAGTTCTACGATACTCCCGCCGGTGTCAAATGCATGGTGTATTAAGCGCCTCTTATGTGAGATAAATCGAGTCGTGGCGATTATCTCATGTAGATTATATACACTTGTAATTTTAATAGAATAGGTAAAAAGAAAAGAGCACAAAAATAAGAGGGTACCCTAGGGTACCCTCTCTCTTATGTCGCTATCCTAGAACGGGATATTGTGCGCTAATGTCGTTTGAAGAATCAGATGATCCATCGCACGCTTATAAACTTCTTTACAAGCAGCTTCCATATCGACGTATTTGTCTTCCTGATGCTCAAACGCATACTGACGTAAGTGCTCGATCATCGTTACTGTATCATGTGGTAAGTTCTCAAGATCAAACGGACAACCATCTGCATCCATCACCCAACCACTTGCGTTGATATAGACTCGGTAAAGCTTCGCTGTACCTTCTTGGATCATCGCATGACGATACATCGAATCATAGACGTTATACTCATAATACACGATATCAAATGACGCATTCTCACCTGATATCCAGTGTGTAACGTAGAGACCTGGATATAACCAACTATGATCATTCTTAGTTGAACCAAGATACTTATAGTTAGTAATCAGATCGCCTGAAACATCTGCTTGATCAATTTCCATTAAACAAGTTGATAACCGTTTTAATGTTTGACCTGTAAGATGTTGTCTGACTTTAGGCTGAAATATATCAAGATACAACGCTAATGCTTCGAGTTCAAGTTCCTCTTCGGCATGCTGATCACGTGGCATCATTTCTCACCTCCTGCAGCCATAAAGAACATCGCTTCTTTAAGACAGAATTCCTGTTGAGCTACTGCATAAGGACTCACGCCTTCTTGATTACCAAGATAGAATTTAGATTCCTTAAATTCATCAACAGTATTAAACTTGAATTCTACTTCTTCACTTGTCTCAGGATCATAAGTCGTATAAGTGATTTTATCGAAATCTTCTGATACGACAAATGCTGGCCATTCGGATGCATCTTTAACATCAGCTGGATGATCCTTAATCAGTACATTTTCAATGCATTGCGCAGGTGGATTAAACCATCCACTATGCGCTTGTTTACTTGAGAGCGTATATCCCGCTAAGCCAAGTCTCGCATCACGGACACCTTGTATACTATACTCTCTTGCATTGATATCATACGCTTCTACAAACTTACGAATTTCATCATTTCGTTTATTGGTATAGTTCGTATGGGAGATGTACTTCGGTTTATCTTCCTTATCCTTCTCAAAGATCGATACACTTGCATTGATCTGATTGTAGATGAGGAAATAGTTGATGATATAAAGACGAGTTGGATTCGCTTTAATATCAGCAACGTATACCTTACGAGTCATATTAGATGGATTATGCTCAACATCAAGGATAACAAATCGATTTAAGATCGTATTATATCCAGTAGGTTTGATATTATTGAGCATTCGAGCGACTTTCGTTTCAATATCCAACTCCTGTTCTCTTACCACTTTTTGGTCTGTATATTTCTTTGCAATTGATAAACAAACCCGTTGTTGATCAAGAACAAATTTAGGATACTTCGTTTCATCGGAAAGATAGTACTCTGAGTCCATGAACTCATCGATTGATGTGAATGTTCCAAATCGATAAGGTGAGGTTGCTTTCGTATCCGCACCTTGATATTGGTACTCAGTATATGAGAATATCGGACCAGATTCACTCACAGCGAAGTAGATCTGAGGATAGAACGGTTCTTCACCCTCCCCAGTATCACCTAGGATACGAGAAACAATCGAGAAGAACGGAAGGATGATGCGTTTGTGTACATCGCCAATCTTGATCTCACGTAATCCACCACCTGTTTCAAGCAGCTCCATATGACTAACTTGATAAGCATCCACTAATGCACGAATAAACTTGCGCAATTCGTAGTTCGTTAATTGACTCACATCAGTCAACGTACCGACACGATAGATTCGACTACCATCTAACGTAAAGCTTACGATACTATTGACTGTGAGTTTATCGCCTAGATTTAATACCACTTCATATAAGTAGTTATTCTTTTTACCCAGTTCCACAATGTAGATGAAATGATTTTCACCTTTGGTCTCACTGTTTACTACGACGTATTTATTAAATGCAGTATTATACGAAGTAGGTGTGCATTTACTTGCGATATCAAGCAATTCTTTTGTAGTGTACATGTCTAACTCCTATTAGTTAATGGTACTCATTAATTGTCTTTCGACTTCCAATAAACATTCTTTTTGTTGCAAACGAACGTAAGGCGGAATATCATCACCTGTTAAGTAATATTCAGAGTTGATAAACTCATTAATATCACTAAAGTCGACAATGGTTTCACCAGGAATCCCTTTACTATAACTAAAGAATTTATCTGTTTTATTTACAGCAAACATCGGGAAGTAGAAGTCGTGCTGAGCGACTAATACCTCTTTATTCTCGATTGCCCAAGCCAGTGATGCACCAGCAACGAGATTAACGACTGGTCCAACGACAACATCACCACTGTCACGTGGTGTGATGACAAATGGCTCATACTTGCCACCGTTTTGGATTGTTGTACTTACCCAATCACAGAACCCACGAAGGATACACCCAAGTTGCGTATTTTCATTACATGGGTCACCTTCGATCACTACTTTCACTGGTAAACCTTCTGCTGGTTTGCGCCATGCAAATACCTTAGCTGATACCTCACCAGTACCATCGCCTTTCGGTGTGGCAGTTACGGTGATGTGGTAGTATATAGTTGGGTACTGGTCAATATCTAAAATACCAAGGTCACCTACATGTCCATCGATATTCATCATGGTAACGATGTATCGACCGAAGAAGGTATTATATTCGGTCGGTTTAGTATAACCAAATATTTTACTTAAATATAGGTCATCATTTTTAGTATCTGTTGTCATGGTGTAACTCCTATTTGTTACTATGGTTGAATTGACTTATTTAAAGAAGCGGTCTTTAAGACTGCTCATTTTACTGGTTATGCCGGTTTCTTCTGTTTTGGTTTCTGCCTTTTTAGGTTCAGCCCAACGATGATCATACTCAGAAGCATGTGGTTTGACTTCTTCATCCTCATGCTTGTCATGGAATGATTTCGCAATCTGCTTACCATCTAAAACGAAATGACGTAGGTTAGTAGTTGGCTTACCATTTAAACCATACTTCGTTAAACCTACTTGTGCAATGGTAGTTGGGATACCATTTACTAATTCAGATCCAACGAAGATAAATAAACGACGTTCACCACGATAGTATTTATCTTTGATGTAACCTTCAAAGTCAATTCCTTCCAATACATGATCAACTGTTAATGTATCGGATTTACTGAACATGGTAATCAAGAAATCCTTGTTCATGAATTTCGTACGGATCGTTTGGCGATGTTCATCAGTTAATCCGTATTTTGCTTTAAGTTCTTCTGCTTTCTTACCAAACTCTTCTTCGTTTAATAAGCCTTTGATTTGAGTAGTCATAATAATCTCTCCTTATAATCTGGTGATGCTAAATTTAAGAACGTTTTGAAATCCACAGAAAAGACGTGGTAGCGGATTCCGTCATTTAATTTTGGTTCGGTTGTTTCAAATGTAAATACGCATAAGTGATTATTCACATCACCGCGTTTCGTGGTAAAGAACCGAATGATATTCCATCTTGGATGCACATCCAAGTTTGTTAACATTTGAACGATACTGTCAAACTGGTCATGGAAGTATCCATCACCATAGATCTGGATATATTGGTTGCAAACACTGGACTCCCCATTTAGTCCAGTAAATGGCACCGTTTGGATGTGTGTACCAAGATGAGGGATGTTCTCAATCTCTTCATCTTTGATCCCGTAGACATTAAGATAAGTGGTAAATACCTTCTTATCAAAGAACTCATTAAACGTCTGAGGACGACGTCTAAACTTGTTCTGATTTTCAAGTTTAGGTTTTGGTTTACTTGACATGCTATACTCCTATTCGTATAGTTAAGTTATATGCGATATAAGGTCTCTAAATCGCACTGTAATCGATTATTTATCTTAAGATGAATAATCACTCGAGTGATGTAAGATAATGCTGTTATCAGCGTTCTATCGTCATATAAATAATATATACTTATAAATATGATAAAGAGCGGACATAAGCAAGAGGATATCCTAAGATACCCTCATAAACCTGCTATTGTTTTAAGAACTTCAGTACTTTATTTTCAGGATGAAGTTTATCCATCTGGTTATTATAAAGTGAGGTCAGTTCTTTTAGGGTATAACGATAGAAACGTTTGCCCTCTGATAATACATTAATAAAGACGATCACAGGGTTATTCTTACCCACACTAATTAAACGGTTATTCCCATGTGCCACATGTAAGGTACCGATTTCCTTATCTTTATTAATAAATTTGAACATGTCGACGACTTTTTGACCTACATCGTTAGTCGGATGGTTTAAGAAAACTAAACCCTCATCCACTTCAACGGGTGTATCATTTTTAGGGATGTGATAACCGACTTCAATGTACTTAAAGAATTCATGTTCTTGCTCGGGTGTCGTGATCAATACATCACGTGTCTCAAGCTTAGGGGGTGTGTAATCTGCAATCATGTGCTACTGCCTTATTTGTTTTATGGTGTTATTTTTATGAAATTAGGGATAAAATTGAGAGCCACCTAAATGACCCTAATTACAAACAATATTGTGATGAAATAATCATTTAAATTTTAAGAGGAAAAAGCCCATGATGATTAAAGATGAGTCGATTGTATTCCCTGAAGATACCCCAGATAACAAAGACGAAATGAAAGTTTATGAAGTGCAATATGAGTATAACGATAGTACCTTTGCTATCGATTTACCTGCTACGAGTTGGGAAGAAGCTGAAGCTAAGTTAGAAGCCATTAAGCTTAGTGGTAGAGTGACAGCACGCTTAGTATCCAGAACGAAGATCGAATCCATTGATAAGGTTGATTTTGATCTATCTGGTAATGGTACTTTAAACTAACGACATAAGACGAGAGGCATCTTAATGATGCCTCTGCATATGTCTGCTTATAGTCCATTGTAAGCGATTTTCACTTTACATAGACGACTATTCACGATACCTAATGATGAAGTATAGTCTGCGATAGTACGAGACTTCGGTGTGATATTATCAATCACAAAGACAGTACTGATACGATCGTGCGCCACTACTTTAAACATTTGATCTGGAATCGGCAATCCACGTACATGTTTAGTGATACGACAATTATCTACTAAGATACCTGAGATCACGTAGTTTGCTTTACTGTTAGACTTACGAAGATCTTTCGCAAAGTTTTCCATGTGTTTCCATGTACCACGATTTAATTGTGGGTTTTGTGGCACGATATTAGTCATCAAATAAGATTGGCTTACAGTCTCGTAATCTGAGGTGTTAGAAGAGGCGGCAAGATGACCCTTGTCATATCCGCTTCTAGCGTACTGTTTAGGGCTGATTTGATCGAAGTAAGACAATCTATCATCTAAACGGAAATCGTTCGTTCTAGGGGCTTTAAATCGCTTAAAATCACCCTTCTCGAGTTTCTCTACAACTAATACAGGCATTCTCCATTCTTTACTGAAATAAGAGATATACTGATCATTGCAAAGTTTTACGATGTCGTTCGTGTCAGTGACTTTTACTGAGAGTTCCGTCTCGATATCGGGACACTGCTCAGCATAACTAAATAAACTACAACTTCCGAGTAGTAATCCAAATAGCAACTTTCTCATTTTTATTGTTCCTTGTTGAAAAAAAAAATATGGCGGTAATTATAGGGAGTGCGCAAGCGCTCCCTCCATATAATTATTTCAAGCAATCAGTTGGCATACGATAGATATCACCAACATTGTGATTTTTATCGAATAACACTTTCACTTGACAGTGTTTTACTTCTGCACCATCTTTGTAGTTGAATACGTAATCGAACTCAGATACGCCATATAAGCCTTCACCGAAATGTGGACGACCTAACAAGTTTTGAACTTGGTCTTTATTCATACCACGTTCTACCGTGTTTAAGTTTTCCACATTCACCCAGCTACCGAATTGGCTACCATCATGATTGAAAGTAGCATCCTCAGCTTTAGGCCATACAGGGCTTTCTGAGCGACCATTTTCATCTACCTTTGATAAGTTACCACATCCTACTAATAATGCTGTCATGAGTGCAACAGCGGCTTTCTTTAACATGTTTAAATCTCCTATAGAAATACTAAAGATAAGAGGGTAGTGATCTACCCTCTAGTTTTGTCCACAATCGTAAGACTACCATTGATACATGTAGCCTGCGCCCACAGTCACATCTTTCTGAGTATCTACACCAGCAGAAAGTTTGATAATGTGGTGACCATTGTCAGATGAACGTGAGTAACCTACTGCTACTGCAGATTGACCATGTTTATAACCCACACCTACACCAACGCCAGATTTACCTGGTAGGTATACTTGAGGGATATTAGCCATCGCTGCAACTGCAGAGATACCCGCATCAGCACGTTTACGGTTTTTCTTCACATCGTGATCTAGGCGATCAACTTTGTTTTCTAAACCGGTGACACGATTTTCTACGTTAGCTAAACGAGCACCGTGGTTGATCACAGTACGACGTACTTGTTTAAGTGCGCGTGATTGTGCATCTTGACGTGCTTTCACTTGGTTTAATTGTGAAACATTTACTGCATCGTTGTCGTCTTCACCAGCAGTCACATTTTTGATTTTGGTGTTACGTGCATCGATGCCATCTTTAGTGATCTTAGGACCATTGTATACGGTTAAAGAGTTTACACCGATATCTTTAGATGTAGCCACTTTATATACAGTTGCACCATTTTCATCTTTAGATGAAGTGACTTCCATATTGTGGCCAGCTTCTACGGCAGTGTGACGTTTCGCTTCTGCTTCTACATCCGCAATCTTAGCTTTGTTGCTTTCGATTGCCTTAGTATTGTCAGCAATGCCTTTAGTGTTTTTGTCGATAGCTGGTTGATAGTCAGTTGAGCTAACTGTATAAGTGACTTTACCGTTAGCATCAGTTGAGATATCAACTGTAGTGTTTTTACCTGCTGTCACAACTGGTAGTTTTTGTTCTACCGCTTTAATATAATCAGTATTCGCTGCGATATCTTTCGTATTTTGAGCGATATCTTTCGCGTTCATATCAATTAATTTTTCAGCAGAACGGATGTCAGCTGTATTAGTGTTGATTGCATCTGCATTCTTAGCGATATTTGCTTTGTTCGCATCGATTGCTGGTTGGAAATCAGTACCACTTACAGTATAAACAGTTTGACCATTTGCATTGGTTGATGTTTCAACTGTAATAAGTTTACCTGCTTCTACCACTGGTGCTTTAGTGGATTGACCAATTTTAGTTGCTACAGCATACAATTGAGAACCATTGATCGCATCTGTAGAAGTCGCGGAGATTTCACCTGCTGCTACATTTACGATTTGACGTTCTCTACCTTTGGTACCTACAGATACAGTTCCTTTTGGTGCTGTACCAGCGAAACCATTATAGGTGGTAGTACCAACTGTTGCTTCTTTAACTGATTTTTCTGCTTTAGAAACGGAGTATGAACCTAATGCAACTGAGTTCTCATGTGTAGCGCTAGATTCGCGACCCATCGCCATTGAGTTAACACCCTCAGCTTTAGAGGCATATCCGATTGCAGTAGATTCAGACCCAGTCGCTTTGGAGCCCGTACCGATAGATACTGCATTGTTTGCACTCGCTGCTGAATTCGTACCAACCGCAATAGCAGAGCTACCAGCTGAATTAGAACGAACACCAATAGCAGTTGAACTTGAACCCGTTGCTTTTGCTTCATTACCCAATGCCGCAGCTTGAACAGCACTGGCTTTAGCGCCATTACCTACAGCAGTTGAAACGATTGCACTCGCGTTTGCACCTGTACCTAAAGCTGTTGCACTTTGAGCACCTGCATAAGAACGACGTCCTAATGCTGTTGATTCTTGTCCTTCAGTGACTGCTTGAGAACCAACCGCAATAGAGTTATTCGCTTTAGCTGATGCGCCTATACCCACTGCTGTTGCACCCCATGCTGAAGCTGATGCACTATCACCGAATGCGGATGCACTTTTTGCAAGAGCTTTTGAGTTTCTACCAACAGCGGTTGCTAGAACACCTGTTGCATTTGCTGTTGCACCAAAGGCTGAAGCCCCCTCGCCATCGGCATAAGATGCCACACCTACAGCAGTTTGGCTATTTCCACCCACTTTCTCATTAGTAGCTTTAGCCATTAAGCCAATGGCAATTGCGTTTCCGCCTTTACCACTATTGGCTCTATTACCAATTGTCACGCCGTATTGAGAATTACCCTCAGCTTTATCACCTAAAGTGACTGACCAACGTCCTGTATTTGTAGCATTACTACCGATTACTACACTTTCAGTTCTTTCAGATTTAGCTTTATTGCCTAAAACAACAGAATTTCCTGTTGTGCCCGTTCCAGCAAGCGCTTTTGCGCCAATACCACCAATGACATTTCCTTGATCATCTGATACCACATTGGTTTCAGCCATTGCAGTTGTGCTTACACCCGCTAAGACTGCAGCGCCAATAATTGCATTCAACACTTTACGTTTGTCAGTCTTGGATGATTTACCCGCAGACTTGCTTAGTTCTGAAACGGCAGTCCAGCATTGGTTTACTGTATTCCAAATATTTTTAAAAACATGATTCATGATTAATTTCCTTTTTGTAGTTAACGATAATTTAACGTATAATTAAACCCTATTATTTACTTACACGGAAGACACCTAGGATACCTTCATAGAGATAATATACACTTGTAGTAAACTATAGAAAAAGAAAATAGGGACAAAAGTAGAGGGTATCTTTCGATACCCTCATATTTGTCTGGATTATTGTTTAAAATTAAGTCCAAGATGGAAGGTTTCTTGTTTGAAATCCATCCGTTCTTCTTGGAGGAGTTTAACCACGTAATCCATTAACTCATTTTCAAATGCAAGTTTAATTGCATCCATGTCTGCAATAAAGGTTTGGTTTTTGAAGAAGAATTCACCAAGGTAATTAATGAATGATTTAATTAATCCATTACCAAAGTCTTCATCACAAACAACCAAATAGCCTTTATCCGCACAGATATCTTTTAATCGAACTTCGATACGATGAGCACGATTGAAACGAACCGCTTCTTTATCTTCAGTATCTTCCGTAAATGGGATTACACCAAAGCGAGCGTATCCAGTACGACTGTCGCAAACACGAAATTGGATTGCGACAACATCTTTCACTTTGATAAACTCAAACTCATCGATTGCAAGTTCTTTTAAGAAATCGATTGTTGATTGTTTCATGTCATCACCGTTTCTTTGCAATCCATAATTAACCTGTGATAAGAATATCCCATATTACTATAGGATATCCTAGCACAAACCATGGATTAGTCGTCTACTCGACCAACGATTTCATGACACGGAAGTATCTCAGAATACTGAAATATCTTAACAGGTTCAGTATTTGGTTCGTTGGTGAGTTTGCAGAGCAAAGGTCTACCATAGATGATGTTGATGATGCGTAAGATTTCATCACCATCCATATAGCCATATGCATCGACTACATGCGTGTTACCGTCATCTAAACTAAGCTGATATTTACTATCATCCGTCTTTTGGATCTTGGTAATCTTTGGCATACCCCATCTGATATCAAATAGTACATCACCTGGTTCAGCTGTCTCAAGTGGCTTATACATGGTAATTACCCTCTTGAGTTATCCGCAAACAGTCTCACGTAGGTTTGCATGAGGTCAGGTGATGTGATACATGCCACTTCCGGTTTTAAACAAAGCGCTTGCCAGAGTGCGCCACTACGACCGCCTACAGATGCGCCGATAGCGCCTTCAGTAAGATAGATGGTACATTCATCGCCACGTCCATTTACGTTATCGACGTATAGGTAATGGTACTGTTTAGTAACGATTGCACCATTACCAATATTACCATGGCGAACCACTACATCTCCACCCACTTGTGCATTGCTATCAACAACGACACCTTTACAGATGGCAGCTGCACCACTAATACAAGCAGTATCTCCCACTAGTGCACCATCGCCCACAATCGCATCGTCCTCGACGATTGCGTTACCCACAACAAAGCCACCTTCAAATATCCATGAGCTACCACTATGAGATAACGATGTAGCGTTAGATACACAACCACCTAAATCACCTTTCTTCACACCAATAACTGGAATATCTTTCAGTGCTTTGATTCGATGACAAACCTCACCATTTGGTGCAACAATAGGTTCAGGTAAGATTTCGTACTTACGTTCATCTTCCTGTTTTGTTTCTACTGAAATATCGCCAGTGGCACTTAATACACGTTTAAATTCATTAAGACGCCATACCGCTAAGAAACGGGTATCAAATACCAGTGGATTTGAAGCATTTAATACATCCGTATCATCATTGTGATAAGTCTTGGTTTGAGCCATGCCGTTACTGATATAACTGTAGGTATTACCTTCTTCAATCTTACTAAAGTCGAAGTAGTACTCCGTTAATCTTTCTGGACCACAAAGTACTTGTGCTACACCAACAAGGTTATTAGCTCGATGATCTGGACGGATATCGACTTTACGCTCACGGCCACCCGGTAACTCAACAAAGTAATAGTGGTGTGGATTCTTTTCGCTAGGAATACGGCCAGTGAAGGCCACTCTACCATTGGTCAATTTAACTTGACTACCTAGCTTGATATCAAGCTCATTGATCGGTAATGCTTTTAAACCGAACTCTGGTGCATCTTCAGTACCCATATCTATCGCTTGCTCCTTATTAGTTGCGCTTACTGTTGTGGTTTGGAAATTCTCAAACACTGGGAATCCACCACGGAAATTACGTGTTACAACCGATGCGATATCTGCGTCTGGTGTAATGAACGACTTATTCTTACCGTCACGGTTCCATTTTAAGATATAACTACCATCAACAGTTTTGCCATGAATAACGATATTGCTTGAGAAGTTATATTCAATACCTGTGATGATTGCGTCTTTACCATTTTGTAGTCTAACAACCGAACCGATAGTAACGAGTCCGATGTTATTATGGAAAATGAAGTAAGCATCTTCTACTGTTGCAACGATGGTGTAATCAGCATCACCTGTGGTATAAGTTAAATCATAATCCCAGATTGGTTGCACGTGAGTGTTTGGTGAGTAACCATAAATAGTCTGCTCGGTGTGCTCAGAGATGTGCTTGATAATGGTGTACTTCTGATTCGCAAGCATTACCACACGACCAACCATAAGGTCGATATGTGATTCATCATTATCATGACGTCTAACAATACGAAGATGATTTGAATCTGGCGCCGTTGCTTCGATTTTATATTTTAAGTTACTTGTAAACTCAGTGAGTTTTTCATTTGATTGTTCCATTTTAAACCTCCAAGTAGTTTAAATGTCTATTTAATCTGCTACCAAAGGTGGTATGGTCTAACCCACCCATCATGATGCCTTCTTTAAGTGCTTGTGCCATCCCTTTTACAAAAGGGTTTGCTAACTCAAGCGCATACCAGTCGTCAAGTCTTTTATACTTCTCAAACCAATTCACTGGCGTTTTACGATAGAAATAGTTACGACAATAAAGTAGTGATTTATCGAGGTCATTCATATTAAGGTACCAATAGATATTTCGTCTTACCGCAATTACCCAGACACCTTGATCTTTATCGTAATAATTTTCTTTGATGATTTGCTCGATTAAACGAGTAATCACGATTGCACAAAATGAGTTACTATCGTAAGTCGCTTCATCTTTCGTGCTAAAGTAGATATCACGTGCAATAAGTAAAGCTTGTTTTTGTTGCCATGAGAGCTCCAATAACTCACATCGGAACGTCTTATTAAAAACAGGCTCTTGCATGTGCAGATAAACATCTACCTCTCTTACTTCCCATTCCAATTTATCATCGAAATGATGGTAAGTTAATTTAAAGTGATTAGTATTTTGGTCATAGTGCATCGCACGAATCCCCAATAGACGTAACACTTTAATGGTTAATTGGGGAGTAAGTTCTACTCCCTCGTTGTACTTAACTTCTGCCATTATTTACCCTCCTATAAGTAAAACGTGGCACAGGATCGCTAGCCATATAAATATTTATCGGACTCTTGTCTCCAATTAAAAGGTGCGCCATCAAGTGTAATCTCAAAAGCACTTAATTGCATTGGAAATATACCAAATACAAATAAAGCAATAGCACTCGCAAACTCACCTGGATCAATTGTATACGATGGATGAGTCAACTCAATCTTCTTGCCTATAACGTGGTCAGTAAGGAAACCTTTTCTTTCGATTTGACTTGGTTCTAGTAAATTTGCAATAGTTACTTTACTAACCACCCCATCAGCATCATTAGCAATATCAATATTGCCATAATTATCCCACTGTAACACGAAATGAACCGGTTTATACGTCCACACGCTATATAGTTGGTTACCTGAATCTTTGGACATCTTTTACCTCCTATAAGTAAGATATGACTTACTTGTATCCTTTACGATATTCATGAAAATCCGCTAACCAATGAAACGGGTCATTGTTTAGTGTCATCTCAGCCGTATAGAATAACTGTGGTTCTTTGCCTGATACGAAATCTTGAATCACTTCAGCAAAGTAGTCAGGTTGAACAATCTTATTGACATTAATGAACTTGATCTTATTGCCAATAATAAAGTGACTGATGTAACCCTTACGTAGTTGTTGTGCAGGCGTTCTCAGTTCATTTACTATTGCGGTTGCAACAGGTTTTCCTGTATTATCAAGGATGGTCAAATTTTCACTACAACCCCAATTAAGTGTGAAGTGATAATCTTCTCGTAACCAATTCCAATAAGCAAGGTCAGCTTCTCTAATCTGTTTTTCTGTTGGCATTTACAACTCCTATTATCTAAAATCGGTAGCCACAGTTTTGGACAGGATTGTGTTGATTCTTTCGATATCAGCCATTCCTACCACCGCATCAATTAACTGACGTTTGATTTCATTCATACGACGAATGCGTTTAGTGCGCATGAATCCTTGCTGGGAGATACGCAGAATAAGTGGTTCTCTTGTTGCAAGATCAACGATGTAGAGTTGTGGATATGGATGACCTGCTTCAGTAAATAACAAACAACGATAGTTATCGTTTATTGTTGCAATCATCACACCAGCACGACCTTGTTTTCTGATTTCAACACCATGCGGTAATCGATTAAGCATAAGATACATCTGATCAAGACTTTCACGTAGACGATGATCCCAATCCATTGATACTGGATTATGAGTTGGTTTTAACTCAGCATACTTGCAAAGATAATAATAGACATCGTCTTTATTTAAAGATTCTTTTGCAATCGAATAGACATGCGCAAGGATTTCTTTAACTACCCTGATTGGTTCTTCGTCTGTGATATTTAGGCGGTTTAATACACTCATGACCCAAGTATCTTCAATGAAGTTTTGGATGTTTTCTGCTACACGACTAATCGCAACAAACCCACCGATATCGAAAGGCATTGATATTGAAAGTAAGTCGGTGCTATGATCATAATCAACACCCCAACCATCACCATTTTTCACTCTGTAGGTGAAACTTAAAACGGGTGATAAGTAACGAGCACGATAAGGCATCGTCATCATTGTATAAGGTGATAAAGTTAATTTATCCATTTTACATCTCTCCCATTCCAAAGAAGTACGATAGTACATGACGAACGACCACCGAGATAATCATGATAAGTGCTGCGGCTGCAAGAATCAGTGCCACGACTGGTGCAACCTCATCCATGATATACTCAGTTATTGACATGTCTTCCTGATTCGCTTTACGGGCAATTAACCCCGCAATAATAACTACGATGAGAAAGGCAATCCCACCACTAATGATATCCAAATTTGGACGAATAAATTCCATATAAAATACCTCTATTTAAGATCTGATCCAACCATTCTGGAAAAGATCTCATTAATCTTATTCACACCCGCACCGTTTAGTACGGCATCACGTAATTCAATAGTAATAGGTCTTTCACTTTTGATCAAGTGGCGACGCATGAAACCGGTTATCCCTAAATGAGCAATATAAGCTTCTTTCGTATTACGATCTACAATGTAGAGTAATGGATAAGGTTTAAAGAAGTCATGGTAGAATACGATACTGAAATTCACACCAATATTGATACTGAACTTCGCTTCACGCCCACCTGTATTTTTCTTCTCTGGTTTAGTTGGATTATAGAATAAGGCAGAATAGAAACCATTCATCCCAATACGAAATGTCGTATCCCATCTCTTCGAACGTGGAATGATTGTCGTCTTAAACTTGTAATAATTACGGAGCATCAAGAAAACATCATCTTGATTGGTTGCACCAGAGACTACTTTGTTAAACTCATTTAATCCAGCAATCAATCTTTCAACTAATCGCTCATTTTGTACTTCATGACCAAATAAGTAATCAATGCGATTTTTATTTATCGTGCCAAGTGGCATAGATGAAGTTGGGATCAAGTCAATTGCAAACAAAGGCCATTGTGTTACCGTATCAAACGCCATGAGTTGATTCTTAGCGTGGTTGTAATTAAAAGTGATAGTAGACTGTGGATCTTCTTCGTTAATATAAAGACGAAGTGAAATGATCGGTGCTTTATAAGGAACACACTGAACTGGATCATCCACAAGCTTTAATATTTTATTTCGTTTGGCCATGTTTAACCTCCAAATGGACGTACTGTTACGGTAGTCATCGTAATCACGAAAGCAATAAACAATGAAATACCGAAAACAATATTCAATACTTTAATTAATAACTGGCGATACTTCATATATCGACCAGCAAGAAGTGTTCGGTTAGTATCCAGTATCACCACACCAAACGCAGAAGTGATCGCTGTTACCACGAATAGGATAACAAGACTATTGTTGGGTAGCTCCATCTTTCACTTCCTCTTTCTTAGTATAACGACCCACTTTGTTCTTAGATTTATACACTTCGAACACATTGCGGAGGTTATAATACTTATGATCTTCATTTAACTGATAAGCAAGATCAACCGTGGTTTCATTTACCCAGCGCATTAATGCACCAGCAAGTGCTGCACTGGTTACTGCAACAGATGGCTCATATATCGTGAATGTTTTACCGTTTAATTCATCCACTAAGAACGCAGCACGAACAAGACTACGCGGTACAACAGTCAGATTACGTTCGCCGAAGATAGTCTCAACATCTTCAGTAACAAATTTAGTACGTACGGTGATATCAAGGTGGTGACCTTCTTTACCAACAAATGAAGCGGATACATCATAGGTCACTGTTTGACGATTAAACCAATCGATAAATTGTGCTTCGATACCACGATATTCACCAGAGCCATAACGATTGAGTAAGCAATCGATGATGGCGTATGCGGAGACTTGTTCACGTTGTGCTACTTCATTGATGATATCGATACCGCCCGCTTTACCGGTGATCCATTCTACCATGATCTGGTTGTATTCGATATAAGTATAAAGTAGTTGTGCTTGGATACCTGTTTCTGGATCACGTAAAGTCAAACAACCGGAAGCAGGTTTACTGATACCACCGATAGTTTCATCACTACCGATAACTCTATTACCAATTACATCTACCGTATATCCTGGTTCAATGATGTTCCATTTGATACATTTGGCTTTGAAATATGCTTTGATTTTGTTTAATAGTTTCATTTTGTTTTTCTCCAATAGAAAATTAATCAACCACAAATCAACCCGCCCATCAGGTTGTTATCTGTGATTGTCGTTAAGTTTAAGTTAAGCTTCAATTCGCTCAGTTGCGAGTATTAGTATATCGTCGATAAAGACAAGCTCCTGTTGAAGATCTTTATGCACTCGAACATCTTCACTGTAAAATGATTTAGATAGTACGGAGACAATTTCTTCGAGTGAATGATACTGACAATCGTGCCATTTTGAGAAACTGATATCATGGATCTTGCAACCATCAAGACAACTAATGAGTACATCGATGGCAGCCATTGCGTTATCTGGTACTCTCACTTTGTTGATGGTGGTCACTACCGTATCCCCAATCAGATTACTCAGTTTAAATGTGACGACGTTCTCATCTGATTTATCAATTGAGATAGCGTATTTATTATACTGAGATAAACGCCAACCTAAGAATACACTCGTAATTTGGCGATACTTGTTAGGTTCATCTCTATAAGCCGAACCAAGTCTATTGAGTAAATATGGTACGACTTTAGATGGATCTTGATTAGTGCGTGTGCAGTAATCATTAACCACTTGCATACCACCCGATGTTGCAAGCCAATGCATCATCCATCTTGACCAATCACAGGCACGATAGTTACCTTGACTTGAGCCACGTGTTGGACTGATTAACGTATAGCTGTTTATTGTACCGTGTTGTACGGTAAAATAATCACTATTTGCATAAAGAGAATAATCGTATTCTCTCTTACCTGCATTTACTGCTTTCTTGATTAAGTTTGTAAATAACTCTATCATGTTACCTCCCTATGGGGTATAATGTTTATTGATGATCATCGTACCATCACTTGAAGCAAGTGTAGTGATATCATTCTTACCTAGATCAATCACTTCAGCACCTAATTCGATGAGACGTTTAATCCGAAGTGCAATATCCTCAAGTGAACAATAGCTCTTATCGTTATTGATCGTAACAAGACCCACCTTTTCAGAGTGCATCAGTGAACGAGATAGCTTATCCGCTGTTTCTATTGAAGACTCGAGTAGTGGTTGTGCATCGATGGCGACCATATAACGATTACCATATGGATTGCATACCTGTACTACAATAAACTGCTCTTCTTCAACGTAATCCACACGGATACCACGTTTACACCCACCAAGGTTCATAAACCACTTATTAAAGCTCTCATAAAGCTCAGGCGCGTTCCATTTACGATAATACGACTTAGGACTAAAGATTTCATTAAGTAGCATGTATGGTGATATACGGTGCGCTGTGCAGTATTCACCGATATTCTTCATCTGTCTTGTTGCACTGATCCATCTTAATACGAAACGATTATGATCAGTCAGTTTAATGCGGATCATATCGCTTGTACCTGAAGCATGATCAATAAGCTTTGCTTCCGTTAACTGCTCACCCACAGTTGAAGTGTAGTCAAGATCAGTTGGTAATAACTGAAGACTATAATGACGTTTACCGTCGATAAGATCTTTGACTGATCTAATGAGTTGCTTGATCATCTTTCTTTTCCTCACTCAATGTAAGTTGGATGTTGTTATCATGGTCCAATAAGATATTGCTACCGACGATATCAAACTTCTTAGAGTACAATGAACTACGAATACAATGCACGACTTTGTTAAGATCGACATAACCACGTTGTTGACCATTTACACGAATATCATCAATGATCTTATCTTTAAATAGTTCATTGACCGATTTTGCTCTATCAAGTAACTCTTCCGTAATAAGACTACCAGACGTGATTACTTCGTTTTTACCGTCACCATAAACTGTATCCACGATAACCACAAGTCTATCTCCAGACCACTTCTCAATCTTCACCTTAAGTCCTTTTGACTGTTTGATATACCAATCCATATAGGCCGATACCAATGGATTTGGTCTCGGGGCACATTCTAATGTAAATAGATCACCTGACCAAGCACAGCCCATACTAAGAAAATAGTCCACCGCATGAAATGGCGTGCCAGCACATTGACGATGTAATTGATTGATAACATTCATCCCATTCGCCTCAGCTAACCATCTAATCGCAAATCTAACGGAATTACCCATACGGATCTTTCCAGACTGAGACCCTTCTGTTAGACTACTCACGGTGTATTCACAGTACTCACCTGCTTTCATCTTAGTATAGTCATCTTTTACAATAAAGACAGCATCACCAACTGGTTCCTCCACCTTTACTTTAGTAGGTTCACTTTTACGAAACAATCTACTGATCGATTCTAAAATTGTTTTAAACATGATTCCCTCCTTTAGAAAATCACTTTAGTTGATATTAAATATAAAACTAACACCGTCATACCAAAACACCAATTATCTTAGATACGACATTTGATCTGTCAGCTTCATGGAGATAATATACACTTGTAAAATCGATAAAACGGACATAAGCAGAGGGTAGACCGAAGCCTACCCTCTTGCTTTATTGCTTAACTTATCGTAAAGTAAACTTAACGATTATTTATCAGCAACTAATTTCGCTGCAGATACGTTACCTAAAGTGATGAATGCTTTTAATACACGAATCACGTAGATAGATAATTCAACTTCACCACGTAACAATTGAACTGGTACGTTGAATAAACGTTGCGCTACTTTGTAGTTGTGTTTTTGCTCAGCAGTGATATCATCTTTAACAGCTGCAACAGTTTTATCCAAAATGTCACGAAGTGCATCGATTGATTTATGGATTTGTTTCGCACCACCGTTATAGAATTTATCTAAAGCGTTAGCTACAGTTTTAACACCTTTCACTAAGTCATCGATTTGTGCTTTAGTTAATGCAGCAAATTCAGCTTTCTCAGGTTTAGCATCGAAATCTTTATGCGCTTTAGTAGAAGTTACGCGGAAGCTGTTGATTAATGCTGCTTCGTCACCTTCTTGGTCTAAGCTTGCATTGTAACCATAAGCAAGAGCGAAATCACCGAATGCAAATTTCACTGAGCCGCCTTTGTATGCTTTACCGAATACGTTATCCGCTAATGCATCTTTAGCACCAAATTTCGCGATCATGCCAGCTAAGATATCAGCAACAACTTTGCCTAATTTATCACTTGTGCTACCATTGATAGCAACAACGCCATCTGAAGCTTCACCGATTGCTTGAGTCATGCCAGTGCCAGCACTTTTAGCGATGTTTTCTAATTTACCGAATGATTTCACTGCTTCTTGAGCGTCGAATTTTTTACCTTCAACGGCTAATAGAGCGAAAGATGAAGCCCATTTGATTTGTGCATCTTCACCATCTTTACGATCTTTTAATTTTTCAGCCAATTTAGCTGCATCTTTAACGATACCAGCAGTGGTGTTGAAGAAACGTTTCCAGTTAGTTGCGATACGTGCTAATAAGTCAGTAACAAAAGCTCTTAAACCTTCCCACATGCGTTTTAAAGTTTCTTTAAAACCTTCCATTGAGATTACTGGACCGTTTGCGGATTCAGTTGCAACAGTTTCAGTTACTTCTTCAATGACTTCTTCAGGTGCATCAGTTGCATCTAAAGTGTTTGCTACGCCAGCTTGTACTAAAGCCGCTTCTTCTGGAGTTGCTTCACCACGTTGTTCGATAGCGTCACCGATTTCAGCAACAACTTCACCGTTGTCGATTGCATCAGCAGTTTCAGCTACAGTTTCAGTATCTTCAACGATTTCAGCTGATTCTAATACTAACGCTGCGAACTCTTCGCTGTAGTCAACTAATTCACCAGTTTCTTGGTCTTCGATAAAACCTTCTGGTGCGTTTTCGATTGCATTTTCTAATGATAATGCTAGGGTTTTCTTAGGTTGATTAACCCAAATACCAACAGTACGTGCCATTATAAATATACCTTAATATGGAATTGTGATTGTATTAAATAGGTGCTCTCATGAGAATAAGCACCTATAGATTATTTAACGAATTTACCGCCAACTGACAAGTATTGTTTACTTGATTTAGTGATGCTCATGTACATGCGTAAAATCGCTGGGGTCGCAACACCAGCAGCACCTTGACGTGATAATTTTTGAACATGTTTGATCAGTTCCACTGCTTTAGGGTCGCTAGGGTCCATCTCGATTCCTTGCGTGTCAGTGTAACGTTTTGCTACTTCAGCATCTGACAATTTAGAGAATTTAGTAAATTCTTCTTGAGCATGTCCGTTTGATTTCTTAGCTTCCGGTAAGTGTTTAGTTAAGATCTCGTACACTTTTTCAGCGGATTTCAAGAAATCTTCTTTAGTCAATTTAGTAGATGCTGGAGCATCTGTAACTTCAACAGTATCAGCAGCGATACGTACATCAACCTTAAGGTTTGCTCCCTCACCTTCGAATTTATTTTCAAGTGAGTAACCAGCACCACCTAATGTAGGAATTTTACTGCGGCCAGAAGTTGGATTAGTAACATCGTAATATTTACCGATTTTACCAAGTGCGGCTTCTAAGCGTTTATTGAGTTCTTCTTGGTTAATCTGTAAAGTACCAGCTAAAACCATGGCATCTTGCATTTCTGCAAATACTGAGGTATGAGCGATTGATGATTCTAAAACATCATCCGCAGTAAATGATACTTCTTCACCTGAGTTAGTCCATTTACCTTTACCATCAAATAAGCCAACTAAAGCTAGTTGTTTAGCCGCATCACCGAGATCAATCTCTTCTTTTTCTGCTTTCTTAACAGCATTAATTGTTTCCATTAATGCTTCTGCGTTCTTAGCAGTAGTATCGAAGAATTGATTGAACCAGTAAGTAACTTTAGTGATGATAACTTTAATTGTTTCAGCAATCGCTTTCCAGATTTTTTGAGCTGTTTCTTTAAAACCTTCTAAAGATACAACTGTCATATCCATACGGTCAGCAGAGCTACCAGCAAATGATTCCATAGATGGCATTGCTGCATCTAAGAATACACGTTTGGTTGCATTTTTAAGTGCGATGTTAGCAAAGAATGCTGCATCTTTCGTTAAGCCACCACGTTCTAGGTAGCTTTCAGTTGCAACGATAAGATCACCGACTTCTTCTTGAGCGGCTTCTAACTCATCAGTTGCTTCATGTAAACCTTCAATTTCAACTAGGTCTTGTTCAAGACTAGAGATACGTACTTGTGCCTCATTTTCGAGTTTCAATTGACGGACTTCAATCGTTGCATCAGCGGACTTACGTACTTCTTCTGTTTGTACGTTTTCTGCGGTATCATCGACGCCTTCCATCGATACTACCTTATTTACCACTTGTTGCACGAATCGTAATTTACGACTCATAATAAAATTTCCTCTTAATTCGTGATGAAGTAACAGTACTATTACTCCATCGGGATTAATTGAGTAAGATTAGCTAATCATACTCCTATCGATTCGCGGGTTCTTCCAGTAAAAAGATAAAAGTATTCAGTAAATCCATAAAGCCGTCTTCGTGTTGTAACCAAGATTGGAGTAAATCACTTTCATGATTAACTAAGATCTCGATACATTCATCGGATAGTTTACGGAGGTATGCATCATATTGGCTATCACCAATTGATACGTTTCTTGATTTAGCTACATCGTCAATACCACTGTTAAATTCCACTAAAGCTTTATAACCTGCTGCTGGGAGTCTGCGACGACCCGTAGAAATAAAACTTAACGTATCATGAAGGAAACGCAAGTGACCATCACGATGCTCGTGTTCTTTTAACATGTCACGGAACCAAGTATCCAGTGGCTCATCTGCTTGGGGTTGTGAAGATGATACTAAGTCTTGGATATGACGTAGGATGTCTAGTCGATCTTTGTTGCGAATTTCCTGACGGATTTCTTGATCGAAGTAACGACGTAATAAACCATAGTGATATGAAGCACCTGCATTATCGTCCTTAGTATAGAAACGAAAGCCTCGTGCTGAAGTAAAAGTTGGTTTCATATATTTGCTATTTAGCCTCTTTTTATTTCGACAACCCGATTAAGATGTTTCATATCAATAAAGGGGTACTAACATTACCGTTGTATGAATTGCTCATTATTTCATCACATCAGAAATAACGACATAAAAGATTACCAAAAACCAAATTACTCTACGCACCATAATCGGCAGAATAACTGGCTTCCATATCGGCAATTTTTTTGTTTAATTTCTTAAGTGACTCTTGAGCATTGTTAATAACTTGATCCATTTTCGCATTGTCAGCACCATTACGTTTCATGATGTATTGCTGAATACGCAATTCCAACAATTCACGTTCTTGTTTTGCTGCTTCGATGCGATTGTGTCTCCACTCTACAATTTTCATACGAACATGGTAGATTGGGTTTAAAACATACGGTACGAAACCAAGACCTAAACCATCTAGTTTATCGCCGTGTACTTTTTGGATCAAATCTAATTCTTCTTTATTTTCTGGTACTTGGATATCAGGGATTTGTTTTACAGCACGGATAAAGTTTTCTTCATCAACACTATAAATACCTAAGATACCTAAGAAGGCTTGCATGTTCATTTCCAGCCATTTGATATCACCTTTAGTAAAAGGTTTTTCAGTAGATGGATTTTTCTCGATCTCTTCGTATTCATTTGATACGATATAGATCGCTAAACGACGTGCATAAATAAGGAAGAACTCACTCATTTCAACGAGACGTAATAAGTTAGCTTGTTGATATGAAAGTGCACTACCAATAATATCATCACCGAATGATTTATCAATCAATGACTCAAGGTAGTTTAATCGTTGTCCTAATTGATTTAAGACGTTGTATACAACCAAAATCATGTTATCAGATTTCACCGTGAATTGACGGTTTTTGAAATTGATACTACGAGAAGACATTACTTTGTCGTTATATGCCTTATTCCATTTACTCATAAATGGATTTGGTTTTGTAAAACCTGCTGACTCATCGATTAAAGATGCATAAACAGGTAGGGTCTTTGTCGCTAACTCATTTTTCAATACATCAATTTGTTGAGAAACAGTTGATTTACTGAAAGATGGTAAAAAGGTGCGAACAAAGAACGAAAGAGGAGAACCAGGTAATAGTTTCATCTTATTTCTTTTATCCTCTTATTTATATATTAAATATTTGGGGTTTGACCAGCTTGGAAAGCACGTAAGATTTCCATGACGTTTGGACCATTACCTTTAGAAACGGATTTACATTCACCGAATGTTAATTCCATACCACGGTTTTGACCACGGTAATAAATAGTAACAGTTTCATACATGTCATCCACAACCAGTAACATGATAAGACCACTTCTTGCGAAGATATCTTCACGTACTTTGAAATCACTAATGCGACCGCCGACTGCTAACTCAATCTCAGGAAGACTTGCTTTACTGATAATAGAGATAGTAGAAGCAGTAGCTAAAGAAGTTTTTTGTGTTAATAAAGTAGAGATCTTATTAGCACGACGTTTCTTCTCAAGTTGTTCAGTGAGTTTAAGTTTGTCTTGTTTAATCAGACGAGCATGATCTGCGATGATGTCGTTGCAGAAAATCATATCTGATAGAGTTTCTAACTCACCATCTTTCCAACGACGGATACGGTTCCAGAAACTGTTGTTTTGGTTAGCACGTGCGTACATTGATTTCAACATTTCACGGTTAACTGAAACTGGATTTAAACGAACGGTTACTGGGATAGATGCAGTCGCACCACCGTTTTGGATTTTCACATCAAAGATTTTACCTTGAGCCAGTGTTGGGGCATCAGCCATCCATTCACCTGCACTACCATTCTCAGCAGACTGACCACCATTTTTAACATCACCATCTTTTTTCATCGGTGTACCATCATCCATGGTTTTAATATTGTCAGCGACTTTACCTTTTACTTTGCTCACGATATCACCAAATGATTCAAGTGAAACCACTTTCTTAGCGAAGTTAAATTTAGGGTAATCTAAGAATGATTCTTGTGCAATCCATTCTACAGTGTCTTTTGCATTTGAGCTTACACTGCGATTGGTATTTAAACGGTCTAATACTTGACGTACTGATACATCACCGATAGTGTTCAGTAATGCAACAGCTTGTAAGTAATAGCCGATGTAGATGTTCGTGCAGAACTTCAAAATCTCAGGGGTCACGGCATGATGTGTCAATGTGTCTTCTACCGTAACTAAGATGATATTTTGCGTGGAGCTTGCGAATTCAATTAATGAACCCTCTCCTCGTTCTGAGAGCACATTTGTTGCAAGAGCTGCAACATTAAACAGTGTTTTAACACCATCTTTACTCATCTTCTTTTCCTTACTTCTTATTGTTCTTTTTCTCTAAAGAAGGATAAGTCACTCTTATTTCATCTTCATTATTATATTCACTTCTCATGTCTACGTAGATTATCAATATTAAGAAGTTAGACACATGAAAAATTTTTATATTTCCATTTATCTTAGAATAATGCAGGATAAAGTTAAGTATAACTTATTTCCTCAGTTAAAAATATTATTAGCTAATAACGTTTTTAAAACGTGTTGGTAAAAATAGGATATCACATTTATGGCAAACAACAAAAATGGGAACGATGAAAAACTTAGCATCGTTCGAAGTATCGATGATATCGTAAGGATATCAGGTCGAGGTACGCGTTCTGCTGCTAACCGTGATTTGACCTATGGGTTAAATTTAAGTGGACAGAGCCAACAACTGGTCATCCCGAATCGACAAACGACAGGAATGGTATTCTTTACTCGGCCTTTACTTAATTTAACATATGGTAATCTCAGTAAGAATAGACGATTCTTTCCATGGCGTGATTGTGCACCAAACAGTACTTTAGGAATATCAAGAGCTTATCTTGATCCATGGAGTAACTACAGTCGATTTGCAACGAAAAATGCGAACGGTACTTACATGGAAAAAGATTTGCATACATTTGCTTCTCCATTAGTCGACAGTAATAGTGCCTTCATTAATATCTTAACGAATAACTTGATGAGCTTAAGTGGTTGGCCAGATATGCGTGGGGATGCATTTGTTTCTGATCGCGGGATAAGAAATGAGCAATGGTTCATGTATGATGGGATTGCAGAGATTAATGAAGTATTCGATATCGATGCTACCTTTAGAAATACTGAAGGGGATACGACACTTCTCATCTTCTTATTATGGCAGATGTACATGAGTGAACTCCGTAATTCAATCGACCCTTATCCAGAGTTTATTGCATGGCGTAGACTTGATTACAATACACGCATCTACGATTTCGTATTGGATTCAAATCGCCAGTATATTGTACATTGGGCTGCAACAGGTGCGAGTGCACCAATGAATACCCCATTTGGTAAGATCTTCGATTACGATTATTCCTCTACGGTTAATCCAGGTATCGATCAATTAAATATCAGTTTTAAATCTGCTTATGCTGATTACAATGATATCATCACGTTATATGAGTTCAATCGTGTAGTAGGGAAATTTAATCCATCACTTCGTCTTTATAACGAGTATGGTGTAAATAATGGTAACTTCAAAAACATTACGGATGACTTGATTGATAATATTCCTTTTGCTAATAAAGGAAACAACAATACACCGAATGCACCTTACGTGAAGTTATTACCAAATGAAAAACTAAAAGCAAACTATCGTGCTTACCCTTTAATCAATCTCTATACTAAAGAAATGGAGTGGTGGGTAAGACGTGAAGACTTCATGAAATACGTCATCGATGTTAACTTCAAAAATGAAGATCTCAATAATCCATCCGAACAATTAACTCGTGATGTGCGTGATTATTATAATGACACACGTAAGAGATAGGAAACAAATAACAAATGAGTACAAATTACGAAAAGTTAGAAGATAACGTTTCTGATGCGTATCTTCTTAATCGCCAAAAATGGGCGACAACTTTAGAGAATGCAAAACGTAATCCTGCTTTAATGATCAAAGCTGGTCTTGATTATCTTTCTGATGAAACAGAAGGACGATTGGATTTCGTCGATGCGTCTAACCCGGCGACTTTATTAATGGAGTTTAGCTCAACATTAGCCGCGAATAACTTCCGTTACTTTAAAGCAGCCGATAAGAAACACTATCCTGTATTAGCGACTCGTATAGAAGATTTATATCCGCATATGAGTTTGACTTTATATGAAGGGATGTATACAGTTCCAACACGAGCTAAATTTGTTTTAGGCTATCGTGTTGTGGATATTTTGAAATTAGCTGAAAGAAGTGATATCGATGGAATCCGCAAGATCATGATTCCACGTGGGACTTTATTACAAGTTGATGGTACCGATTTCACGACGTTACATCCGATTGAAATCCGAGTAAATGATTTCGATGCGATTCAAGTCGTTTATAATACGGATCGTTTAGATCATCTTGAAACGATTAGTTCTAATATCTTGAACTATTGGTATCGTAAAGATACGGCCATCAATCCAGAAGATACCCATGAAGAATGGTTAATGATTGAAGTGCCTGTGTTACAAGTGACACTAAGCTACCACAAGTTTGGTTTAACGCATTTAGCTGAACCATTTAACCAGATTATTCCATTTGCGCACAAGTTTGTTAAAGCACGTGTTTATCTGGTTAAAGAAGATGGTAGTGAAACGGAACTTAAAACCACGATGAGTAATCTGGTTTATGATCCAACCACACCTACGGCTGTTTTATCGGTATTAGATGATAATAACTTACGTGTTCATTTACCACTTATTTATTATACTTCTGAGCAGATCAAACAAGCTCAAGTGAAAGTGGAGTTGTATACTTCATTAGGTGAAGTGCGTATTAATACCGAACACTTAAGTCAACAAAATGGGGTTGGTGTTAACTATAATAGTGATGACTATACACCAAAAGAAAGTTTCTACGTAGCACCACTTGAACACATGGATACTGTTTGCTATGCGATCAGTGATACAGCCGGTGGTCGTGATGCTGTTGACTTCGCTACCATGAAACGTTGGGTAATTAATGCAGGTCGTTATGAAGGTGAAACTATTACTCATGCTAACTTACGTGTGAATGGTGAAATACTAGGGTATAACATTGTAACGGATGTCGACCACTTAACCAACCGTATCTTCCAAGCAACACGTGAAATCGAACCAAGTCCAGATGGTGACTTTAAACGTGGGGTAGGCTGTTCTATTGAATCTGTTCCGTTTAAGATGGCGGATCTTGAGAAACACGATTTCGTGAATAGTCATGGTGATCGTTTAACGTTGTTACCTGATGCGTTATTTAAAACAGTGGGTGGTGTAACAACTTTATTATACGACAGTGAAATCCCAACACTGAAAAGTGAAGGGACGATCGATAGTTATATCCAGCGTATTAATACCTTGGAATACATCAAGACACCATTCCATTATTGTTTTGATGTAAGTCGTACTTCATTTGAAGTAAGACCTTATTACATGATGGACCCAACTTATATGAGTCAATCATTTATCCAAAGTAATAATAAGACTGACTTACTTATGGCCGTCGATAAGATTACGGTTCATTATCGTGATCATGGTTATACGATTCGTATTGTGACACGTAGTAATAAAGAGTTAAAACAACTTGATCCTGAAAACTTGTTCATGCAGTTGGCTTATATCCCACCTGAGCAAATTGACTATGCTTACTTAAATGGTGAATGGGTAGGGAATGAAGATAAGAACCCGGTTTTTGAGTTCCATATTAAAACCACGTTTGACTTTAACAGTAATCACCAATTGATGTTAAATAACTTTAATATCTTAACTCGTGAGAAACGTGTATTACCTTGTCAATTAAAACAAGACTTCCGTGTTATCATGGGTGCGTATGATTATCCGAAAGGTGTCGATGAAGATATCGAAATCAACCAACGTGCAGGTACCTTCTTATTAGAACGTGATCGTACTTATACGGTGATTGCAGAGAATGAAATTGGGATTCGTTTTGGGGATAACTTAAAGAACTTATGGCATAATACCCGTACCACTTTAAGTACGATTGAGTTTGAGGAATATGAAGAAGATATTCCATTAACTTATAACGCAGATGTTCCGGTAATTGATCCAGCAACTGGGTTACCGAAATACACCATGCAAAATGGTCGTATGGTCTTTGAGCTTGCTCATCAACGTGGTGATATCATCTATAACTCAGAAGGTCAGCCTCTATTAAAACATCGTGCAGGTGATGTGAAACTTGATGAGAAGGGTGAACCTGTACAGAAATCACCAAAACAAACGTTGCGTATTGTGGATATTTTCTTCTATGATGGGATCTATCACTTTAGTAATCATGAAGATGACTTAGCTTACATCAAAACGATTCCTCGTTTAATTGTAAACTGGTTAGAAACCGATATCGACAGAATGAAACGTAACTTACTTGAACACAGCGAGCTTTACTTCATGCCTAAACGGACGATGGGTTATATTAACATCATCGCTGAGAACGGTATCGAACGTTCAATCTTCAACCGTCTACCATTTAAAGTTAAATATTATTTAGCTGATAAAGTATGGCGTAATGAAACCTTAAAAGAGTCCATCCGTAAGATGACCTATGAGGTAATCAATGAAATGCTCACTAACCGTACGGTAAGTAAAGATATTATTGAAAATGCATTGCGTGTACGTGGTGGGGTAGAGAATATCCTGGGCGTAAATATCATGGATATGGGTCTTGGTGGTGATGTGAATACCTTTACTATGGTAGATGAAGGTTCTCAATGTAGTGTGAGACGTAAGATCTCATTAACGGAAGATAACCATTTACGTGTTCGTGAAGATATCGAAATTATCTTTGTTAACCACGATAAACGAATTGGTAAATAATCTTCATTTCTTAAAAGGAATAAACTAAACATGATTAGTAAATATAACTACATCAAAGTGGCGATGGAATGTGCTTCTGATACGATCGATGCAGCGCAAGCTGCAGTGATGGATGCACAAGGTTCACGCATTAAAGGTGAACTGATTGCATCACATGCTTTCGTGGGTCAGTTACTTGATTCAGTACGTCAGCATGAAGGCATGAATGAACCTGAAACTGAGATGTTACTTCAAGCAGTACAACCTGTTATTGATAAACACCAATTAGAAATCGAAGCACCAGCTATCGAATCTTTAGTAGGTACCAATAATGCGTTAACATTTTGCCGTAATGTAGAAACTGCTTTGATGGAAAAGATCAAGTCTTTTAAATAAAAAAAAAGATTTGGATAAAGATGGAGGACTCAATCGAGTCCTCCTTTTTATGTTGTTAATAATGACGCTCTACTACAGTAGAAACCCAATCATCACTTCCTGGGTTACGACGATACATGATAGTTTCATGGCTACGCCAGTCACAGTCATCATCAATAACCACTAGACAACTCTCATCGAGCATATCTAACAACTCAGTTTTTGTATGAGTTGCTTCGATGATTCCATCCTCAATGCGATTACAGCCATCTGTTGCTAAGCCGTCTAGACAACTTACTCGGCTATGGTTACCAATACGCATATAGCAACGACGGTTACCCGCACTACTATCATGAGTAGCTGGCTCGAATGTAGCCACTATCTGGGCCAAGTGTGCTGTAGTAGTTTTTTGATGATACGCATTGTCACCATTCTCGAAGTCACTATCCTTGACTTCTTTGAATTCATTTTCTACGTGTTTCACTAATTCCTCGGATGTTAAATTTAAGATGCTCATATAAATCTCCTATTAGATTCTAATTATGATAGTTAATGTAATGTGGTGGTACCTCCATACCACCACAGCTTTGCTTATCTTTCGTACAATTGACGATAGATGTTATCGACCAGTTTATAATGCCAGTAACAAAGCTGGTATTCATATCTGGTGAAATCACCGTGTTCAAGCGCGATAATATACTTAACACTGTCTTTTAGCCAGTGGTAGTAAAAATCGGTTGGTTTTAGTGATCTAACAAAAATCGCAAGTATTGCGGATCGGTGAAGTATAATCATGGGGTTTCTCCTCGATTATTTAATCATTAAACAAAAGAGGGATTGTTCACACAATCCCTCGCATTGTGTCATGTAAATCACCATTTTGCAACTTCATTATTTTTTCCTTTAAGATAAGTCGAATTGCTTCTATTATCTCAATTAGATTATATACACTTGTAATTTTCATAGAAATGGTTTTTGATTTTCCGGACAAAAATAAGGAACCACCCTAAAGTGATTCCAATCTTTTATTTATCGTTATAACGCATTCTAACTAGCATTGCGTCCCATCTTTCATCAGTTACACTCTTACGTGTAAATACTCTCATCTCGATTCCAGTCCAATCTGTATTATCATAGAAACAAACAAAAGTATCATTGGCGATCAAATCCGCAAGCTCATCATTACTATGCGTTGGTTTGATGTCAGTTGGTACAATGTCTAAGCTACCTGCTGAAATCCCTTCTCTAGCGTTTACACGCGCATTTCCAACACGTAACCAACGTGATCGTGATCCCATTACAAAATCACCCTGATATGGCATATAATTCAATGCTAGATTAACCAGGCATAATGTACTCATATCAGTACGAACAGCACGGTTATAATCGTCTTGTTTATCTTTAACTTTTTCGAAGATTTCATTAGCACGTGCGATTAATTCTTCTTGGGTGTAATCTCTCATTTATCTCGTTCTCCTTAAATAACAACAAAAGTAAGAGGCTATCATAGGATAGCCTCTCGATTATGTCACATCAGACTAGACAAGGAAGTTACCTTGTACTTTCGCTGATTTCATTGATTGGAATTTACGATCGTAGTATTGTACGAGACGAGCGTAAGCTACAGTATCTTGTAAAATATCTTTGATCTCAAATAAACTCCAACGTTGGTTAGTTTCAGGATCACCCATAGAGGCAAACACGTTGAATACTTCTAACAATGCTTCGCGATCATCTTTGGTTAAATCTGCATCGGTTGCATATTGTAAGAAGCGAGCACGGTTGTCCATTGAGAATAGACTGTCTTTATAAGTATAGAAGAAGTCTACTGCTGCATCCATCGCATCCATGTATACATCAACATCAGGATATTTTAAGATATCCATCAAGTCGCCGTATAAACGGATTTGCCATGATAAACCAATCGCTGGTGGCGTACGGTTAACCGGTTGCATCACGTTAGCATATTGACGGAAGTTATATACTTTCAAGTTAGTGAAAGTAAAGTCACGACCTGAGTCAGCATGTGGATCATTTGGATCAACATGAGTATTACCCGTATTAGCACCAGTATTGTCTTCAGTTTTCGGCTCAGGGATTACATCTAAGTAAACTGAAGCTGAACGTACAGGTTGACGAACACCATCAGATACTTCAACGTAATAGTGACCTGCATCAGATGCTTTAAGATCAGCAATCGATAATACAGATAACTGTTGAGCTGGAAGTAATGCCGGTTGACCACCGTTTGGTGTACGGAACCATTGATATACAGTATTCTCGCCGAGGTTAGTCACAGTTGCCACTAATTGGAAGCTACCGCCAAATGGACGTTGTACATTACCGGATAAGTCTAATGTTACAGCCATTGGTTGTAATACTTCTTTCTCAGTTACAGTCACTTGAGTAATAAGTTTCTCAACTTTCTTATCGAAACGTGTTGCAACTAAGTAGTAGTTACCTGCATCGGTTAACGCTAATGGAGAAATGTACAAGCTTGATGTAGTATTACCTACCACTGGTACACGAACACCTGATACTTCACGTTCCCATTTTAAGGTTAGGTTGCTGTCATTTGGTGTAACAACTGCAGTCACATTTAACTCACCATCCACTTTAAGATCTTTAATACGATCTTCTTGTGAACTTTCAATAGTGATGTCTTTATAACGTAAGTTAGAGATCACCGCTGTTTTAGAGGTTAATTGTGAACCATTTACGATTGCAGATAAGTAGAACTGTTTACCGTGTTCTGGTGAAATAACGATATTCAAGGTATCTGTATTTTGACCTTCGATTGCAACAGCGATACCTTCTTTAATTTGGTACCATTGGCAAGAAGTTAAGGTCGCACCGGATTGAGTCACTGCATGAATTTCTAAAGTTTCACCTTCAGTGATATCACCGATGTTAGTTTGAGATAATTCAATGCTGAATGTCCCTTCGGTATCGTTACCTGGGGTTGGTGCAGCAGGTTGTACTGGCGCAGGTTCAGCCGGAGTTACCGGTGCTGGGTTTGCTGGTACAACTGGAGCTGGCTGTTCAGTATGAGCATCATTGTTAACTGGTGCTTCTGGTTGTGGATTAGCAGGTGTTGGATCTGCTGGAGTTACCACAGTTGTCTCTCCGGTAGACGGAACAACAGGTTGTCCTTCATTTCCAGATGGAGGTGTCACAGTAGTGTCACCATCAGTATGACCTGGGTCAGTCGGAGTAGGTTCAGCAGTGTGACCGTTGTCATCACTTCCGGTACCTGCGTGGCCAGTGTCTGCATTTGAGTCATTGTGACCAGTTTCAGTGTTTCCTGTATTTGCATCTTCACCAGTGTGAGTTGTATCTTCTCCAGCTGGTTTATGTTCGGTATCACCCGCATGGCTATCCTCACTGGATGGGGGCACAACTGGTTGATTGGTGTGCGCATCTTCAGACGGTGGAGCAACTGGTTGGTCGGTATGAGCATCACCCGTACCAGGTTGTTCAGTATGAGTATCTTCGCTGTGAGGCGGTTGTGCTTCATGGCTATCACCAGTATTACCTGTTACTGCTGGATCTGCAGGTTGTACAGGTGGTTGTGCAGGATGAGTTTCTTCTGCAGCTGGTTTTTCTTCTGGTAAAGAAGCTAAACCACGTGGAGAATCAACTGGTTCATCCATTGCTGGTAATGCAGATTCAATACCTAAAGCAGCAATTTCGATAGTATCGATCTTACCGTAGTTACTGAAATCATTTGCAACCATGTCTGCAACTTTAGCAGCCGCATCTTCGCTATATGCTGCATCAGCTTTTACGGCGATAGAACGCATGAATGGATTGATACGGTTAACGATTTCTTCACCACTTAGATCCGGCGCGCGTTCTGACCATAGAGCCATCACAACACCCGCTACATTTTTAGCATTCTCAACAACGTGGTCGCGGCTGTTATCACTGAACTGATTAAATGACCAGTTTTTAAGCGCATCGCGTGCTGCGTAGTTGGCATCACCGCGGTATTTGTCTTTATCGCCAGTTGGAGCGTTATAACAGAAATAACGGTTCGCATTGTATACAGGTTTACCTGTTGCCATAATTTCAGCTAAGGTTGCACGGTTTGCTTTGTGCTCCCAGAAGAAGAAACCATCTACTAACTCAGCGATTTCATTTACGTTGTCTGCAACTACTGCATCGTTCCATACGAAGATCTTACCTTGTTGACCGAATGATTCAACTGAACGTAAAATATCACGAACTGCTTTATAGAATTGGATCAATGCGATTTTATCGTAAGCACCGCCTTCAATTTCATCGCCACCCATGTGGAATACAGTTACACCAGTACCTAATAATTCAGTTAAGATTGGTGCTAATGCATCCGCTGCTTCTTTAGTTTGTTTTAAATGGCTACGTCCACCTACTGCAGATGGGTTGGTACCATTGAAGTAGCGAAGTAACGCGGCAGCGTGAGATGGCATACCGACTTTAAGACCTACTGAGAATTTAGTATCTTGGTATGCATCAACGATACCTTTCACTTCTTCTTTAGTGAGGTATGCACCAACTTTATCGTTGTAGTCACCTAGTGCAGTTAATTTAACTGCAAAAGTTTCATTGTCACCAACATGTAAGATCGCACCACGGTAACCAGCACGTTTAGCATTTTCTACGAAACGTTTGATTGCTGCTACTGTATATTTTTTGCGAGCAAGGTCGATCATCGCATAGTTTTCAGCGTGATCAAATACTGGCAATGCTTTTGGTTGCGCTGGTGCTGGAGATGGAGTTACAGTAGTATCACCAACTGGAGCCGCTGGCACAGGTTGTTCGGTATGTTCACCTGCAGTTGGCTGACCGCCTTCATGAGTTTCAGCAGCTGGTTCACCAGTATGCGTTTCACTACCGTGATTTTCTCCGGTGTGAGTTTCAGTTGCATGAGTATCTTCTACATGATCAGCACTGTGATCTTCAGATGCTACAGGTGCCGCTGGTGTGAAATCAGATGCTTCTACTGTTACTGCATCAGAAGTGATACTGCGACGTGCTTTACCACGACGGATATCTGCTTGTGCTTTAACCGTATAGCTACCTTCTTTACCTGCTTCTAATACGAGTTCAGCTTTATCCTTGCTTAGCTCAACTTCTACATCATCTTTATACCAAGTGAATGTTTTATCTTCAAAGCGTGATTCTACAGTAGCACGTAATACTACAGTAGTACCAGAAACAGTTTTAGCAATCGTTGCTTTTAATGCTGGTGTTTCACCTGGTTCTACGACAGTGATTGTCACTGGATCAGATTCTGCTGTTGCATTATCATCGCCTTCTACAGATGAAGTTAATTTCACCTTGTAGGTTTCAGTAGGACTAATCTCCGCCGTACCATCTACGACTAACACGTCTGGGATAGTATCACCTGTGTCGTCAGAGAAGGCAGATGAAATTACTTTACCTGTACTATCGACTAATTGAAGTGATAGGTTAGTAAAGTCAGTAACTGGTTGTTCATCTTTAGTTACTGTGACACCAATGTAACCTTTATCATCTTTTGGTAATGATAAGGCCAAACTGTCTAGTGTAAGTTTGTAATTTGGCATTTATTTTTCCTTCGAAGTTTAATTTGTTTTTGTTTAACGTAACGTTTTCATGGTAAACACCTATTAACATATTAAGCGATAATAGGGTCTACCACATAAGCTTTTTGTCGAGAAACTCTAGGAAATTGCTTCTTCCAAGATGAGTTTTTTCGTATCACCTGAGGTACCGTGCATCGATTTCATGAAACGTGTATTCATCACAGAACCCACCATCGCACCGTAGGATGCTAGCGATTGTTCATAGCCACGCATCTTCTCACCGAAACACTTACTACAATAACCACGACCGCCTTCACCTGCTAGGCAGAATGCTGGAGAACGACAAATCACGGTCTTACCGACGTAGTTATTGATATTGTCTTCTGTCAATAAGACGAGTTTGCTTCCTTCGATAATATACGTCCCAATGAAAGCAGAAGCTTTAATATTAGGACTGATATATTTCGGAATACCGAGTTTTGTTCCGCAATCTTCTTTAATGATTTCAGAAGCACCGTAAATACGATAAATGAATTTAACGGATTCTCCACCAAGTGCTGTTGCTGCACCGCGGTTAAATGAACCTTCACGGGCGCCATCGATCATTGCTGGAATATCCGCTTGGTTAAGCTCACCATTTAATGCACCTTTAATAAGGACGGCAGGTTTCGTATCATCCATGCGTTTTTGAAGACCTTGCATAATGTGCAATTTCTTACGAGACACGTTAAAAGATTTACCTTTGATATAGAACCCTTTATTTGGGTCTTGGTTGATAAAGTCTTTATCATGTTGGATAAGTTCTTTTTCAATCTTAATGATGGTCGCAGGATCATCAAGGTGATCTTTATATTTCTCAAATAGCTGGGCTTTAAGCTCTTCTGTACCCGGTGCTTGCTGTACAGTAAACTCCGTTGCAGAAGGACTATTGATAATCGTAAATCCAGATAAGGATGCCATCGCGTTTAACATTTTCTTAAACTGATGGACGTAGATCTTATCTTTTTCTTCTTGTTCAGGTGGAACATCATCGACCACGTGAGAAGAAAGTTTCTGCGCAATCTTACCAACGGAAATATTCGGTCCTTTCTCAAACGGATGTTTTGCACCGATTGTATCCATGAAACAATACCAGTTTACAAATACCGTACCTGGTGTGGTTTCAATGAAAGGTTCAGTAACACTATCGATATCATCCGGTGTCACTTTAATGGTTTCATCGACGTAAAGTAATGGTTCAACCCGTCCTTCAATTGGAATTGGTTTACCATTAAATAAGATAAGGGTTAATTCCTTTTCTGTTGGATCAGTATCTGACTCATCCATCTCAAGGTTGAAATCCGAGGTCATGAATCCTACGTAACCATTGGCATCATAGAGGCGACCTTTATAGTGCTTGCCTTCACCTGGTTTTGGTAATGTAGTCACCATGAAAACAGATAACACCCATTCTCGATAAGGATAGGCATGTCTGACTGCTTCCAAGAAATAATCAACATTATTCATCTTTATTCATTACCCTTGTTGTTCAAGTTGTTTTAAGATAGTCATGCAAGATTGGACGAAGTTACGGAGCTTATCCTGATCATCAATGATATCATAATCAGGTACCCCACTATAATCGATCTCAGCTTCGCTATGCATCGATTTCACCGCAGAGAATAGATATGCATAGGTACAAGCATAAAACAGCACTGTGCGTTGATTTAAGCCATTAATCAGCTCATATAACGCTTCGTTAAGATAATCTTCGTATTCATCACTATCGGTGATGTTAGTAAAGAAATCACGAAGTACTTGTTTTAAGGACTTGCGATTGACACCTTGTGGTAATTGGATACCATAAACCTTAAGGGTTTTCTCGTATCCTTGGATGAATTTGAGTTTCGCTTGGTTTTCTTCACGAAGATCTTCTTCATCCAATTCCTGTTGTTTCAATACCACTTCTTTGATATTCGCACGGATAGTATCCATGAATGTCGCGAAGACTTCTTTTAATAAAGGAAGGACTTCTTCAACTTGGATGTTTGGATGAAGAAGATGAACAAATTCACCAAAGAGCTCATTGTTACTGTTACCGAGTTCTAAGAACTGGTTGATTGCCATTGGATCTTCATACGTATCAATCGTCATTGCCGTACGGAAGATGGCAAGTAAGATCTCAAACTTACTACTGTCGATTGGGGTTTCAATTAAGATCCCGTATTCTTGGATTGCGGTGATGCAGTTATCGATTAAGTAAGCTTGAGCTTGTGATACCATATCTACAGTATCAAGTTGGTCTACTTGTGAAAGTAGGTTATCATTGAAGAGGTTCATGCCCTCATCAGTATTGTAGTGGTTAACTAACAAGAGTTCTGCTTCTTCAAATAAAGCTTGAGCTTCTGGAAGCATAACCGTTGATAACCACTGACTAAATAAAGGATGCTTATATGGATGTAGCATGGTTTATTCCTTTCTATTTATTTGGATAGTTACAAATATGGACGAAAATATGTTTTAAATGAAAAACACCTTATTCACAAAGCGTGTATGAACAATGTAGCAATATGTTGCCATTAGACGCTTTATTATCCCTAAACAATACTTATATAGGAGTATTACTTATATGGCTCGAAATAAAAAAGCCCGTAAAGCGAAAGCTCGTCCGTTATCAAACCATGCTAAAGAAGCAGTGAGTTTGATTAACACATTAAAAGAGACGTTAGATAATTTAACGAAACAGCAATTAAATCTTGCTTCCTCCGACCAACTTCAACGTTGGGTTGGGTTATTTGCTGGTGCTTATCTTTTAGATGAAAACAGTGAAGTGAGAAAACGCATCTTAGGTGAGAATCCAGTTAAGATCAACTTTACTCAAGAAGACTTTGAAGATGCACATCTTAATCTTTACGCGTTCCGTTTCTCTCGTATGGAAACCGTAACCAAACTCAATGAGTTCTATCGTACTATCCCTCATGAGCTAAAAGCACTGATGGATACAATCGTTAATGTTGTTAAGGCTTATCGCCGTAAAGAAAATACTGCAGATACTTTAAATGAGCATACCTTGTTTGAATGGGGTGCAACATTAACTGAGATCTTTGGTAAATGCGATCCGATTGTCGATGCATCGGTTGAGATGGGTCTTAAAGTTCAAGACTTCTTCGATGATCTTAAAGATATCTACGGCGAAGAGTGGTATCAGTTTGCAAATGAACAAACTAAAGCCATTGCTGCTGATGAAGAAAAACGTAAGATCGATTATCTTAATGAACTCGAACAAGCGTGGATCAATGAAGTACTTCCTTACTGGCGTGAACACGAGAAAGAGTTTAATGATCGTCTCATTAAGATGGCAGAAGAGTACGAAGTAGAGAAAGCTAAACTTGCTGAACAGGTTGAACAAGAGCGCGCAGAAAAACTCGCTGCTGCAAATGAAAGATCTGATGAAAATGTAATCGATGTGGATGAACCTGTTACTGAAGGTGAAGTAACGGAAGTTCACCTTGATGATGCGGAGTAATAATAATGGCAGATTTATATGATGAAAACAATGAAGATGTAGCAGTGGCTCCTCCAGCAGAGGAAAAACCTACACCTAAGAAACGTGCTACTCGTAAGAAACCACAAGTAGTAAATCCGGTAGAGGATACCGAAGCTACTGAAGAAGTAGCGGTAGAAAAACCTGCTACTAAAGAAGTCGTAGAGCCAGGTGTGACTGAAGAACCAACTGATGAAGAAATGACTGCAAATGAAGCAGCCGAAGAAATCCTTGCTCAGTCTGGTTTTAATATCGAAGTCCCTGATGTTGGTCACGATCTTGAAAGTGATGACATTCCTGATTTTGATTATGGTTACAAAAATACCATGACTGAAGAGAACTTGGATGTTGATCTGAAAAAACTCTTTACAAGTGATCGCATTAAAAGTACTAACCCAACCATCTTCTTAAGTAATGGTGGTATGCGTAGTATCGGTGAGAAAGTATTAGCACAACCAAATCCTTTAATCTTTGGTGAACGTGCACCTCAGAACATGAAGGAACTGGATTGGATTAATAACTACCAATACGCAACGATTACTTCTATGGTTCGCTATGATCAGTATCGTTATTTAAATAATGATAATACAGCGAAATGGCGCAATGGATTAACTCTACCAAATGGTAAACCTCGTGGTATCCGTAGCCCATCTCCAACGCTAGATAGGGCGAAGACAAGTCAGTCTGCTGCGACTAACCTATTTAAGTCTGTATTGAACATTGGTAAAGATATTGACCTCTTCTTATACCACAGTGGTTTTAGTGTAAAACTTCATGCACCAAGTTTATCTCAGTTCATGATGGTTGATCGTAAGATCAGTCAAGATAACGTAGAACTTGGTCGTAAGACTCACGGGTTAATTGCTTCTGCTGATACGACTTATGCTCAACGTGCGATCATGGATCTTTTCTATGATTGTTTATTTGAGACTTCGATTGGTGTGATGGATCGCAATGAATTACAGCATGCGATTAGTGTATTAGATATCCCAGTGATTGCTTGGGTACTCGCTTGTGCGAAATATCCTACTGGCTTTAACTTGGCGATGAGCTGTTTAGCCAATCCGAATACTTGTCAGCATAGTTGGTATAGTATCATTGATCCACGTCAGATGTATTTGGTTGATGAAAACAAATTAACTGAACGCCAACGTCAGATTGCTTCTATCATGCGTAAACAAACGCCTGAAGAATATGAAGACTACTGGAGTGAGTTCCATTATGATGGTGCTGAATTAATCAAGTTCCCAGTAAAAGACGAAGGTCGTGAAGTCATGATCGAACTGGCTAATGCACCGGTTGATTATGCATTCCAGTCTGCAGATAAATGGATCAAAGCAATTACCACTCAAGTAGAGACTGGTTTCGGTTTACCATTAGTGGGTAAAGAACGTGCAACGTATATCCTCGAACAAGCGAAAGCTACTACTTGTTTGAAATATGCGCACTTTGTTAACCGTATCATCGTAAAAGATCTTGATACTGAAGAAAGTGTTGAGATCACCGATGAAAAAGAAATCTTTGGTGCTTTAGTGGATATCAGCAATGATGAGTTACTCACTAACGTATTTATGAACGGTGTAAATAAATTTATCAACCGTGCTACTAATACGATCATTGCGATTCCAAATGTACCATGTCCTGAGTGTGGTGGTTATCATGAAACCGATAAGGTGGAAGAAGTAGGTCGACATGTTGTGCCTATCGATCCAGTATCGGTTTTTACGATCCTCTGCCAGCAACAGACATCGCGTTATCAAAGCGAAGCAGAGGCGATCCTGCAGTCTATGACTCCGGCTTCTTCGAACAATACCTCGAACGAGTCGAACGAGAAGGAAGAGTCTTAGTTGATCCTCCGGTCGATAATTTAGTGAAGATGTTAAGTTATCGACCTGCTTTGGATAATCCTAACTACAATGAAATGGAAACGGTGTTATCATTAGATAATATCCCTAAGGAAGATTTAGATGACCCGTTTTTCATGCACTATTTATTAAACGAAGCTTATGATTTATCTTACGGGATATATGACGGATACCTTGATCCCCATCTGAGAGATCAGTTCGGGAAGATTGGCGTTCACCCTAAAGAGGAGATCACAAGCGGTAGTTTAATGGATAGATGGCTTAAACACTTTACTCAGTATGGCATGGCTGAATTATTTGGTCTGTCATTTATGGAGTTTATTAGTGCAGATGTCCTGACTTGTGTAAACATGTTAGAGACAGCGAAAGAAGCCATGCGAATTAAAAAGAAACTCTACCAAGAGTTGGAGAGTCCAAAAGGATCAAAAAAAGATAGCGGTAAAAAAGAGGGGTAGCAAACGCTACCCCTTACTTTTGTTCGTTTATTAAAGTTCTAAGAACTTACAGTAGTTATCGACATTAGCAACAATATACTCGATATCACGCATATCGATGCGACTATTCTGGCGAAGGATATCAGTAAGATTGTTACCTCTCGCTGTTACCATGATGCCGCTGTAGTCTGAGAATGATGCATTATAACGATAGTCGTTTTCCTTATATGGTTTTACTCGGATTACTAATGGCGTATAAGCATCTTCAGAAGCCAATCTTGCTTGTAGTTCAGATTGAACTTTAATACGAGCACATTGGGTAGGTTCAAACCAACTCATTTCGAATCGGTATGATTTAAGGTTACCCATGTCATCACGCAGATAGTTAAATAAATTATCGCAGAATTCCTGTACAGGTTCAGATAAACCCACACGAGCAATACCATACTCGTGTGATTCACCAGATCGACAGTTCGTAAACTTATTTACTGAGATATTATCAGTATTCGTAATATCATAACGATACTCTACTTCGGTCTTAAAATCCCTAAACTCAACCACTTTATCATCGATCCGGTTAACTAAGAACCGATCATTGACGTTGGTGAATAAGTGTCTTACAGCCATATTAAACCCCATATTAATAATCGATGTATTCTTGATAAGCACGAAGTTGTTTTACGATAAGCTTAATTTGATTTGCATCAAGTAAAGCATTATTGTTTACTAACTCCATGACATTATAGCCACCTGTCGCGATTTTATCATGGTACCCATATCCATAAGTTAACTCATAATAGCATTCACCACCTGGATCTCTTGAGACAAGGATCGTGAATGGGTAATAGTTGGGACCACTACATAAACCCTTCTGAAGTTCAGATTGAACCACCATACTAAATGACTTAGATTTACGCATGTGTTTGAACTCAATACAAAGCGATGTCATATCACCTGTATTACCGATTGTCTTCATGTGATTTTCAAAAGCCTCGATAAAATCACAGACATGCTCCTCAAGTTTATCACGACGTCTAGATTTAATGATGGTCTCACCACGTAAGCCATCAATCACTACACCATGCTCATGACGATTATCATCATAAGAACGATAAGTGTATTCGCGCTCAGTGAGATAGTCGTAAAAGGTCATCCCACTGCCACCTGCAGAACGAATTAAGAATGTTCCACTAATAACGGAGAATGGGCTGTTCTCCGAGTTGATTTGTTTATATGACATATGCACCTCCTATTTAGTGCTTAATAAATTCTTCAAGTTGTTCAGCTTGAATACGTGGTAGAGTAATACTGATAGTCACATCACCATCAGCAGTTTTCTCGAACTTATAGTGACTTGCCATGTCGAAGAACGATTTATTTTCTTCTGACTTTTTCGTTTTAAGTTCGATTGTATTGTTAAGGTTAGACGTAATTTGATTGGACTGACTAACCAGACTTTTAGCATCAGTGATGCCAACGAGTTTAACTACTGACCCTGGGTTATCTGCACTAACAATCTCAGTTTTATCATTGATACCACCGATGATATTAGAAAGGATAGTCTGGAGTGTTGACTTCTTACCTTCATCACCAGACATTTTTCTACCATACTGACTGATAATTTGCTTACAGATTCCAGTAAAGCTTTTATCTACCATGTGATTGTACTTTTTAGTGATACCATCATTACCGCTTTCATAATAAATATCCTCGATCCATCTTAAGTATCTAATGAAACCAATCGAGTCTTTAATGTAGACACCTTGTATCTCCAATAAGTCATCTTCAATACTTGTCATATGACGTAATGCACCATCAGCATCACAAGGACCAAAGAACTCTAACTCAAAGTTACAGAAGAACAATGGTAACGCGTTATCCGTATCCTTATCCAAGCAAGCTACGTTATAGAACGCTGCTACACTGTTAGCCAATATAACACCATTGTGTTCTGGTTTAACAATAAGTGGAATCGTCATGTTAGTTTGTTTACGGTATTGCTCAGCAAAGTACACCGCAGCAAACAGATTACGATAACGGATGTTAACTGAGTTGATGATAGCTGATCCAGACTCAGATTCACTGCCTTTGTCATAATCAGAATGATTGGTGTCGATCTGATGTGAATAAGGATCTTCACCATCTGGTTTGTTGACCTCTACCGCAATATGATTTACATTGTGGTTGAATGTAACAAACATGCACTCGTCAGTTAAACCATTAACTAATTTATAGCTTGCTTGTTTCTCATTGTATCCAAGATCATCAAGTTCCATTGTCCAATTCCCAACGATTTCATCAAGATTTGGATACGGTGATTTCTCAGGGCTTAAGTCCATTTCTTCATCCTCATCATTTTCAAGTGGTTTAACACTATAACGTGCATCAAATACTTCTGGTGTCATTTCACAGAAGTCATGATAAGCACCCATAATGAATTTATAGAGTGCTTGGTTATTGGTGATGATCCCTTCTAATTCAGAGATATCATCGAATAAACGAGAATCCACTACATCCCCATAAGCATTCGATACTTTAAATACTTTGAATTCCTTATCAATACTAAATGAGAAGAAATCCTTCTCACTATCCTCTTCCATTAAAGATGTCATTCTCGCACCATTCGTATTAACATGTAAACGATTAACGATACGCAGTACATTGGTATCTTCATCATCTACACGAATAGCGAGTGGCAGATAATTATTTTCAGGATCTTTCGTTTCACCTGTTAACATCCAATGGTAAAGACCGATTGTAATGCGAGCAATAGCTGTTGGGATCTTACCATCACGAATGATCTCTTTATAAAGCATGTTGGAGATCTCACTGGGATCTTTTTCATGCATCAATGATTCAGCAAATTCAAATACCGTTTTGGTCTCCCAATTGCCATTGTGAATTATAGTCGCGCTCACCCTTTTTGTGATGGCGTTGACATGTAACTCGATACTGTACTCATCGTTTTTGCTATCATTACTAACTAATATTACTTCGCCGTAATGATATCCAACATCCACTAACCCATCATCGTTGGTCATGATGCAATAACCACCGAGTACATCTTCCAGTAGATATTTGGTCTGGATGTTTAATTTACATTTTTCTGTAAAACCTGTCATGTTATTTCTCCTATAGAAATATTATTTATTAAAGAGGGTAGATATCTACCCCTCGATCATATTTACCATCCTTCTACCTCAATTGTACATTTATCAATACACGTTACTGCGTAGCCCTTGTCTTTCAACGCCCGTTGGATTCTTTCATCGGTGACACTAGTCGAAACCTGATATTTATCTGATCCAATCGTACGCATCATGTCATTCAAATCTCGATTACTTATTTGAACGCTACTGCCAAATCGGTATTGAAGTACAATAAGCCCTAAAGCACGTAGTGCTAGGTCATATGCGATATCGCATGATAGTTGATTTACTTCTTTAGCATGAGGTAATCCAATGTTATCATAATCAATCATTTTATTTCTCCTATAGATAATTAACAATTAAAGTATCTGCTTACTACTACTTAAGCTTCATAATTATAATATACACTTGTAAAAATAATAAGAAGGGTCAAAAGAAAAAGCGACAGAAATAAGAGGCTACCGAAGTAGCCTCATTGATATTACCAATAATATTTCACTGTACCGATGAAGAAGGTCAGATAAATAGTTATAATAACAAATCCAAACTTCAGTAATTTATTATTACTCTCCTCTCTATCGTAGAGTCGATCCATAACTCCATTAAAGTTGAATCGTGTCTCGTTAGTTTTACCACGATCTGACTCACCTCTTAGGGTTGGTTTAACCATCAGATCAATCGTATCGCAATACGAATAGCACATCGAGCAGATCTTATAGATCAATACTAAGATGTATACAGCAAGTAGTACCGATACTAAAACCATCCACGTTAACCCATCATGGTAGGCTTTTGACCCAACCATATAGATAGACCATATCCATAGTAAACCTACTATCGGCGTAAAGAGCATATGCATCGCTGAGAAGTAAATCGATTCATTAGTAAAACGTTCGAGTGAGCTAAAACCTACCCCTACGATGACATTACCCTTATCATCTTTACTCTCAATAACGCCAAGGTATTTCTCAAGTAGATAAGCTACTCGTTCGTATACACTCAATCGCCATTTCACCTGGTTAACAAACATCAGAAAGAATGTAATGGCGCAGTGAAACGTAATTTCGAAATGACTCATTTTAGTAACTCCTATTTGCGTAACACGACGCCAGTATCAACTTCATCTAATGAGATAACACGATCTTTTAGAAGTTGTTTCTTCTTAAGATGATAATCCCATGGTTTACCAAGATCTTTACCTACGAGGTAGATGAACAATGGGTTTTGTCCAGGCCATTGTTTGAGTTCACGTAGACGACCCATGATCTGAAGGTTAGCTTGACGTGAATCAATACTAATTGTCATGATATTAAGGATCAGTCCAGGAATATCAATCGCTGTACCTGCACTACCTGTTGTTGAAACGATGATCTCACCTTCAAGGATGTTATCGTAATCGTCCTCACCCACGTAACGTCTGATATCGACATCTTTTACTTTAGATTCTAGGTAATCCACAAACATCGAGCACATCTTAATTGTAGTAAAGAAGATAATCGCTTTCTGTCCTTTCTTACGGATATCTAAGTAATTCTCTTTAAGTTGTTCATAGATCATATCGAAATACTGAATACGAATCGTTTCAGCAATCCGACCTTGCATGAAGTTTGCTTCATAAGCAATATGACTATAAGCCCCTTTGAGAATATAACGCCAACGTTCAGGATTCATGTGATGGTAGATTAATGCTTTTGCCTTAATATAAGGTTTATACAAATCACCACCCATACGTTCGTTTTTCGGGAACATGGTACGATACATCTTATCTTCAAAGCTACCCGATGGATCAAGTGTTGCAGATAAGTAAAGTGTCTTAGGACAATGCGTGAACAAATCAATCGTATAGTTCAAATGGAAATGTTCATGAGTTTCATCAGTGATCCGATATCCGATACCAAGCTTTTCCCAGATTTGTTCTGGTGGAACTTGAACTGAATTTGGATCTTCACGATACGCATCGATATAACCACGGATGGTTGTTAGAGTCAGTACGATAACCGTGACATACTCAGGCACACCACGGTCAATATATTTATCTAACTTCGCTGTAGTATCGATAACCAATAACTCATCTTGTCCAATTGGATTGTTACGAATACCTTCATAGAACTTACTAATATCCTCAATCCATTTGTCTTTGTATTTTGGTAATACACAAACACAGACACGTTTCTTAATGAGCTCACCGGCTTTTAGTGCAGTAGAAGTATTATGCGTTACGATATAGTCATTGATGATGTAAAGCTCATCTGGATGATCTACTTTGATACAGCGTACTTCCTGCTCACCATGTGGTTCAATTGATTTGATCAATAGCTTAGTTGGGAGTTTATCAAAGCTTACCTGTACACCCATTGGGCCAATCGTATAGCTTGCTTGATAACCAAGACTACGTATAAGTTCAACAAGATCTTTACCAAGTTGTTCTGTCCAAGTCACGAAACAACCTTTAGAATCGGATTCGAACTCATAGAGATCAGTAATCTTATCTAAAAGTACCTTCCGTTGACGGAACGAACTATTCAGTAAGTTAGTCGGTATCTCATCTGGTGTGGCATGTCGATATGATTCAATGAACGCATCGATATCACCTTGCGTAACAAGATCAACATCCGCTGAGTTATGGCGAGCAATCATCGGTATATAGTAATGACAGAAATCAGGATTTTCACTATATTCGAAATTCAAATCCTCTACATTCACGATAGACCATTTACCACTTTTCTTATCAAAAACCTTCCAAAGATGATCATGGCTGCAGATTGCCTCACGGCCATCTTCAAAGGTGATCTTGTAAAGTGATTTAACGCCATTATCAAATACATCAACGACTTTTGTTGTACCGCCATTTGGTGCACTAATTGTGTCACCTACTTTTAATTCACCAATTGGTTTCCATCCATTAAGAATACGAACTGGTGTATCAAGGGGTAAACATTTACCATAACCAGTTGCAAGGTTCAAGATCTTACGGCGACCACTTTCTAGGATATATTCGATCATATTGACTTGATAGTCATACGGAACGAAAGTTGGCTGAGCATGAAGTTCAGCAGGATGTTCGAAATAATCCTTGAAGGTGTGCACTGTCTTATCGAAATCATTTTCCACATCAACACTAAACGATCTCAAGTGTTCGGATAACTGAGCGAATACATTGATATGAAAACGGATTTCTCTTTTGTCTTTCGAGGTAAAGCAAAATAGCTTACCATCTTTTTTCACCCATTTTCCCATCTCTTTCACTAATTGTTTTGCAATCAGCTTCTGTCTCAAGAAATAACGGAATGCTTCACGTGTTTGTTGGTCGAAATCATAGAACCGAACAAAGTGACTATAGATATCGAGTTTTCCTCTTTTTCTCATATCACTCAATCCTCCAAAAAATAAAATACGTCATATAACAAAATATAATACACGCAAGTAGCAACATAGACCGGAGGGATAGGTTTACTATCCCTCTTTATTAGTCTAGACTACTTAAAATGCATTATAACTTCGTTAAATCGACCGTAGACGAAGTATCGTCATCTTTAGGTACTGGCATGAAGTCATCGTGATAAGTCCCTCTCTCGAGTGCTTTATCCACATCCTCGTAGATATTATACGATTCAGGGAAGAAGAGCCCATCGAATGGATGGTTAGCACGAATCTTCGCCAATGTCATAATCGGTGATTTGAAGTACTGTGGACGTTTCTCATAAGCCAGTAGTTGTGATAAACTACGATAGCCAAAGATATTACCCATAGTTTCAAAATCACGGTTACCACCTGGTAGTGGCGGGCGATAGTCCATATTCTTCGCATCACGTACAAGTAACGATGAGATCATTGCACCTAAGTGAGATACTGGAATACCCACCACACCCATAACGATATCATAACACATGCGCATCATATCACTGATACCGACTGGTTTATTCGCATCGATACCATGACGACCTGCAGATTTAATCGTTGATTCAAATGACTTCATGAAGTCTTCAACAGATGAGATCTTGTGCGGGATCGTAAAGAGGATCGATTTGTTATCCCATTTCTCTGGTGATAGGATCACTGTTACTTTATTGGTACGTGTCGTATCGACCAAATCACGGTTTTCCGCAATGTAATTCACGAAGTCACGAGATAATCTTGCACAACGTGAACGGTCGGAAAGATTAAGTGGCTCAATGATCACTTCACGTGATTTATCTGATAATGAAATCGAACAGCTTGCAATTTGTAAGTTAGAGACTTGGATATCATCCACACTGATATTAGATTCTAAATCAGCAAGGAATGGGATATCACGACTATCAAAGGTCAAACTGATTTCTTTCCATTTCGGATTATTGAGTAACTTCGTTTGGATGACTAACTCATCGATAACATCTTTACGAGGGAATCGTAAGTATTTCGATGTAGTTGCATCTAATTCGAAGGTTTCTACTTCACGTGATACGATCAAGTGTTTAGCAGATAAGGATTTCTGTACGAAGTCACCCAACGCACCAATGATCGAGATGTGTCCAATAGAGAAGTCTTTTGGAATACTATCTGATACTAAACCAAGACAAGTTTCACAAACGCCATATTCGTGAAGCTTATGACAGCATGCCATCGTACGAAGTTCTACTGTCGTGCCGATCAGTTGTTTATCATTTTGAGTGATTGGTCTGAAGACCGTCCCATCTTTAATAAAACAACCTGTAGCGGCATCCAAGTCATCCTTGTTATTAATTGCCCAAGGAATGGTTTCAGTTGTACCACAGTCACCTGGGTAAACTTTATCGAAGATCCCTGTCATGATCTGCAAACGACGGTTTAAGTAGTCTGAAGATTGTACAGGGTCTTTTGCTTGGATCGCTGCAATAGAAGCACCACGAGATTCTTGTGCTGACCAAAGGATATTGTGGATACCCCGTCCATATGAACTGAGTACTGGGTCTTTGAACTGTACGTTATCAATATCCGTACAAACCCCACGAGCCATATATACTTGGTTAAACTGTTTACTATCTACGATACCATATCTTGCTTCACGCGCTAACGTATTATCTTTAAAGATCGGTGAATTACGGATGATTTCATCACCTTGTTTATAGGCATCTTTAATTCGGATCTCTCCGTTTTTCAGACGCTGATAGATCTTATCGATCTCAGGATGATGGATGATCTCACGTAACTCACGTGCTCCCGTTGATGGGATATAAGGGGTTAGATATTTAATACTATCATTAAACACCTTATTGATCTCTAGATAAATGATATTCGCAATGGTTGGTTCATCTACATCATGACGTTCTTTAAAGTTTCGCATATAGCTTAGTACTTTATTAAACATCTTTTCTAATGAACTTTTACCCATTGGGAACGGGATCACGAAGTCTTTGGTTAAATGGGGTTTTAACCATTTGAACTCACGGAAAGGTTTCCAACAAGGAATCGATAGTACCGCTTGTCGCCAATAGCAAACAATCGGTTCACCTTGTGGAAAATGGAGAACGATCTTTTCGTTTTCATGTGTCCAAAGATATTCTTTATCCATTTCTGCGAATTCATAAACATCAAATTCTCTTAAGCTCATTTCTACTGCTCCTATTCAGTATCACCAAAACTATAATCCACTTCATCGATATTGACATTTGAGATCTTATCGAAAGTATGCTGACGTTCATCAACATATTCCAATTTCAATCCATAGCAATATAAGAAGTGTTCTATACGTTCTAGAGCTCTTGATTTATAATAAGGTAACTTACTGTAGTCAATCAATTCTGGAATCACTGCTGGATTCTCAGCACGTAAGATAGTGAGTACCGCATCATTACACATCACGTTGTTATTAGCAAGTTGTAATAAGCTTGCTACGTATGCTGGGTTTGCCGCAGCCATTAATAAACGGACTTCAGTTTCACCTGCAATACGAATAGATTGTGCACGATAAGGTAGACTATCTTTCGTTGTTGCTGATAATTTAGAGATGATACCATGTTGTTGACGTTTCGGTACCGAAGTGGATGCCCAGTTACTACCCACTTTTTCTAGACGCATGTAATACATCGGGATAAAGCAGATATCATTTTTACTTTCAACTGGATTTCCTTTCGGATCGTATAGAGTTACTTTACCATATTTCAATGGGAAGTGTTCTTGTAAACGAAGTGACATCTCACTTCCTGTGAAGTCTGAACCAATCGGTAAGATAGGACTAATTTCATGCTCGATGAACTGGTGGACATGATACTCTTGGGATTCCTTATCATCTAAGCCTTTTGAGATAATCTCATAATAACTTCTAAACATGATTTGGTAATAACCCAATAAGTAATCATAAGCTGCTTCCCATCCTTTTGCTTCAAGTAACTCTCTCACGAAAGCACGTTGTTGCTCAAGGGATTCAGCTAACTCACCTTCCCACAACCTTCCGCTATTCATCCTGTGAACGGATGACAAAAAGACTAACATTACGAATATTGTTCGTATGTCGTCTAGTTGGACTATATCTTCACCGACAATAAAAGATCTTTCTATTACTGGTGCTCCCCGTTTCGGTACTTGCACTAAATGCGTTCCCTACTCTACTTGGTTACTCTCTTAACTATTCCTAATTAAGATACCCTTTCGATAGTCTCTGAAGCCATCCCATATCCAATTGGACTTAGGGACTTCCTTGCGCCGATTAACACTAAGCTTAGTTTGTCACGTTGACCACTGACAAGATTACGTCATGGCTATTATATTCCTTTCGAAATATAAGTCGTACTAAGATCTATGATTGTGCATTTCCCGCAGTTAGAGGAGTATTACGCTAGCCCATCATTTAGTCTAACGTATTAGTAGTATATATTAAATTGACTAGCGTCTACTAATACGTCTGCACGTCTACCATACCCATCTAAAGGCATTTTATCATCTGGAATAATCGCAGTAATAACCCCTTTATCGGCAGCTAACGTACAAAGTTTGGAACCCATCGTCATCGGAAAGTCTTTACCATATGCAATCGTTACACGATACTCTTGGATCTGTTCTTTACGATAAGTAACCTGAACAGAGTTCTTCAAGACTTCGTGATCCTGCTGATATGCCATAGTAATAAGACGATGTAATCTTGGCGATAGGATTAAACCATCACCTTTAATACGTCTTAGCTCACGGTGGTATTTACGTAACGCTTCCATTGTATTGGTATGGTTAACCCAATAACGATGAGGTTGTTGGTTCATATCCGTTGGCGAATGGTACATCGATGGATTATGAGAATGTTGCACCGTAATATCTAAAACAGTAGCGCCCGGTTCTGCATAATGAAGTTGGTCAAATCCATAGTCAATAGTCATCAATGCTTTTGGTGTCATTTGTACTGGAGATAATTCTTCGTCCAAATCACGTAGAGCAAAGAGTAGACCATCATCACGAATTTTCTCACCGATATCTGGGAAAGGTTTATAATTATTCTCATCACCATAGAGGTTTAAGAGATAAGCTTCTTTCCCGTAGTTTACTACCATCTCACCATATTTACGAGAGGTCAATTTCTGGGCAAAGGATTCAGAGATGCCGATGCCGTCCTCGATCACCTCTTTAAAACTTCCCATTGCTGTAATACCTACTTTACCGTAACAGTAAGTACCGGATGTTTGGTTGACACCTGGTGTGGTTAGGAGTACTGTTCCAGCGGGATAGATATCACCTTCACGTAAACGTTGACAAACTTCAGTTGGGATATAATCATAACCGAAAAGCATGTGGTTAAAACGATACTTCGGTAATATTGCTACCCCAATGACGTTGGTTGATAAGTTTTCATAAATCACGTAAGTTTCAGGACATGTCTCAACTGATGTGTCCCCACCTGTACGTGTATACTTCTTGATTATCTTGAGGACTTTAACATCCTCATCCGGTTCTCCCTCAAATCGAACATCGATAACATGTTCTGCGTAGTTGTAATCCATACCACTACTCACACTCATGATATCTGGTTCTTTTAACACTACAGCTTGTGCCACGTGCGATGCGTCCATCGCTTGTCGTGATGCTGAGTTATTCAAATAAAACGGATTCAGTCCAGTAATACTTCCTGCTAGCCGAACATCTGGACGGATATGTTCTTCAGGTTGTGTATAATTTATCTGATCAGACATGGTAATTCTCCTATTGAATCCTTGTTTGATTTTTGTTTGTTGTTTAAAAAGTTAATTAACTTTGCAATGGATAACACCACTACAATAGGATAATATAGGAATATAATAAATTATAAAAGGGTAATGAGAATAAGATGAGTACAAGATTAAGTGATTTATTTCCTGGTCATGTCTTAGAGACAGGTCACTATGAAGATGATGGATGGGATGCTTTCTGTCGTGATCATACAGGCGGGTTAAATAAATTAAGAAGCGCTTCTTTAAAAGAAGTGAAAAAAGATGAAGCTTGGCGCTTTAGAGGGGATTTCTTTGGTTATCTTCGTTTCTTAGGCTATAGCAATGAAACAGATTGGATCAATTTGATTTTAAATGGCTATGAACATCCAACGGAATTTCAAGAAAGATCCATGCCGTTAAATCTGATTAGTGATGAAACACTCAGCCAATGGTTTATTCAGTATTATAACCATCTTGGTGAGAACTAAAAAAAAAACAACACATGTCGAGAGGGTACCCGAAGGTACCCTCTTTATTGTGTCGTCTTATCGACGTAGACCACCTAAAGTACGTGGTGCATCGTTACGATAGAAACTTCCACGATCGTCATAGCGAGAATAACGATTACGGCGATCATTGTAACGATCTACGTAACGGTCTTCATTCAAATGACGTTCACGGATTTGGTTTTCATCTACATCGGATAAATCGATGTTGTCATTGTAACGACGGCGATTACTCCCAAGGAAACGACCTGAATCTTGTTCACCACGACTACCACGTAATCCACCGCGACTTAATTCAGCACGACGTTTTTGGATGTCAGCCCAACTTAACTGATGTTTAAGTGGAGATTCATCCACAGCAGGTTTAGCAGCTTGTGCTGCACGTACTGCTTCTTGACGTACTGAACGAAGTGATGCACGTTCTTCACGACGTGGTTCACGCACTTCCGTTTGGATGTGTTTACGTTCTTTACTTTCAGCGATAGTTGGTTCACCTTCATTACCTGGTAATGCTGGGATTAAACCACGATACACTTCAAGTTCATCTAAGCCATCTACCCAAGATACATCAACTGATGAAATTGAGTGGAACTTATCTTTGAATAAGCTGTAGAATTTGATGATCTCAGTTTTAAGGCCAAGATAAGCTTGAGTCAATGCCGTAAAGCTTGGCGCGGTTGGTGTATTGGTACCAGTTTCAAAGATACGATTATCATGACGAGAGATCGTATCGGAGAAGATCACGTTTAAGCACATCAAATATGCTTCAAGATCTTTCTTACGTACTTTTACACCAGCGACTTTGTGATCGCCAGTTGATAATGCTTCTTCGATCATTTTATAGAGTGGAAGACGCGCTACACCAACACGGTTATATTTTTCACCGTTGATAGAATGACCACGTAATACGGTAAAGTCTACCGCTTTATTTTCACCGTTGATATCAATCTTATCAAAGATAGCTTCAAGATTAGATTTAGTTTTTGCATCGAACTCAGTTAAGTTTGCAAGTAACGCACGTTGAGACTTATTCAGTTTCTTTTGTTTACCTGCATCCGCTGATAATTCGATCAAATCCAACATGAGGTGCTGAAGATCGATGAAGATAGAGGCACGATATAATTTCTTTAAGAAGTTAAATGTTGCACTATCTTTACGCATTACGTTTTCACATGCCGGATGGAATACGTGGAACGCTTCACCTTCTTTATTGAAGTTTTCTAATACTTCAGTGGTTGGAAGGACGAGTACTTTACCTTTAATGGTAATTGGAGTTGGGTCAGAGACAGTTAAGAATCCTAACCCTTCTTTATTCTCAACGAGCCCAGTTGAGAGTAAGAGGCCACGATAAAAATCGACAGGTTGCATAATTATGCTCCTTACTAAATTTAGTTTTTTGATTCATGTACATGTACGTGTAGAGATATCGGTATTATACCTCTACATCACTGTTTATTACGGCATTAAGCATTTACTGCTTCATCAACAAGATTAACCACTGAGTTAGTAAACTCGTTATAGTGATCAAGATCGGATGTTAATAATGATGAGGTTAAGCTACCCGCAAAGGTTGGTGCCACGAAACGATATTCACGTCCACCACCTAATGATACCACAATCTTACAGCTACCCTGAACATCGCAGTCTACCATGAGTGATACATCAATTAAACCGTTCATGGTAATTGGTGCTAAAATCACCTCTTCGAATTTGAAACGAAATGCTTCTAAGCGTTGACGTTCAATCTGAGATGGAAGTCTCGGGATTAAGAATACTACCGCATCGCGGTTATCATTACTGCTACGACGGTGATCACCAAATAACCACTGATAGCGTTCTTCCAATGAAGAGTGCGTTTCATTTGTTACGGTAAAACGAATCGATTCGATTAACTCGGATAACAAGAGGTTTGGTAACTGTTGTGCAATCATGGTTGCGATAATGGTTTCTTGTGTTGAACCATCCCAGCTATCACTATCAAGATCTTCTTCACCTGCAATACGTAAACGACCTTCTAAGCTACCACCACGAGTCTGACGAATGCCAGCTGGTAAGATGATAGAAAGGATGTTATCATTTTCTGCATCTGGGAAGTACTCAATGAGATCACCCCATGTAAATGCTGCTGCTGATACAATATCAGTATCTTCAGATAACAAGTTGGTTAATGGGTTTTCACTAAAGTCATCAATACGCAAGAAGTTATTGAGACGTTTAGTACGATCCATTTCACTGTAGCCTAAAAGACTTGATGAAGTATCGTGTAAATCCCCTTCACTATCCGTTGCACGAGTCACATTCACAAGCTTCGTTAGATAGAATGCTGGAATGTGGTGAGCACGTTCGATATTACGAGCATAAGCACCGACAGTTGAGTGATCAGGTGTAAACACTGGTTGTGCATCATACTGCCAATCATCTTCTTGATGAGTTGAACGAGTATAAGCTGCACCAAGTACTGCTGCACGTGGATCAATTAGATAATCTTTTGGTGCCTGATAACCAAAACCATTTCGATCACGAATACTGTTATCCTCATAATAACGAGAAGATACCACAACCGTATTATCAGAACGAACTGAACGAGTACGGTTACCGTTACGACCTTCTGCATTTGAAATCACCATCATATTGGTAATATGAAGTGGCATCGCAGGATCGATACTTCCATTTTCAGATACGCCTGCATAATCAGTATAACCTGTATAACAGTAGATCAAGTTCATTGAGCCAACAGGTTTAACAAACTCAAGATAGAAACGACAACGTGGTTCAGCCCACCCATTGGCGATACCCACATGTCTATCAATCGTAGAACTTGGCATGATGATACGGTTAGCGACATTACTCATTGAGATGATATCAGCTTGTTCATCTTGCTGGACGATTTTAGTTAAATCGTTTACTGCACTACCCCCTACGTTCGCGGTAAATGAACGACGTACTTGTTCATGATAAGAACCTGTTGCAACAAAGATCGCTCTCGTCAAGAACATGCCACGGTTGAACTGAAAGTTTTGACCACGGCTTACGAAGTCATCGATCTCACGATTCGTGTGATAGATGTCAGATTGTTGTGATGCGTTTCCGCCACGTCTGGAAGAAGCCACATCAGATGTTAAATCGATAATTGACATTTTATACTACTCCTATTGAAATATAACTTGTCGTTAAAAATACTAAGCTTAGTTTTCTAGATAATGGGACAACTTTCTTTAGCGGATTGTTATCCCATTAAGATAATATAACCTCGTAGATTACATTAGAACCGTTATGGGTTGATGAGCTGATGTTTATTCATGTAAATCAATAACTCCACTAAGATATATTTTACATGATAACGGTTACACCAACGCCCTTCATAATTCACCCCCTCAAACCATGCACCACGGACATCGTCTTCCATCTTAATACAAGCTAAGATTGGATAACTACTACTGCGTCTTGATTCACCTTTAACACGGTTACTGGTGATCGTGTGCGGATAGAACTCAGAGATCTGTTTTAATTGATCTGCTGTGACATCAGTCGTATCGAAGATTGGTTCTGGTTGGATGTCACGTAATAACTTGCCATCAAAGATACGCGCAAGTTCATCAAAACCCCAGTGTTTTAATAATGCCATACAAACACGGAAACAATTTCGATATTGCACACCTTGTTGTACTTGAACACCTGGTCCGTGTTTAACGGATGAAAGATATTCAATATACTTAGGTGATACCGCTGATGCCATTAACCATTTCATGAGTGTCGCACGGAATGGATGATAGGACTTATGATAGTCTTTATCATATTCAATCGCTTCTACTTGTTCAATGGATAAAGTTGGATCAAGGTGTGGGATGATGTTAGCGACATCAGATAAGAAGTGGTTATTAATGACCAGATTCATCTCTGACATCTCACCTGCAATCTTATAACGCTCTAATGTTGAGGCCTGGTTCTCTTCCCCTTCATCAGTCTTACCTGGTGCATCTTTATTCATGAAGAATTCACTACTACCACCACGACCATCACGTCCTTTTGTTAAGAACTCTGCATCACCTTGTACGTAATAGAACAAAGATGAAATCAGAGATGGGCGTTGAGATGGTTCAAGGTTCTCGTATTTGTGCGATACCCCAATTGGTAAGAGTTTCTTCATGAACACATCTGCCATAATCCAATCTACTGCACCATCTTTTGCAAGACCATGTACTAAGATAGGTGGGGCTAATTCATAATCACTTTTACCCGACCAGAATCTCACGATAAACTCACGAAGTCTCTGATAACCTTGTTCATGAATGAATTCTGTTTTATCTAATAATGAAACAGTTTTCATACAACGGAAGAAATCTAAGACATCATCACCAATTAACGTATAATAATGTGCTAATACCGGCATATATAGCTTAGAGTAAATGATCAAGCTATTTAAACCATGGTAGTCATGTTTATCATAAGTGAGTGATAAAGACTTCTGGTTCTTTTCCGCTTGATCCGTATTCTGAGCGATACGGGATAATGGCATTCTAGTATCTTCACGTTCAGGTGGAGTCCAAATGGTATCTTTCGCAACCACATCTTTTAAAACCGTACGATAAGGAAAGGTATCTGAGATCACTTTAAGGTTATCACGGATACGATTCATTAATCTATCTGGGTTATGGATATTGATAAAATCTTCATGGATTTGCTTATAAGCATTCCAGAGGATGTCTTGCTTTTCTCTTGGGAGTTCAGCAAGCAGTCGGTTAATATCCCCAAAGACAAAGTGATCAGCTTTGAATTTACGGTATAGCTCTATGATCCAATCGAGCTCTTCACCATTATGCGCCATGGTGACCGACTTGATTTTTCCGTTAACTGACGGACGTAAAAGGAATTCCATTATTAACTCCTATTGTTAATACTTGTTAGTTGTTTTATTTCGAAATAAAGTACAAAGATACTTTCATATCTCAGTACAATAAGATAATATAGGAATATAATAATTGATACGGACATATATCGAGGCATCACAAGGATGCCTCTCGAGTATGTTTGGATTAAATCCAGTTGTCATCATTAAACCCTGCATCAGCAGCAGGTGCTGGAGCAGATGGTTGAGATGGTTGTTGGTTGTAACCACCTTGACTTTGATATCCACCATTACCGCCATTGTTATAACCACCACCATTGTTGTTGTTATAACCACCGTTACCACCCTGTTGTGGACGTTGTTTTGGTTCTGGGTGTTTATATTCATTGATATAAACACTTAGTGAGATATCACGCACTAAACGCGCCCAAGAGCGTGCTAGAAGCGCTGAAACATCTTGTGCAGGGATTTCATTACCTTGTGCATCCACTCGTTTAAAACGGAAATAAGGACGGAAATTGAAGCGTTCTGGTTTATCCCAACCAAAACCTGTTGCACCGATGTAGACTAAACCATCTTCACCACGACCCGCGATTAAAGTACCAATGATACCTTTCTTGCCTTGTGCCACGAAACCATCAAGGTTCCAACGCACTTGTTCTGGTTGGTTACGACGAGCAATGTCTTCTAATGTAGTTAACACCTCGTTTAGTGATACTTGGTCTAATTTAAACTCAAGCATTTTACCGTCAGTACGGTAAACACGGAAACGAGGTGAGTTGTTAAACGTTGAAAACACCATGGTAGCAGGTTTACCACCTGGTTGTGCAGCAATACCATATAGGGTTAATTCACGAGCATCTGCAGCATTCTTTTCACGTTGTGGGGCTTGGAAACGACCGCCACCTTGACCATATCCGGACATAGGGAACTCCTTACTATTAAGTTAATTCTGTCTGTTAAAAATAAATAAATTTGATTTTGTCTTGATACACAAAATAGACGACTATTTAGAAAAATTGCAATAAGGCATCTTGGTCTGCTTTGTGTTTGAGTTTACGGATACTATTACGAATCGTGGAGTCTGTTGTCATCACAGTCCAATGGTTATCCTGACTCATTTTTACCACTAAACGTTTTACGGTTAAGTTTTGCTGAATAAAGAAGACATTATCCCCGAAGACTTGCAGGGTGAATTTATTGAACGGCATATTCTCAATATCTTCTTTCTTATGGTAATTCAGTTTGGTGTTCCAGCTACGTCTTAGTTTTACTGCACCTGTATGGGATTCAACGAGATTCATCTTAGGAAATCTATATTGAGAGAGTAAATCCGTTGGGAACGAGGTTAATAAAGAAACACTTCGGTTATCCTTTTCTAATTCCCATCCACGTATAATACGAACAGGAAGAAGTGGTCTACCTTGTGCTTGTCTTTCTTTATTGGTTTTATCTAAGAGATCTTCAAGTTTATCTCTTACGGTTAACATCATGGTCTGCACGAAGATCTTATTTTTCGTATTAAACTCACGAGGTTTTGCCATTGGGAGATCCAAATAAATCTTCTTATAATCTGGAAGATAAAACTCAGCGACTGTATTTGGGTTTAACTGAGGAACGGCCTGAATC